GGATATAGGGAATATTGTGATAGATTTGTAATGATTTAACTATTTTAGTAGCCATATATTTAATGGAATGATAGGATTGATTTAGGTTGATATAATCGACGAATACTTTTTTATTAGCGATATTACCGATACGAGAATAAATAGGAGTTTCGTCATAGAATTTAACGGATATTCTTAGGTAGATGGAATTAGATTCACTTAGTTCATTTAAATTACCGTGTAATGCTTTAATGTATTGAACTTTAGATAAATGAAAGGTAATATTGTAACCATTATGTTTAAATGGATAGGTAATGGATAATGTATCTTTGGATAAAATGATTTGGATATTATCGTGATGTGGAAATGATGTTATTGATGGATTCATTTATTATTTTCCTTTGTTAGTTTATTGATTTCTTCGTTAAGAATGTGTAATAGTTCATCATCTTCGAGGAAGAAATAATCTACTCTGCTATCTAATCCAATAGCGTTAAGTAATTGAAAGAATCTTAAATCAGGAGATTGTTCCCATATTATTTGTAGTTTATCCATAATTTCAGGAATACGATTAGGATTCCGTGGTTTATTAAAGAAATTAAACATAGTGTATCACCTTTTTTAATGAAGTTGGTTTTAATATAACTATATTTGTATATAGCTAAAGCTATATTCCGTAGGATAATAAGTATAGAATTTTAGACATTTGATTTAAGTCTTTCTTATTTGTATTATATGCATTAGGGATTATTGTATATACGTTTAGCACGTCATTATTTTTATAGATATAGATAATGATACGATTATAAAAAATATCTGCAATACAATGGTATTGTGCATTATCTTTTTTTATTTTATTGAATTTATAGATGAATGAATTTGTATTTGCGTAGGTTAGATGTGTTTGTTTAAATGTAGTATATAATTCGTTTAATGATGGTGGTTTCAATTGTGGTTTCATTATTTATATCCTTTGTTTAGTTTATGTTATTTATTTGAAATTTTTATATCCCGAAAAAGTAATATAAGTAATATTTTAGCAAAGATTGTTTTTGATTTGTATGATTTAGCCGATAGATTTTTATACTATACGGCTTTTTATTTTTAAATGTATTAATTTTTAATGTAGAAGGTTTAATAACATAAATCCGTTTAATTTTTTTATTGATTTGTTTTCTGGCGTGGTAGGTAATGGAATTATGATTGATTACTTTTTCGATGTGCATTATGTATGCTCCATTATATTTTAAATAGATTTTTATATTCCACAGGCAACGTATTGTATTCGTTTTGTAAAAGGTAGTATCCATTTCCATGCATCATTACACGGAGGACAAATACTATGATTGATACCGATTTCATTTTTTATTTGATGTATATCAAAAGTATAGCTAAAGATATTTGAAATTGTCTTTTCATTGTCGTATTCAAACAATGTAAGCAAAACAACTTTTATTCCAAACAACACTTGAAACGTATAAAAAGCACTTTGTTTTTTGTAATATAGTGATTCTACGGAATCATCATCTTGTTTATGAAACAACTCGTGATTAATGATATATTGAACAATCGACTTATGTTCACAGCGATTCATTTTAAAAACCATGACAATTTATACTCCGTAAATCATATATCCCATTTTTTTAACAAAAGGCAAAATCCATTTCCATGCATTGTTACACGGATAGTATTTGCTATTATCAATACCGATTTTATTACTTAAAATATATCCTTTATCCTTTGCTTGATGTGTGGAGAAAACATAAGTATGTATCTGTAATATTTTTTCATTATCATATTCATACAATGTAAGCAAAACATCGTTTTGTTCAAATGATATTTGAAAAGTATAATAAACATATTGTTGTTGATAATATTCAGATTCATAATAATTTGATTCAGTGGGTTTATGTTTAATAACAAATTGTTTATTATCAATAATATGTTGAATAATAGATTTGTATTCACAATTACTCATTCTTTTATACATTTTTTATCCCCCGAATATTTTATATCCATAACATTTCATATCCCAAAAAGAACATATTGTATTTGTTGTGTAAACGGTAGTATCCATTTCCATGCATTGTTACACGGATAGTATTTGCTGTTATCAATACCAATTTTGTTTTTTGATATACCATTTTTATTCATTGATTGATGTGTGGCGAAAACATAGTTAAACATATTTGAAATTTTCTTTTGACTATCGTATTCATACAATGTAAGTAAAACATCGTTTTGTTTAAACAGTATTTGAAAAGTATAAGATATATTATTTTTTTTACAATGAAATGATTCCATAAAAGTATCTTTGTTAATAAACAATCGATGATGAATAATGTATTGAATGAGAGATTTATATTCACATCTATTCATATTATGATACATATACTTTCCCCCTGTTTTAGTTTTGATAATGATATAAATAATCATTTAATGAATGATACATATAATCATTTAATGAATGATACATATAATCATTGCTGATAAACAATAATGTATAGATATGCAGTGATAACAAAAACGAATAGCCTAATGCGACATATATGTTTTGAATTATTACATCTAAATATAATAACATTAAATAACAAAATGTTATATTTAGTTTTGAATTAAAAACTCAAAGCATAGTAACAATGCTCACTTTATATATTTTATACAAATATGTAAAGATTTATCGTTGAACAATATATTTAGACTACTAAATTTAGTTTCTTAAATAATTGTTCAACTTTTTCATGTTTTGTTTCCAACGGAACATATTTGTTCTTTTCTACTTCTATATGTAAAAAATCTCTCAGAACGTCTGAGTTTATTCTTTCTTTTATATTTATAGAAGCATTTAAATCTGCATTTTCTTCATATCCACAGTGAATACATCTAAACTTTTCTTGTGTTTTTCTATTGTCTTTATGAATATATCCACAACAAAAACATTGTTGACTAGTATATTCTGCATTTGTTAAAGAAATAGTAATACCATATTTTTTACCTATTCTTTCTGCCATATTTTTTATATCTACAATATGTAGTATACTCATTAATCTTCTTATATTTACATCAAATTCTTTATTATTGATTTTATATTTTCTCGTGAATACATTCAAATCTTCAAATACTAAGTGGTCTATGTTGTTTTTATTACAATGTTTGAATAATTCTACTAAACATTGTTCTACCATTGATACACTTCTACGCTTATCTTTTTGATTTTGTTTTAATTGTTTATATGTATATTCTGTAGAAAGATTTCTTTTCTTTTTTGTAGATATAATTCTATCTTGTTTTTTCTTTCTTTTTAGAATAGATTTTACCATTTTTCTATCATAATCTATTACATATCCATCGGAACATTGCATTAGATTATGTTTTATATTTACGTCTATACCTTCTATATGATTACCTATAGATATAGGATATGTTCTATTATCATCTTCTACAATTACTATTTTTAATCTATCTTTTTCCAATGTACAAGTATACTGTTTTTGGTATTGGTTTTTGTTTGTACTTGTCATACAATAATGAATATCTGCAAGATTACCATGATATTTTTTAGAATATCGAAAAGGAATTTCAATAATACCAAAATGAGGAATATTGAGATTGATAATGCCGTTTGTATATTTATTAGAACTTTCTTCGATAAAAATAGTGGAGTGTTGATTTACACCAATAAAAGATAATCTTTTGAATACTACTTGTGTTTTCGGTGGGTTCTTTTTATTGTATTTTTCATACACTTGTTTACAAATTTGTTGAAAGAAAGCACAAGAAAAATCTTTATCTCTATATCTTTTGTTCATTAGCTTGATGAAATCGGCACATTTAATTGTTTGTTTTTTAAAATATTCATCAAAATAAATATAAGAAATAAAGTTTTGTAATATTCTAATTTTTTTAGCAAATTCTTTGATTATATTTAGCTTTTCTTTATTCAAATGATGAGAATAAAAAGAAATAGCTTTTTTGTTTGCTGTTGATTTATTAAATTTCATATATACACCTCCTTATCTTTTAATTATATGTTATATAATTTGTTTTGTCAAGAATGTTTTTTAATTTTTATTAAATATAACATTTTATTACAAAATATTATATTTTTACTACTTATTCTACATAATGGAAATCCAATTATCATTAAAAAAGCGAAAAATTAGCGGTGTATCATCTATCGTAGCGTAAAACATTCCTTTTTGTTCTGTTACAGTGATAGTTTTTAAATCCAGAAACATTTTATACTCCTACAAAATTATATGAGAATTGCCGAAAAAACGACATATATTTATAGACGGTAAAATCATCACATCCACATTGAAAAAAATCATCGATGTCGACATAACTAATATTATCTAATTCTATCACACAAGATTTGCGATTATTTTTATCTAATTGTGTAATAGACATAAGAGTAGCGGAAAAACGAAAATACAGTGTTTCATTCTCGATATTTGTTCTATATGATGTGTATTTGATGTTATATGGTTCTAATTTAAGATTGGATAAATCATTAACAGTTAAATGAAGCATAATTACACTCCATATAGATTGGCTAGGATATGCTTTATTTTATGTATAGAATCAACGGAATGTTGTGTCTTGATATGTTTTCCATTGATTTTAAAAACGAACTGACCTGAGCCATTTGGAAGTCTATGGATGCCTTTTAATTTAGAAAAGAATAAAGATATATGATTAACATTATCGACGAAATCGCAAATAAATGTGTATTCGTCTTTTTTATGTATGATACGAAAATCATCTTCTACAGATACCAATTTGAAATCATCAAAAATATCGTCATACATCTTTACTAAACCTTTCATTCATATACCGTATAATCGGTAGCACAAATACCTTAATTGTTTGTTAAAGTAATTAATTGTTTTTACATTATCTTTACAATGGAAGAAATCTTTAATTTGATTATTTGATTGATTTATGTTGAATTCCCATCGTTTTGACGCATCTTTTTTATCGAAAAACTCTTTTGTTTCGGTGATATAAAACATATTATTTTTCAATGTAATATAATAAACGTTAGAAACAAGTGTTGGTATATCTTGTTGGAAAATGAAGTAGTTATTGATTTTTAATATTATGTATGCAGTATTTAGGTTCATTTTAGATACCGAATCTTTAGATACCAAACAAAGTATATAGGATAATTTTTATTTTTTTATATTCAGCATTTATTTTTTTATCATCGTAAAAACATTTGAATTTTTTATTGATAAGATTATATACATTTATGTTATCTGTTATGTAAAGCGATTGTATATTGTCCATATGTTTTGGTTGAACGGACATGTAAAAAACAGATTTATCGTCGGAATAGAATAAATATACGTTATTTTTTTCAATCACAGCAAAAGTTTTTTCGCTATACATATATTTGTTTGTTCGATGAAAGAACATACGAAAAATTTCATTCATTTTTTCCCACTCACTGTATTTAGCAATTCTTGTACATCACATTCGTATTCATATAAATATATATGTAGATGATTACTAAATCGAATTTTACCGTATAAATTTTTGATAGTTAAAGTGTTGTTGTTTTTAAATTCTATATCTAATTCATCATGATTTCTTAAATAGTTTAATGTGTTAGTAACAACGGATATAGCATCGTTTTCATTTATCAGTTTAGGTGCATCCTCGCAATCTAAATCTGCGTAGAATAAAAACGTGTTATTATGCCGTTCTAGGTAGAAACGTTTTGATATAGAAGAATCAAATGATATTTTATCTATCATATCAAAAACGGATATAACGGCTGTTGTAATATTGCTCATAATAGCCTCCCTTCTATAGATTATATATGAAAACAAAAAATAAGTCAAACAAAAAAGAGAGGTTATATCTCTCTTTTTTATATCAATAAACAATATCGCCATCTTTATCAAATTCAAAATCTTTAGCTCGTTTTGCTAAGAAGTCATCACTACTTAAATCTTCTTTTAGAAAATTTTCATATTTTTCTAAACTGTCTACTAAACCGTAAAATAAAATCGTACAAAACAGGTTAGGCGAAATCCTGTCACAATTTCAGGTATTATGGAACACCTACATCTACGAATTTCTTACACTGTTTCTCTTGTAAGAAAGTGGTTACAACAGCTTTAGAAATCCATTGCCTTATTAGAATTCAATCAGGATTGATAACATCCAAAAATAACAACATTAGATAAAAAATTGTTATATTTGGTTTTGAATTAAAAACTCAAAGCATAGTTACAATGCTCACTTTACACATTTAGATAAATATATAAAGATTTTATGTCAAACAAATTGTTTGAATTGTATATAAAAACATTTTAATAAAAATGGAAACGAAACGTTCGTTTTTTTTGAAATTAAGTTTTGATTTTTTTTTGTAATTCATAAAAAGGAGATGCGCGAATCATTTTGCTATCTCTTTTCATTTCGATTTTATGTTATATTAACACAACAAACTTTATTTGTCAAAGTTAATATCACTAAAATGTTTTATATTTTTACGAAATGTTATGTTTTTATTACTTATCTTATATAATATTTCCATTCTCATCAAAATTAAAATCATTGTGTTCTTCTGCGAATTCATCGCTATGAAAATCTTCATTTAAATCATCAGCATAACATTCTAAATCAATAATGATTTTGCTAAACCACTTTCCAATTGCGCTTTCAAGTGCATCAAGCTGTTCTTCAGTATATGAATCTTCATCGGAAATTTCAACATTTACATTTACACCATCAGTATAATCAATGTTAATTAATGTATCATAATTAACTAAATTAGCAAATGGAAGATTTTCAATATCATCATAACATAATGTACCGTACAATGCCACTTTATCAAAAGAATCAGGTATATATTCTAGTGTAAAATCACTTGTTCGACCGATTTCCTTGCGTAATTTATCATTTAGGAATGAGAAAATTTCATCATCGATATATTCAGACAACCAATCTTTGATTTCTTCTAGCGCGTGTTTCTTTGCTTTTTCACTTAATTCATTATATTCCATTATTAAAATTCTCCTTTAAAATCAGGAAATAATATTTCCACTTTTGTCAAAACTATAATCATTAGCTTGTTCTTCTAAAAATTCATCACTATTATAAAATTCCATTAAATCATCAGCATAAGCAGTTAATTTATCCACTGTATCCCAATACCAATCAGTAATAACATTCTTTAGAACAGCACGTTCATGTTCTGTATATAAATCTTTATCCTCAGTAGATATCCTAATATCTGCTTCATCATATGCACACGAAATATTAATTTTTACACCATCATAAATAACATCTTCAAATGGAAGGTTTCTAGTATTCTCATAATATAGATATCCCCAAAGTGAAATAGGAGTAACTGAATCATTTGGTTTATATCTAATATTTATATCCTTGACTTGCCCGACTTCTTCGATTAGTTTACCATATAACGCATCGTAAACTACCTCATAAACATTTTCCGATTCTGCACTTTTAACTTCTTCTAGCGCATGATTTTTTGCTTCTTCACTTAATTCATTATATTCCATTATTAAAATTATCCTTCATAAAAATCATTTAATGTTTGATTGTCCAATGTTTTATACTCATCGACAATATCTAAACCACATGTTAGTAATTCATTGCAAATATTATTATACCAAAATTCAACTTCGTCATAAACAATATCATCGTAATCTCTATCACTATCAATTATAATATTAGCAGTGAATATCGTATCTGGTTCAAGTACAATCTCAACATTATTATCATTATTAAAATATTTAGCAAAAGGCTGTTCTTTAATTGCTTTATTTGACAATGTGCCATCCATAGCCATATCAATAACTTCTACATCATATAAATCGTATGACAGATTTAATTCACTCGCCGCTGTTGAACCGATTAATTCTTCTAACTTATCACTTAATTCTTGTTTTAATATTTTACTAAGTTCTTCGCGTGATATAATCAGTTCATCATCTGCTTTAATCAGTCTTTTCATTATATCACACCTTTTTAAATTAAATACTTATCTTTAAGATATCCTTCTTCAGTGAAATCGAAATCACTAAATACTTCATCAATGAATTCGTCGCTATAAAAATAATTTATTATTTCATTGCTATATGTTTGTAACTTATCACAAACATCAAAATACCATTCTGATATTGCACTTTCAATAGCATCCATTTCTTCTTTTGTATATTCTACGTCACCATCGATATGAATATCTAATTCTTCATCATTTAGCATATCCAAATTAATAACAGCAGTATCATCATTAATTAAATCACCAAATGGGAGGTTTTTAATATCCTTTGCTGTTAATGAACCAAAAAACATAGTAGGGTCATAAGAAGCGTCACTTTCAAAATCAATATACGCCTTTAATCCGCTTACACCTGTAATATTTTTTAGTTCCTTTGTTAATTCATCGTTCATCGGCTGTTGAATATAATCAGGATATAATTCTTCAACTATATCTTCTCGTGCATTTTCTTTTACAATATCATTTAATTCGCTAAATTTCATTTTATAAACACATCCTTTCTTTTAACTACAAAAAAAATATACTGTAATAAAATATAAATTACAAAATTTGTTTTAACCGACGAATATATTCATTATGAACGAAATCAGGAATGTTTTTTGTATTTTCAGGCACAGTAATTTTTGCAAATACAGTATTGATAGTATCCTGTGTGAACCATACAGGAACAGAGCCGTGGTCGGCGATAAGAATTACTGTTACATCGTCCACGGAGATTTTTTTATGTCGCATAATTTTTAGCATATCCACAATTTTATTCGCTTTTTTCATTGTATGAATCTTCATGTGAATTAGAGCAACAAAAGATGCGAGCGTTTTCATTTTTGTTTCATACTGTGGAGGAAGATTACCAATAAGTTTTGCGCCTTTTACATCATGCCCATAATGCTTTGGCAGTTCTTCTTTCGGCGTTAAACCTTTGCCAATATCATGATAGAGTGCCGCAAAACGAACATTGATATCTTTAGTATTATTAGCTACATTATCGAGAACAATCATTGAATGGTTATATGCATCACCTTCAGGGTGAAATTTTTGTGGCTGTGTTTTACCGATGAGATGATAAATCTCAGGGAAAACAACATCTAAACAATTAGCCTTTTTAAGTACATTAAAGAAAACACTAGGTTTATCCGTAGCTAGTGCTTTCTTTAATTCAATAATAACACGTTCAAAAGAAATGTGTTTCAGTTCCTCGCGGCAAGAAGCCATCAATTCAATCGTATTATCATCAACAATAAAATTATATTTCGCCGCAAAACGAGCAACGCGAAGAACACGTAGAGCATCCTCTACGAAATGATTTGATGTAGCTCTGATAATATAATTACGAATATCTTCAATGCCGTTAAATGGGTCAAGAATCTCACCTGTCAAAATATTTTTTGCAATAGCATTCATTGTAACATCGCGACGAATCAAATCTTCTTCAATCGTAACGTTAGGTGAAAATTCCATCACAAAACCATTATGACCTTCACTCACTTTTTTTTCAATGCGAGCGAATGCTACTTCAATCTCTTGATTTTCAATATTCAAACGAAAAACAGGGAAACTATTTCCTGTTTGTTCCGCAGTAAAAACGCTATTAAATTTATCTGTAGTAATGCCGCATACAACAATATCAATATCATGCGGAGTGGTATTCATAATTTCATCGCGGACACATCCACCTACAAAATAGGCAACGCCGCCGAGATTAGCAATTTCATTTGCGAATTCTTTGAATGTCATTTTGAACACCACCTTTCTTTATACTTATATCTTAACATATTTTAAAAATAACGTCAAGTGTTATTTTTAAACTCCAACAAAAGGATATGCGTAAGATTTGAAAAAGGATTCATAAGAAGTTTTACAGTTTAACTTAAATGTTCTTGTAGATAACTTTGTAAAATCCTTAAATGCACCGGCTTCTACATCACCATTATTTAGAATACGGAATCTAACATAATTACTTTTTTGTTTCCATTCAAAGATAACAGCAGTATTTGGATATTTGTTTTTAAAAACACTTGATTGTTTCTTTTGTACAAATTCTTTATCTTTGATGAACTGATTGAAAAAATCTATCGCTTTCATGATATACCTCACTTTACATTAAAAATCTATATATGTATTCTATAGATAAATTCAAAAATACTTTGAAAATAAAAAAAGAGGTATAAAACTTCTTTTAACTTACATCAGGATATACAGAAACAACAACATCACGGATAGTATTGAAATCACTATCATCTATGCCATCATTTTCTAAAACACCATCAACGCAACTGACTACTTGTTGATTTTTATAATTAATGGCAAATTCCATATCATAGCCACCGTCAACAATACTCCAATCACCACGTTTAGCGTGATAACCATTAGAATCAAAAGTTTGAAGTGCTTGTAATAGTTTGGATTTATCTAGCTTATCTATCGTAATCATTAGAGCCAATTCCCATCTTCATCGAACTGATATTCGTTTGCCATTGCAAAATCTTCAAAATAGTCTTTTGAATAACATCCATCAACATAGTCTGATACATAATTAAACATAGTATCGCAAATATTGTGATACCAATTTTCAACAGCATCGACTAACTTATCATATTCTTCATCAGTATAAGCGTCTACATCCCCTTCACCATCACAATCAATATCTACATCTATTTCACAATACATTGAATCACGTGAACGGGAGAAAGTAATTTGAATACCGTCTTTATCTTTAACAAGATTAGCAAAAGGAAAATCATCGATATTTGAGTAGTTAATAACCCCTGTGAAAACAAATCCTTCTTCTCCACCTGTTCGATAGTTATAATCGTATTCGAAATCAGACGCATCTTCACAAACCGTTTTGAATTCTTCTTCTGTATCTTCACGTAGCATATCATTTACCATATACCAGTAGCCTTCATCTGACCACAATTTATCTATTGCTTTATCTTGCTGTTCATCTGTTAATTCATTAAATAGCATAACTAAAAATCTCCTTTATTAAAATTTTTTCTAAAAACAAAATAAGATATATACTGTTGATATATATCTTATTTTATAAATTTTACTGATTAACGATTTTATTAATTTCATTCATCATCTTTTTTGTTGATTTTCTAACGATATACCTATACAAATCAGGGCGAACTTCATAGAGGTACTTAATAAATCCATACTCTTTTCGACGGAGATGTTCTTTAATTAGATTCAAGAAATAAACTTTTTTTACATTGCCATTTTTATGCCCTATGTCAAACATGTAAAGAAATGGTTTTTCATACACAGGGAAACCATTTATCTCACCAACAGGTGATAAGGCTTTTCTAATCACATTCAACGCTTTATCTTCCTTATCATCATCGTTCTTTTCTTTCGAACGAACAGTAACATTGTATTCAGGAAGGTTCTTATTTACATAATTCATCATGCGCTTGAATTCCGCCTTATGATTGAAGCAGTTTGGAAGCGTATGAATAAGCTCGTGCATCAGAACATTCTTCTTCTCCTGCTCAGAAATCTTGCTAAATTTTGTGGAAAAAAGAATAAAGTATTCATAGATACCATAGATATTACGACGTTTCTTGCACAAGCCGAGCGTGTGCTTGCGGTTCATTTGGTATACTTCTTCATGAACAATAACATCATCTCTGTTGAAGAAATCAATGCCGATAGACTTTGCATCTTTAACTACACTATACAGAAGTGCCGTGTTGTTATCATCAGTAATCATTCGCATTTTGTATACCTCTTTCTTCAAACCTTTATCTTACATATATTATAGTATATTTTATAAAAAATGTCAAGTATTATTTTGTGGAAAGTATAACATTCAATGATTACTGATTCAAGAATTATCAGAAAATTTTAGAATTGTACCTGTTTCTGATGGGATGAATATATCAGTGATTTTTGTATATGTATATCCGTCGTATAACACGAAATCACTATTGTTATCTTTAATCATCTCTGATAGTTTTGCTTTTGGGATTTTTAATTCTTTGCTCGCCTGAACTAACGATTTAAAAAACTGTTTGGTTGGTTTATAGATGTATTTCATTTTAACCTCCTATAAATTGTCGTGTATCTTCTAAAATCTGTGTTAATAAGCATTCGCTAACATACCAATATATCCATTCATTAAATTCGGTTGAAACTGTTTTATTTCTCTTACTGTTATTGATTGCATTAAATACGAAAAGAAAATAATCTTGATGATTTATATTTGGATTATCTGCCATTAATTTGTTGATATAGATATAGGTATCATATTCACCCAAATCATTCGGTGTACGGATATAGTCTTTCGTATATTTCTTTTCTACTGATTTAATCTTTTCATCAATATATTCAGCCACTTTTTCACCAAAAGACATTGAATCACCTCGTTTCTTTTTCGTGATTATCGGCAATGGATTTTAGCTTGTCATATATAGACCAATCATCTTTCAATTTGAAATACTCCATTACATCAAATACATCTTTTTTTTCAATGACATAAGCATAATTTTTTTCCTTGCCATAATAGAACAAAACATATACCAATGTATTCTGCTTTGTTAGACCACTATAAATAATCCCTGCATCATCATTAATTGGATTTGTAGATGGCATTGGTTTAATATATACATCTTGAATATCATCTGCGGATAACGCTTCTGCATGAGCAAAAATAAACATAAAAAAGAAAAAAAGTAATAATGTTCGCATAACTAACATTCCTTTCTTATAAAACTGTTCTACGTATATTTTATAGAAAAAAAGATAAAACAACAATATTTTACTTGTGAGAGGTGAATCGAATGACATTTGACGAAATATACAACACACTAAAAATAGACACTTCATTCCTAACTAGTAGTGTATATCAAAATATCAAAGAACAATTAAGAACAAATACACTGCCAAATGGGGATAATAGATATATAGGGTTTATTGAATTTAAACAAAATAGAATATTGATATATACAAATCAAACAAATAATACATTACTTGTACGCGCATTACCTAATTTTCAATTATCCGTTAAATCAGACAAAATATATACTTATGATAATTTGAAGGATTGGTGTTTACAAGAATTTTATCAACAAATCAAACTACATTTAGCATATGTAATCAGTTATGAATTATTAAATGAAAACATTGATAACATTGATTTAATTTATCCGCAAGTGCTTATCATTAATACAGATAGGGATACACCACCGTATACACCACCGCCGCCTAAACCACCAAAACCTGTGGACAAAACATATAAACTATCTGAACTATATCCGACACAATATACGAAAATCACAAAAATACGTAATCCACAATTCTTACAAAAAAGAATAAATGTGAATACGGAATTGCGAAGAATGTTTTATGGATGTGCTAAATTAAAAAAGATTCCTATATTTGATACTAAAAATATCACAAATACAGTAATGATGTTTGGTGATTGTAAATCATTAGAAGAAGCACCGCATATAGACACATCAAACGTAACAAATATGGTGGCTATGTTTAGTAATTGTAAATCATTAAAATCTGTTCCATTGTTTAATACGAGTAAATGTCAATATTTCGACCAAATGTTTATCATGTGTACGGATTTAGAAAGAGTACCATTGTTAGATACATCAAATGCAACAGATTTTAGTTGGATGTTTAGTATGGATAATGGTTTTTATACTGGCGGGGCAACAAAAGAAATAAACAAAAAAGAATCTAAACTAAAAAACGTTCCATTATTTGATTTAAGCAGAGCAATGGATACACGATGGATGTTTAGAGATTGTTCGTCATTACAAAGTGTTCCTGCATTTAATACAAGTAATGTTAGAGAAATGGAAGAAATGTTTAATGGATGCATTTCATTAAAATATGTTTCCATGATGGATACACACAATGTTTATAATATGAAACGTATGTTTTGTATGAATGATTGGAAATATAGCGATGGATACAATAAACAAAAAATAAACAAAAATACAGCATTAAAAACAATACCCCCATTTGATACATCAAACGTAACAGACATGCAAGAATTCCTTTCAGGATGTGCAGGGTTAACTGAAATACCACAATTTAATACAGCTAAAGTAACCAATATGTTAGCTACATTCGGTGGTTGTGAAAGTATTAAAACAATACCAGAAATGGATACATCTAATGTCACAACGATGAATAAGATGTTTGTGGATTGTTATAGTTTAACTACCATACCACAATTAAATACATCTAATGTAACCGACATGGAGAGAATGTTCTTTAATTGTTATAATTTAATAAATATTCCATTATTAGATACATCAAATGTAACGAATATGGATTGTATGTTCGCTGTGCAAACAGACTATATATTTAATATTGCTGATGGGAAGAATTTCAATACCACATTAAAATTAGTACCACAGCTAAATACTAGAAATGTAACATCAATGTTAGGTATGTTTATTAACTGTCAAGGATTACAAACCATTCCTCCATTAAATACATCACAAGTGGAAAATATGTATTTAATGTTCTGCAACTGCATCAATCTAACATCTGTTCCACAGATAGATACATCGAAAGTAACTAACTTCCAATACATGTTTTATAATTGCGAAAAACTTACTAATATACCAATTTTTGATATTAGCAGTATAACTGAAGCGCGTGCTGTTCGGGATATGTTCGGAAAAACAAAAATAACAAGCGTTACATTTAGAAATAAACCTAACAACATAGAAATTACACCAAAACTATTATGCGGGGAAGAAAATCAAATAACAATTAATTACATATGAATAAAAAGGGAGTAACGATTCGTTACTCCCTTTGTTATAGCTGTGCCGCAAAGATGTAATACTTGCCATCAAAATCTTCATCAACATATTTTCTAATGTTCTTATTGTGCTTGTCAGATACAGTAAGCGCATACATATCTATAATACCATCTATCTTTTTTGGCAATTCATCTAGTGTACGCCACGTGTCGTTAAAATAAAAATTGCGAATAAACCCATCATCACACAATTCTTCAAGCATATCCAATGCTTCATCTTTAGAATACGCTTGAATTACACCACTTTGAACATATTTCTTAGCCATTTTACAAAATCCTTTCTTTATAAAAAAAGTATACCTTATATAAGGTATACTTAAACATTACAACCGACGAATCCGAGGCTTTGACTTCTCTACCAACAGCTTCACAGAATCATTGTAGGTGGAAGCAAATACACCATACGGAATATGAATCCGCATCTGCTTCATGATTTCACCAACAGCGATTTCAGACGTGATTTCCTTTCCCAAATCATCTTCAAGAGTGTCAAGAACATCCAAAACGATGTTGAATTCTGTTTCGTCGGTGAATGTTGCACCATTGATGATGCCGACAAAGAAACTTCTGATTTCCTTCTTCATTTTGATTACCTCCTCTTCCTATTTATTACATTATAGTATATTTTATAAAAAATGTCAAGAAAAAAAAGAGATATAAAATCTCTTTTTCAGTAAAGATAACCTTTATGTGGAATCATTGAAAACATTTCTTCATCACTGTCATAACCTAGATTATCGGTAAAAAATCGTTCCACTAATACTAATGAATTAAACTTATCTACCCAACATTCACCATTGCTGTTATCCATAGCTAGATAAGAACCATCATTACATTTAGCTACGAATAATCCTTTTTCAATGGATGTAGCATCATTTCTCCATGAATTTTCCATATCAATCAATTCTTGTTCATCAATATAAATGTAATTCATTATTCGTTTTCACCGTTTTCTTGTAGATAAGTAACTAATTCATCTTTCATATCATAGATATAATTGCCGACATATTTATCTAACTGTTCTTGTTCTTCAATGGTTAATTCATTGTACTTCTCATCAAATTCATAGCTGTCTTTTGCATCCTTAATGCAATCACTAATAACAGAATCATAGAAGTTATCAAACCATTCGCTAATATGCGATATATGACTGTCTATATCTAATAGCTGATTGTCATTGTCTGCATCATCCCATGCATCATAAATAAATAACAGTTTTTCACCGATATTATCTAAAGTGATATTTTCTTTAAATAATGTAAATGCCATATCAACGTTTTCGTCACTTGCGAGTAATCGCTTCATTATTTCTCCCATTCCTTAAATATATATACTGTCAATGTATTCAATAAACAATTTCATACCTTCATGCAATGCTTTTACATCTTCTTCACTTCTATCCAATGCGTTTACATACGTTTGTATTGTAAATGCTAAAATTATCTTATCAATAATACTATCCCATTTATTACGTGATGATGTACGTACATCTCCTTCTTTATGGGAATATTCTTCAATGATTCGACAAGGAATAGCATAACCTATTTTTTTATACTTTAATAGCATTTGCAATATTATATTCGATGCAATTATATCCATCATTCCACAAACATCTGCAACGCTTCTTGCTTTTATATGACTGCCTTTCAATAAGAAATCTATCGTATCTGTATATTGCTTCTTTAATTCGTTATTGTCTTTCTTACAGCGTCGCAATCTGTCTCTTAATATCTCAGCATCTAAACGCTCTTTGAGGTACTTAAAATGCCAATCATCAAAGGTAGCATTTCTTACTGTATTATATACATATTCTTTTAATTCTTTACGATAGATGTCAATGTTGTTTTTCATTTTTATCCTTTCGTGAAAATGGGTGAAGATACAATCCCACGCTTGAAATTGGTATATGCTTCATCCAAACGCTCTACAAATGTTTTCTTCTTCTTCTCATAAGGGACAAGCATTACACTACCATCTACATAAACATACACAATGTAATTCGGATGTGTCAATCCACGTACTTCACCAATACCATCATTCGGTTGTATATAATAGCTATCTTTTACTTCATTCATTTTATTCCACCACTACCGACGCACTACCTGCTTATCAGATACTCGGTATATGCCAAAATCAATGTTGCATCCAATGTCTATTAGCATATGAGCGATTTCTGCATTATCCATATTCGCATATACTTCTGTCTGTAACTTTTCATTGATAACATCAACGCTATCTTCTTTAGTAATCTTATTGTATTCCATCATTCATCTACCCTTTTAATTCCTGAAAATTATATTTATTTAGCACTTGAATACTAGGTATATTCAACAATTCCATTGCCATTTTATTTGCTATTTGTCCTGCTTGAAAATGTGTATCACACAAAAGTAAATATTGTTTGTTTGTATCTATATTAATAAATACAATTCTGCCATTGTGTCTATCATATCCGTAAGCCAACATAAAATATTCTTTTAGATTGTTTTCGGCTTGAATATATTTACCTTCTTGTAGACACATGATAGATGCTTTTGATATATTTAAATCTTTCCACATAAACAAATACACCTCACGGTTATTATATATAAAAATATCCCCCTATTGATAGAGGGATAATAAAATCAATGATTAAAATAATTTTCTGCAATATCATGAATCAGGTTCATGAATTCAATACATTTATTAGGCAATGGATTTGTTTTTGTATTATCATCAGAATTTACAAAAACAAAACTTTCTTCGACGACAAAATATATCGCACGCATATTCGAACCGTAAATGTCAATTTCCACTTTGCTTGAGTATAGTTCATCAAACAAATATTCTGTAATGACAGAAGATAGCTCGCTGTCTTTCGTTTTTATACTAATCGATAAACCAATGAATTTATCTTTATCCAAAAATGTCTTTACTGATATGCACCGAGATAAATCATCAATATACATATCATCATTTGATATTTCCTTTGCCATAAAACGACAAAGAAGATAATTGAATTTATCTCGCATATAGTCAGACTTTTCATTGATTGCAGTACGACGCATTTCTTCTGCAACACACAAAGCATAATCAATGTCGAACATTATATAATCACCTACTTTGCTACCATAACGGCGAAAACAACAAATACAGCAACAACAGACATTACTGAAATAATAGCAATACCTGCATCTTTCAGCGTTGCTTCATCACGCTTCATGCGATTCTTGCGAATCGTGCGAAGCTCCATTTTGCGCTCAAAAGTCATTTGAATCATCCTCCTTTATCTTAATCATATTATATTATATTTTATAAAAAATGTCAAGAAGAACTTTAGAATTCTCTTCCACAGAGCTTCTGCCGTAAAGCCATTTTATTTTTGTGTTCGTTCTTAATAGAATAAACCTTGTCAATACAATCACATTCGCGGAATATTTGATTAAATTCAATATAGCGCATATAACCAAATTCTGTTTCAAAGAACAGTTCTTCTTCATCATCCCTTTTGAATACAACACCACCGTCATAATCATACCGTGTAAAGCTATCATTGTTGTTGTACTCATCAAAGATATTGACATTGCAGTTTTGCTTGACATATTCACGGAACAACATATCACGTTCTCTTGTCATTCCATCATTGAAAATGGTAAAGTTATCCAATGGATAGCAAGACGTATAAACCATTCTCCTTCTACGTACATTGCCACCAACACATTTAATTATATCACTGATTAGTTCTTCCTTATCTTCCTCGGAAATGAAATACTGTAATACATCTTTAAATTCATCCCTCATTCCATATCCATCATAACGAATGTACTGAACAAAGGTATATACCATATCAATGTATTCTTTCATAAATGCAGTATCATTCTTACACAAGAACGTAGACCTTCTGATTGCATTCACAATGTTCATAAAATCACTGTGGCTTACCGATATAAGCAAATTACCCTTGCGGATATAATAACTGTCACGGTAAAATCCGTTATTCAGCTTATTCAGAACAATATACATGTAGTTATCCTGATAGCGAATAACACAGATTCTATTCCCGTTTTTATCAAACGTATAAATCTTTCCTTCTTCTGATTCACACCCATCGAAACGAGTATCAACAGTTGTATCGAAAATCTTTGACGTAAAATCAATCTTATCCATTTTTTCGATAACCGCTTTTATACCGAAAAACGGATGAAGAATCAACATCATATGATTTTCAAATACTTCTGCCCCTTTGGTAACGCTAACATCATGGATTTCAATGTTGTTGTTAATATCAACAATATTATAAATGCCATTTAAGGTGTTTAATGCATTCAATTTAGTAATCTTAATGTTGTACCCGTAATAGTTTTTCTCGTGTCTAACACCGTCTCTATTACGGTAGAAAGAATCCAAAATTGTGTTGCGAACCAATTTCTCAAATTCCTTATTATATCCTGCCATTTTATTTTCCTCCTTCTTTCTATTATATTAATTATACCATATAAAATAAAAAAAGCAATGTTTTATACATTGCTTTTAGATTAAAAATTTTAGCGTTATATTCCGAAAAATTGATAAATCATATATTTTGACAATGTTGCAAACGTATCTGTTCTATCTATGTGTTTTGATATGTAGAATTTGTTTACAGAACGAGCATACAATTCATTATTATGTGTTTGAAAAACAACAACCTGAAAAGATGTATTCTGAATCGTATACATCTTAATTTTTTTGTTATTTTTATATTTACTTACCTTATAGATAATAGAATCAAGAACATTACATTTTTTTATTTTATATGTTGTTGTACTCATTTTTGCGCTCCGTGAAGCAAATAATATATTCAGTATTGTCTAGCGGAAAAACAATAACAGATTTGTTAATTATTTGTCATATACCACTAAATATAGTGGACAATGTACGTAAGTAATTGATTATACTGTCATCAACAGGTTCGGAATTTAAATCAATTGTTCGTTTTTCTGTTAAATTAATTAACCATGTATATTCTTCCACCGCTTGGTTTGTGAAGTAGTTAAAGGTTAAAAGTAGAATAACAATGTGATTAGGATGTAACTCCATCACAATCTGCTTATATACGTTATCATGTAAAAATTGTTCATATTCAATAGAATTACTGCTGTAAAGTGGAAAAGGATGTGAGTTTAATGTTATTTTTTTATCAGCGCACTGTTCAATTAAATAACTTAGATTGTTCATCCTGTATACACCTTTTATTATTATAACATAATTTATAAAAAATATCAATCTGTTTTTGAAAAATTTTCATCCAACCTTATTAAAACATCGTATACATCTACGTTAGATAACATCCAAACATAATAACGTTAGATAACAAAATGTTATATTTGGTTTTGAATTAAGAACTCAAAGCATAGTTACAATGCTCACTTTATATATTTTATACAAATATATAAAGATTTGTAATTGAACAATATACTTAGACTGCTAAATTTAGTTTCTTAAATAATTGTTCAACTTTTTCATGTTTTGTTTCAAGAGGAATATATTTATTATATTCAATCTCTATATGTAAAGAATCTCTCAGAACGTCTGATTTTATTCTTTCTCTTATATTTATAGAAGCATTTAAATCTGCATTTTTTTCATATCCGCAATGAATACATTTAAACTTTTCTTGTGTCTTTCTATTATCTTTATGTATATATCCACAACAAGAACATTGTTGACTGGTATATTCTGCATTGGTTAAAGAAATGGTTATTCCATATTTTCTCCCTATTCTTTCTGCCATATTCTTTATATCTACTATATGTAGTATACTCATCAATCTTCTTGTATTTACATTAAATTCTTTATTGTTAATTTTATATTTTCTTGTGAATACATTTAAATCTTCAAATACTAAATGATTTATATTATTTTTAATACAATGTTTAAATAATTCTACTAAACATTGTTCTACCATTGATACACTTCTACGCTTATCTTTTTGATTTTGTTTTAATTGTTTATACGTATATTCTGTAGACAATCCACGATTTGCTTTAGTAGATATAATTCTATCTTGTTTTTTCTTTCTTTTTAGAATAGATTTAACCATTTCTCTGTTATAATCTATTACATATCCATCTGAACATTGTAATAAATTATGTTTTATATTAACATCTACCCCCTCTATTACATTTCCATTAGATATAGGATATGTTCTGTTATCATCTTCTACAATTACTATTTTTAATCTATCTTTTTCTACTGTACAAGTATATTGTTTTTGATATTGATTTTTATTTTTACTTGTCATGGAATAATGTATATCGGAGAGATTGCCATGATATTTTTTTGAATATCTAAAAGGAATCTCAATAATGCCGAAATAAGGAATATTGAGATTTATAATACCATTTGTATATTTATTAAAACTTTCTTCAATAAAAATTGTAGTATGTTGATTTACGCCAATAAAAGATAATTTTTTAAATACCACCTGTTCTTTTGGTGGTTTCTTTTTATTATATTTTTCATATACTTGTTTACAAATATGTTGAAAAAACATAGAAGAAAAATTTTTATCTCTATATCTTTTGTTCATTAGTTTGATGAAATCAGTACATTTGATTGTTTGCTTATTGAAATATTCATCAAAATAGATATATGAAATAAAGTTTTGAAGGATTTGAATTTTTTTAGCAAATTCTTTAATTGTATTTAGCTTTTCTTTATTTAAATGATGAGAATAAAAAGAAATAGCTTTTTTGTCTGCTGTTGATTTATTAAATTTCATATATACACCTCCTTATCTTTTAATTATATGCTATATAATTTGCTTTGTTAAGTATGTTTTGCAAGATGTTTTTTATTTTTATGTTTTATACTTTCTTATTACAAAATATTATGTTTTTAATACTTCTTGCATATAATGATTTTTGCCAACATTCATTGCATGAATTCTAGCTATTCCGATTTCTACACCACATTTTTCAAGCAACTGAGCAAACTTTAATGTGCTGTCAAATTCTGCTGTTGCCAATTCCATTGGTGAAAGATTTTTTTGTACTGATTTTTGCTTTAACATTTCTTCCATTTGATTAAACGCTTTTATATATTTTCGTTTCCATTCACTCGCTTTCTTCCCTGTGAATCCCATAACAATCAATGAAAATCCATCTCTATTCATAAAAATAATTGGATACTCTTGTTTGTTTTGAGGATGAACATACGTTGTTTCCATAAACATTTTGGCATCGAGGGGGTCAGCCGACTTTTCGGCATACCCAATTTCTTTACGAATTGCATCCAAAACATGTTTGTGTTCTTTACCAAAATGCTCTGCAATCTGCAAGCTGGACACAACAATCTGATTATCTTTAATTTCTACCAAATCTAAATCTTTTGCTTCATTCAAATAAATGACCTCCATTAAAAAATTTTATATTTTATTATATAGAAAAAAGAGAGACTGAATCTCTCTTTTTTTATTAAAGCACTTCTACCTGCTTTGTACGGATACCGAATTGATAACATTCATCCAACGAATTCATATATATATCAATTCTATCACTATGTCCGCATCTATCCTTAACGGTATATACTTCACCGTCAATGCGGATTTTTGTTCCTAGTGGTAAAAAGTTACAAGCTACTGCACCGTAATGCACTTTTTCACCATTTGCCATAACCGTACCAGGTGTCATTCCGTCACCTGCCGTATAAGCAGTACATGTTACATGCATAACACGACCGCTACCACGATTTGTTTCTTCTGCATCACGTTCGCGTTTAACCTCAGATTCTTGTGTTGGCGTTTCGATTTCTTTACTTTCATCCTCAATTTCAGTTTGCTCGGTTGCAACAAATTGGGAGATTTGCTGTACTTCTGTATGTATGTCACTTATTTTTTTGTCGATTTCATCAATCTGACGTTGATGTTCAAGAATCTGTTTTTCTCGTTCTTTATGTTCTACATCAATGTTATACAATGTAAGTGATGTAAACACAATTACCCACGCCCAAAATGCAATACGTGCAATTACTGTCTTATACTTCTTCATGTTTGTAATTATCTTGCTGTTCATTCTCTACTCCTTTAAAATCTTTAATACAAATCAATTCGGCATATATATTATATAGCGGCGAGTGAAATTTGTCAAATCGGAAATAAAGAGAAAAACAAAACCGCCACAAACAAACTTTGGCGGTTGTTTGCATTTATTCACTTTAACATTAACAATAAATCAAACTGTTCATTGATTAAACGATTTTTTAATCCCAAAATAATTGGTAAATTTCCATTTATCCAACCTTTTGGAGAACGATAATTTCCATCATTTGATTCGTATACAGCATCACATTCATCAATTAAAAACCCATAAATATTTTCAATTAAGTCATAATCAAATTTTTTATTATTTGCCTTTGATAATTTTTTATAATTCATTCTATGAATCGCTTCATTAAATAAGTCTATGACATTCGATGCACCATATTGTATTGCCTGTGAAAACACACAAGATTTCATTGGCAATGATTTACTATCTACATCGTAATTCGATTCTTTTAACAGCGCACAAGTAGGATAATAAAATTTGTATATCATATATCTGTCTTGAATTTCTGCAAAACCATAAGGGTCAATGTTACCAAATTCCATCCAATGCTGAATAAAATCTTGCGAATTAATTTCATATTCAGATAAAATTTTACCATACCTAGACAATTCAGGTCTAGGATATTGTTTCGCGTATTCAACAAAGTCATCAATTAAATTCATATCCGATGACAATTTATATGTACCATATACAATATAATTTGAATCACCATACTCCATTGATACTGAACCGCAATTCAAATTAGATGTATACTTCTTCGCTGTATTTGTTATTTTTAATATTTCCGATGACATTTATATCACCTGCCATACATTTAATAGCTTATCGAATACAAAATATAATAAAAGAGCCTTTCGGCTCTCTTTTTTATACTATTTTCATTTTTAATCTTCGTTTACTTGTTTCATTATCAGATTCTAATGCATATCCGATAATTTCATCAATCGTATCTTTATTCGCATTAAAAGCACGAGCACATCCATCATATGTAGCTACTAGCTTATCACCTTTATTGATTTTACCAACAACATTAACTTTAACACGTCCTGCTAACCCAATGGGAACATATTTAGATTCTAATTCTTCGCTAGTCATTCCTTTTTCGCCACCTAACAGATAGCCAAATGTATCAGAATGAACCCCAACAACGCAATGTGCTTTTTCTGTCGATTTAACATATGTTTCTTCTTCGCTAGAAACATCTAACATCATTACATCGCCTGGTTCAGATTTAATTTTGCACGGGAACAACTCTGCAATATCGTTATAAACCGCATTGTATACACGGTCAGGTCGTAATGAACCTGAAATATATAAACAAGAACCTGTATTATCTCTTGAACGATATACACCTTCTCCGTGTGAACCTGCAACGTTCATAACAACTTCTTTATCTTTATTACGACTAGAGAAAACTAATTGTCCTTCATTCATATTAATTTTACCACTAATACCATTGGTAATATTAATCTGATTAAAATTAGCTCTATCTGTTAGTGATGTAAGTGTTGCACTTGAAGGTATATTTAATGCTTCTGTTGTTGTTAGTCTTGCTATATTTGCTTCTGAAATTCTTAAATCATCAGATTCAAATTTCTTTGCATATAAAACGTGTTGGTCTGATTTTAGATATACTTCTTCATCATATACGGGGCGTGAACGTTGTGTTTCGTTCATTGTTGTTGCTAGTATATAAGATTTCATTGACGGGTTTCTTGCCACCATTACTTGACGTGAATAGTTACAAGCGTCTGCTGATGATGCAGTGCCATGCAAATTACCTTCAAATTCAACGGCACGCAAACGTGAATCAGGTGTAATTTGAATATTCTTATCCGAATATACTATCTGTTTACCTTTTTCGTTTTTAACACCAACTAAGAATAAATTACCGTCAACATCTGAGTGCTGTTGAATATTCGATTTGTCTGAACTAGATGCGTCTATTGCATTTTTTGCTGTTCCTTCAACATCACCATAAAATGTTTTGTTTTCAATATGCGGAGCATTATCTTTGAGCGACCAAACTAAATTAGCGGTTGAATCTAACACAACTACTTCGTGTTTAATACGAGCTGTATCACTACCATACACACTAATTTTCATATCGTCAGCTAATCCTAATAAGCTGACATATACTTTCAATACACCTAATGCAGTTTTGTAAACAACTAGGTTATTACTTCCTAATGTACCTACATAAAATCCGTGTGTAAAATTACCTTGACGATTAGAAATGATTGCATTAAACCAACATTTACCTTGTCCGATTTCCCAACCGCCAATATGTCCTTCAACAACAATCCAATCATACTGATTATCATTTGAAGCAGGTATTTCTGCAATTAGATGATGTTCAATTACATCTCTTGCACCAGGTTCTATTTGCACATTTAATGGAACATAGAATTGTCTTGCACTCGTATCAATCTGTATATCTTTTGTCCCATCAAACATAGCTGAACCTTGCACAATGCCTGTTAGTTCAATTTTTCGTTCTGTAGACAAGCGTTCAGATATTCTTGATTTATCTACGCGAACAATTGTTTTTGCACCTGAATTGTTATGTTCGTTATCTTCAGGAATTTCATCTTCTGTATCTGTAATTGCTTTGCCAAAATCATCATAAATTGGGTTTCCATCTTCGTCTTTACCACCTGTTAATTCGAACTGATAAAGAGAACGTTTCCACTCCGACCAACTATTTGATGACTGCTTTGAATATCTATAATATAATTTACCATTTTTCCTTGGTCTTAATTCATCACTTTGAACTAGCATGAATTGGTATTTGTATTTCCCTTGACCGATATTAAATAAAACACCTGTTGTGCAAAACGCTTCTGCCAATGTATATTCAGGTAATATTGCATAAACATTGATTCCTGTATCTGGCCAGAGACCAGGGGAATCATTTGAGTTTGTTACAGATTTTGGAAATTCAAGTGTTCCGCTAAAAATATCATATAAGCGTTCTACTTTTGCTCCATATTCTGTTTGTTGTTTAAATAATTGATTATATAAATCAAGAAGTGATAATTCTTCTTGTTTACCACGTCTAGGTCTAGGTGGATTTGGCATATTTAGCATACCTCCTACAAATTTAATAACAGAGGAACAAGATGTATTCTTATTCCTCTATTTCAGGTTTTGCTGTACTTTCCGATGAAGAAGTATCTTTGTTATAATTTAACAGGTTATCTTCTTCTATTTCTCTATCTTCCATGTGAGTACAATCATCTTTAAGAATTTTATCTAAATGACCTTCTAAATATAGGCGGTCATCATCTGAATTTTGTTCAATATTATTTTCATAAAGAAAATATTCAAGTACAGAATCATCCCAATTACTAAATTTATCACGCATCCACGCAATAAACATTTTTCCTATTCGTTTTGCTTCATCGTCGTTATCTTCGTGAATATCTAAAACATATTTCATTGTTAAAATAATTGATTTGCGTGAACGACGTGGCTTTGCTTGTAATCGTTTCAAAAATATCACCGCCAATTCTACTGTCTACTAGAAAAATAGTGAAATACAACTCACTTATTCTATTTGTAGGAGAAAAAACATAAGAAGGTGAAATATATGATTGAACCAAAAGTTTCATGGATGTGCGAAGATGAAAACGGTGAATTAGTTCAATTAAACGATTGGAATATAAAACAAATATATTCAGGTTATGAATCTGATATAAAAACAATTTATTTGTGGAACAATAAAGGCGATAATTACGATGATGAAACAAATGGTATTGATGAAATAAATCATCCAAAAGTGGCAACAATGCAAGATGTTAAAATAACAATCATTACTAATGATAATGAATCTAAAGATGTAGTAAACCGAAAATGGATTCAAGCAAAAGGATTAACTTACGGATTAAATGAAAAAAATAAACAAGTACAAAATGATAGTGAATTCACCCCAATAGGTTTAAATTCATCATACACATTATCTGCTGAAAATGTTCCTCACGGAAATATTAGCGGTGATAGAAACAATGGAACTAAAGATGATATAAAAAATTATGCTAAGTTTCAATTAAAATGTGTTGTTCCGCAAGATGCAAAATCTGCTACAATGAAAGCTATGGCGAGAATTGTTTATTTTTATATTTAATATAGGTAACAAATATGGATAAATACACATGGTTTGCTAAATATTTTACAGGTAAAATTGTAAATGAATTTGACGAATTAACCAATATAAGAAATGATTTTAACAATATTAAACCAACATTGCTAGATAGTTTAGGTTTTATCAATGAAAAAAATAATATATATATAGATTGCACTAATGGAGATTTTTATATAAATAAAGATAAATATTCTTTTACATTCGGATATAAAAACAAACGATATGATATTGATTCACATATCGACAATGTATCACTATTAAAACGTGCTGAAGCAGATATTAATATGCAATCAAATGAACTTATACCTGAAATAACGGGTTGTTATTGTTCTTATAAATACGATATTGAATTAAACCAAAAAATTACATTACATTTTGTTCCCACATTATGTATTGAAAATAATATATATTTCAAAGTAAAACTTTCGTGTAACAAATTAAAATACCCGTTTGTTATTAATATGATAAAAAACAATCAATTAAAAGAATCAATGATAATATCTGAATCTACCGAATTAAAATTTGATAAATAAAAAAAAGGAGGTATATCCTCCTCTTTTTTTACATAAATAATTCTGATATTTGCTGTTGTGTAAAAATATTTCTGATTTTATCTTTCGCATTTTTCGTTCTTGTATATACCGCCGAGCGTGTCAACCCCATTATCTTGCTAATTTCATTCATATCATATCCATCAACCGATAGTCTAAGAGCTGTTGCCTCTTGTTCATTTAATATTGGCATAATAGTTGTTTCCCAAACACATTTAATATTTGATTTTTCAAATAACTGTTCTGAACGTTCATCACAAACAAAATTATCAACGTCGGTATCTTCATCTATCATTGTATTAATAGATATTTCACCGAATTCACTAGAACGCTTTTTTGCGTTCTTTTTTGTGAAATACATACCAACTACATTTTGTGCACAACGCCAAAAGAATGTATTAAACTTAACCTTCCCACTGTTATATTTATTAACACATTCCATTAATTGAAAAATCAAATCTGACATCAAATCATCATAAATAACATCATTGTTTCTCGATTTATCTTTTGCCATATACCGCATTTTCGGTTCAAAAAAACGATATATATAATTAAATGCAGGTTGAAAACCTAGTCGATAATCAATTACAGCTTCTTCAATAGTAGGGGTTCTTGTGTTTAATTCATTTATCTTTTTTTGGATTGTTTTATTATCTGCTTCTATTTTTCTTCGTGGTAAATCTTTATATAAAATACAATCTTTCTGATTATATTGCTTTACCTGCAATGGCAACTGAACGTTTTCATTAAATCTTTTACATTCAATAAAACGATTATTATTGATATGACAAATCTGTGTAAGATTGATTGGCGGCTTCTTTTTAAATTTGAATTCCATACATTCAAATTCTTTTGTTTTTTCATAAATAACACAGTCATTTGTTATTTGATAAACGTTCATCAATAATTCTCCTTTTTAAAAAAATGAATTATGCAATTGCTTATATTGTAAACGAATAACATCAAAAAGTCAAATCGTATTTTCGTTTTTGTCTAAATCAAAATCGACATTATTTTCATTATCTAATGTTGTATCGTTTTGAACATTATTCTGATTTGAATTTTCGTTTGGCATATTATCTTCTGTATTTTGTTCATTTATATCATCTTGTTCATCTAAATCGAAATCTACATCTTCATTATTTTCTTGTTCTATTTTTTCTTTTTCTTCTTGTTCTTTTTCACGATACTTTTGTATTTCATCAATGTCTGTAATTTCATTTCCATCTTCATCAATGGGATTAGGGACAAAATTATCTGCTGATTCAATATCATCTAACGCATCATTAAACGGTTCTGATTCCTCTGCTTCTGACATTTCTAATATATCATCATATTCAGGGAGATAAGGAATTTCATAATCAGAAGGATTACTATGATTACTGCCGCCATCTTCTGTAAATTCCGCACCTGTATCAGCACTAATTAACGCATCTTCAACAAACAACTGTTCGATTCTATCTAAACGATAAGAACGTATCGAACCATCTTGTTTATAACACATAACTAGAATGTTATTGTCTTGTGATGTGGTAAACGAATACGGTTGAATTGTTCTCCATCCTGAACCCTCATACTGTATTTGTATGGGGAGATTATTCGCCATCGAATCTGTTATATATTGAATTGTATTATCATCTATATCTACTTTTTTTAGTTCTGCTATTTTTTTCATTGTAAAACTCCTAAATCAAGAGGTACAAGTTTGCTTGTTAACTCGTCACTTTCTCATTTACAACATATAGGTATATCATTGACTTATACTGTGTACGCGATAACAGATTAAGTATAATATCCCAATCAAAAGAAATTTACGGTAACTTTCACAAGTGCCACTTGCCCTCTTATTTATAGTATATAAAAAATGGCAAAGAACATTTTACTGCTCTTTGCAATTTCTATATTTTTCTATTTCTTGTTTTACCCGTGTCATAATATTATTCATTAACCAAAATTCTGAATCTGAATAACACATTCCACCTGCGGCATACTTATGTCCACCGCCGCCAAATTCTTTCATTATATTTGCCACATCGATATTTTTACTTCGTATTTTTACATATACATTTCTATTGTTTTTTATAAATAAAATTGCAACATCCACATCTTTAAAATTTCGCAATACATCAATTATCTGGCTTGCATCATCATAAGAAGCGTGTGTTTTATTTATCATTTCTTTTGTTATAGTAGCATACATGATTTTATAATTTCTATCATAAAGTATTGATTTTAGAATTTCACATTCTAAAGGTATCATTGTTTGCGGAAAAGATTCAATATAATTAACCAAATCTACATCAGCATTTGCATCAATTAAATCTGCAACTGCTCGATAAACATCAGATGATATGTCTTTCGCCCTAAAATTAAAAGAATCAGAAACTATACCTAAATACAAGGCAGTCGCTAAATCTTTTGTAAGTTTTATATCATATCCGCTTTGTTTTAATTTTAATATCAAACTATAAATTAACATAGTGTTTGATATTGTTTTCTTAAAAAAATAAATATCACCATAAGGTTTAAAACCGTCATGATGGTCAATAACAATAATCTTGTCTGTATATTCAGAAATATTAAATCTTATCCGTGCTTTGCTACTACAGTCAACAATAAATATTACATCAAAAAATTCATTTGGTATAAAAATTTTATCAATGCGTCGTTTCCCCAATATTTTATTATATTTCGATTTCACTTTTGTTTGTGTAATCAAAGTAACATTTTTATTTAATTGTTTCAATATAATTTCCAATGCGACCATTGACCCAATCGCGTCTGCATCTGGATTGTCATGTCCAACTATTGCTACATTTTGTATGTGTTCCGACGCAATCACCCCAACTATCTGTGATTGTGCTTCATCGTCCACAATCCACACCCCCTTACAATATTCCATTTTTCCCTAACCATTTATGAAATATCGAATTTTATATTTTATATGAAGGTCTTGTACAACATATATAAAGATTATGAAAAAAGTCCTAACATTTTTATTTGTTAAGACTTTTGTTCCTATTTAGATTTTCATATCGACAATCATCAATTGTATTGTTTTCTTCCCTGCCCATACATTATATGATAATGTATATCCTACATCCATTATTTTTGGTTCACCTAATTTAAAATACAAATCTTTTATATCATTAAAACAAATCGCATCGAATATATAACCATTTTGTTCCAACTGAAATTTGATTGTATTTTGCGTTTTACCTAATATTTTATAATCTTTTACCTTCACTTGATAAGTACAGAACTGTGGTTCTAAATTGCCATTTCCGTATGGAGATAGTAAAGCAATATTATCTAAAAGTGAATTATTAATATATCCAAAATCAATATCACATAGAAATTCAATTGTTGGCGATACGTCTTGTTTTGTACTCGCCCATTTTTTATATTTTTCAATGCAACGATTTTTAAATTCATTTAGATTTTCTTCTGATACTCGTACACCACAAGCGGCTTTATGCCCACCACCACTACAAATATCAAATGATTCAGAAACACAGGAACTAATATCAAAATCAGAAAAAGTACGACCAGAACCAGATAACATACCTTCATGATTATGTAAAACAAAACACGGTTTCTGATACTTCGATGCAAAGTTTCCTGCCAATATTCCTAATATACCTTCAGGCACTTCATCAATAATTTGTATTAAGAAATCATCGTTTTCATCTACTTCTGTTTTATCAATAATTTTCTTCTGTATATACTTACGATGATTATTTAGACTAATGGCTTCTTGTACTAATTTAATTGCTTCTGTTTCATCATCTGCTAAGAATAATCTAACTGCCATTTCTGCATCATTAATGCGACCGACAGCATTAACACACGGAGCAATATAAAATGCTATATCCGTAGAAGTGATATTCCCACGCTTCATATTCAATCCATCAATTAACGCTTGTACTCCAAAAGACAATTTGTCGTTTGAATTAATGATTTTTAGTCCATTAAAAACAAATTTTCTATTTTCATCCTTTAATTCCATCGCATCTGCAATAGTAGCAATCATTGTTAGCACAACAATTTCTTTGTGTATTATTCTCGTATGTAAATCATGTATAAGTAACCGCAAAAATTTGTACGCCAACATGCATCCGCATATACTGTGAAACGGATATGTATGGTCAATGTATGGGTCTACAACAATTTCTGTTGGCAATTCTTCTGTTAAATGTTGGTGGTGGTCTGTAACAATAACGTCAATGTTATTTTCGTTTGCGTACTTAATCGCATCATGAGCGGCTATACCATTATCCACAGTAATAATTAGATTGATATTTTTCGCAATAGCTTTATCAATTATTTTTTTTGACAACCCGTATCCGTCTTGTCTTTTTGGAATAATCCAATCAACATTTGGAGTAAGCAGTTTTAATCCCATCACCATAATGGCGGTCGATGTAACACCATCACAATCATAATCCCCTGCAATCATAATTTTTTCATTTTTTTCGATTGCTTGTTTTGTCCGTTGAATGGCTTTTTCTATATTTGGCAATATATTAGGGTTTCTAAATTTACTTTTTGTTACATCAATAAAACTATCTAATTCTTCTTGTGATAACTGTTTATCTTGTTTAATTAAATCAAAAAAATTGTCGTTATATTTATATTTAACCTTCCATTTCATTATGAATCCTTTCTATGAAAACAAAAGAGAGAACATATCTCTCTTTTTGTTTATTTTTTATACGTTTTCTGCTTTAACATCTTCTGCTTTAATGGTGATTTTCTTCTTTTTGTTTGTCGGTGCGGTAAACATAATATCCATCATTGTTTTTTCTAAAATTGAACGTAAACTTCTTGCACCTGTTTTTTGTTTAATTGCAATATGTGCAATCTTCTTTACTGCATCATCATCAAAAACAAGTTTTACACCATCAACATTCAACAGTTCTTGATACTGTTTAATCAATGAATCCTTTGGTTCTTTTAGTATTTTAATCATTGAAGGTTCATCTAGTTTATGGAGTACAGCAATTGTTTGTAATCTCCCAACGAATTCAGGAATCATACCGAACTTAATTAAATCTTCTTGACATACTTTATCAATCGTATTATCTCGTTCTGCATCACTCATACGTTGATTTTCTGCGCCAAATCCAATATTCTTTTTTTCAAATTTGGAACTAACAATTTTTTCAATACCGCTAAAAGCACCACTTACAATGAATAGAATATTTGTTGTATCAATTGTTTGTGTTTCAGGTTCACCAAACATATTTTCAATTGATGAAGGAAGGTGGACAGTAGAACCTTCAATAATTTTTAACAATGATTGTTGTACACCAACACCGCCAACGTCTCTTGAGCGTTCAGATTCAAACCCTGCTAATTTATCCACTTCATCAAGGAAAACAATCCCATGTTCTGCGCGTTTAATATTTCCATCTGCTTCTTTAACAAGAGATACAAGACAATCTTCTACGTTTCTGCCTACATATCCTGCTTGTGTAAAGGTATTACAATCAGCAATAACAATAGGAACATTTAACAGTTTAGCTATTGTTTTTGCCAACAATGTTTTACCACTACCACTACTACCAATCAAACAAATGTTTGACTTTTGCACCATTGTATCTTTTAATTTAAATACGCGCTTATAATGATTGTATACAGCAACAGAAATAACTTTCTTCGCCGTATCTTGACCGACGATATATTCATCCAACTTCGCTTTTAGTTCCATTGGTTTTGGAATTTCAATATCCTTATTTTGTTCCATGCAATCTTTATCTTTATGAATATGATTACATACATCAAGACATTCAGGGCATATTGTTAGCTTTTTGCTTTTCCCATAAATGATTTTATCTTCTGTCACTTCGCATCCACAGAATTTGCATTTAACCATCTTTTTTGTTTTTTCTGTTACTGCCATGTTAGCATACCTCTCTAAACAGTAGTCTCCTACAGTTAATATATAGAAAAAGCACATCCGTATGAATGTACTTTTTTCTTTTATTTATTCACTTCTAAACCAATTAACGCCAAATGTATGTTTGAATTCTTCTCCATTCTTTGTAGACCGCTTTAATATAGAATATTTATCGAACGTATATTCTTTATTTTTTGCATCTAACAATACAAATGATTCATTGGATATTTCGATACGTACTAGTTTATTAAACGAACGACCATCTACAATTTGTAATGCTCTTGCTCGCCTACCTTTTACTAGTATTTCAGATGATTCTACTACTTTATAAGATAATTTACCATCTTTTGTTTCAAATACAGTAAGTATCTTATCGTTTGGATTGTTTTTAGATATTTTACAATCTACCACAACATCATTATCTTCTAATACACACGTTGGTAGTGTACCTGCTCCACAAGCAGTAGAATTAAATGAATTAACACTAAATCTGCCAAAATATCCTTTTTCCGTTGCAATATTAACAATCTCATCGGAAACATCATCAATAATCAAATTACATACAATTTCTACATTTGTATCTTTAATTATTGGTGTTCGCTTACCTACTTTAAATTTGAACTTATTAATCGCTGTCTTTTTAACATTTGCGTTAGTTAAAATCGTAAACAGTGTTTTGTTGGATTCAGTATCGAATTTAAATATATTGATTGCACCATCGACTTTAGTATTGTTATATTGCAATGCGGATATTGGCATACGTTCAGCAATACCTGACTTAGTAATAACAATAATATCATCATCGCGTTTGCACTTTACAACATTAACAAACATATTTGTTTTATCTTTATATGATTTGTCTTTTTCAAATGGTTCATATTCATCCTCTTCATAAATATTGATTTTCCCATTTGAATACAATACTGCAATTACATTTTCCGAGACAGTCTCGGAAATCCCATTGTTATCATCAAAAGAATCAACCAATTTAGTTCTTCGCTCATCTCCAAAAGATTTTTTTAGTTCTTGCAATTGGTCTACCATTAACTGCTTTAATTTTGTATCATCAGATAGATAACCATTATATTCTTGAATTAGATTTTCTATTGTTTTAATCTTATCAAAAATAGAATTTCTATCTTTATGTACTAACGAACGTGTTTTTTGTTCCAAAATATATTCTACCTGTTCGTTGTTCAGACTGTATTTCTTGATTAACTTTTCTTTCGCGTCATTAACATCATCACTGTCAATAATTATATTCACAGCAGTTTTAATATCATCAATAACCTTCGCCAATCCTTGTTGAATATTTAATTTCTTCTTAGATTCTGCAACTAAATAATTATATCGCTTTGTTAAAACATCTTTTCGATAAGAAATGTATATACCGATATAATCCATGAGAGAAACCAATTTTAATTCTTTGTCAACAACACCACGCATATAAAATGAAGCATTCGATTGCAATTTGGTTTTTGCGAATATATCTTTAATAATCAGTGGTATATTTGCTGTCTTTTGACATTCAATAACAATACGAATATTCATTCCTGTGGATTCATCTCGCACATATAACGCTCTTGGTAATGTTTTTTCAGTAATTAGCTCGTGAATTTTTTCAACAATTTTTGGCTTATCAGAGTATGGTGGCATATCGGTAAATACAATTTGTGGATTCCCATTTTCTTCATTTGTTTCCACAATATAATTTGCTCTAAACGATAATTTTCCGCTACCATTTTGATATAGCTCTTTAATTCCATCTTTTAGCATATTTGAAGCATACGGAAAATCTGGTCCGACAATATGCTTCATTATATCATCTAATGTATAATTTTCATTTTGAATGGCATAAATAATACCATCACAAAGTTCATTCAGGTTATGTGAAGGAACACAAGAAGTATAACCAACTGCAATACCTGTTGGACATCCATTTGCTAGAAAATTTGGAAATAATGCAGGTAATGTAATCGGTTCTGTTGTCGTTTCTGCATAATTTGGTTTAAATTCTACACATTGTTTATCTAATACATCTTCTAATAATGTATAGGCAATTTTAGGTAAACGACCTTCTGTATATCTTTCACTACCTTCTGCATCTCCATCAATGGACCCGGAATTGCCATGAAAGTCTATTAATGGATATCTAAACACCCATTCTTTTGCCATATTAGCAATCGTTCCATAGCAAGAACTATGTGGGTGATAGGTCCCCATTACGTCACCGCTAATTTTAGCATTTTTTATATATGCTTTATTGTAATCGTATCCTTTTTCATCACAGCAATACAATATACGCCGCTGAACAGGCTTCAATCCATCTCTTACATCAGGCAATGCTCTATCAATTATTGATAGCATTGTGTAATCCATGTATGATTTTGAAAGCTCTTGTTTTATATCACAATCAACGATATTTTCTTCAGCAATCAATGATTCTAAATCTTCTGCTTTTGTTTTCTTTTTTGTCATGAAAAACTCCTTTCTTTTTTATATTGTATAGAAAAAAGCAACGGATTGATTACCGTTACTTAATTAAATCTATTCGATAAAGAAAATTATCTACATATTGCCCATTAACTTTAAACGAATTCCATAGTGTAATATTTGTAAATGGAATAGGTACTTTTCGCATTGGTATATCTAATTCTGTATTTTCTGCATCAGAAGCCATTGTAATATGTGGTGTATAACCATCAAATTTACTTTCTGGTTTTTGATAACCAATCTTTTGAAATATTTCTTCCAATGCATAGTGGATACGATATAGTTTGAATGAATTGTCAACACATATCCATAATGTATTGCCAAAATGATTAATTTTATTACCAAATAGATATTGATTAAACATGGATTTATCTAAATTACGTTCAAGAATTTTCATTGCTTCAACAACCTGTTCCGCACCTGATTCATCTTCTCCGACATAATCAATAGTTACATGAAAATCGTTTTTATCTTTCCAATCTGCATTGGTTTTTTGTTTCATTAATGTTTGATAATATTCTAATTGATTTAATGACATAGAATCATCAATATCAAATGATACCCACAGTTCAGCCATAATACATTTCTCCTTTTTAGTTTTTCACTTATAGAATATAAAAAAAGATACATTTTTATATGTATCTTCTACTATATTTTTTACTGTTCAATCATTGGTAGATATCCTGCATTTTTTAGCTTTTCATATAGGAAAAGTCTACCTTTTTGTGTCCATTTTGTATGAACAAATGCTTGATTGTTTTCGTGATTTTTTGTTTCTGAATCCGTGTATCCTCTGCCTTGATATTGTGATTTTAAAATCCATGAACCACTACAAAGATATTGAACACCTAAATCTTTAAGCAACTGATTCATTTGTTGACAAGTCATTCCATAATCTTGTGCAATTACAGTAATTGGAATTGCTTTTGGTGATTGAAGAATTTTATCCACATATTCAATTTTTGGTTTTTGTTCTGCAACAACATTTGCCAATTGAATGTTTTCTTGTTCTAACTCAATCCTTTTTTCTCGTTCTTCTTTTAATTTTAAAACAATATCAAGAAGAACATCAGGATTTTCAAGAAGCTCATCAATAGCATATAATCCATTGTTTCTAATTGATGGGAGCACTTCATCAAAAACCCAACTTTCAAATTCTTGTGCTTTTGGCAGTTTAGAATGTGCAATTAGACGATAAACATCTCCTTCAGTAATAAAGTTCATCGTCTGTTTTCCACTGTTTGTAAGGGCCTCGTGTTTTACGAGGCCCTTACAAAACTTCCCAATAGCATCCCAAGTATTTTTATATCCTAATACGTTTGCAATATCATTGCCACAAAACAAAATCTTCCCATCTTTTTCTACCGTACGAATTTCACCGAATTCTTCTTTTGTAAAAATCTGAATCTCATTAGTCATATTAAAACTCCTCACTATATAAAAATTTTTTATTAATAACTTTAATTAAAAACGACTGCAATGAAAATGACATTTAACAACCAATCATAAAACATCACATCCTAATTTTACTGAACATTTTTTAATTTAGTATAACACATAAAACATCAAAAAGTCAACATTTAAAACAAAAAAAAGATGCATTTTTCATGCACCTTTTTATTAAATTGAATCCAAATCAACCATTTCAGAATTAGCTTCAATAAATTGTTTGCGTTTATCTACATCTTTCCCCATCAATGTATCAAACAACTCTGCAACATCTTTTGCTTCTTCCATTGTAATACGACGTAATGTTCTATTACGTATATCCATTGTTGTTTCTTTTAATTGGTCAGGGTTCATCTCCCCCAATCCTTTAAATCGCATTAACTTAAACGATTCATTTTTATGTTTTGTTTTATATTCTTTTAATGCAGAATCACTTAGTAGATATACAGATTCATTGTTTTTTTTGATAATTCTATATAGTGGTGGCTGTGCGGAATATACCATTCCTGACTTCAGTAAATCACCCATATAATAATACATCAATGTTAAAACCAATGTTCTAATATGACTGCCATCAACCGAAAATACCCTCGTTTTCACGATATTTTATTAATAATTTCCGTTTTTTAAAATTATTAGGGACTAGATTATATCTTTATCTATAACTAGATAGGCGTTCCTTTTTTGTATATTAAAATACAAATACTCCCTGCTAAAGGATAATCGTTACACTTAACATTTTTCAATGCTGTAGCACGGTATTGTCGTCTACCCACAGGTGGGCATAAGAGTCTCTTACGGAGCGTATTCGCGCAAATCGCCTTATTTAACTCCTACCGTTAGCCATTTTTCAATGACACCTTACGTTTTTGTAAGTTCAACGCCTCATAATATACATTGTCACCAATGTACACGACCTAAAATCAATCAGCATCGCAAGCCATAATTATTTTTTCATAGCGAACATCATTTAAATTAAAATTATTACCAATTCCACCGCCGATTGCGGCTACAATACCTTTAATTGTATCTGAATTAAGTATCTTTCCTAAATCAGCCTTATTAACATTAAGTATTTTACCCTTTAATCCTAATACTGCTTGATACGCTTTATCCCTACCTTCTTTCATTGACCCTGCCGCCGAATCACCTTCACAAATCCAAAGTTCATTATATCCATCTCGATTAGAACAATCGGCTAATTTGCCTGGTAATGCAACTTTTAGAACTTTCTTTGATTGTCGGCTAAGACTTCTTGCTTTTCTTGCGGCAATTTCTGCTTCTTTTACTTTAATTGCACGATTTACAATAGTATCAAGAATCGGAGTAACATTTTTCTTCTTTGCATTTTTTTGAAAGAAGTTTTTTACTACATCAATAATAGCATCTTTAGCGGTTACATTTCCTAATTTTGTTTTTGTTTGTCCTTCTAGTTCTACTTCACCGCTAATCTTCATATTAATTGTAGCATATAATCCATCCAACCAATATTGCGTTTCAATCGGTTCTTTAATTAACTTCTTCGCCAATGCATATTCGTTAAAATATGTCTTAATTGCTGTTTTGAAACCTTGTAAATGGTATCCACCTTCATGCGTATTTGAATTGTTTACGAATGTTTTTATATTACCATTGTTTTCTACTTCATTATCATAAATCATACTGATTTCAGAATACATGTGACGATTTTCTTCATCAATATATTCTCCATTAAATGAAATAGGTTCATCGAACAGTCTAGATTTGTTTCCAATTAATTTATTTGTATATCCACTGATTCCATCTTCATATAAAAAAGTATATTCTTTTTTCTGAATATCATCCTTAAAATAAATTTCTAACCCCGCGTTTAAACAAGCTAATTCATTTAATCGATGTTTTACTTCGTTATTCGGAAATATTGTGTGTTTAAAAATTTCCTTGTCAGGTAGCCATTCTATTTCCGTTCCTGTTTCATTTGTTTCTCCAACGGTAATTACTTCTGTAACAGGATATCCTTTCTCAAATTTTTGTTGATAGATTTTCCCATCACGTTTCACTGTAACGTTAAAATACTCAGATAAAAAATTTACACAAGAACTGCCAACACCATTCATACCAATTTTGTATTGATAATTATGGTCATCCTTAAATTTACCGCCCATGTGAAGTGTTGTTAAAATTTGTGTAAGAACCCATGTTTTGTTTCCATGCTCATCAATGATTGGCTCACCAACGGGGATACCTCTACCGTAATCAACAACTCTACCACTACCGTCTTTATTGACATAAACTTCTACACGTTTCCCATATCCTGCTGTAAATTCATCTACCGAATTATCCCAAATTTCTTTGAACAATTGGTTGATTCCTGATACACCTGAACTTCCAACGTACATAGAACTTCGTTCTCTAACCGCATCCCTTTGCGAAAGTTTTCGTATATTATCTGTTCCGTAATCTGATTTAACAGTAGTATCAATCATTTAATTTATTCTACCTCCACATGAATTTTAATTGGTTTATCAATATTACGAATAAAAAAATAAAGTTTCTTTGGTTCATTGAAGTTAAATTCAATACCATTTGAATTAATTACGTTCCCACCGCCTAGATTGTCAAATGCATCAATCTGTTTTTCAGCATTAAAATCTTCTATGTCAACATTATCTTTTTCAAATACGATATAACAATGCATCGTACTCATACCGACATCACTATAGATTTTAAATCTCTTTCCCATAGGAATATCAGCAAAATATTGTACTACTTTACCACTAGACACGATTACTTTTTCGTATTTATTCATTTGTACATTCCCCCTTTTATTTTATTATATACAAACCGCAAAACAAAAAATCACCATATGCTTGAAAAACATACGGTGATTCTATGATTTATTCTTCACATCTGCACTTTCTTGAACGCATATCAATATGCACACAATCTTCGTCATTTTTTACAACAACGCCTTTCGCTTTTAATTCTTCACATAAATCGGCAAATTCATCTAGTAAATAAGATTCAGGGCAAGCAACATCTACCGCCATACCGTGAATATGATAACTGTTATTATATCCACCAATGGAATCATTATATTCTGCACAACGAACACAATTAATGATTTCTAATGGTTCATCTACTTCATCTTGTAAATTGTCTAAAAATTCAAGTAATGATTCATCGATTCCCATGTCTGGTTGCCATCCGCAATGTGGACAAGACAAAGTATCTTCATCAAAATATTTAGAACTAGTCATTTTAATCACTCCGCGCTAAATGCGCATTGTATCAACTTCCTTTTTAATTTTTTTTAGTTTTCATTCAACATATATAAGTATGTATGATACTTATACTTCCTTTGCGTTGTAAAAAAGAAGGACAATAGACTTAACTATTGTCCACTTTTTTTTAATGATTTAGTTTTTCTTTTAATTGCTTAGAAACAACAATCTTTAGTGCCTTTGTTGCAGGAATTTCAACAATTTCCTTTGTCTGTGGATTGCGACCTTTGCGTGGAGCACGGTCTATACGTTTAAATGTACCAAAATTCTTTTGATTGTAATATCCACCATCTGCTAATTCATCAGAAAGCACTTCAAAGAATGTATCAATACAATCTTCAATCTGTACTAATGTTAAACCATCAATACGTTCAGAGATTGCTTTTGCAACATCATATTTTTTCATGTATATCACCTATATTTTAACAATTTCTTACTGTGTCAAGCGAATCTGTGGAATCTTTGTGATTCAAAGAAAAAATAGAACTGCAAACATTATATATTTGCAGTTCTATTGATTTGTTCTTATTAAATCATGGATGACACTTCAACCACGACATCATCCATATCTTTCATGGTAAGAATAGCCGTATCAATGCCGCCATACACGTTCATCTGTCTCTTAGATAAACGCTTTGCTTTCATCTCTTTAACCATATACAGTGCTAACTGCTTATTGTCTGTTGTGAAAACGTTCTTTGCATCACCATCAATTGTCTCAACAATATACGTAAATCCATTTACATAAATCGTCGATTTCAGCGTTTCCACACCGTCAGAAACCATTACGTTGTATTTCGTAAGGTCAGCATTGTTGTAATCTGAAACCGTACGACCGTTGTTTTCAATCATGCGCTGTTCATGCTGTCTACGGATTTCTTCAACAACATCATCTGCTTCTTTGACAGTTTTCATGGTGTACGTATCCATGAACTTAACAAAAAGCTCTTTATCAGCAAGCGGATACATTGCTTTAAGGTCATTCATTCTCTTATTAACAGAAAACGTGAGTGCATTTACTGCTTTATCTGCACGCTCCTGTTTTTCTTTCATTTCTTTCGCCAACTTCTGAGCGGCTTCTGCTTTCTTACGCTCCTCGCGATAGGCAATGTAATCATCGTCGATGCGCGTCTTATTGAAAACGTGATAAAGTGCATCGAAAATACTACGGATAGCAACTCCGATTGCACCAATCACCATACCAACCAAACCCGTAAATGCAATCAGAAGTGCAATCACGATAAGAATGATACCGACTGCCATCAATCCAAATCCCAACATTTTTATCAACCTCTTTCTTTCTTTATCTTGACTATATTATATTATATTTTATAAAATTTGTCAAGTGTTTTTTATAAAAAAAGCACAAAAAAAGAGAGATTGTTTCTCTCTTTTTTTGTGTATGGATATTCAGAAAAATTTACGGATTCACGGCTTCCTTGAAGTTCTTACCTGCCTTAAAAGCGATAGCTTTCTTCGCAGGGATTGTGATTTCTGCGCCCGTCTGTGGGTTGCGTCCCTTGCGTGCCGCTCGGTCACGTACATCGAATGTGCCAAATCCAATAATTGACACCTTATCTCCACTCATAAGAGCGGATGAGATTGATGCGAAAACAGCGTTGACTGCGCTCTCCGCATCCTTCTTCGTCATCTCTGCCTTTTCAGCAACAGATGAAATCAGTTCTAGCTTCGTCATAATAAACATTCCTCTTTTCTTTTATTTAGCACCATTGCTATGTCTATACTATATAGCATTAGTTTCGTTTTGTCAACATATTTTTACGTTTTTTTAGCAAATTTTCAATAATTTTTATCAGCGATTCTGCTTCTTTTGCATTTCGTTCCAAAAGCTCATAATCTAGCTTCTTATATACCCCTTGTATATATTCATATTCATCATCAAATCTATCATTAAAATCATGATATACAAAATGTAAATGATTTCGACACATAATAGAACAAATAAAATTAATTTCTTGTAATGTTTTACCTACATCAATTATTTCTTTGTTCTCCGATGTTAGCATTTGCTTTAATGCTAATTCTTTATCATCATCCGTAAATGTTATGTTAAATTTAGCTTGAAGTGATTCACACGCTTCTTGCGCATTATCGAAATCATAATATAATTCTTCAAATTTAACAATATCCCCACCACGTTTGCATCCAAAACAATACCATGATGTATATTCTTGTGGTTCACTGCCATCATTTTTATATCCTTCAGGATAGATACGCAACGATTCAGTTTTCTCATTATGAAAAGGACATAAGGCAGAATAAATTCCACCTACCTTTTTCACTTTAATCAGCGATTTTATGTAGTCTACACCATCAATATTTTTATTCACATAATCGCGTCTAATTTTGAACTGTTCATATTCTTCATCAGTCATTATATCTTATCCCATTCTGAATCATCCACTTCAATCATTTGCATTTTATCGTAGTTCTTTTGTATTCTAAATGAAAATGTATTACCATCACGTGTTTTAATTGATTCTACAGAAGCCATACTATCATCTAAAGAATAAATTGTAAATGCATTGTCTGCATGGTCTAGTATTTGGTCTGAACCTGCAACAGCGGCAGAACTAGAACCTTTCTTTGATTCTATCTCACCTCTACCCATACGGTTCATCTGAACAGCAGTAAAAACCATACATTTATGTTCTCTTGCAAATCTTTTTAAGTCTAGTGATATTTGTCCCAAATCATCTCTTAAAACACCTGTAACAATATTTGGTGACATAATTCCCATATAGTCAACGATAACTACATCATATTTAATTCCCTTATTACGTTCTATTTCTTCTGTTTTTGATGCGATAAATGCAGGTGTAACATTTGTTGGACAGTCAACAATATATACAGAACCAACATCTTTACCAAACATATCTTTGCGTTGTTTCATATTATTGATGTATTCAATATATATTGCTTCTTCTTCTTCTGTTAGTGTACCTGCTTTTAATCCTTTACTACTAACTAATGCCGCACGAGCATCCCAACGACGGGAATATTGTTGTTTGTCAATTTCTAATGAAAAGAATAACACATTGAGATTTTGTTTCCATAAATGAAATCCAATATTCAGCAATCCAACTGATTTACCATCGCCCTTACGACCGCAAACAATATTTAATGAACCATATCCCCATCCAATAATAGAATCATCAATGTGTTTAAATCCTGTTTTAAATAGCTGTATATCTTCAGGGTGTTCTTTATTATGTTTATATTCTTTTAGACGATTTTCAGAATCTTCTTCAATTGTTCCTTCACGCTCAATATCATATTTCGTTCTATCAATATCAACCAAAATTTTATTGATTCCGTCTTGAATTTTTTGTAAATTCTCAACATCACATTTGCGTGGACTTTTTGCTAATACATATTCAGCAACAGAAATCAATTTATCACGTTTATATTCGTCAATGATTTCATCAATATAAGCATTAAACTCTGATTCATCTTTTTGAATATTAGTATTCTTTACTTCAGACAATATTATTTCTTGTTTAATAACATCATCCTTGCCATATCTTTTCTCTAACCTTTCATGAAGCATATCTTCAGGTATAATGCCACGATGTTTTATATAGTATTTAACAAACAACTGATAAATAGATTGTATGTTTTTAAAATAACTAACATCCATTCGCGACATTGCTTTCGCGATATACAATTTATCAGAGAACAAATATGCTAAAAACTTCTTCTCCGCAGTACTTACATTTGTTTCCATTTATATACTCCATTAAAATGTTAGTTCATCATTTTTACATTCTTTTTTCCCTTGTTCTACGCGATAATTATCCCCTGAAAAATAAATTACTTCATCATTTTGTAGAATGAAATCTTTTACATCTTTATTATATTCTGTTCCCATTTCATCAATGGAAAAATTTGTTGATATAATCGTCGGTAAAGAAAAGTTATCACGTTTCCTTAAAATCATTTCTAAGAGTCTCTGTGAATATCCATTAGAATTTTTTCCTGTTTCATTTCCAACATTATCAATAATTAACAAATCAGATTTATAAATAAATTTTGTATATAAATCACGTTTGGTATTATCTAATTGACTTTGAACAATATCTTCATACATTGAAAACCCAACAGTAAATGTTTCTTTGTTTTTCTTATCAGGATTTTTCATCAATGCAACTTGTTTGGCAATAATACATTCTATGGTTGTTTTTCCTCTACCTTGCGCTCCATGAATGAACAATCCTTTTCCTTCATCATAATTAGATTGAAAATTATCAATATATGATTTAACTGATTCATAATATGGTCTGCCTTGTAGTAATTTTAGATTCCAACGTTCATCGTCCAAAAACTTTTTCGGAAAACCCCAATCTACCAAACGAATATTCCTTTGTACGATTGAACTACAAGAACAAACAAAAGACTTATCATAGCCATCTGCATCAGTCTTTTGAACGAATCCTGTTCCATGACAATACTTGCAATTAGCTACAATACGTCTTTTATTTCGTTGAAGTTCTATTTCTTTTTCTTCTTGCGTCAGGAACATATCTATACCGCCTTTCAGTATCTCTGTATAGATATTATATGTGAACTACGACGCAAAATTTTCTATCCACTGATTAAATTTAACAATCGTATTATCGTAATTCGATAACAATTGTTTATCGCCATTTTCGACTAATTTTCTATGCCATTCTTGAAAACGATTATTTCTTTCATGATTATGCTTTCTCCCATATTCTAGCATTTCTTTATCCAATGGAAGTTTAATTTTAAATGCCCATTCAAAATAATTGTATTCACTATTAAAAGTGCCTGACATATATTTATCTTTAAGAATAGAAATACAATCACTGCGTATATCTTTGCTAATATCATCTACCGTCATTTTACCATTCATGACTTCATTGACATTTTCAAATATTTCACGTTCTTTTGTGTAATTGTGAATCGGAGATTTACTTTTATAAGCGTATTCATTGATATATGAATCAAACCACATCAATACTTTTGTACCTCTGCTTACCATTCCATCAATAACATTTTTTACTTGTTCCATTGATAGCTTATTCGTCAGTATAGCAGAATGTATTTTTCTTACTTCGCGCATAAATATTTTGAAGTTCATTGGCATTCCAAATGATGAATAAAAATATTTAATCATATATGGAATTGTATTCGGTGTATTAATCAATTTCATATACTTTTGACATTCTAATGCTTCTTGCAAATGATAATTAAGACTACGCAAATTAGCATATCCCATTTTTGCCATATATTTAACAACGAACACCGCTTTTTCTTCACTTAATTTATGCTTTGTATACAACTGTCTAAGCAAAGACATCTCAATAACATAATTATAAGATTTACTATCAATCATATCATAGAACATTCTCAATAGTGCTTTTGGTCTATGTTCTTTTGATATGCTTTTCATAATTTCATCTTCTAACTCACGCTCAATAGCGTGTTTTTCTTCAATTTCTGCTAGACGTTGCATATCACGCATATGTTTTTCAATACGAGCTTGTTCTCTTTCTTGACGCCTTTGAAAATCTCGTTCTTGTTTTTCTGTAACAACATCATCTTTAATCTTTTGTACTAATTCTTTTTGTGTTGCGGAAAGAAACTCATCGTTCACCGCATCAAAAAAGTCTTTATATTTATCAATATAAGCATTAATTTCCTTGCATTTAATTTTTGCATTTTTATACATATATGCCGCTAATTGATGTTTACAGTCTGTTTCTTTTATCATATGATTCTTTAATGCAATATCAGATTTAAATTCTTGACTACATATTTTGCAAACAGACATTTGATTTCCTCCAAATCGTACATTAACTATCTGGGTCAACTACGAACTTATGAATATCCCACAGAGGTTCGCGCTCATAATATTTTTGTCTTTCGCGTGAGTGTCTACGTAACATTGGCGTATAATCAATAAAATCGAAAACAATTGCTCTTTCTTTGTTTTCATGTAAACGTAAAACACGTCCTACTCGTTGAAATGCTCTTGTGGATGATTTGCCACCACCTGCAAGGATAAGCGTATCTAATATGGGCAAATCCAATCCTTCATCAGCAATTGTTGATGCGACAAGACATCTACAAATTCCTCTTTTTACTGCTTCAAATACTGCCGCTCGCTTTAACGCATCATCATTTCCACTAAGCATTTCGACTTCTTTTACACGAACAGTAGTTTCTTTACCTGATTTTGGATGTTTAATTGTAATCGACGTTGCTTTATCCACTAACCGTTCTTGCAGTTTTAACATTATTTCAGTACCATGTGCAATCTGTCTAAAAAGTATTAAAATGTGTTTTCCTTTTTCATACATCTTTTCAGCAATTTTATAAATTACTCGATTGCGATAATCATTTAATACAACTGCTTGCGAATATACTGATTGATAATTCTTTCCTTTGAACGTTTGTTTAATAGGAACAAAATAAATATCAGGTTTTACTAAATAACCTAATTCAATTAACTTAGACGCATTAATTTGTGATTCTTTATGTTGTTTACTTAATACAGCTTCAATTAACAAATCATCACCTGTGTCACGCCACGGAGTAGCGGAAACACCAATGCGATAATAAGCATTTGAACATTGATTTGCTATTGATGTAATCGTTTCGGCAGGAATATGATGACAATTAGACACTACAATATCATTGACAATAAAGTTATGATTATCCGCGACTGTTAAATCATATACTTCTTTTGTATCGTCTTGAATATATTCGACGAATTCTACACAACCAAACAATCTTTCGTTATTCTTACAAACAACAACTACATCAAATAGCTCTAAATCTTTTGCCATTAAATATTCATGCTCGCTATCAATCCAAATTTTATGATTGTCTGTACATGTGAATTCAATACATCCGCTTGTTGTTCGAATTGTAATTTTCACTAATTTACGATGTTCAATAGGTGTTTTCCCAAAATTTGTTATTTGTTTTTGTTCAAATTGTTCTGTTAATGTATTATAAGACATCACTTGAACAGTTTTATTGTTGACAGATAACTCATCAACAATTTCTCCAATTTTTCTGTATTCACCATTTGCCATCATGATTTTTTCGTTATATGGCAAACATTCATCCCACATAACAAGATTAGCATTTTTAATGTAATCTTCTTCTGCCGATTGTGCTGAAATTACAGTAATATCTTTATAATCTTTAACCCCATCGCCAACTAACCCAACTTCTACACCCAAAAATTTTTCCATTTCAGATTTTAATTGCATACACAAGCCAATTTTATCTGCAAAAATACAAACAGGTTTTACATTAAATTTTGCTATTAACGCCGCAAGTACGCAGGTCTTTCCTGCACCAGTGCAAGCTTGTATAATTTCGCGTTCATTACAATTATCAACAATCTCTTGCTGATATGGTCTTAATTTAAAAGGAATTGCTTTCTTATCATCTATATAATCGACAAGTTTGAAATTACCATCTTGTTGTGGTTTAAGACGATTGTCGTTTACCTGATATTCAATCCCTTCTTTGTCTAGGTACTCAACAACATAAGGCAATAAACCTGCATATGTTTTCTTTGTTTTTCGATTATATAAATGTCGATAACGTATTTCTGTCATTCCATAAATTTGAAGCGGGAAAGAAAGGATATTCCAAATCTTCTTCTCATCAGATTCATCTAAATTAGTAATTTGTAAATATATATTATCTAAATCTAACTGAACCATAAAAATCCCCCTTTAATATATCCCGCCATCAAATTCATACGGATTTGCTTTAATTGTTCGTTTTTTCGGTTGAATATCAACAACTGATTCCAAATAATTTAGAATCCCTTTCATTTCTTCGTGGTCGAATGTTTTTCGTTGCCAATGATGATTTAACAACTGACGTACAAACGAACATAATTCTTCAATATTATACATACGTATTCCATTAACAATACGTGGTTTATTAACAATCCCTTGCTGTTCCCATTTACGTATTGCATCAGAAGATTTATCTAGGAATTTAGCCAATTCCGTAATCTTAATATCTTCATGATTTAACAATTTTGAATAGATTAATTTTCTATATTTTTCTTTTTTCTTCTTATCGTAATGTCTTGGCAATTGGAATCACCCAACTTAAAATAGTTTCTTCGCATTTTCAAAGAAATCATTAAATGCTTTTTGATACTTTTCAACATCTTCTATGGTGTTCAGTTTAATCATCATTCCATTTTTAGTAGGACCATCATACGTTTCTGTATGTTTGAATTCGCGAATAGAAGCACGCATAATTCCGCTACGCTTATTTTCAAGAACGGAAAACATTACCTCATTAACATCATCAACCTTCATCTTTGCTTCGTAAAGAGCATTATTATTATCTGCAAATGCCATTATATATCATTCCTTTCATATAGGTAAAAAATAGGCGAGATAAAATCTCACCTATATTATATGTATTTTCCTTATTTCCTTACAGTTGTTGGTCGATTAACTATTCGATACAAGTCTCCAAATTCAGGATTTAGTTTGTTTATTGTTGTATCTACTTCATTGAAGTTACCAACAACTAAAACCATCAATTCGCCTGTATCTGTAGCCACAGTACAATACGCACCAATATACTTTTTAATTTGTTGTGTGCAATCATCAAAGAATAATGCAAAATCTAAATTCTCAAATTGTATCTTACCGTCTTGGAAATTACTACAATTTTTATTGATTTTATATTCAGTAATTAAATTACAGAATTCAGAACCTTCTTGTAAAACATAATCATTCATGAATACGAGTTTTTTATTAATATTTGCCAATGCACCACCCATATTGTTTTGTGCATTTTTTAATATAATATCACGGTTATCTATTTTATAACCACGTACTAATCCACCAGGCAAGTTATTAATAATATTTTTCTTAATTTGTTCTGTAGGTTCTTTTCCTGTGCCTAATGTTGTGATAAAATACTTCCAATCAGTAATACGTTTAACATTATGCATACCCATATCCATTAACCCTTGATAAGGAATATAATTATACCAAATCGACAATATATCATTTTGTAATGGTTGATACGTAGTCATAATTGGAATTTCGACTGTATGTTCAGCAGTTAGTATTTCACCAAAATCTACTGTAATAAACGGTGTTCCAAATCCTGTTACAGTTACTTTACGAGCATTAAACCGATGTTTGTCATGGTCTACTTCACCGTATTCATTATAGAATACTTGAGTATCTTCGTACGCTTGAAATTCTTGTTCTCCTGAACTATTAGTAAAAGTAAATGCAGATACTAAAATACCACCGTGTATATATTCATCTTCATTAGACATACAAGGAATTGTAAACCTAGAATTTTTACCATCGGTAGAGAATTTTAACACTTTACATTGGCACATATTTGTCATTATTGTTTTTGATTCTAAATCATAATCAAACGAATAACCTTCTGTTGCCAATTCAAACGTGATTGTTTCTCCGACTAACAAAGGTTGTTTTAACAGAACAGTAATAAATTCTTCATCTTCATCAGGAATATTTGACGGTGTACGATATACTTTATCAATTTCACCGCTTGAACTACTACCAATAATACCTACAACTTTATAACCATATAAAGATATCGGTATATGATATTCGATTGTACCATTACCAGACATATTATAATATAATAATCTAGCATAGCACTGATGTTCTGTTCTCACTTTATTAGAAACGTCATATGCTTTATCTTCTGTTCCATTAACTTTGCGAGGTTTCAGCAAACCAATTTGTCTTGGATATGCACCTTCTTCATTAAATGAAACTTCTTGTGCAATATTTAATCCATAATTGAAATTTTCTGCTTCATCATCATATTTAAGAAACGCCGCACCTAAAATTTCTGTTGGTAAATCTTGTCCACCACATCCTGAAGATAATTCTAATGTCATTTCAACAACTATTTTGTTGATTGATGAAAATGCTGTGGCAAATATAATTCTTACATTATTACCATTATTTTCTACGGAATAATTAAGATTTGTATACAGCTTTTGGTTTTCATAATTGTATACTTTATCAATACTAGTAATTTTTTTATCAGAAGAAACTTTGAACTCGAAAACTTTTCCGTTTGTTGTATCTTCATTTGGATTCAATTCAACAGTAACCTGTCTTTGTGTATACGCATTATCACCCAAATTATTAACAAATCCGTTAAATGAAGGTAATAATAATGTATCGGAAAACATGAAATCTTGTGGAATCATAGGGAAGAACGAATTCTTCGCATATCCATAATCTGCACCTTGCATAGCAAGCACTTCAAAATTTTTCTTAAATCCAACCAACTGTTCAATCAAAAATCCTTTGTTTGAATTTGTTTCTCCGCCTATTTCTAAGAAGTTAGCAACTAATTTACAAGTAGCTATTTCTGCTTGAGCACGAATTGTACCATTTACATATAGATATACCATACCATTAATAGGCATTGGTTTATTCGTCCACGAGATTCTAAAATAATAGTATTGATTTGCTTTAATCAAATCTGTACTTAGATTCATTGTAGCAATCGACGGTGAACTAGCTGTAATATCATTATTATGTGTAAGAATTAAAGCCAATCCTTTTTTCTCTAATGTAATAATCGGTCGTCTAGCAGAATCCTTTAACGTAAGAATTACTTGGTCTACTTCCTCATCAGAACCATTCCAATATGGTTTAAAATAAAAATCAATTGTTCCATTATCACGATTTAATAATGGTGATTCAATATTGTTTCTAATATTATATATTAGCTTATTCCCATGTTCGATAACGCATCCCATTCCGCAAATGGAATCTTCATATCTAACAGATGTATTTTCTTCTGTTATTGGCTGTGTTTTATCACCTGGTAATAAATCTAATGTGCTTTTTTCAAAAGGAACAACTAACGCTGTATTTTCAATTAATTTATGTGGTAATGGTTGATTGCCAATCTGCACACGTCGCATTTTTTTTGTTTCTTTTGTTTTCAATTCATTATTAAATAATTGACTAATGGTATCATCTGCAATAGAGTTTTCGTTAAAATCAGCATAATTAACTGATTTGCGAATATCCATAACATCATTAACATCAATAACATCATACGCCAATCTATCAGGGCGCATATGATTTAACAAATCGCCTTTAATAGAACTATTGTTCGCTATAACCATTTGATTATAAGAAGAAGAACCATTGAAGTTTGTCAATGAATATTGTTCTTTATTTCGTCTCCTAATGCGGAACATTGGTAAAGCGAAAACATATTTACCATATAGTGTAGATGATTGAATTTCATATGTAGGTCTACCTGCTACATATAAATTTTTATCGATATGGAAATCTTCATGTCGAAATAATTCGTTTGTTGCTTCACAAAAAGATAAATTAACATTTAATTCTTTACCGAATTGTCCATTAGCTTTGGCAAATACATGGGAATAATTAAAAATATCTTTATATCCTAATCCTTCAGGATATAAATTAAAATTACACTCGTTTTGAACTTGAATGTTCCAACATAATGATATTCTTCGTGAAGTTTCTTCACCAACTCTATCATCTTTTGCAGGAGTACCAATTCCATCGCCACTTACATATCCATATTTTTTAGCAGATTGTGTTCCTTTTTCAATCTCAAACCAAACCTCAAGATATACAAGTGCATCTTGCAACGAACCAACTGTTGTTTCGCCTAAGTCTACAAGAATATAATTGTCTATTTTATTGTATGTAAAATTACCTTGCCCATCAATTTCATATCCAAATACATTTGCTTTGAAAGGGGCAATAGCTATTTTGTTTACCAATGTCAATCCATTTGCTGTTGGATTATAAATAATTGGCTCACCACTAAATTCTTTTTGTACTAATTCAGTAAATCCGCTATAAATATGTTTTCGGATAATGCCTAAATTTATTTTTTCTTGAAGCTGTTGCATTTCATTTAATTCAACTTCAAGTAATGGATTATCATGTCCAAATACAATTTGACGATAACTCGATTTCGTATCATAATTTGAATGTCGGTCGAACTTATCCACTATTTTTGTCCTCCCTTACTTTTGTTCTAAAAAGAAAATAGAAAATGACGCTAAATAAATCGCTTACAAAACAAAAAAAAGAGAGGCTAATTCTCTCTTTTTCTTTAATATAAATCATTAAAATATTCGATTAAAATATCAATAATTTGTGGTTTCCATCTAATTTGATATCCTGTGTGTTTGTTGTTTTCATATGGAAACATGAACGCTACGTGTTCTGCTTTTCCTGTTAGTTTCCAATCTTTACCATCATGTTTTTGATATCCTAAATTTTCTAATGCTTTATTAATACTTTTTGCTTTGATTAACGTATCAAACAAATTACGATTATTAATTTCTTCTGCGATTTTAGTCGGCATTAAATAGGCAACATTGTTTTCTTCTGTTGGAGGAAGTAATGCAGTAATATCATTAATTGTAACGTCTGTTATTGCTGTATAAAAATTTTTACCAATTTTTAATGCGTGGATTTGTGCGATTCCTTTTTCTACACCAAAATCTTCAAGCGATTTAGCAAACTTCACAGTATATTCCATTTCCTCTGATGCAATTTGCATCTGTGTTTTATTTGATGTGTTTTTATCAATAGAATAACTACCTGTCTTTCTTATTGAAGGAAGAATTTCATTCGCAAGTTTTTCTTGAAATGCAATCGCTTTTTCATTCTTTGCTTTAAATCCTAAACGGTAAACAATATTTTCTGGCAAAAAATCATTTTAGCCAACTTGTTGGCGAAAATCAAATTCCTTCAAATAACCGTTCAATGTTGCCCATCGAATAGATTCATAAACTTTTCCATTTTTTGTTTCAGTTTTTACAAATCCCCATCCTCTAGCTACATCTTCTGCATTTAACCAAACTTTCCCGTCTGAATCCAAATAACCATTAATACCACAAACATTACTTGTTGTAATAACTTCTTGCATATTATCTTTTCTCCATTTTTTAATTACAATTGAATTTTTTCTATTCTTGCTCGCTCTTTCATCACGTTTCGATAACTAATCATATGTATTAGCTGTTCATGAAGCAAGTCATATCCATTCCTTGTTTTATCGTCAAACAAATCATCCAAAAACATAGATAATTTTTCTATCCGTATTTGCAATTGATAAAATTCTGCGCGAAACCTGTCTTTGTAATCAATACTATTCATTAGCGGAATTGTATCTTGAAGTGTCATGATTATCAATCCTTTCTTGTGCTTTTATTATATGAATTTTCTCTTTAGTTCCAAATCAATTCAATGTAACTTTTATCAGTAGTTTCTAAAACATTAATGTTGTCTAACAGTTCTTGTTCAAAAACATCTTGTGTTGGCAACTTATCGCGTGGACAAATGATTCTTAATATCTTCCATCCAATTGCCATAACACGTTTATCTCTTAATTGTTGCCTCTCATAAAATTCTTCTTCTGTTAGTTTATTGTACTTTAACGGTATATCATGCCCCGAACCATCATATTCAATATTAATTCTTTTATCAACTAAAGCAATATCGAAAAAATATCCAATATTAAAGTAATTAAGTGTACCTTGAACAAAATCACATATCTGCTTTTGTTGTTTTGAATATGGAACTAGTGTGCCATCTTTCATAAACTTTTCAAGCTGTTTTTGTTTAAACTCATCTGTTTGAACATAATAATCCACGCCATATTTTTCAAGACATGTTTGGTGCATTTTATCTTGAAACCCTTCATGCTTCATTATGTTTTCTACGCCATATCTCTCTAACATTGTTTGTTTTGATTTTTCACGAACAACATCTGAACAAATTGCATATTCTACGCCATATTTTTCTAAACAAGTTTGTTTCCTTTTTTCTTTTGCACTTTCAGTTTGTCCACTAACAGGAACACCATATTTTTCCATATTGTTTTTACGAATTTTTTCTTTTATTTCTTCTGTTTTTGTTGGATATTCATTTCCATATTTATCTAAACAAGTTTTTCTTTGCTTTTGTAAAATTTCTTTAGATTGTAATGGACGTTCTACACCATATCTTTCTAAAAAAGATTTCTTTATTTTTTCACGAATTTCAGGAGTTTGTGAGTTAAATTCATATCCATATTTTTCTAAATGTTCTTTTTTCATTTTTTCAAATATTTCTTTATTTTGCAATGGTTTACGAACTCCATATTTTTCTAAGTTTGTTTGTTCCGCTTTATCTCTAATTTCTTTGGATTGCAATGGATATTCAACGCCATATTTCGCTAAACAAGTTTCTTTTCGCTTCAAAACAGAACATTTCCGACACAAATCTTCAGACTTGTGCTTGCGAAAAGAACGAACAAATTCTTCCCCACATTTATCACAAACCATTTTAACATCTAAATGACTACCAGGGTATAAATCTTCTACATTAATATCAAAACTATCTTTCCATTGTGTAAAAACATAACCTTTTGATACGTAATACTTTCTACGTTTTGGAAACCATGTTAATGTAATTTTTTGTGGTGTTTTTATCATTTGCAACACTCCTTTAACTTTTATTTTTATTATATAAATTTTTTGCTTTTGTTTAAACAAAAAAAATAGTATGTGAAATCTAACACACACTATTTTTACATTGTATATATTGTTATTTACATTAAAATGTTAATGTCCATACAATAGTAAGACGTGATGAGTCATTTTTGTTCCATACACGAACTCTCCGCAGGTTAAAAATGGTCCCGCTATCCTTACCTGCGCCTACATTCCAATCTTGTGCATCGCCGCCATACAATCCCATTTCGGTGATAGGACCATTTGCTTCGTTTTCCATAAATGTAGTGGTAATCTTTAGCTTATTTGTTAGTCCATCTGTTTCATTTCCACTAGCATCAACAAAACACCATGATGTAAAACGCTTACGATAAAACTCGCCAACAAGTTTTGTTGCGGTTAATGTTTCAGAAGGTGGATTTTGTAAATCCCATTGTGTTGTATCTACATTATTCGTACGCTCATCATATGGCTTTGTTGGGTCTTGTAAAACACCAACACCTAATGCTAAATACTGTAATCCTCTATCTAAGAAGTTACCTTGAAAAGCAGGGTCAGTAGCACCTGTAATAGCACCTGGTGCCATTCTAGCCGCCATTAATTGTGATGCTTTATCAACAATAAGGTTCTGAATTGTCTGCTCGCGAATCATTTCACCATTGACTAGCTTACCATTAACAATTTCTCCGCCTTTATGTAGGAACATAGACAACTGTCCCTTAACTTCTTGTACTTCTTTTTTTTCATTAAAGTTCATTTAATATGCTCCCTTTAAATAAATTTAATCGTAGGTACTTCTGAATTTTCTTTATATTCTAATGAATCATAATATTCTTCATACGGTTTATCATTAAATACTAAGCATTGTACCGTAGCACCTTGTCCACCTGTGTTATATACAGTAAATATATCTTCTTCATCAATATCAGCGTATATATCACCAATACTTCCTTGTTCTACTGTCATTGCCGATGTAATGATTGGAGTACCTAGAGATAAGCGATAATGTTCGCCAAATTCTTTTGATGATACATTCACACCATTTTGTCCATCCAACATAACATTCATATAGTTTATGTTTTTCCATTTCGTATTATACAAATCAATAACCGTCCATTGGAAAATATTACCTGATGTGGATGTAATAACACCTGATTCACTTGTTTTTAACCCTGTGTTATAAACAATAAATTCATTTTCTACAATCTTAACAAATATTTCGCCGTTGCGACCATTTTCATTTGATTCAGCAACTACATGGATAAAGTATCTATCTTCATTTAGATTGAACGGCATTGTAATAGTCGTGCCATCCATTCCCTGAAAACGTGCTTCTCCTGAAAACACAATTTCATTATCCACTTCGATTGCTTCAAAATTCATGCGTAATCCACTCGCGCCAGTATTGTAGATGCGATATTTATTTGTATATTTATTAACATACAAATCGCCTAATGCACCTTTATCTTCATAATCATAATCAACAAGTGTAGGAATCAATGTATATTCCTTTCCTATCATATTTTTTGTTAGATAGAATTTGTTATGCTTATGATATGCAATACGCGCTGTATCATCTAATGGGTCAATCATACCACCATCTGTCAATCCACCTAAATGTGACATGTTAACACCATAAATTTCTTTATCATGTAATGAAGGAATATCAAAGCCTAAATTTCGGACAGCATTTGTTACTGCGTTTAAATCATTTGTTAGCCTATCTACTTTCCTACGTAAAGAAAGTGTTTCTTCTCCATACTGTTCAAAACGGACAAACACTTTATTATATTGTTCTTCGCTAATTGCCGCAAGATGACGCAAATCTTTAATTTGGTCTGTATAAATGATGTTTGAATACTTTTCATCGGGTCTATCAGGTATTGGCGTTACATCTTCATCGACATAATCAATTCCACCCATAGGATTGTTTTGTGCATGGAATCCGCTATTATTATATCGCAAAATATTGAATAATGGAATTGCATATACATAACCATCTATCGTATGGATTTTCTGATTAACAACTAATCCTGCACCTGCTCTAAATAATCCTTCATCATAATTTACAGGCTCAAAATAATAATTTGTTGCATGATACCCTGTTTGTGCTAATGGATGTATCTTCTCATTTGGTTTCCCGTCAGGTTTAAGGAAACCATTTTCACATAAATCATCATAATCTTCATAATGTGATACTGTCCACTGCAACTGAATTTTTCGTGAAGTTTCAGCATCAATACGGTCATCTAAAATATGATAATCTAATGATGAGTTTGTATCATATCCAAACTTAGGTACTTTATCATCTTTCTTTAATTCAACAAACCAAAACTCTAAATAAACAAAATCGTGTCTATATCCTCCGACAGGTGGATTAGGGAGACGAACAGGGATATTGAATTGTAACGGTTCATTTGTTCGATAATATTCATGATGTGTAAGAAAACCATTAACTACCGTATTAAACGGCGGCATTTCAAATGAATTTAAATGTTTCTTATCATTATTTACAATATCAAAACATTTTCTTTCTTTATCATGAGAAATAGTAAGAACACCACTTTTTGTCATTTCACGTAGAATTCTTGCTGTATTTTCAATATGCAACCAATTTCCTTCATTTAACTCATTTTCTGTAACATAAGCATCCGTTCCGATACGTTCCATATAAATATTAGAATTTTCTTGAAACGAACCCTTAATTGGTTGAAAAAAAGTAGGTTTATAATCAACTAATGGTGATGGCATTTAATCAACGCTCCTTTTTCATCAGAAGATGATAAGCGTTTATTGTCGCTGTGGAATTTTGTTTGTTCTTAAATCCCAAATACAATTCTGTCACATCTTCATCTACAATTTTATTGTCTTTTTTTGCTTTCCCGTAATGAATACCATCAAATGAATAATAAGATTCAATTTTATCATCGCTATCAACAACAACACTAAACTCTTTTAGTTCATTTACATCAATAGCTTTTGTTTTGGCGAATCCGCCGTTATATAATTCAATTGTACTATCATTCACTTGTATTTTTTCACTAGAATTCATATCAATAAAATCTACTAAATTGAATTCATACATCATACAATCATCATATTTACTTTCTAATAAAAGAATATGTTGTTTGTGTTTCATAATATCAACTTTAGTAAATTTATCAGGATAATGTGCAAAATCTATTATTTCTTTTACCTTGATTTTCTTTGTTAGTGGCTTCATATTTTTTGCATCTGTTGTCGGCATACCGTTTTTATCTACATACCATTGAACGCCGCCATGTGTTTCATCAACAAAATATTCTTCTTTTATTTCTTTTTTTAACATAGAAACATCATCAATGCGAATCCCTGTTGTGAATGGTTTAATTGTTTCAGAATATCCACTAGCATAATCTGAACCATTATCAAACAAAACGTACATAATTTACTCCTTTCTTATAATTGTTTCATTCCCATTACTATCGACCGTATACATTTTCATTTCTACTTCATCGTTCAATCGATAACGAATACCACTACGATGTTGATTCGTCATTCTTTGTTGTCTACGAATTGGATGTTCTGTATATGTCATTAACGTACCTAAATGATATGGTACAATACCAAATTTTAATTCATAAAATTCTTGTTCCATATCCAAATGCATTTTTTCCGTTCGTGCATCTTTATCTACAGATTCATTTAGGATATATTCATTATTGATAATAAATTTTGTTTCTTCTACTTTACGATTATATACGTCAGAATAATTCGATTCCATAATCATAAGTAAATCATCATAAATGAAATATCCGAATCCTGTTTTGTATGGATTTACTTTCCGACGCTCGCTACTAATTACAGTATTATATTTATCGTAAATTAACCCACCATTTGTTTTTAGTACTCTATCGTATATTGGTTTTATACCAAATTTACGTTCATGAAAGGAAAAGAAAATCGTCATATCATATTCATCAATGATAGTTCTTTTCCATCTATCATCCAAAAATTGTTTCATATGAAACAGCAATTCGTCTTTCGGTTTCGGAACTTCTTCATCACATGTATACGTATAATCAATATAGCTTTTATCAAATAATGTATACCTAGGTGCAATAGGAAAGGCAGAATTCGTTTTAACCGTATAATTCGTATTTTGGTCTGATTGTAATACCCAATCATACCCAACTGATTTCCAACCAAAACGATTAGATTCTTCAAAATCCATAACATCCATTTGTAAATCATCTGAATGCGAAAAATCTCTCCCATATCGTTCTTTATACCATTTCTTATAATCTTCTTTACCAACCAATACAATCATAATAATTGGTAATGTATGAGCAGGTTTTGTAATATCTAAAACCTCTTTAACATCTTTATAAACGTCTTTTAGATTTTGTGTATCATCTAAATCTTTTGACACTTCCACAGTAAAACGATATTGATTATCCCAATTAATATCTTGTGTCAATCCATAATGTTTATAATCAGTAAACATTTCGTAGATTTTAACATCAAAACCTGTATATGCTTTTATCGCTTTTTGCATAGAGTTTTTATTTGCCCCATGCAATAATGATTCTATAATTCCTGCGACAGCAGTTCTATATTGTTCTTCAGACCATTTTGGCTTCCATTTAACACCAATAATTGCACCAAAGTTATTATATATTGCTTTCCCATGCGCCGTTGATACAAAACCATTATCATCAAGAACTTTCATCTCATGGCGCATATCACCATATTCTATACCGACCGAACGAATTAACTTAAAAAAATTCGTATCATATACTTCTTTATTATAATCGTCAGGAATCATATTAAAGATGTTCTTAACATACATTTCATAAAATGTTAGTCGTTCATCTACATCTTTATATAAATCTTCTTTTGTTTTTGTATTTGTAATTAAATTTTCTTCAACAACGATAAAATCATAATTTTTGAAATTAACGTCTGTTGGATTTTCAATAACAACTTTTTTACCGTCAGGTATTAACAATGTTCTATTAATAGCAGATTTTATTGTTACCCGTGTAAAATTTTTATTTCCTGCTGTTACTATTCTTTCCGTTGATGGATAAATAACAGTAATTACTTTATCTTTAGCATCATTTAAGAACATGACACTTTGAACGTCATTTGTAAAATCATACGGACGTTTTGCTTTAATAAGCATTTCATCACGACAAACAGAAGAACATTCTTTTAATTTGTTTAATAAAAAGTTAAACTGTTGATAAGCAGGTTTTCTATCATTCCCTAAGTAATAGTACAATAATCCATATACATTCTTAACCGAATTCTTATCTAATGGATTAAAGAATTCATCTACCAACTGAGTTTTAAAAGGAATAACATCGACAATAAAATCAGACATATATTCTTTTAAATCACGATATGCTTGTAATTGTAAATCTTGGTTGTTATCTTTATCTGCATAGTGTCCTTGTCTTGTGGACATAAACTCTAGCTCAATATTCAGCGATTTACGTTGTGCTTGCGCCATGATACCTTGGCGCATTTTAGCAATTACAAACGGGAATGTATTATAATCAAATTCACCTGAACTGCTATCGCCTTGAAAAGCAAAAAAATCAATATAAGGTAAAAATCCTGTTTCCTCTGTTAAATCATATTGTGGGTCTGTACCATATAATTCGCCGATTGCTTCTGCCAACCAACCAGTATGAAATTTTTCTTTGTCTTGATTTATATGTTCAGAATTAACATATTCATTAACAGCATGGAATATACCTGGTCCACCTAATTTAATGTCTGAATATTTTTCATTAATTCGTTCATGAATATATTTCATTATCTGAACATAATATTGTGGAGCACATTTATATACTCCATTATCATCTTTTTGTTCAGGTATAGTTAAAATCTGCCATCGTTTAATAAATGAATATTTATCAATAATTTCAGTAGCAAATCTTGCATATTGTTGCCAATTATAATCAGTAACAATTGTTGGAAATTCTAATTCAACGAATAATGTTTTTTTGTATTTTGAACACATGTCTTTATATAATGATAATCTATCAGACATTTTCCATTCATTACCATTAATTCCTGTGTTTGGGAGAAAAACATTATTTGATGTGTCTTTTCCTAACTGAATTGTATCAATGATATAATCTATCTTCAACATATCAATATGTAGGAATAAATCTTTTGTTTTTTCAATTATTGCTTCTGTTCCGACTAACCCATTATATTCCCATGTTTGACCTAATAGATTATCACCATTTTTTAAACAAGTAAGTCGTATACCTGTCCTCAATAGAATTTCCTCCTTTCAAATATATTAGTTGTTAACAGTATTTCCTGTTGTTACATTCACCACTAAACTATCAATCAAGAAATATTCATTTGCTTGTAACTGAATCATATCGACATCTTGTCTACCTTTACGACATAATGTAACATTATTAATGTCTACGTGGTTTACACCTGCCGATGTTCGTGCAATTGTTACCAACTCAGAATCTTCTACTAACGAACCCATTCTTTTCATACTATTAACATATGTACTAATTGCAGTCATAATGTTTTTACGAACAATAGTTGTATCTTCTGTATAATCGCAAGTACAATTAATAATGATTTGCAATTTGACTTCTTGTGCTTGGCGAACCAATATATCAGCAGTCAATATACGCATTGCATTTATTTCTGCTTGTAAATACATTATCAACATATTATATGAATATGTCATTTCTAATGTATCCCCTTCTTGAATTTTTTCTTTCCCTTTATCTGTAAAATGAATTAAGTCACTAGCTAATATACTACCGCCGACATCTTTGCCTAACTGCGTTTTGATTTTTTCTTCGTCAGAATATATTGTTGGTACTAATGCATAATCAGGGTCTTGATAAACGCGCAAATAGATACGATTATTCTTTTTAATAAAAGTTCTACCATTTAATCGTTTATCTACAGCTATGATTTTATAAATCATACCTTTGTTCTTACTTCCATTAAAAAATACTTTTCTAAACATTGGAGTAACAGAATAAGAAGATAAATCTTCATACTGTGCCAACTTCCAATTCAAAGAATAGTTCATATTCTCCATTTCATCTACAAGACTTTGCAATTCTGCATTAACCTGTTTTCTAAGTACTTCGATTTCTGTTTTATCCAACACATCTAATGGATAAAATTCAGTATCATTAAAACTTTCCGTAACAGAAAAATCCCATAATATATCTTTGTAATATGTACGTTCTATTTTTGTTCCTGTGTATCCGTATTCAATCTGATAATTTTCAGCGTTTTCAAATACATATCCTGTATTTCTTGAAATAATAGATTCTACTTTTAAAACAGGCTGGTCAGGCAAAACAATATCATGACATGGTATTCCTTCATATCCATCCGCTTGTCCTATACCTGTTTTATATGAAGTGGTGACAGAATATGATAATGTTTTTGTTTGTGGCTGTTTACCACGCACCCAAATATCTACCATTCCACCACGACCATACACATAAGAATTAGCAGAATTAATAAATCCACCATCACGAAACATAATGTCATCACCTGCACCAACAACTACAGCGTCATTGACATTATCTTTTTGTATTACCCATTTTAAATAACCATTTTTCGTACAAATTGACGCACCTAAAACGGCAAGCATAATACGCATTTGTAATGATGAATCAGATTCAGCATCTTCTCCTCCATTACATGATAATGGATTTGATATTGCAACAATTCCATCTAACGTTTCACCATACGTTTCAGAAATTGCGTATGCATCAACATTACCAATTTTTCCTGCTATATCGCATTCTACTTCTAGCTCAACAAATTTATATCCTGTGGCTTCATCAACTAATCCTGAATTGTAAATTTGTCTTGCAGACATATAGGCAGAATCTAATGTTTTAAAAACCACTTGTGTTGAAGTAGAAGAACCCTGTGTTGCAATTTTAAAATTCACAGGAATAGAGATTTCTTCAGGTAACATATCAACAGTTAAATTCGGACGATTGGAATTTGTTACATAAAATCGTACGCGACCATGTGACTTTTTTGCCCCACGACGAAATGTAAAATAATTCATTCCTAATCTATCTAAATCATATCCTGTTGCTGTTAAAATGGATTGATTTAATTCCATTAGCTTCATATCAATATAGGCAGAAGCTAATTCATCTGCTTGCGGGCAAATCAATACATCCGATACGAACGTACCTGCTTTTGTATCTACTCGTTCGTCTTTATCGTGTATATTATTTCTAATTGATTGTCTTATTTCATCATATGTTCTTTGTCGAATCAAACTATTTCACTCCTATAAAAGTATTGCTTGATTCAAAATTTCATTTGATGTGTTTTTTATGGTAACATCAATATCATATCCAACAACATAATCCTTTATGTCAATTGATTCAACGCCTAAAAGCACTTCGTCATTTGTCATATTTCCGTATTCTTCTTGTTGTGATAATTGCAAATGTCTTAGATACTCTAAAGACATTCTTATCATTACTTGTAACTTTGAACCAGTTAATTTATCTCGTTTTGTTCCGATTAAATCGTGTAATTCGCTTCCCCAACGTAAGAAGAATAAATTATTTCCTCTTACATCATTAATTATTTTTAACATTTCTTGTTGTAATTTAATCGTACCTGTTACTAATTTTGCTTGACCTTGCAAATCGTACGAAATGTCATAATAATATCCTTTGCCCCCACATTTCGGACAACGTTCAACGATATATTGTTTACCACCTGTGAAGTGGTCGCATTGTGTAAATATTTTAACGTCTACTGACATATAAATTCACCTTAGTTACTATCATTTCTACCCGCATTGTTATTGTATGCAGGAGCATTAACATTAACTGCACCGCTCGATGTCATTCCTACAGATTCTTTATCGATACTAATAGCACTTCCACCTTGTACTTGCATATCAACGCCTTGTTCTTTTAGTGCAATAGAAGAAGAACCTTTCGTTTGCATATACACACCATCTCGTTGGATTCTTATACCTGTTTCACCAACCATTAGTGTTAGCATTCCATTATCTGCATCCAATTGTATTGCAACTCTCGAATCTGCATTAGCTGTTTTACCGCCTGATGAATCATCTAAATCTTGTGCGCCTTGTTTTGCTTTTGCAATAATATCTAATTTATTCGACCAATGCCAATGGATATAATTATTTCCCCAACCTTTTATACAAACCTCACCTGGTAATAACGGTGGGGTCATTGCCATATATTTTTCCACTAAAAATCCTAATATGTATGGGAAATTTTGTTTACCAAACCCAATAATTACTTTTGAACCAACAGGCGGTAAATAATTCATGCCACACCAATTATACGCATTAGCAAATATAAAAGGATAAGTCAATGGAACAATAGGTCTAGTATCACTGTTAGCGAATTCATTATATGTTCTATCTTCAGCAGAATAAGAAATTGTTTTATTTATTTTCTTACCTGTTCCATTTGGTTGTATTGCGCCAACATTTAAATCGTTATATCGCAAACATACAGTTCCTAAATTATCATTGATTACTTGGTCTATTTCTAGTGGGTCTTTACTAATCGGTGATTTTATCCCTTTTAACGGATTTTCAATCGTTGCTACACGCAACTGAATTGCATAATGTTCCTCTAATATATTTCTATTTTTGTCCAATGTAATCGTAGAAGCCGCTGGCGGTATCATTCTTTGAACAGGCGTATCATCATTATCTCGCATTAATGATACTGCACCATCTAATTGAACACCTGCTGTTGCCATTTAAACACCATCCTTTCATTCTAAAAAAAGAATAGCACAACTAGGCTGTGCTATTCTAATATCTATGGAATTAGTGAATATTCTTAACATTTTCTTTATTTGGTTGTTCTACTTCTGAACCGATTGCTTGTGATTGATTAGCAACAACAGTAGCATTTTGTAATTTTTGTGAACCACTATCAGATTTAATTTCTTGTGTTGTTTTTTGTTTCTGTGATGATTTCATCTTTTTCATCGTAGAACCAAATCCACTTTCTATAGCGGCAACTATAGGTATATATTCAAACACTTTACCAATTAACCGTAAAATAAAATCGTACAAAACAAGGTAGGTGAAATCTTGTCACAATTTCAGGTGTTACGGAACACCTATATCTACGAATTTCTTACACTGTTTCTCTTGTAAACAAGGGAGTACAACAGTTTTGGAAATTCATTGCCTTATCATATTCCAATCAGGTAGGAGTGTATGAATCTCTTGGAACAAACAGTCTCCTGAACTGATTTTTCTTTGTTTTTGTCCTTAACAACAACAATCTCCACACCATGAGCTTTAAACATGGATTCTAAGTAATGAAAACCAAATCTTGTTAAACGGTCACGATAGGTAACAAATACTCGATTGACCTCATTATTTTCGACCATGCGTATAAGTTCCTGTATTTTTTTACGTTTATCATTCAGACCGCTACCAACCTCTTTGAGAACAATAGGTTTCTGTAGGTCGTTGCAATTTTCAATAAGAAACATTGTTTGTCTGTCCAAATCTCCATTGGTTTTCTGTTCGTTGGAAGAAACTCTTATATAAATCACATCATACTTGGCAGTTTTATCATTATGAACAAGAATTTTTAAGGAGTCTAGGTAGTTAAGTAAATCTTCCCTTAATACAACTCGTCTACCTGTTTCTGTTCTTTTGATAGGTAGTTTACCTTGCTTATCATAATTCTTAATTGTAGAATAGCTAACATTAAGTATTTTCATTATCTCTGCTGTCTTATAAGCAGGTTTTATAAAATCACTTTTTTTATACATAGAATAATACCTCAAATAACATCTTCTCTTATTATATAAAACTATTTTTATTCTGTCAATATAGAAATAGTACAAAACAGTACATTTATAATACTATTTTGTACTATTTTGAGAATCTACTATTTAACACGCCAATACTATTGTCGATTAACTTTGCCGCCACTTGTTCACTTGTCCAATCGCTTGATTAACTAATTGATTTGCTATACCACTTAATTTACTGCTAGCAATGCCTTTTGCTAATCCTTCTTTTTTATCCATAAACGAACCAATATTAACACCTGCACCTGTACGTTTCGCATTATTATTTTTCGCAGAAGTTTTAACACCTTCTAGTTCCTTTTTTTCTTTTTGTTGATTCGCTTCATCTAATTGTCCTATTGTATCATGTTGTTGGTCGGCTTTTTGTATTTTTTCATTCTCAGGCTTTTCCGCACCATCAACACTTGCTTCAATATTGTTATCATCCAATGCTTTTTGCATTGCATCAGATACATAATCCCTTCTTGCTCCGACACTAGGATTTGATGATTTAAATGCATTAGTACTATTAGATAGTTTTGATTGCATTGATTTTTTATAGGATGTTTTAAAGCTATTATTCTTCCCACCATTTAATTTTGTATATTGCTCATTTGCAAAAAATCTTGACATCTAAATCACCTATTGTTAAATTTATATTTATTTGTCCCAATATTATTAAAATTATATTTGTTTGATGAAGATTTTTTATAATCAGAGAAACTACCTTTGAACTCACCTAAATTTGATGTACGCAAAGAATCTTTATAAGATGCTGTTTGTTGATTTTTAAACTTCATATTTAATTTTCCTGCATCTTTAATTGCTTTTTTACCGCTATCATCATTATATGTAATCGGTGTAGGCGTTTTCCCCAACTGTTTACCCAATGTACTATCTGTTGTTACTTCATCTGTTTGCGCTTGTCGTTTTTCAATAGATTGCGGAGTAGAAAGTTTGCCCATTGTTCCGTTCAATGATTCCATTACTTTGTGAATTCCATCCATTACCATAGCTACAGATGTTAGTTTACTAATAACACCAATTGCAGGTACTTGACCGACTAATCCCCCTAATTTACTCATGAATCCATTGGCTAATACACCTGCCGCCATAGACATAATTCCTTGTGCTAATTTATTTTTAGCATCTTTCATTTTGTCTTGTGCTTTTTGCTTGACATCACCGATTTTGTCTTTTCCTTTATCTTTTGCAGAATCCATTTTCTGTTGACGAGAATCCTTTACTCCACTATTTGAATTAGATGATTTCCTTTGTTCAGATGTATTCTTTTGCACTGATGCTCGTTGATTATTTTTAATTGGCTGTTGATTTTGCATCTGATTTTTTATGTGCATTTTTTGTGGTGATAAATTCATACCACCACCAAATCCACCGCCTATTCCTTTATAATCAGCTATATTCATTGCAATCACCTCAATTATTAACTATTGATGTTCTACGAGAATCTCGTTGTTTCCTTTCTTCGTCTTTCACTGTTGGAACATTTGTTTGTTTGTTTACCGTATCATTATTAGTAGCACCTGTTATCATTGATTGTGGTATATTTGTATCAGAAAATGCAATACTTTTATCTAAATACCTTGATATAGAATCACTACTTCCATTATCATGATAACCCTTCATATATTCTGCCATTTGATTTGCATTAACTGTTCCACCATTATGTGTAGACATTTCTCTATTTTTAAACAATACACTTTCTACACCATCAGGATTTATTTGTGCCATTGATACTTTTGTAAATCCTTTATCTATTGCGTCACCTTTGTAGCTTTTTGTTTCATTAACAGATTTAACAACATATTTATTACCATTGCTATCAATAGAAGTTTGGCTTTGTTGATGATACATTTTGCCATCATCACCTTTATAAAATATATCACTCATATCTGCACTAGACGGAGAAGATGTATATTCTTTCGTCGATTGAATCTTGCCATACATATTATCCCCTTCAATTTCAGTGATATATTTGCCATTTTCTTCATACTGTTTCTTTACCGCATTATCACCATATGTTTGACGTTCTTGTTCCGTTGTATCCACAGTTTGAGCATTCTCAGCAGAAGATGAACCATTATTATTCCAATTATCATTAGAATTTGTATCTACTGTTAAATTGTTTGGAATAATAATTTCATTGCCCATATTATCATGAAGCACTATATTAAATTGTGCATTATTCACAGCTAATGCGTTGCCAAATTTCTCAGGGTTTAATGCAATAACTGCGTTCGTAAATTCTTCAATCAATTTTTGCATTTTTGTTAATTTATCTTGCTTTGGCGGGTCATCTAATACACCTGATAGGAAATTTTCTTCTGTTCCTTGTGATAAAAATTGAACATCTTTCTTTTCGCTCTTTACATATAATCCATTAACTAACATATTATCTTGCATATCATATGCAATACTTTCATCTTCAGGTGTAACATTTTGTTCAGGAATTCCTGTGTCATCCCCACCTTCACGGACGAATACCCAACAAGTTTTCTTCGCATCAAAAATAAAATATTTATACGTAAATAACACTTTACCTCTTGAGGGTTGATTTGGATTTATTTGATATACTTTACCACTAACAACTGATGTTAAACGATTCCATTCTCTTGACTTTGCTGTACTATACACACCATCTTTTGCAGGATATACACTATCATCTTTTAATAAATTATCCACTAAATATGGGTCTTTATTATCTTCTTCTTTTGGTTCTTCAATTGCTACATCATGATTGACGCCAAAATCAACATTCGTATATTCAGCACTCATAATACTATCTTTTGTATCACCAGGCTTTATTTTATACGCATGTGTATTCCCTGTATATTTATTCTTATATTTCGTAATTTCTTTAATATCTGCACAAAATCCCAAAGCAGGGTCAAAAAATGCTTTATACAACAAAAGCATATAATCAATAGAAGAAGGTTTTCCCATCATTCTTCCACAAGACAATGTAAGTGTCATAGTAGATTCTTTTGAAACACCAATACTACGTGATACTTGTTCTACATAATAAATTGATTGCGCATCAGTATTCATTGCAACAACTGATGCAGGAACTCCTGAATAGTCAGAAGGTTTTGATGCTCCTGCTTTATGTTTTAATACAACATTTTTAGAGTTTGGTATTTCTTCATAATCACCTGTTTCATCAGCATTCGCAATTTCATCATCTTTCGCATCCTGCTGTGATTGTGCATCATTAACACCCGTTTGTCCTTGCAAATTACCTTGATTTGATTCTGACTGTACTTCACCTGTTCCTTGTGTTGTACCATCATCAACAATTACTTGTTGTTTGCCTTGTTCAGATTCTTGTTTATTTTTATCTGTATTATCCATTCGCCTAGATAAATAATCATACATATATGGCGCATTCAAATCATTTGTTATATCTTGTAATGAATCGGTATTCCCATTTGCACCTAATCTATTTAGTGCTGTTGCCGCATCTGAATGATTTCCTTGTGGAGATAATGGTTCATCAGGGTGTTCATCATAAGCAAAAAATCGAATAGGATTTCCTACTTTAATGAAAGAATCTTCTATCATTGATAAAGTAGCAGATTTTCTGCGAGCCATTGACATTGCTGTAAGCATAAAACCGAGCAAGTGAGCGTTCTCTTTGTTACCCATATATGGGAACGAATAAGGTGTTTGCATCGGTCTACAACCGAATCTTAGCATTGAAGCTATATCAGGGAATACACGTGATATTTTGATGAGTGGACCACCTTTATCAAAAATACCAAAATCCCCTTCAATGTTTACCTCATACATATTATAAATCTGCTTATCTGAATCTGTAAGACTAAAAGAAATAATATATTCCTGTGGTATTTCAGGAATTAAAGCATCTGTCATTTCAGATAATGTTGTATCATAATATTGTCTTGCAACCGCTTCATATTCTTGTTGCGTTTTATGTCGTGCTGTTTTACCATTGATTACATTTCCATTTTCATCTAAATATTGTGTTGTTGCATATTTTTCATTATTAACATCAATCTCACCAATGGATTTTTCCATTTCATCAGCACTTCTACGAACATCCCCTTCTTTCATTGTTCCATTCGTAGTTCTATTTAAATCAATAGTTATTTCTTTTCCATAACATTTATAACAATCGTTTAACCCTAATTCCCCTATACCCAACTGAGCCTGTGCCTGTTGCTGTATATCCCATGCTAAACGACTATGATTTAAATGTTCTTCTGCTACAGAACCGAATGTATCCCCTTCTTTGAATGTATAGCGCACGGTATTATTAGAACCTGTGTTCCAATATGGATTGTGTGTTCTTTGTTGTGCAATTCTTCGTGCTAATTCTTGTGTTTCTGTTGCACCATTCATAAACCATGACATTTGAGTATAATCAGCGTTCATTTTATTATCTTTATCGCCATTATAATATGCCATTGTTTCCATAGCTCGTTGATAAAGATATTCTTTCGCGGCAGGTGTTAATTGTCTACGAACAGATGCCGCATTTTTTGCCGCTTCCACTGAATCATCATCTGTGCTTTTTGCCGCTTCTTGATTCATTGAATCTTGTAACGGTTCTGTGTTTGAAGAATAAAACGGTTGAATATTATCAATGTCAATATTACCTAACATTCCACCATCTAACTGTTCAAATCCCATATTGTTTTTAACTAATGTATTTGCGCCTAATGCATAGTTAGGTACTTTCAAAACAATATTTCCTTCTTCATCAGCAAAAAATTCAAGAAGTAATTTTTTCGCCGCATCTCTACATTCTTGCAACCGTTTCATCATTGCACCATTAAATAATGTAGACGAATTAGAATTTTTTAATTGATATACAAATGGTGGGAACATAATTGGTTCTATACGTTCTTTTAAATACCATGTAGGTATACCTGCATCTTTACAAAGCTGTGTTATAATTTCACACACAGGTTTCCCTGCAAACACATTCGTTAATGATAAATATTTCCATGCATTTGTTAATACTTCTTTTTGTGCATCTGTTGCATTTTCAGCAGAGCCATAAGCACCTAACATTTGCGATACCATATATGGATTAAAAATTTCAAATGTACCAAAATGTTTTCTATCTTGCGCAGAATATCTTAAATCCAATCCTTGTGAACCGCTCGCACCAGGTGTCATTGTTGGATTCAATGTTACATAAGATAAATCTAACATTTTTAATTGGTCTGTTGCAGAAATGTTTATTGTTGTTCCTGCTGTTTTACCACTAGAATAGTTTTTCTTAACATCGTCAATATAACCAAAGAAAATTTGGTTCATTTTGAAGTCACCCGTATTAGGGTCACGTTCAAAATTTGATTTACCAAATACCCAAACTTCATCCATTGGCTCAAAATCACATTTTTCTGCAATCTTTAATCCACTATATACTTCATCTTGACCATTATCCATTTGATTTTGTGAATCCGCTGTTGCACCTTCAATTGGCAATGTTAAATCATATTCTATACCGTTACTCTGCATAACATGAACATTACCTGTTAATCCATCAGGATTTTTTCTTGTTTTCATTGTAACGGTTACGCCTTTTGCCGAGGGATGTGGAAAAGATTTCGCATCATCACGATTCCAAATATCGCCTTTTCTTGCTTCATTTAGAATCATATTGTTTACTTCTACTTTTTGGCGTTCAGTATAAGCTGTATTACTCCCAACACTATTATTGTTGACACCCATTGCATTATTAGAATCATTAGATAATTGAGCATAATTATCAGGAAATTCATCACTAACCATTTCATCAACTGTTGGTGCGCCATACGTTGTTACAGAAGATTCTTCAAAACAATAAATAAATTGTGCTCCTTGAATATCAATCTGACACGTACCTGGCGAACCATTAATAGAAATGTTTGTTCGCAATCCTGTGAATGTATCTACTTTATAACTACGAACATAATTACCATCATCTTTTGTTGCATCTTCATTATCAATCTGTGAATCTGCATTTGCGGCATAGAATAATTTCTTTCTAATTAGAACAACATAATCTTGTTTAAAATTGACTACTTTTAGGTTTCCACTACCTGATGCATATTGTAACTGAACACCTTCAAGTTTCTTTGTATCCGTATATTTTTGAAAAGTAGCACCTGTCATAATGTCTCTGCCAACAGACATTACATTGCTTCCACCTAGCGTATATCCTCTAGTGAATACACCACCATTAGCGGCTACACCTTCGTTAACATCAGCCGCTTTCATATTTTCAGTTTTTGATTGTGAATCTGCTTGATTTTTGCTGATATCTTCATTTTCAGGCACAATATCACTACCTTTCTATTTATTCTTCACTTTTCTTTTGTTTTGGTGTCAGCATTTTACCAATAACTTGTCCTGCCACAGCAACACCTAATAATTCTCCCAATGATGCTCTACCACCACTAGGATTTGATTGCGGTGCTTTATCAATTTTTATTTGTCGTGTAACAGTAAATGACATATCATAATAAATTAATGGCGTACTTGCTTTTCTGTTATAATTAAAGTTATCAAAGTGTCCTATATACACTCTATCATCAAAATATATAATTACTTGACGTGGACGATACAAGTCTGTCAATTCATCTTCAATATCAGACCAATTTTGACTTGCTTTTTGTTTGTCAATCGTATGTCTTTGATTAAACGACTGAACACTAGCGACTAACTGATTTAATTCCGTTGCCGCCATTCTGCCTATGGTATAATAATTACCACTTGTACCAACTAAAGGCATATCATAATATTCCGTAGACGATGTGTTTGTTGGACTGTTACCAGTCAACATTCCTAATATTCCTGCAAAGAAGTTTTTTGTTCCATAGTTTAATTGTCCCATAATTGCATTAATATTATCATTGCGCGGACTATTACCAAATAATCCCATTACCATATCTGCGGCTAACGCATTTTTTATTTGTGATGATGTAGTAGAGCCTAATCCATTGTTTAGTGATGATACAACTGTATTGAAGTATTGTCCAAAAGCAGTAGCACTACCTGTTGTCATTTGAGCAGAACCCATTAGATTTTTTAATGTACCCATAGCCGAATTAGATAACTTATTCTGACTGTTTTCATTAAACATTTTATTGAAACTACCACTAATACCTATTGCAGAATTAGATAAAGCATCAAATAAATTAGCATTAGACCTTCCACTAGACGTTTTGTTGCCAAATATTCTTGAGCCTAATGATTTGCTTCCATCACCTGTATAACCTAGTGCATCCGTAGCAGTACCAATTACTTTACTTAAATAATTTCCTACCTTCCCACTACCTTTTAATCGGTCTAACATATCACCAATTGGTAAATCGCCACCATTTAGACTTCCACCTGTCAGAGATGTAATTTGATTCGTATGAACAGTAGACACTGATATGTTTTGATATTTTAACAAAGCACCTGAATTAAAGTACACTTGTTCTAATGCTTCAATACCACGCATTTGTGCATACCCAACAGTACCAGTTATTTTCATTGTCCATACATCGTCACCATAATGGTGAAAATATATACCGCCACGTGTATAAACCTTTTGTTTTACTTTTGCGGTATTCATAGATAAATTTTCAGGGTTAATATACATGACAATTTCTTTTTTTTCTGTTGGTGTTTGATAATACTCTAATGACATAGGTATACGTTCTTTTAATGACATATACCTATCTGATGCCATTTGTGCTAAACCTAAATTAGATGTTAAATAGTTATTATATCTTGCAAAATTTTGCATATACTGTCTTGTATTGACAACATTTGCAAGGCTTCCCATTAGAGTGCCAGGCAAATCAATCTGTGCATTATTACCTGCTACTTGTAACATATTCGATGATTTTTCGCCAGTAAATTTATTAAATAATTTACCTAATGCGCTTCCTAATACAGCACCGCCAATTCCTGCAACAACTGTATTCACTCTTGCTGTTGTTGAACCTGCTCGATTTGTTACTGTATTTGAATTGCCTTTTGGTACATTATTCCTAAAATCATATCCAACATTGTTCGGAGATAAATTTACATTATTACTTAGATTCCGATTTGAATTAGAACCGAAATCATATCCGTTATTATTGTTTAAATTCCTGCTTTGTCGCATTGCTTGATATTCAGAAATATTCATTTAATACAATTCATCTCCTTTAGATTGCAACTTGGTCTACATCCTTGAAATACGTTTTCGCATCCATACCATAATCCTTTAATGCATCCTCCAACACTTCACGTAATTCACCTAAACTTTTTCCTTTTTTCAATCTACCCATAATTGTAAGGTGTGCAATATTCGATTCAGTAGCACGTTGTTCTGCTATTCTTCGCGATTCGTCATCAACAATCTGTTTCATTTTTTCTTGTTCTTCTCTTTGTGCTTTAATGTTGGCTTCTTCTGTAGCTCTTACGGCTCTGTCTGTAGCATTTTGTGCCAAATCATTTTTCTTTTCATTATATGATTGCCAATGCGACTGCATATTACGTTGATTTTGTAGTGAATTGAATTGGTCGCGCACGGATACAAATTTTTGTGATGTATCTACATACATACCATTTATAATTGCACCTTTTTGTCCTTTAGGAGGAGCACCACCCATTGCTTTTTGGTAAGAAGCAATATTTGAATCATATACTTCCTTCAGTGTTTGTGGTTTAGCTTGATTAAATTTTATTCCTGCTTGTGCATTATTAGCTACACCTTGAACCCCTGCCCCTCTTGCCATTGCCAATCCACTTCTAAACAGTTTTAAATAATGGTTTACATCATCTGTAAAGTATCCTTTCGCTTTCATCTGTAAAACGAATGCTTCAGGATTATCAGACATTGCCGCCTGTTTCAATATAGCACGAGATTCTTCATCAGCAAATGCTACAGTGTGATTTGCTAATGCTTCTGCACCTTCTTCAGTAGTAGCATACCAACCATACTCATTATATTTACCTTTTGAACCACCATAAACTGTATTACCATAGTTATGCAACTGCTCAGAAAGTTCCCATAATCCATTACTTTCAAGATAGAAGAATGCTAAAATATAATCTACAGGTATACCTGTTTTTTGTGATACAATTTGTGCTTGATTAATAGCATCTTGTGGGAACGCATTTTTCCCATTCGGGTCTGCAACAATAGGTGATGTATCAGGTTTTTCTATGCCATCGTTAAATTCGGTATTTTCTTCATACATCCATTCTTGGTCGGAATTTACATATTCTTGTGCTTTTCTTGTACGATAATGATTGATTAATTCTTCTTTCCATTCATAATAGTATTTACTCCATCGATATTTGATTTCTTCTTTTTTCGCTTTGACTTGTTCGTTACTAATATAACGTGATTGTCCTGAATTTTTATCAATCGTTTTTAATTCTGCTGTCACCTGTGCATTTAATTTAGTTTCATCGCCATTCAAATATTCGACATAACCAACAATTCCTGACAATTCATCTTGTTCTGAATTTAGTTTATATCGCATATCTGTGTCAGTTTCAGATTCTAAATCTTCTTCATTATCCTGATACTTTAATAATGCTTCTGCTTTAAACCAATCTTGAGCAACGCTTTCATCACCTAAAAACTGTTCTTGAATTTGTTCTTCAATGTTATCACGTACTTCTTTTTTTAGACGTTTTCTACCATCTTTCGATGTATACCCACCACCTTTACCATTTCCTGCATTATTACCATTACCTCTTGTACCAATAGATGCTAATGCAAGCACTTGTGCCAATGAAAGTTTTGCGGTAGATAGTGTATGTACCATTTCAGCGAAAATCTGTTTTTCTACTTCATTTAGTTTTTCATATTTTACACCGTGTTCATCCAAATATTGTTTGAAATATTCACTCTGCGCAGAATCAGTAGCCATTAATTTATAAAAACTTTTTGCATCAATTTCAGCAGTAGAACTCATCATAATATTAAACGGTGTTGTATTTACTTTTTCTTTTGAACCATTACCGTGTGTAAACCCTAATGATTCTTTAATATTACCTGACAAGAAACCAATTGGGTCTACTCCTAATCCTTTTCCAATAAATCCACTAAGATATGGTAAATATTGTAACACTTTACCATAACCACCTGGTGCAAGTGACAATAGTTTTGAAGCACCTTCTATAATAAAAGTGTCAACCAATGCTCCACCTATCATATCTGATGTAGATTGTTCTTCATCGCCATCCATCAAATCAGCACCAATACTTAATGCAAATGTAGCCGCAAAACCTTTAATAAATCCACCTCTTGTTAATGGTTTTTCTAATGGTTCTAATGGTGGGATAGGAGAAAATGTAGGTGGTTTAATTTTTGGTACTTTATATTTGTGATATAAACTTTTTGCATTTAATGCAAAATACCCTAACATTGTAGCTGTTGCCACATCTGCTGTTCCTGCATTATTAATTAGCCATTTCGATATAGAAGTATTTCCAATTATTTCATATTGTGTTCCATCAGGATTCTTGATTCTCATTTTTGCAGAACCATCTCTTAGCATTTGTAACCATGTATTTGCATTTTCATCATCAGATTTTGTTGTATAATCTTCTGTAGAAGCCGCTTCTGATGTACCTGAGAACATCATTGATGATAACAGCGTACCTGCTGTTAAAATCATACCTGCTTTCCCTTTTCCTTTTGGTAAAAAGTTTTTAGCCGCTTTAATAATATTTCTTGCACGTCCTGATGATGCAGATTTAGAAGCAGACTCTATTAATTCATTTTGTTTTGCAATACTACCTGCATTGTTCCAATTACCAAATGCACGTCTTGCAGAATATCCACCTAATTTATATAATCCATACCCACCCCCAAATGCTAAAGCGGCAGATAAAATTGGATGAGAAATCATAAATCCACCAATAGGATTATCTTCCATTTTTTCTCTAAACTTTTTTAGTTTTTCAGGTAGTTCAGCCAACAGTTTTATAAATTCTACTGCATGCGTATCCACATAATTAATTGCAGATTTAATCTTATCAGCTAATTCTTGCATACCTTTGTTGTGGCTACCAAAGGATTCAGAAATTTTATTTGCTGACGCAATCATATTTGCTTTATTCTTTTGTTTCTCACCTAACAATTCAGATGTTGCTTTTAATTGCTTTTGGAAATCTTTTAGTGAATCTTTTAGCTTTTCATTTTTTTCTAATTCTTCATCTTCTGCACCCTCTAAGAATTTACCTAAATTCTCAGTATCACCTGATGCCGCATATCCTGATAAGATATTTGATTTATTCATATTAAATCCCATATCCATAAAGTTTTGCATATACAAAAATTTACGCATAGACGGGTCATCTGTCATCATACCAGTAATATTTAATTTCGCCATCATTTGTTGACCTATCATTTTTTGACGATTCCCTATTGGGTCGCCATTTTCATCATGTGTCAACATATTCATTGCCATAGCGTAGAATAAATCAGGTGCTTGCCCTGTCATTACAGCGTATACAGAATTAGATTTATTTAAACTCCATGAATTTTGCACATTTAATACTTGAGTTTGCATATCTGTTGCATCTTCAACGCGCATACCTGTAGAAATCATAAACCCGATATTAGATATTGCATTCCTACCTGCAAACCCTAAATGCCTAAACAAAGTACCCATACTACTCATTGTACTTATATATTTTTCAATAGGTATATTGGCTTTCCGTGCATTATTCATAACAATATTAATTTGTTTCACAGCTTCTTGAGCACTTTCTTTATTCACTTTATAAAATGAATTCATGAACTGTGTAATTGTACTATCACCAATTCCATATAGCTGTGAAGGAAGAACCATCTGCTTTGTAATATAATTTAAATCTTGAGCACCTTCATTAGCAGATTCACCATAAGCACCGCCAACACCTTTTACTAAACTACGATATAAATTTGTCGGTGCATTGAAATCAATCATTCCATAAGATGATTGATATAAGTCTTGACCTTGATTATATACTCTATCAAATGAATTTAAATCACCATCTGCTCCCATTGATATATTGGAAATATAATTTCCATACATCATCGCTCCGTTGTCATTGGCGCGTTGTTCGGTCATGTTTTTCCAATTATTTAATGAAAGTAATCCACCTAATCCTAAAAATCCTAATCCCGTACCTAATATTTTACCAGGGGATAAAAGTGATTTAAATAACCCTTTTGTTTCTTTTAATGATTCATCATTTAATGCTTCGTCAATATCTTCTTTTTCTTTTTCTAACTCTCTAATTTGTTTTTCTAATTCTTTTAATAATTTAGAATCAGGGTCAAATCGAGATGTTGCTTGTATTTGTTTATATGTTCGTTTTATCGCACTTTCAATACTATCGCGTATATCTTTTGCTGTTTGTTTGTCTGATACTGTACCACGCTTTAATTGACCTTTGTCTATACCATGTGATAACGCAATTAAAGAATCATTGTTTGAAATTAACGGTTGCGTAAATCTTCCTTGTAGCACATCATCTTTGAATAAACCGAATTTATCCGCACCGCTAAATTTAGATACGTTATTTTCTTCCCCATGAATCTCACTGACAATATTGTTATATGACTGCGTATTCATATTAAACTGAGCATATAAATTTTGAAAATCTGAATTGTTTAAAAATCCAACACCATTCAAATTTCTCATCATATATTGTTCATAATTTGTTCCATGTGTAGAAAAAGCATTTGCGGAATTTTTTAAAATATAATCTGAATATGCACCATCTTGTGTAAAATTACTGTGCTGTTGTGCTAATGCTTGAATTTGATTATCAATATAACTTTCTGTTTGTTGTTTAATATATTTAGCGGCAGATTCAAACGACTGTTCGACAATATTAATTCCATCAATAAAAGCGTTTTCAGATGATAAGTTAGAATAAACATTATAAACATTATTTATATAATTTTTATATTTATCTATTTTTGCTTGATATTCTGCAATGGTATTAAAGTTAGAAGGGTCAACAAATTGTTTGTTTTGTTCATTTAATGTAAGCGTTTGTTGAATTAATGATTCTAGCCCTTGTGCAAATTGTGAAGAATCGCCTGATATACGAGAACTTGCCAACATATTTGGTATAGAAGCAAGCATAGCTTTTACTTCTTTATATGTATGAAGATTCACGTTCATCAACATATTATTACAATCAGATTGTAATTGTTTTATCAATCCATCAATCTGCCTATTTGTATCTTGTAATTGTCTTGTTTTTTCCGCATGGGAAATATTTAAACTATTTATATCAATCGTTTGATTTTGTTGATTTTTAGAATATGTAGCTTGTACGATAGCATTTGTTAATTTTTCTTGCTGATTTATATACTCGCGAACAGATTGCGACATATTTTCTAGTTCAATCGCAATTTCTTGTTCTGTTTTATGAAGTGATTCTTTTAGATTATTAAAACCGCCGAGAACAGATGTTAAATACTCTTGTAGTGTATTGAAATCCTTAAAACGGACAGAAACAAAAGAACGATATAGTTCATCCAATACCGTGTTTTGTTTATTTAACATAGAAGGTATAATATTCGTATCACCAATTTGTGTTTCACGTAATATTTGTTCTAACTGTGATTCTGACTTTCGATAACTAATCAATGCATCAAAAACACTTTTTAGCCCATCATATGTATTTTTTGTATTATCATCATACAAAGATTTAATTGCGTTTGTTGTTGTTTTTGCAATATCTTCTAGTGTCTGATAATCTTCTTTGATGTTCTCAAATACAGAATCCAACTTATCAGTATCTAACAATTTATATCACCAAACCTTCTACTTGTGCTAAAAATAAAATAAAAAGAAGCAGACTGAATATACAACTCTGCTTCTTTTTGTGATTACGCATCAATTACATCATTATCTGATTCTTCCACTGATTCTTCTTCTGAATTTTCTTCTTCTGATTCATCTTCTTCTTGGAATTTATCGTCCCGCTTATGACGAATACGTTCAAATTCATTATATAGAACACCAACAACAATTGGACTAACAGATTCTAACAGCTTATTCTTTTGCTCTAATGTAAGCTCAATTCCGTTTAGGGATACAAGAGCATATCGTAGAACTTCTATCTGCATACCATAAAATCTAGTAGCACCATCCTCACGATATTGTTTACTCTTATTTAGAACAGAAAGATATTCTTTAGAAGAAATCGGACGAATGCCCCATTCCTTCCCATACTTTTCAACGATTTCTACATCATCATCGACAATATCTGCAATAAGACCATCTATCAGCTTATCATTTTTATTTTTAGCCATATAAGGAAACTCCCTTCAAATACTTAATTTATCTATTATAGATATATCTTACTTACCGTTAAATATCACATGCTATAGTCTGGTTATCGAAATATTCTGTAACAATATCTTGTACTTTTTCAACGATTTTTCTTATTTTTTCTGTTTTCTGTTTTTTCATAGAAAACATTTGTTCAGCATCTTCTATTGTTTGTATTGTATCTTGTTGTTGATTTAGATATGCTTGTGACGCTTTTGCATCACCTTCATTTGATACTGTACTTTGCCACATTTGTTGATTTTGCGCATTAAGATTTTCGCGTAAAGACTTGATAGAATCTTCAACAGAAATAAATTTTTGATTTGCGTCAATATACATACCATTGACAATTCTTCCTTTTGTTTCCTTTACTGCATCACCTATATTACGCATTGTTTGTTGATATGATTTTATATTTTGTTCATACGTATCTTTTAATGTTGCAGGTTTTGATTGCACATTTACATTTGGTGTTGCGCGGCGTGCTCCAGGCGTTATATTTCCTGTCGCATTATTAGTAATTAATTTACCACCAACGCCACCTTTAGAAAAAGATAAGTCATAGTGGTCGCCCTCATCACCTGCGGCAACTCCATATTTATTCAGTAATGGCAACAATACATCAATATTTGCAGAGTGGTCGATATCTAATTTCCAACCACCACCATGTCCATACTGACTATCAGCATGAATACCTTCTTCTGCGCCACCTGTGATTGTCAAACGTTCACCTGTTTGTTGATAATATTGTTGACCGATTTCATTCATTACATCTTTAACTTGTTGTTTAACATTTGTTAAATTAGTCGCGCCTGGTCTTGATTCATATTTAATAAAATAATCAGAACTAAAACCATCTAATGAAGTATCACCTGTCCATTGCGAAACACTCTGCGCCGATGCAACAGGACTAGATACACCACCATTTCCTGTTAAAGTAAGATTTCCTTTTTCACCTGTTGCTAATCCTGCTTTTACAAGATAATTAGATGATTCTTCAGGCAAATGATTCTGCCAATCGGCTAAATCAAATGCATCGTGGTTAGGTCCCCAGTTATATCCTGCTAGGGCTTTTGCTTTGTTGCCATTAAATTGGTCTAATAATTGACGATAGTAATAAGCACCTGCAAATATATTCCCACGTGTCGTATAAATATCATACCCTGTTCCGTGGTCTGATGTATTCTGCATAATACCTGTTGCACCTACACTATTTGTACCAACATCAGCATTCATTCCTGATTCAATATTCGCAATGACACACAAATCTTCAACATGTACACCATATTTTTGTGCGGCTTCTTGCATCATTTGTGCTGTTTCAGGGTCTTTTTGTTGTAATTGTTTCCATAAATCAGCACCACTAGCCATTGAACCACTATAACTATTTGATGAAGTTACTTGCATCGATGATACATATTGTGACGCATTAGAAATCGACATTTTGTAATCGCCATAAATGGTTAAAAATTCTTGAAATTTATCACGCCATATACGCTTTTCTCTTTCGGTCATATCTTCAAAATGAACACCATTATCTTCTAATGATGCAATCATATCTTGTGTCAATTGCTTGTTCGATACTGAAATAGAATTAGCTCCACCAATTGTAGCATTTGTTCTACCATCAATCGCACCCATAATACTTTCTAAACTCATTCCATCATTTTGTATTAGTTCCCCGTTGCCACCAACTAACGGTGATGCTTCTGCTTTCTTACCGAAAAATGAACCAATTGTATCAACGATTGGGTCATGAACAACAGAAGATAATGCCATACCACCAACAGCACCAAACACACCAAAATTTTTTGCTAATCCTCCAATAATAATAGTATCTACACCTGCACCAACCATTGTTTCAAAAACAGATTCATCAGCATCACTTGTCAACAAACTCAATAACACATTAACGCCATACATTTTAGCAATAGATTTTGCTGTCCCACGATTTTTTAATTTTGAATATCGTCTTGCTACTTTCGCTCTGTATTGTGCATCTATCAAACGATTTTGCCGTCTAATACGAGCATTTGTTCTTTTTCTTTCTTTATAGGCTTTAACTTTTTCTTGATATGCTTTTATTAAATGTTGATACCTATGAATAACAGCTTGTGATACTTTTTTATTTTTTGCTAATCTACGCTCTAATGTTTTTAATTCTTTTGATTTTTGTGGATATGCTTTGTGCGGACTAGTAGCTTTTTCTTGCACATCACTAAACAACTTATCAAATCGTTTTACTGTACGATAACTTAAAAATGATTTTGTAAACATATAAGCAAGAATTGGTGCTCCACCTGCTACCATAACTGATGTGATTGCACCTGCAAATGATTCTTGTGTATCTTCTACTTTTTTACCTTTTAATACTCTTGCTAATGCTTTACCATCGGATAACATTCTTAATAATACTTGCCCGCTATCTACATCTGCTCCTTGTGCATCTTGTGCCATTAATCCTGCTTCCATATTATATCCACCGATTAATGAACCTGCACCTGTCATCGCCAACATTCCATTAAATTGTTTTGTTGTTTTACCTGTTCGTAATGATTTTAGCCCTTCTGTAGCTAATTTTCTCATTCCATATTTAGATAACGCAACAGCGGCAACAGTACCGCCCATTGTTAAAAACGGATGTTCTGCGAATGTATTCAATAATGTTTTTCCCATTGGAGAATTAAAAAATCCACCTGCACGAGAAATTAATCCTGTCATTATTTTTGTATATGAACCAATGACTTGTCGTAACATTTTTTCTGCCTGATTCATTTGTTTCCCTAATACGGTTTCAAACAAATTAGCTAAACGATAAAAATATGTGCTAAATTTACCATGAATTTTTTCCATTTCACTTAACTGTTCAGCAGATTTCTTTAACTGTTCAGTATATTCTCTTGTTTTCTTTTCAGGAGCGTCATCTTCTTTTAATTCATCATATCCTTTTAGTTTTGCTTTTACTTCATCTATTTTACCTTCATTGTATAACTGTGTTAAAACAGATGATTGTTTCATGGTATACCCTTGTTCCATTAACTTGTTCATCATATCGGTAGTACCTAATGGGCTTCCTTCACCCCATCTACTACCAAAAAATGTACTTTCTTTGAACAATCTATCTACCATTGTATCATAATAATTATCATTAACAGAGCCATCTGAATTATGTGAAAGATATCCTTTTGATATAATATCGAATGGATTTAATTCTTCATCATTCATAATTCCCCAAAATAGACTTCTCCCCCAATCCTTTGACATTTTATTTGCCGCCTGTGCTGTTTGCTGTGTCATTTCTTGCGCATCTTCAATACGTAATCCATGCCACCCTGCAATTGAGGTTATTGAATTTAATAATACTTTAGAATTAACGCCTAATACACGCATTCCTTCTGACATGCCATTAATAACAGACAATGTTTTTTGCATAGGAATATTTGAACTAATTGCATATCCCTCTAATGCACGCAATTTAATCATTGCTTCACTAGCAGACATACCCATATCTTTATAGAATGTTTTCAAAAATCTTTGCATTTCATCATCTGATAAACCAAACAATAATTTATCAGGTAGAAGATTTTTTGTAAAACTATCAAAGTCTGCTCGTGGAGAACCACCACCATAATGTCCTCCAACATTTTTTGAAAGTTTTTTATAGAAATCAGCCGCTATATTTATTCCTGCATTTCCATAGGTCATATCAAAATATTCAATTGGTATACCAAAAGATAACATTCTATTATGAGCAGAATTAATATCTAAACCCATTGATAAATCAGCAATCGATGAACCATACGCCATCTTGCCAAACTGATTCATGTCGTCTTTTATTTTCATAAATGTTTGACGTGGGGATAATAATGCGCCTACACCAAAAAATCCTAACCCACCAATTAACAAACCTGTGGCTTTATTTTTTAATGTTTTTAATGCACTTATTGCTTTTGACACACCATCCAACGAGTATTTAATATCATCAATGCGTTTTAAGTGTTCTTCAATACTTTTCTTTTGTTCAGTAAGTAATTTATATTCTGTATCTTCTTTACCAATTTTCTCAAAGACAATTAATGCCCTATCAATCATTTGCAACATTTCTTTGGATGCAGATATAGTAGTTTCTAATGCCTGTTTTTCTTCTGAACTTGCATAATGATTATACAAAAACCCATTTGTCCCTGTTGCACTTAATAATTTTATGTGAGCATCTGCCGCTGTACTAATCATCGGAGAAACTGTTTTTATATCAAAATTAAAATCTAATGGTGAATTAGCACCTAATGGATTTTTTAAAAAACTACTTAAATTTTGATTTAAAAACTGATTTTGATATTGAACATTCTTTACTAGATTTCTATATTCATTATTTGAAACAGATGATATTACATTTCCACCGTTAACAGCTAATGTATCAATTGCACCATATAAATTAGTGGATAATCTTGTTCCTGCTAAACTTGACATTCTACTTCGCTGTATTTGCGACATGGTGTCTTTATATACCTGCGAATTAGTATCATTTAACGCTTCATGCGCCGCTTTTAATTTATTTTGTTCTCCACTGAAAGCTACTTCATTTAATGTTTTTGTATAATCTAATAAGAAATCTACTTTTTTTTGTTCAAATGCTAGAATTGTTTGTTTTAACATTGAAACAGCAGTTATACGTTTTTCAAATTCTGTTGCTTTAGTGTTTCTGAGTGTTTTTGTTACTTCACCTAATGCTTTCTGTTTTGCCAATATTTCTGCCATTGCGTCAACAACGGTAGATTGAAATTTTTCTTCATATTCCAATACTGACGTTGTGCCATAAGCATTTTTTGCTTCTTGCAAAGATTTATTTAATTTTGTTTGGAAATCATTTACTAACGAATCTACTTCAGAAGTATCTTCATCGCCACGTAAGGATTTTATTTTATCTTGAATAATCTGTAATGCTTCATATTCTGTTTTTGTTTTTTGTTCTTTAGCATCTTTAACCTGTTTACGAAAAGAACGTGCTAAATCAATAAAATCTTGTTGCATTTTTTCATATGGTTCAAGATTTTGTTGTAATATTTGTTGTACTTGTTCTTGACTTGTTGTAGGTGTTATTTTCCCTAAAGGATTATACTGCATATCAGGCATTGTAATCTGATATGCGGCATTCCCCATAACATTCGCTAATTGTGAACGAATCCTTTCTTCTGATTGTAATAATTCTTTGTCTACATCACCATTTACCAAACTAACATTAAACATTAATTGGTCTAATAATGCTTGGTTGATTACAGATACTTTTAATGTATCTAACATTCTTCTCGTATCTTCATCATACAAAGAATTCTGACTAAGAGTAACAATATCCATATTTAACATGGACATTGATTCTTGAATTTGTTGTATTTTCTCGGCATATTGTTGCTGTCTTTTTATTTGTTCATTTGCCATTGAAGTAAAATCAATTTTGTTGATTTCATTCATTGTTGTTTTTACTTTTTGTACTTTATCTAAAAATTCAGCAATCTGTTTATATGCGTCTTGTTTATCAGAAGATAACTGTTTATATTTTTTTGATAATTGGTCGAAAACATATGACAAACTATCTACTGCACCCGTAATTGTTTGTTTGGACATTTTATTTGTTTGTTTACGAAATTCTTGTTCAATTTTCGTAGTAGCCATATGTTTTCATCCACCTTTACATTTTTGATAATTGATTTACCGTCTCGCCAACATATTCTAAGCGTTCTTCTAACTTATCGCTCTTAGATTCAAGTCTAGCAATACGACTATTTGATTTTTCATCCAATCCACCGCTATGATTTTCTACGCCAAATACGTTGATGGTAGCAGAATCCAAATTCCTTTCAAAATCCTCTTTTGCTTTTTCTTGATTTTCTTTTTGTTTTTCGTAAATTTCTCTTTGCTTCTTATAGTTATCTGTATATTGTTCAGCAATATCATCCAAATTCTTTTGTGCCTGTGACGTATCACCAAAATCAGAACCATACGAATGTAAAGCAGAACGGCTACCACTAATTTTTAGTTTACCTTCAATCTGCTTTTCCATATCCATTGCGCCTGTGTTAGAAAGCATTTCACCTGTTCCGCTAAATGCTCCATGAACACCAACACCATACAAATCAGTATCATGTACACCTGAATTTAGTCTAAAACTATCACGCACACCACGTAATGACATTGTAGTGCCATTTGCAGACAATGCAGATACACCATCTAACACTAATTGACCTGTGGCAACTCTATCTCTTAATAATTCTTTATTCTGTAATTTAGCAAAATCACCGATTTGTCCCATCATTGCTTGTGCATTGCTAATTGCCTGTTGTGTTGCACTAACAGGGTCGGTTGGTTGGTCATTGCCAAAATTAACAGAACCACTTGCACCACCTGTTGCACCAACGACAGAAGCATCACCAAATCCAACGATATCATCATGGTAGTCATATAAATTACGTTCAACAATTCCTGTGGCAGAACTTGCCGCTTCAACAATTTGCAAATTACCATTTTCGTCTCTACCTGATACGATACCAACGTGACCTACGCCGTTTGAACCAGGGTCAGAACCGCGCATAAATACCGTATCACCAATTTTTGCTTGACTTTGGTCGGTAAAGATACCACCTGCCGCTTTCATTTGGTCATACTGAACATCAGCAGTTCTTTCTAATCCTAACCCTGCACTAGCATATGCTCCTTGTACTAATCCTGAACAATCCCAATTCATACCGCCTTGAGCACCTTGACTATATGTACCGCCTACTTTACTTCTTGCAAAATCAAGAATTTGTTGACGTGAATGTGTTTGTGCCAATGTTGGATTTGTTGTTTCAGGGAGACTAGTTTTCATGACATCCATTGCATCTGACTTTGCATTTGCAGGTGCTAAATTACTGCCCATTTGTTGTTTGACCAAATTAGGGTCAAGCATTTTTACCATTGCTCCAACAGAATCATTAATAACACCCATTTGGGAATCATTAGCAAAACGATACCCATTAGCAATTGCTAAACGTATTCCTTCATCAGAACGATTATTAATCGTCTTACCATTATCACTATTTATCCTATTAATTATATTTCTAAATTCCTTGTTTGAATGATATAATTTAACTAAATGGTCTAGTTCAGTTCCATTGTCTGCACGTTCCAATACTTGTGCAAATTGTTCCCTATCATCTTTATCTAATGTTCCTTTAAATCCTGCACCACCAGCATAATACAATGCGGCTAATGGATGATTTATTAAATCATCGTAATTTGGATTTTGCCCATCATTTCCATATCCAAACATAATATTTCGAGATATATCAAGCATTGCTTGACCTGTAGAAACATTATCATGTTCAAATGCAAAATCTGCATCATTTGCTTGTTTTTGTGCCACTTCACCTGTTTTAGCACCTGCTATTATAGCGGCTACCTGTTCACTTAATCCCATTGCTCTTAATTCATAGAATAGGTTATTCATATATGTTTCTTGACTTGCACTTAATTGTTCTAGTTTTAATCCGTGCTTACTTAACATATCACCTGCCGCTTTTGTACGTTCATCGTTAGAACTTACAATGCTTTTTGATGCATCACCATATAAATTAGCAGATTGTTGTATTCTAGCTTCATATTTTCTGTTTTCATTTGCTTTACCTGCATTATCAGAAATACCAAAATAATCACCTATAGCAGAATTAACTACTTTTCCACCTAACCAATCACCTGCTAATCCACCTAATACCATTCCTGCCGCTGTTCCTACACCAGGAAGCACCATTGAACCTAACGCACCACCAACGGTAGTACCAATTAAGGATGCACCACTTTGAACACCTACACGAGCGGCGTGTTCACCAAAGGTAAATCTATCAGGGTGTTTCTGCTCATCTAAATATTCATGTATTCCATTAAATAAAACAGAACCAATTACACCCTTTTTACCAATCGTTTTGAATCCATCACTAACACTACCAAAAGCCTTTCCTAATCCTGCCATTCCACCATTTTTAAAGGCTTTATAACCACCAACTAACATACCACCAATTGTTCCTGATGATGTTTCCATGTTAAACCTGCCATCATCATTTCCACTGACGTTTGCTAAATATGTTTCCCTTGATGTATCTTTCCAATTATCCACTTCTGCTTTTAATCCTGATGATTCATAAGAATCATTTAAATTGGCTACTCTATCTTCTAATGATTCTCCTTGAATTTTTGTTTCTGTCCAATTGCCCATTGTAACAGTTTCAGGAGGTGGAGGAGGTGAAGATTGAGACGGATTTTCCTTCATATTTCCTAATTGTTGTGAAATTGACATAGCAGAATCTAATGCATCACTACCTTCAGGTTTAACAGTAACAGTGGCAGTACCATCGCTAAACATTTTTACAAGGTTAGCCAAAGCAAATGCTCCTCCACCTAAAACACCTGCACCTGCTAATAGCACACCCCCATAAGCACCTGCTTTTGACGCACCACCTGCGATTCTACCAATAGAAGGTGATGACATGATTCTACTAGCTAACGCCGCTTTGCCACGTGTGAGTGCTAATCCACTTAAAGCCGCAACACCTGCTCCACCTGCTAATGTAGCCAATGGATTTTCACTAACCCAATTAGCAATACCACCGATAGTAGAATTAGAACTTAATCCACCACCTTCAATAAATTCATTTAATGATTTAGCAAATTTTGTAGCTAAATCAACAATAGAATTTAATGCACTAGCAAAACCTTCTCTAAACAATTTTAACGGTTCACTTAAATACTGATTAATAGCTTGTCCTAAATGTTTTTGTGCTTCTGCCATATCAGTATCTAATTTTTGGAACATAGATACTTGTTCCCCTGCTTTAGCTAATTGTTCTTTTGCTTCAACCATCGCTTCTGAAAGTGATTGTTTACCACCGTCTTTTCTTTCATCAGCTTTCATGATTAAATCTTTGACTAATGATTCGTCACCTTTTGATGCGGCATCGGCTATCATTGAAGCGTCTTTTCTTGAATATCCACGTCCCATCAAAGAATCCATTAAATTGATTTGCCCTAATGCTGTATTGCCGCCACCAATTGTAGCCATCATGTTGGCTTCTGCCATAACACGATTAGCCATTGTTGCATAATAATCTTCTTTTGGTCTACCGCTAGAATCCCATCCCATATATCCTGCATTGATAATGTCGATAGGTGAACCACCTTCACCTGCCATCATACCAAAGAAAGCACTAGCATTCATATCTTTTGCCATACTTTCGTTTGCAGATACCTGTGATTGCATTAGACTTTGTGCATCTTCAATACGCATATTCTTACGTGAGAGCAAACGTGACATTGTAGCTTTTACTTGATTTCCTGACACGCCTTGATTACGCATTGCATCTGCCATACTAGCAACTGTTTGTACTAATTTTTCGACAGGTACATTAGCAGAGTTAGCTGTTTGCGATAAATCAACTAATACTTGTCCTGCTTCACTTGCAGACATTCCCAAATCTTTGTAGAATGTTTTCATAACACTAGCAACAGTAGATGAACCAATATCGTATCTTTTTGCTATTCCAAATGTTTTATCAGCAATTTCTGCCATATCACTTGCCGCAGATTCATTTGATGCACCGTAATGTCCACCAACACTATGAGCCATTGTGGAATAATAATCAGCATATTCATTATCGCCTATCATTCCATTTGTCATACGCCAATATTCATTTGATTTATTTCTAGCAATATCTATAATTCTTGAATTATTTAAAGAAGCACCCATATAGAAATCGGTACGTGCTATGTTATATCGGCGTTTTCCTTCTTCTGTTTCATAATCCATTCCCTTACTTAGCATTTGCATTGGATTAAGTAAAGCCCCTAACCCTAATAATCCCAATCCACCTGCTAATACATTTTTTAATTTATTTACACCACTATGAATTACACCAAATACATCAGCCAAAGCGGATGAACTATTTTTTGCTTTGTCAGCCGTATTTTTTAATTTTAATAATTCCGCTTGTTCTTTCTTTAACTGATTTAATGTAGTATTATTTGGGTCTAGTTCTTCAATCGCACGAATCGATTTTGTTAAATTAGCTAATGCTAAATTTACTTGATTTTGGAATGATTGATAGACTTGTTTATCTGCTTGACTTAAATTCTTTGCTCCACCTGTTGATAGATTCATCCCCCCTGCTGTAGTTAAAAGTGATTGAGTCAATGCAGAGTTAGCACCTGCTAAATTGCCAATTGCTGTTGCTTTTTCTTCCTCAGAAAAAGAAGGATTATTAATTGCATTTAACACTTGTGGCATATATGATTGTGCTACGTATCCATGACGTTGTGTATCACGCATATTAGCCGCTAATGCGGTTTTGTTGCCTAATACATTACCTGTTGTAACGTACTGATACCACGGAGAGTTATTACCTGCAGAGTAATCTAATGACATTAATGCATTATCTATATTACCTGCAAATGCACCATAACTAATTCCTGATAAATTTTGATTTGCTATCTGATTTCTAACAGCTAAATTTTCATCAGAACCCCATACACTAACAGATTGTTGCCGTGCCAAATTCATATTAACAGCTTGTTGAATTTTTTCCCTTTGAATGGATAATAATTCATTTAATTTTTGTTCTGATGTTTGTGTCATTGATTCAGCTAATGATTTTAACGCTTGTTCTTTTTGTTCTAAATCATTAGACATGTAACTATTACTTTGTAATTCTGTTTGTACTGCTTCAATTTGTTTTGATACGACATCAGAAAGTGATGATTGCAATTTGCGAACCATCTCTGTTGTATTTTTATAAAATTCTACATTTCCATCTTCTGTTGCTTTTTGTGCTTCTACTACTTTAATTAACGTATTCTGATAACGGTCTGCATATGCATTTGTTTTATCAATTGCTGAATTATCAGATAATGAACGTATTTCATCTGTTAAACTGTTTAATTCGCTATATAATGTCGTTCCTGAATATTGTGACATCATATCAGTCAATGTTTTAATTGTTTCCCCAATATTTTTAACAGAATTCGCTTGCTGTGAAATTTCCTGCAACATTTCATCAATGGTATCGTCAATATTTTCACGAATATCATTAATGCGTTCATTAAATTTACCTACTTCTTCTGTTGTTTTTGCACGTTCTTTAATATAATTAGATTCTGACGCTAATGCACCTGTGATTGCATCATTTGTTCTTGCTAATGCTTCACTAACTAATCGTTCATTCGTTCCTGCAAAATCTAGTAGTTTCTGTTTTGTGGAGTCAATAGAAGGAGAAATTTGATTTAAAGATTCAGTAATATTCTTAATGCAATCTTCTGAACGACGCGCAACATCTTCAACGTCTCTGCCTACATTATTTTTGAAATTTTCACTTAACTGTCTTAATTGTTCGTGCATTTGCTGTACTTGCATAGCACTATTATTTAACTGTTCGTAGACCTGACCAAAAGACTGTCCATTTGCATTGACAGACATATCGTTCTGTAATGTATTTAATTTTTGTTTAATATCATCTAGGTCACGGCTATAATTGTCAATACCGATTCCTTGAAGTGCAGATGTTAAATTATTTAGTTCATCAGAAACTTTATTTGCTTCTGACCCAATTTGTTCATACCCTTGTTGAACGATTCCTAATCCTGTATCATTTGTAAGAATAGAACCTGACGTATTACTTACATTAATATTCGTATTTGTACGTGATACATCTGAATTAAAATTGTCAAATGCAGTTTTCACAAAACATTCCTCCGTCACATTTCATCTAATATAGAAATATGTACTGTGGATAAATTCATGTTTTTGTGAAAACATATTTAACAATATTAGAAATTCATTAATAAAAAAAAGATGGTGATATACACCATCCTCTTTTCATACGTTATTTGAACAACTCAGGTTTTACCTTCTTAATCTCATCACACATCATACTATACAACTTTCTAAAATCAATGGTAGGATTTTTCAGCCTCTTGATGATGTTCCACATTTCTTCTTCAATCAGCACATGCCAAATCGAATTGAATAACCTCTGAATGTATTTTACATCCCATCCACCGACTTCATTGACAAACTTCGAATATTCCTTTTCAATAAAAGACGGTGTGATATATTTGAAAACAATCTTCTCTTCTACACTCCCGCTAATCGTATCAATAGGCGTCTTGCGCTTGAACTCGGCAGAAATTACCTTTGCCCAAATCTGCTCCCCTGCATAATTCTTATATCCATAATTTTTAACTACAATCCCTTCAGGTCTCCCACCTTCAACCTGCAAGAACATTCCTTTGTCGCAAAGATTACAGATTTCGTCTTGTGTTGGATTTTCATATACACCCATACAAGGAATATATTCAATCGCGAACTTCTCCAACATAGGCTTATACTCATCATAAGTAAGATACCTATCCCCATCCATTACATCGAACACATAGAATTTTCGCCATGCATCTTTCTGATACGATTTAATATGAATGGGAACAAGGAATTCACCATACAGCCGCAGATTTGGAAATTCCTGAAAGAACTTTGTATACTTATCAATCCTACAAAGAATTTCATAAGAATGATAATTGTCCAATTCATAATTCAGCTTATTGCGACGATTTCCAACACAAAGCTCACCATTATCCATCCAAAGTGATGTATTCGTTCCATCAATTTTTGGGAACACATGAACGATTCCATTTAGGATTCCATTCACCTTATCTGTTCCGAGACGCTCGACGTGCTGATATTTTACAAAATCCATGATAAATTTCCTCCTTAATAAACCACAATTTCTAAACAGAATTATACATCATAAGCAAAAATAAGTCAACAAAAAAAAGGATTAATTTTCATTAATCCTTTACAATTATTTCATCTAAACCATCATCTTCAATTTTTTGATGATTAGCTTGTTTATTTTGTTCTTCAATAAATAGTTTATTTGCCATAACACGAGACAAGAAATCTTCCTTTGATTCTGATGCATTTCCTTTATTTATATCGTCATCTAATGATGTTAATTGTTCATCCTCTGACATAAACATAGCTAGTTTTTCATCAAAATCTTCATCCACCGTTGTATCACCATATTCTATTACTTCATTCGGATTATATGGATTTACTTCTGTATGTTTCTTCACACGGACGATTCCATCTTTATTTCCTGTTTTTTTTGCCTTTTCTTGTTCCCTAACTTTTTGTGCCACTTCAGGGTTAATATAAAACGCCAAATAATCCATCCTTGCTTTCATTGCTTCTTCATTTTCCCGTTCTTCATCAATAATATTCTGATATAGCCACATCCATTGATATTCATTCATATCTTTCGCACGTTTTTCAGTAGGGAGAACTCCCATTTTAGACATAACCTTAAATCTTATTTTTGAATAACTACTGTTTTTAACAATATCATCAATAACAGATACATCGGATAATGCATTTACTTGAAATTCATCTAATTCTTTATATTCTTTATATAATTCATTAATAATTTTTGGTGATAAACTGTCAAATAATTCCTCTTTTTTTTCATCTGACGGCTCAATATCATTGATAGAAATGAATGCCATTTTTAACATTTCTATTTTGTATTGTTGCCAATTAGTTTCTTCATCATCTTCTATTGTTGACATGGAAAATAAACGTTGATGTTCTTCTGCATTTAATGTCTTAAACAACCAACGCCTATCAAATTTATTAAATTCTGCCGTCCCATATCCATTAAAAATTATATCATTAATTATTTTTTTTGTATCAAACTTAGCCATATGTAAAATCCTTTTTCCTTTTACTCACACAAAAGAAATACTTTGTGGTATAAAATAGATTACATTTATGAAATGGTTTTTGTTTGTGTTTCAAAGGTGACAGAAAATGAAAAAATGTTTCATTTGCAATAAAGATGTCCAATCGCAAGAAGATATCTGCTTATGCAAAAAATGCAATCAATTATTCTACATTGATAAAGGACGAGGAAAAGAATCTAACAAAATTATTGGTGCTAGAAACAGATTTACAAATGAATTGATTCCAATAAACAAATACGACCCTGAACTAACCGTAAATTGCATTGAGTATGCTTTGTATCTAATATTCGGCATTGGGTTTGTTGTTGTATCTTACATTCTTATTATATATTTAACATGAAGGATTTTTTATATGGATGAAAACATTTTAACTTATGATATTCTTTTAGATGATTTTGGATATTTACAAATAAATAATGATGAATATGTCCTACAAAATGAATTACCATATTACGATTCCAAGTACAAAGGTCACAACAAACAAGAATATTTTAAAGGAATCGCCGTTAAATTGAACGATGAAATTGATGAAGATGGTTTTGTTCCTGCTTATGAACTAAAATGGGATATTATTGATGAAAATGAAATCCCCCCTTGCGATTGGGAACATCCTATTGATATTCAACAAAATGGATTTTTACAGATAACATAAAAAGAGAGATATAATCTCTCTTTTTTATTTTCTTTTCCAATAGCAATTATCCTTTGTGAAGTCTTTCGTTTCGTCTATACGAGCGAAAATATATTCTTCTGTTGGTCTGCGACCAACATCCTCTAAAAACAATCCAAAATCTTTACGCCAATTTTCATCCATTTTTATTCCTTTTGCACCATACAAATGATATGTTGCAAAACTAGGCAAATAACATTGCTTTTTTATTTTGTTCCAAAGATGATATTCAGGTATTCCTGTCAATCCATGTGTAGATATTTTAGATTTACGAACACAACCACAATTTGTTGTGTTACCTGTTTTTAATGAATTGCCTATTACCGCACAATAATTTCCGCAATCACATTTGCATAGCCAACGAACTTTTTTCTGACGATTATAAGTCGCAGGTGTTAATAAAGCAACAACTTCTAGCTTGCCAAATTTTTTACCAATTAAATTAACTGCTTTTGATGATAGATTTTCTATTGGAATAATTTCATCTTTGAAATCATCATATGTCATTTGACTTTTATCTTCAATTGTAACAGCGTCAATTTCTTGTTTCTTTTTTTGTAATTCAGTTTGTTTTATATATGCAGTTTGTGTTGCTTTATCTATATCCCATCCGCTTCTTAATCTACTACTTAATATACGTGAAGGTATTCCACAATTTTTTGAAACTTCACGCAAAGTACGTTCTTCTCCTTTATATACAACTTTTATCAAATTTTCCTTATTACGAGCTTTTCCTTTACGTTCTTCCCAAATACAATTACCAGGTTCAAATCCTTTTGTTTCATCAATACGATAAATTGTATGCTTCTCACTAGGTCTTGCACCAACTTCTTCATAAAACTTACGAAAATCTTCTTGCCACGGCTGATACATTGTAATGCATTTAGCCCCAAATTTAGAGTATTCAGGGTGATTTTTGTTTGTACATGCTAATTTTAATCTGCTCCATATTGAAAATTCAGGTGTTCCTGTCATCCCGTGTTTTATTTTCTTTTCAGTTTTATATATACCACAACCACAAGATGTTACTTTGTTTCCTGTTAATGCCATCGATTGTGTCAAGAAAAAATTCCCACATGAACATTTACAAACATACATAACATCATTTTTCCCGCTAGAATTTGTCGCGTTTTTTGCACGACAAATTGGAACGACTGCACCAAAAAGTCTATCGCGAATATCTTCCGCATAACTATATAGAAATGATTTACTTGTAACATCAACCATAAATTTATCAAAATCATCTATATTCTTACTACGTAAACTCAATTCTTCATTCGTATATTCATGTTTTGGAATAATATAATCACTTGCATTATATTCGATTGCTTTTTCAATACTCCAACCATTTCGTAACCGTTGTCCTAACAACGATTGGTTTAATCCATATTTTCTTGCAAGCACTGCTATTGTTCCTGTAAACCCTTTATATGTATATGTTATTGTCGTTTGTTTATTATTTGCTTGTTCAAAGGCAGTTGACCATTTGCAATTTTCAGGGCAATAATCACCGTTCACATCAAGTCTATCCAAAGAAAGCTGTTGTGCTTTGCGTTCACCCATATCTTCAAGAAAATTTTCAAACGATTCTAACCACCTGTCACAAACCTTTATACCACGACCACCATATTGAGAATATCGCGTTGCATTTTTATTGTAACAACGACTTTTCATTGAATCCCATGATTCTTTTGTCCACTTGATACGATTTTGATGTTCAATTTCATCCTCTGTGATTTCTTCTAACTTTGGTTTTTGACAATCACACAGCCCAAAATCACCATTGGCAAATTGTTCTTTTTTTAAAAACAAAACATTTCCACATTCACTACATTTCAAAACAACATCATCATTCACTACTTTAAAAACATCATATGTACGCCTATTCATTTTACACTCACTTTCCAATAACAATTATCTTTTGAAAAATCTTTTGTTTCATCATATCTTGCCAATTTAGCAGATTTAACAGGTCTATCCCCCATATCTTCATAAAACTTACGAAAATCTGACCAATCTTCACAATACGAAATCCATTTTCCACCATAGTTTTTATAACTAGGATTGTTTTTATTGTCGCACATTTGTTTCATATTATTCCATGAACGATATTCTAATGTTTTATTCATTTTATGTGCATTTAACTTCTCCATTCGTTTAATTCCACAACCACAAGATGTTGTATGCCCATTACGAACATCTGCTCCACTTGCAATAAATTCTTTACCACAAGAACAACGACATAACCACATTGCACGTTTATGCCCCTTGTTTCCAATTGGTTTATTACCTAAAAACTCAAGCGCAGTAACACCACTTTCATATGTTACATTTGTCATGTCAATTCGCCGTGATTGTTTCTCTTTTTTCACGACTTCTTTTTTTTGTTTTTTCTTTCGCTGTTCAAATTCAAGTGCTTCGCCAATACTCCACCCCAAAGATAATCTATCACTAATTAACTTGTGACTTTTTCCTATAATCCGCGACCACTCAGCAAGTGTATGTTTTATACCATTATACTCCAAAAAATGATTTCGTCGAGTATTGTTCGCTTGCGTTTTATCATCTGCCCACCGACAATTTTCAGGACAATAATCACCATTCACATCAATTCTATCTAATGAATGTTTCGATGTTGGTTTTTTGCCCATATCATTATAAAAATTTTCAAACGATTCTAACCATCTATCACAAACTTGGATTCCTCTACCACCGTAATCATTGTATGCAGGATTATTTGGATTATAACATATAGCTTTCATATTCATCCATGTGCTATATTCAGGCTGTTCAGTAAACACAAAATCTTTTTTAACTTTTGTTTTTGTTGAAGGAATAGGTTTTTTACATCCACATGATTTTATACGTTTAGAAGATAATCTATTTGCATCTACTGCATGATAATTCCCACAACTACAACGACAAAGCCACATTGTCTTTTTTTGTTTTCCGCACTGTTTTGGTTTTAGCATCGCAACAACAGTTAATTCATTGCAAACAATCCCTGTTAAATCTGTTGCATGTGTTGTTTTAACATCAACAATATCATCCGCAAAATCTTCATATTTATGTTTACACATTTTTTTCATCCTTTCACCGTGCAAAATGTAATTCAGTTCTATACTTATTATATAAAAATACAGCGAAATATAACAAAAAAAAGTATACCAAACGCAATATTTGGTATACTTTTTTTTTGAATTTTAATTTAACTCTAATAAACGTCAGCATACGATACACTGACAGATTCAGCTATTGTCGTTTGCCCTCCTGCCGAGTACGTCTTACTATATGATTGAATCCAACAATCGATATATGTTTCAACATAATACACTTCATCTGAGCCTTCGCGACGGGTTTTTGTTTGAATTTCAAGCGGTACACGTTGGTCTTTTAATGTTTTAAAAACCAAACGTGATTTTGTTTTATAACCTGCTTCTTCATTTACGTGTGTAGAACTATCCCAATTCTTTGAATCTGTACCATCTTTATAATCGTATACTTTTGTACCGACTTCGTTAAATGGTACACCGTTTGTGGTTAAACCTAAAGCGTTCCAAATGGAAGATTCATATAATGCAATACGACTAATACTTAGCGTACCACCGTTTGTATTACCAGGTACTGCTTGTACAACACCTTCCCAACCGATTGCTTGTAGTTTATTAACCTGACGTTGTTCTTGTACTGAAAAACTTTGAATCATACCAACAGTACAACCGTTAGCTAAAACGAAAATGTTTGTACTTGTTGTTGCACCTACGTTGTCATATGGTGACAACGGTTTCATTGTATTATTCGCTACGCGAATATCATTCCGAGTGGCACGATGCGTGTTAGTAGATGTATTTTGTCCAAAGTTATTAAAGTGTCTTGTAGAATCATAAGCCATTTACTATCACCATCCTCCCGTTTCACTCGAATTATATGAGCTATAAATATCACTATATTGAACTGTTGCTGATTCTGTTACAGTTATTGTTGAGCTGGCGATAGATTTGCTATAACTACTAAGCCAACAATCTGTATAAGTATCAATATAGTATGATGCATTCAAGTTATCAGGCATTTTTGTTTTTGTTTGAAGTTCTAGCGGAACACGTTGTTCCTTTAATGTCTTGAACGGATTACCTAACGTATTCGTTGCAGAATTATACGTACTAGCCGCATTATATTCTTGGTCTTCAGTTCGTGAAAATTTACCTGTTGGAGTTAAACCCAAAGCATTATATAAGTTGCCATTAAATACAGCAAAACGTGAAATTGAAATTTGTCCACCGTTTGTATTACCAGGTACTGACTGAACGACACCTTCTGTACCTAATTCTTGAATCTTTGTAATCTGTCTACTTTCTGAGGGAGTAAACGACTGCACAAATCCAATTCGCATACCGTTGCAATATACTTCAATGTTAGTAGATGTAATAGGCAATGTGGAACTATTGTCTGAAATCTCAGGCATGCCTGTTGCACGTTGCGTATTGAGCATCTTATTTGTAGCGGATGTATAAGCCGCTGTTGTTCCATCAACTTTTGGCATTCGTTCATCACCAACCTTTTATGCCAATATAATAATTGCGTCTACGGTATAATTTAATATACCGTAGATACAATTCACACAATTTTTTGAAAATTATAATTATTGAGCACCCGTTGATGAGAAACCAAAGCTGATTGTAATGTAGTTTAGTGGATATACTGCTTCAATTTCAAAATTAACAAGCACTTCACGTGGGTCATCAGGTGAATCCTTAACGACAGGACCTGTATAACCTAGAATTATCTGCTGACTTACGAACTGACTTAAAATGCTATTCACTGTATACTGAATATTCGTCTTTGCAGAAGGAAGATTTTTAATACCAACATACATTGCATCACAAGATTTACGAACTTGTGCAATAACGTAGTCCTTAATTTGAATTAGTGTAATTTCTGTTGTATTAATTTCATCATCTTTCGTTGTAATACCATGACGAACAACAAGCGCATTTGATGCTTCGTCAACAACACAGCAACCACTTTCTGCTAATGCATTCTTTTCTGCGAAAGAATATCTATCAATTAATGAATTAAATCCGCAAGCAATCTTCTTACGTGTTAGTGGTTCTGCGACATCGTGTGTAAAGCCAACTGTAGCAACGCCTAATGCTAGATAACAACCAGGAAGGATTCGTGTATTGATACGACCTGTTTGTATGTTTTTAACATCATAACTAACACGACCTGGGGTTACAAATACAACACGTTCATCAGAATATGCTTCTGCTTGTTGTTTCATACCTAATAGTTTATCTGCCGCTGTTGCATTTTTATTGATTGGCTGATTTGGATAAGCAGAAAGATAAACCATACGTTCATGTCTGCCACTCTCTGCGGACATTGTATTAACGTGTGATTGTGCATAAGCACCAACGTTAGGTGATGTTGTTAGCGGAACAATAGCATTAACATTATCAATCCCTGCAATTTCTTTTGTTAGCTTATCAATTGCTTTCTTCATTTCATAATCGCTATCATTCTTTGACTGAACACAAACAACAGGTGTTACACCTGCACGGAACGCAAGTTCTGCGCCTAGTGTTAAAGAATTTGTAACGATAGAAGATGCAGTAACATCATAATCGCCATATTCATTCACGACATCATCGTATGAATAGAATACTTTTGGTTCATAATCGGCTTCATCTTTCTTATACTTATAAGAAACATAATATACCTTATTTTCTGAAATTGCCTTACCATAAATAGGTGCTGTAGTTAGAATACGTACACAATCACCAACAGCAAGAGCATCAGAAGGAATATCATTGATAATAAATGTAACACCGGGGATAATGTCTAAATATTCTTTTACTGCACCCACATGACCTTCATAAAGAGCAGGTGTTAATTCAACGCCATTTTCATCTTCTTTATAAATCTTAATTTCTTTTGTAAGTGGGTCGGTTACTTGAAGAATATAACGACCATTTTCTACTTTGTTTTCATCGGTGAACATGAAATATTCATATTTCGTTGGGTCATCTGTCTTTGACTTGTTAAGTGCAAGGAAAGATTCGCGTAGTTTTTGATTATACTGCATAACAGTTTCATCGAAAACAATTTGTGGTTCAATTTCCGTTTTTGGTGCGACTGTTACAATCGTAACGCTATCACCAACACGTGTAATTGATTCACCTTCTGAATTTGGAACAAATAGGTCAGTAATCTTTAGTTTAAGACCGGGGATTGCTTCTGTATTAAATTTTTCAGAAACAGACCATTCACCAACGATTTTCTTGTCTTTGTTGTTTGTAACGCGATAGCATCCGCAATTAACGTGTGCTGAATCTGCATGGTCGAATGCATCTTCAAGATATGTAATTTCTAATGTATATTTACCATCAACAATTTCATATTCTTTGTTATCGTTTACAACAAGTGTAATTTGGTCTTTAAGATTTAGGCTAGGCTCTGTTGCTTGCGCTACTATTTTATAAGAACCATCCTGAATCGTATTCCATGCAATTTTGTTTCCATCTTTTAATGTAAAGGCTTCATTTGCACCTTCTGTGTATACAGTAGAACCTTTTACAATTGCACCATTGCTAAGTGCTTTATTTGTAACAGAAATAATTTCAAAAACATTTTTTTGTTTAAGATTATCATATGACTGTGTACTAGATTTCTTAATTGCTTCGTTGTATACTTCAAAGTAATTCGCACCTGTACCAATCAATCCGAGTGCGCGTGTTGCGCCGACGTTATTAACAGCACTAGGACGCTGAATGAATCGTGCATACGCGCCAGGAACTCTATATGGCATACGCATTTACCTCCGTTTTTGTAAGACTTTTGTCTTTATTTTTATTTATATAAATATTTATTCTAACGGAGGTTGATTTTCTCCGTTGTTAGCACCCTCATTTCTGTTCCATTTTGTTACCCTAATCGGAGCAGTAGGTTCATTCGTCGCACGTCTCATAGACATAGACATATCGATATTGAATTCGTCGGGGTCAAGCAAGTCAATATCTTCAATCCATGTAGACCATGTATTAAATCTTAATTGCGTAACATAAATTTTATCCGAGTTATATTCAATCGTTTTTTCACCTGCGTAACTACCGTCTTTAATAATTACGCCTTGATTTTGTATATACCTACGCAAAGAAAATCTTACTGCTTTTGCAATTAAGTCTGTTAAAACTTCACTTTCCAATGGAGTTTTACATCCAACATCTATTGCAATACTAAATTCGTATATACCTTGATACCGATATGCAATCACTGAACCTGTTCGCGGGTCAAGAACTTCTGAACACATATCTCCCAAACCACTTGTCACCATATTACCTGATGATGCAGTAATAATAACCGTCGGAAACTGTCGTAATTCTTCAGGTTCAGCATCATAAAAAGCAGTTTGTACAAAATGTTCATCACTAATCTGTGATGGAAGTTTTTTGCGATAATTCTTTGGATTGTTAAAGTATAAACGCAAAAATTGTATTAAAACATCTTTTGTATGTTTAATTGCATTTTCCATTAACATATCTTCATTCCACTTCCTTAAAATCACAGAGTTTTCGTTCTAAACATTTAATATGTATGCAAAAATCCTTTATTTTTCACTTATATATCATAAAAATTACATACTTACAGTATATTAGTGAAAGTTTTTATATAGTGAAAAACAAAAAGCCATTAACTTTTAATGGCTTTTTTTATATATTTCAAGACGATATTTGCTTTTTTGTCTGCTTCTTCAACGTCTTTTGTATCCCATGCTGTTATGTATCCGTGCCAAACTTTTACATTCTGAAACACCTGTTCAATTAGCGGTACATAATCTTTTAGTTTTTCATTCCGTTGCCAACACTTTTTACCGTTATTATCCTTTGTCATTCTTCCTATACCGCTTCTGTCACCTTCATATACAGAAATATATGTAACAGGTGCTTTTTCTTTTGATTTTCTTAGCACATCTAAGATAACATCATCTTCTTTTATTACGTTTAACACATTTGCTATTGTGGAAGTTTCATAATCATTTTTATCCACGACTTGTTTATTATGTTCTTCATCTCGGTTATATTTATCGTAGACAAAGTTAGAAAATCCATTTTGTTGTAACCATTCAGAAGCAGTATCAAATTTACCACCGCCATTATCAAAATTGTTACCACAGAATTTACCATCTGTCAATAGTTTTTTGAAAAGAGCTGGTATTTGATTGATTGAAGTTTGAGCAGAATCATATTCTTGTACTGCTTCTTTTAATTCGTCTGAATTTGATTGATTCGGATTTTCAATGTAATCATGCAATTCTTTATCCACATTTAATTCTTGTTCTGTTTCTGCTTTTATTAATCTTTTCATATTAGATTCCTTTTTTACAATCGCGGATATAACGTTGTACGTTTCATATCATAAATAGCATCATTAGGGTCATATACTTTTAGATTCATTTCTTGATGAAACAAATATCCACCTGCTTGATTTATCATTGAATTAATTACTTGATATATCGTACCAACAGGGGATATTAGTATATCTCTATTTTTAATCTGTGTATCAGATATTGTCCACGCACCTGGTGAGGTATTATTAACATACATTTGATTACTAACGTCTAATGACTGTTGAGCAGGTTTTAAACGCACATATAATTGAAATGCAGGGTCATATCCACCAACAAACCCTGTACCATAACATATAGCACAATCATTACTACCTGCTCTCCCACGAATAGGGTCATAGCATTGTGGACAACGTTCACCGTCATATTTTCTTGTATACAAGTCAAACAACATACCTGTGTTTTTAAGAATCCATAGATTGCGTTCATTCATTTTTAAGAACCAGCGGTCGGTATTATGTACTTGAAAACACACAGGCTGTGATAACGAACCCTCTATATATGTATCTTCTGATTTATATACCGTTGATACTTTATACCAATTTTGTACCTGTGGATTTCTCGATACGTCATAATCTTCAAATCGATTTGTTGTTAGTGGTTGATTGTTTAGTTTATAAAAAATACCATTTTGTGTCAACCCTTTATAAACATTATAATTAACAGATGTTATTTTTTTGTTTAATATATGTTTATCAGGATTCTTTACTTCATTCCACGTAACAATAATATGTCGATTGTCCCTAGGATAAGATATATCTATATGTGTTGGTGGAGGTAAATTTCGCTGAAACGTTTCTATATTCATATAACAACCTCCATTTATAAACAAATCATTTGTTTTTTATTAAACAAAATAGAATTAGACGTTAGCTGTTCGGAAAATCCATTTACATCATCAATAGTAATTTCTGTTGACTTCATAGGCGAATACTTTGAACGAATTTTAACTGTATATACACCATTCTTTATTGCAAATGAATAATTCCCGTCATCATCAGTCTTAACGTATGTATCTAATTTATTATCTTTTAATATAATTATTTCTGCGTTATTGATTGGTGTTTTTTTATTATCAATTAATTGCCCATACACCATTTTATAATCACAACCGCAAAAGCAAACGACATCAGCGTACTTATGATGAATCAACCCCTTCACAGTTTTATAATACTGAAACTTTAATCCCTGTTTTATTTCAATATTTCTTTTCGTAATTTTCTGATTATTTATAAAAATATCAATATTATATATACCAGGTTCTATAAAAGCGTTATACTTACCACCATTATCAGTGTAACATACTTCACTAACTACATTACCAAATGTACTACTGATTTCATTTTGTTTAACAAATTCAATCTTAGCATTAACAAATGTTTTGTCACCATTATTTAATACACCTTGTAATGAATGCGCACTATAACGGGAAAAATCGATTTGTTTTGGATTTTTAATCTCCGTATTATTTGTATGCAAAATTAAATCATAATCGCATTCACTAACAACATCAAAAAAGCATTGATTTGAATGTGCGGACAATCTACCTATAACATCAAAATAGCAATCAAACGTTATACTTCTTTCTGCCATTGCCCACCACCTACTTAATTTGTATTACACGTTCATCTATCTTTTCATTATTATCAAACTTTTCTGCTTTTATATATACATTTTCATTAATAGACATTGTATATTTGTATTTATAATTTCCATCCGTTGTGTCTATTCCCAAAAAATATGTTGTATCTTCATTATTGTTAAACAAATTATAACAATTCGTTTTATATTGAAAATATTTTAATATCTTTTGATTTAATTTTAGGTCGATTACTTCATTATTAACAAAGAAATTAAGATTGTCTTTTACACCGTAAAAATTATTACCATCAGTAAAATAACAAAGTTTTATATCAGAAACATCTTTAATAAACGTGCTATCGATTTCAGATATTAAAATATCTGATTTTGTTAGTATTTCCCAATGTAACATAAAATCACTCATAATTATAAAGAAAATCTAACGTAAAGGAATATTGATGATTCTTAATATTAGAATTTGGCTTTAATTTTATTTTTGTTTGTATTGTTGCATGGTCGGTTACACCCAAAATCGTTCCATATACATCAGAAGAATTTCCTTGAATATCTTTAAATTCTCTATTGGAAAGACTAATTGCTTTGAATTCCGATTTTGGGTCTAACGTAATACACCGCGCATATAAAAACGGCTGAATATCTCTACTCGCAGGTGGGATTGTTATTTTTAGCCTACAGTTACTAGCATTTTGCGCGATAGTCTGCGGCGTGCCCCCATCCCACCCTGGTTCATTATTCCAAATATCATATTCAATAATATATTCTGATTCACCGCCGAGTAATCCATTAGCGCGTCCATAATATATTTTTTTATTTCTTACCGTTGAAGTAAATCCTAAAATTTGGTGTCCATCTGCATTATCTATCATTCTAGTATAATATGTCATGCGTGGATATGCCATATTCAATCACCTCATTTATTATCTATAAAAAGAATAAAAAAAGTAGATAGTTAAATCTACTTTTCCTATACATTTTTTACTATGTCTGAAATTTTATAAATATACCCATTTGGTATAGATGTTATAAATAATTCATTGATTATTTCATGGTATACTTCTATAATTTAAAACAAAATTAAACTATAAAATTGTAGCATCAACAATATTGCTTTATAAATAAAGTCTTACACATCTCCACTAATGGTAGATACCACTACCATATATTACTTATATGTTTATACACAAGCATTTAAAATGTTAATAGCCGCATTTCTATCTCTGTTATGTATTGTATTACATACATTACATTGCCATACTCTTACTCTTAAATCTTTTGCTTACTTATCTATACATCCATTACTTTTTATAATTTGTAAGAACATATTCTGACACATAATCAGCTAAACCATTACGAATATCATTTAGATTCTTACGAATAACATCCTGAACCATATTTTCATCAATATCCGCATTATCAAGTTTTCCAATGACTTCTTGACAAAAATCATCCATTAAATATCCATATACATCACCAAATGTTTTTGAAATTCCATCAGTAATATTTTTTGAAATATTACGGTAAAATCCATCATCTTTTACAAAATCATTGATAACATTCTGAATTTCATTATCATATTGACTATCTGCTTTTCTAATTAAACGCTTTTTATTTGACACCATTATTCCACTCCACCATTAATTATATCTTTAATCTCTTGCGGCAAATCAAACTCATCTGCATGTTTTACAATTACTTCTGCTAAATCATCTAAACGATTTCTAGCATCATCAACAACGGCACTCTCGCTATATGAATATAAATTACCATCCTTATCAGAAATAGCGAAATAATCGTTTCTTACATCAATATCCCCGCGCTGTGTCATAAGAATAATATCTGTCGGTGACGCTGATGCAAGCATTTCATCCAATTCATCCATTGGATAATATGTGTTCACCATAAATTCATCATAATATGGTGAACATTCATACATAGCCAATTTAATAATTTCATCATCTGTTGCTTCAGTAGCCAACCAATCGGATACCTCTTGTACAACATCATCTGATGCCGCTTTAACTAATCGTTGTTTCAAAAGATTTCCCCCTTTCATTTAATTATCTTATCAAATCCGAATTTATTCAAATCAGATTCAGTAAATTTTTCTAAAACTATTTTTGCCAATTGTTCTGCTTCCACTTTCGCCCATGAAACGACTTGCTGTTCAGAGTAAGACACTAATTCTTTTCCATCCCAAACAAAATAATCATCATTTATAAGAAAATCGTCTGAAACATCTAAACTTCTCATCAATACCCACGGTGATATATTTTTAAATACTTTATTAAAGTTATCTTCTGTTAAATCAAAAAGCTCACCATCATAAATGGAATTATCATATTTTGAACATAAAACAAGTAAATCTCTTATTTTATTATCATCCATTTTATCAATGTATTGAAATATATCATCAAAATGTTCATTTGAAACAGCTTTAATTAACCGTTTTGCCATACAATCAAACCTTTATACGACAAGATAAACACTATCATTGAAAATTTTATATGCAGAGCCACAGTTCTTACAAACTTTGAATCCTTCTTCATTTTCTAATGGTGAATACGTACAATAAGGACAAGTATTCGTTTTTACTTCAGCAGAATCTAATTCTTTTAGTAAACTTAGCCCTTCTCCACGACTAACATCTACGGATACATTTGTATATTCCAAATCACCATTTGTTATTGCTGTCAATCGCTTCATTTGTGCTCACCCATTAATTACATCTCTGATTTCTTGTGGTATAGATTCTAGTTTAGAATAACTCATTACTGCTACTACAAAGTCAGCCATTATATTATCACTATTTGAAATCATTTTCTTAACATAATCCATAGGAACGGATTCAATTTCTTTTGTATCTTTATGATAATAAATGAATGGAGAATTATAATCATAATAACCATTCTTTGCCATACGCAATCCAATTTCAAACGCTTGTGCATATGACAAATCATTTTCAGTAAATATACGATTTAATTCATCATTGTTATTTGTAACAATTCCTTCAAGAAATTTTGTATGTGCATGTTCATCTAAATCTTGTGCGAGGAAAAACAAATCAGCGTCCGACATTTGTTTTAGTAATTCTGCAACCTTATCATATTTTGTATCTTCTGCGCGAATCAAACGTTTTTTCATTTACACTCACCCATTAATTATATCTTTGATTTCTTGTGGAACTGATAAAAGATTTGGATTCGCAATAATGGTATTAATAAAACTTGTCATTGCATTATCACTTGTTGATAACAGAGTCTTAACATAATCTTCATCTATTGATTCAATTTCACCATCATCATGCATATAAATGTATGGTGATGAACTATTATACCAACCGTTTCCCGTTAATTTTACACCTAAAGAAAATGCATCAGATAATGACATTTCTTGTTCACTTAAAAGTTTTTCAAGTTCTTTATCATCGTTTTTAACAATTCCTTCAACAAAACGTGTTCCTGCATGTTCATCTAAATCTTCAGCTAATTCAAACAAATCATCATTTGACATTTCTTCGATTATATTCTTAATTTGATTAAATTGAGTATCATCTGCAATTCTAATTAATCGCTTTGACTTAATATGCTTCATCCTCATCGTCATCCCAATCTGTTTCAAGAATTTCTTTTAAATCATCAGGTAGATTAGTGAAAACATTTCCATTAACGCCATCAACTAAATCTGCAATTACTTCATCTTCATATTCATCACGAATATTTTGTCCTGCTTCTGAACGTGAATACCCTTCAAGATACCCATATCCATCAAATTTAAAATAATCATCATTAATATCTAAATCCTTGCCAATTTTAAGGATTTCTGACGGTTCTTTTCCTTCTAAAACCATATCTAATTCATCCATCGGATAATAATCTAAAACTTCATCTATTTCCATGATTTGTGCAAGTTCAAAGAACTCACTATCTGATAAATCACCAATATATTCAGCTACACGACCTTCTAGTGAAGCAATGCGTTTCATTCGCTTTGTAATAACATTTTTCATTCTTCATTTTCTCCTTCATCTATTATATCTTGTAAATCCTGTGGTAAATAACGATATACAATTGGATTTAGTGACGGATTTGCAAGAACTTCTGCAATATCGTCAATATATTCTTTACAATCATATACAAGCTGTTCTGTGCTTACAGATTCATATTTATTACCATCATGACGATACCATTGATTGCTTGTATCAAATCCATTTTTCCCCATATTAATTAAATCAATAGGAGACATATCAGAAACAGATTCTTCTAAATCGCTCATGTCCATAACATCCATAAAATCAAATTCGCCTGAATAGTGATTAATCGTCATGGTAATGTCAAATAATTCAGAATCACTTGTGTTTTCAAGATATTCAAGAATATTATCTTCAAGTGAAGCTGTACGTTTCATATAAGATGCAATAATATTTTTCAATGTAATTCCTCTCCTTCTAATATTTCTCTAAGTTGTTTTGGAAGTTGTGACATTACTTCGTTATCAACACCGTCTGAAAGGCGTTCAATCACTAGATTTTCGCAATTATCACGAATCTCTTGTTCTACTTCCGATTTTGTTGCACCATAAACTTCTCCATCCCAATCAACATAGAAGAAATTGCAATTCGGTTCAAGCTCATCGCGGATTTTATCTATTTCATCTTGCGTTTTATCTTCCGAAAGAACCTCATCAAGGTCATCAATATGGTAGAACTCACCATCTGTATTAATATCTAACATATTTGCAATTTCATATACCATAAAATTTGGCGCATTTTGAATAAACTCTGTAATTTCATCGTTTTTTGATGCAACTTTTTTCATATATTCAGCTACAACATTTTTCAATTTATTTCACAACCTTTTATGTAAATATGTAAAAACTCATCTAAAACAAACATACATACAAACATCACTTATATATCAATTATTGTATTTTATTCCCCATATTTTTGTTTAACGTCTTTCATAAATGCATCAACCATATCAGTATGATTCTTTAAAAACCATCCAACATGATTCCTAATATAATCTTCACGAACTGATATGTCATTCAAATCGTTTGGGACGCGCTTCATTCGCTCATCTACACTATCAAATCCATTAAATTTTTCTTCAAGACGTTCTTTTACCATTTCAATATATTCAGGATTCATGTCAATCCCAATTCCACTTCTACCTGTCTGTTGACAAACTCTCAATGTCGTACCGCTACCAACAAACGGGTCAAGAACTGTATCATTTAAATTTGATGACGCTAAAATCATGCGTTCAAATAACGCCTCTGGTTTTTGCGTTGGATGTTTTTGTCGATTTTTATTACAGTAGTGTATATGTGAAAACTCCCATACATTACTAGGATTTGCCCCTCGCATATTATTAACAGAACGATAACATTTTTGTGGCACTCTAATATCATCAAGGTTAAAAACAAAATCTTTTTTGTTTTTTGTGAACATCAATATATCATCGTGACGTGGTGAATATCCTTTTGTTTTTCCAATACCTTGTGTATAAAACCATGTTATCCAAGAATTAAAAAACATTCCTAATTCTTGTTCTAAGATAACATAGATATATGAAATATAACGCATTCCCATAAAAACATATATAGTTCCATTGTCTTTAAGAATACGATTTGCTTCTGTAAGCCATTGACGCGAAAAATTAAGATATTCTTCGAATTCAAGTTTATCTTGATTGTTCCCATAATCTTTATTGAGATTATATGGCGGGTCTGTCACAATTAGATGAATACTCTTATCAGGAATTTTTTTCATTTCATCAATAGCATCGCCGCATATTGTTTTGATTTGTTCATCCATGATATACCCTTTATTTATTTAAATGTTACTTATATCTCAACTATTTGTTCATTTGTTGTAAAATTTTGATGTTCTATCACGAATTTATATTTCCCTTTGTCCAAATTTAATATAAACTGTCCATCTTGATTTGTTACATCTTCACAAACATATTCATAAGTATCTTTACATGGTTTATACTTATATGCTTTAATGACTGCACATTCAATTCCATTTCCATGTGCATCTAAAATAAAATCAGTAACATTTTCTGTTCCTTTACCATGTAAAACTTTTTTTGAATTTTTATCAATAGAAGTATCTTTTGTTTGCATTTCACTGATTACTTTTGTTCCATCGTTATACACAATCATTTGGAATGTTTTCTTCGTCCCACTAGGTAACGCTATTTTAACAATATATGTACCACTATCTAAAAACGCTTTCCATTTTCCTTTACTGTTCGTTTTTGTAGAAACCAATACATTTTCTGTATCATCTACATTATATATCAAAATGGAAACATTTTCAATTCCCATATCATTTTTTGTGGTAAATTCATCTTCAATTTTATATAAACCATTACCTAGTGATGCATCTGCTGTATGTTCCAAACTCACATTATTAAACTGAATTTCTTTATTTTCATCGCCTACTTGCGCTCGAACAGAACGTGATTCATAGTTATCCATTGAAAACTTAAATTCATAATCGCCAGGAAATATATTTGATTCCCATTTTCCATCCTCATCAGTAGACGTTTGATAAATTATATCTCCACTATCTAAACTAATAATTTGTACCTGAACTGATTTTAATATTCGATTGCTATTAATATCATTGATATATCCATAAACATAAATGGTATTATTATCATCAATATTCTTTGCAATAATATGAAAATCATCTAATACATTCAATGTTTCACATTTATATTTACCGCTAAAAACAACAACATATTTCCCATAGTTTTTGCAAACGTTTGTATCAAACACATAACAATAACCATTATCCATTTTCTTCATTTTTTGCCACGGTAAATCTTCATATACTTTATCGTTATATTCATGAAGAACGCGAACTTTTGGTTCTTTTACACTTACTATTTTATCATCTTTTTTAAATTCACAATACAATGTTGTTTTATCGCCTTTATAAAGGTTCATCTAATAACCTCCTTTACATATAATAAATAAAAAAGAAGTGACGTTCATGCCACCTCTTTTTTATTTATTTTCAAAACTTAAAGTTTAGACCTGTTTTCTTCATGCGTGCTTCAACATTCTTACGCATCATGCAAACAGAAGAAATACGATTCTTCGCAAAATGCTTCTTTGAAAGCTGTTTAATAGCCTTGTCACAAGCATCAAGTGTATCCTCGGTAAGACCAATGACAGCCTGTGCAATCTTCTTTACTGCATCATTGCATTCATCTTCTGTAATATCTGTAGAAGCAGTCTTTTTAATATCAGACTTTGATACACGCTTATCAAATGTGCAAGAAATACCATTTGTAATAAGTTCTTTCTGTAGCTTTGTAAGTGAAGCGGAAACAAACTTGGCAGGGACAGAAGCCTTAATTAGCTTTTCTGCATCAAGAAGGATACGCTCCATACGTGCATCAAGACGTTCTGCTAGACGCTTTGAAAGAATATCTGTCTTGCGAGCAACAACTGCACGACGTGCCTTAATTGCTTTCATAGCAACACGCTTGCTAACTGCATTCTTCTTACTCTTTTCTGCAATACGCTTCTTAATAGCCGCCTTAATACGCTTTTTCATCGTTTCACTAACGCGACGTGATGCTTTCTTTGTAGTGACCTTCTTTTCAGGACTTGCAACCTTCTTGCGATTTAAAGTAACACTAATACGATTCTTCTTCTTAATCATTTTATCAACCTTTCCTTATATCACATTGATAGCATTTTTGCAATAACACGATTCTGCTTCTTGCTTGCTTTCTTCTCGAAAGCATCTTCGTTTTCATCTTCAGCAGTCTTTTCTTCAGGCTTCTTTTCATCTTCATCTGTTGTATCTTCTTCCTCAGAAGGTTCATCCTCTAGTGGAGCATCTACAACATCATCAAAACTAAAATCGTCTGTTTCAACAGCAGGTTCATCAGCGACAGGCTCATCAAAATTTTCTGTTTCAACAACATCTTCTGTTACAGAATCATCAACAAGAGCAGGTTCTTCTACAGGAGGTTCTGTAACAGCAGGAATTGGTTCTTCCATCTTGCTACGTAGTTCATCTGCAACTACATTACCAATAAGAACAGGATTTACATAACGAGCATCAGGTGTTGTGCAATGGTCTACTGCATCTTCACGTGCAATCTGCTCTGCTGTTGCCTGTGCCGCCGCTTCAAAATCAGGAATTTCTGTTGTTTCACGAACATTATAATCATAAACATTACCAGGGTCAGTATATGCACGCTGTTCTGCACTAGCGAGAACAACACCGCTACCCATAGCATCCTTATAGGAAGCGTTTACAACCTTCCACTTCTTATTTCGATACTTTACTGTATTACCATTAACTGCATTTGGTAGCATATTCTTTGAAAGAATAATCATATCATATCCATCTAGTTTTGCTAATGTACGCTTATTTGAAGCAGTAACCTTCTTTATCGCGTTCTTCTTTTGTTCTTCTGCGAACTTATCAAGCCATTCCATTTTCTTCATTTTATTTCAACACATCCTCTTGTGATTACTTCTTTTTTGTTGACTTCTTTTTAGAAGATTTTCCATTATCATTCTTAGAAGCATCTGTTGCATCTACAACCTCTGGTTCAAATTCAGTCGCTTTTACCTTTAGCTTTTCATTTGAATTTACTGAAGCATCCGTAGCATCAACAACACTATCTTCTAATTTTTCATCCTCAAGTTCATCAATGTTATCAATGACTTTACTTGAAGTGTCTGAATTTTTTGAAACATCTGTTGCATCTACAACCGAACGTGGTTCATCCTTAACAGGCTCAATTTCAACAACATTTTCATTAACCTTTGGTTCTTCTACATGTTGTTCAATTTCTTCCACATCCTTAGTAACCTTAATGATTCCTGAACGGATAAATGAAGCAATATCATTTGAACCATCAAACTCATCATCAGTAAGAATCTTCACAGGTCTACTAGGAGTAAATTCGATTTTTAGGTCTGCAACAAGTACATTATAATTACCTGTGATTTCTACTTTTACCAAAACGAATCTCATCCTTTACTTTATATTTTATTGGTTTTTTATCTACATGAAAAATACATATATTCAAGAAAATTATTATATACGCAAATTTATAATTCATACTCGAAAACTTGCATTTTCTTTTCTTTTGCCATTTTTAATTCTTTATCTGATTGTTCCCCACCGCCAATTTTGTAAAGAATATCTATTCCATTTATAAAACTACGCGATTCATCACCGAATTTATCACCAAACACATATATTTCATCACAATGATACAATTCATAATTATATCCTTCAAATGGCATTATGCCAACAATCGTAAACCATTCACCGTATTGAGCATTATATTTTCTCGCTTCTTCGTATACAAGTCGTGGTATCCCTTGATTTGTTGCACCACTTACAATATTTAGTTTTATTTCTAAGTTGTCTTGCGTACAATATTTATTTCCTATCACATAAAATATATCTTCAATTATTTTCTTTGCTCTATTATAGTCAAACTTAGAATCATCAGAATATCCAATAAATCCTATGCTAAATACTTCCTGCATTGATTAAACCTCCCCACTGAAATACTTAAATACACGAATATTTCTAACCGTATTATCTAAAGAATCTATTTTGTCTGATACAACACCAATATCAGATTTTATATCTTCCACATCATTAACAATATTATTCGCCATAATATGTGTATCAGCAATAGACTTTTGTTGCATAGCTTGATTTTGTTCTACCTTAGTTAAACGTTTATCAATATTTTGTATATCAGTTTTTACGCTTTGCAGTTCTGTAATAATCGCAACAATACCTTCAAGCGTCGATTCAAGTCTTTTCTTATCCGTTTCGTCCACAACTACACCTTCTTTACAAATAAAAGTGCGTTTGCTAGACGCACTTATTTTAATTACATTATTTCGTTTGTTGTGTATGAAACAACATAATTCCCTTTTGAATCAATCTTTACTGTCGCTTTCTTTCCTGCGCCATCATCAGCAGACATCTTTTGTAGACCATGATTAATAAGAAAATTTAGCAAATCGCCCTTTGCAAATTGTTCCCATGCTCCATTTGTCATAACCCCACCATTAACAGCAGGATTTACCGCCTGATTATTTTCGTTATTAATTGTTTCTTCTGGCATGATTTAACATCCTTTCATTACAAAAAAATTTAATTTTCAAGTTTATTATATACAAATTGCCATTCATCTATTGAACAATTACTAATATCCCATCGAAAACTTTTTCTTCGTTTACAATATCTACTAAAACAACAACGTGGTTTATTCATCATTTCTAGTATTTCTTCAAAAGAATTAACCTGAAAAATATTGATATAATCTGAACCATACACCAGCTTATAATCTGTATTAAAATATTCATTAAATTTTGTAACAGCATTGAACCCACAATAAAACAAATCTCCGTTTTCTGCCAATGTCACACCACCAACAGAAACACTATTCATTCCACTAAAATATAATGGCACATGTCCACTACAAGAAGAACAATCCTCGTGCTTGATATAATCATCATCACAAATATTTATTTTTTCAAAAAAACAATCTCCACCATAAACAGATATAGAAAGTTTGATTTTATACTTTTCTAATAGCTCAAAAATATCAATTTTTAATTTATCTAACAACAATCCATTCGTTACAATGGTAATATCTGTATTGGGATTATATTTACGAATCACAGCAAAAACTGATTCTAATTGTGGATGCATCAATGGCTCACCGCCGACAATATCTATCACGTCGAACCATCGCCACCACCCCCCACATAATTGATTATATCTATCAAGTATACAATCTATATCTTGTACTGACATATACCACTGTTTTTCTTTTGTTGCATTATATAGCGGCATTAGTGCTCCGCAACCTTTACAACTCAGATTGCATTTACGTGTAACAAATAAGTTCAAGTACGGAATCTTTTTTTTGTATCCATCTTTAAATCTACTAACACTTTTCAGCAATTCAAATATATTAAATTTCCTCGAACGCATAAAAAATCTTAATAGAATATTCCAAACAAAAATATTATACACATAATATTTCAGTTTGTTTACAAAACATTTATTCCTATCAATATAAGAAAACAAATATAAACGATACAATTTAATAAACATCAAAATGTATCGTTTCTTTTCTTTTACCTCGTTATATCTAAAATCAATATTGTGGTGTTTTGCTTTTTTATCATTCTTGTTTAGATGAATTATTTTCATGATAGCTACTCACCAACATTGAACTTCCAAAGTTAATTACGGCTTTTTTATTTTCTAATTTATAAAACACATCAAATAAATTGACAATATCAGCAGGATTCTTTAATTGAACAAACACATCGTATGCATCTTTTGTTCGTTCGTTTAAATCAAATTTCATAAAAGATTCTACATGAAAATTCACTTTATCTAATCCATCTACATCATCACATATAACTAAGCAATTAACTTTTTGAAAATAATCAGGATATTTATCCGCAATAATATTTAAGTATTTTAGATTACCAACCTTATTTGTAACTCTATCACTATCTGATGTATCAAAAAATACAGATGTAGTCTTATCTAAATACCCATATTTACCATTGCCAATATAATTAAAGAAAAAATCATCATCAGCCATACGATATAATCTATCATCCCATCCACCAAAATCACTATACATGGAAATGTGATGACAGATACAACACGTATCTAACTGCCCATGAAAAACAGTTTCTTTATTATAGTTCGGCTTTTTTAATTCTCGTTTATCCGACCATTTAATATAATTTGATGTAACTACATTAACATCATTATTATTGATATAATTATTAAAATTTCTTAAACAATGTTTTAATATTACATCATCATCATCTAAATATTTTATCCAAATATCTTCGTCCTCAAGATATGTAAGTACAGAATTTCGTGCAAAACAATGTCCATAGTTTTTGGTAAATAAATTATATGATATTTTATCACTATCAAAATTCTTTACAATGGAATAATTCTCATTAGAGGTATCCGAACAATCATCAACAACAAAAATTTTATAGTTATCATAACTTTGCCGCAATGCAGAAAGAATGGCTCGCTTTAATTTTTGTGGTCGATTATATGTCGGAATTATAATAGAAAATTGATTTTCCATCTTTCTTCACCTCCAATAAGTGTTTTGCATATAAATCATCTGTATTATCATAAACATATTGATACATATCATCATCAATTTCGGATTCATTCATTAATATGGCAAAACCTGCACAAACAGAAAGATGATTTTTCTTATGATAAATATCTAATATTTTTTGTTTATTATACTTATCAAGCAAAATTCTAAGGTCTTTTACATATTCAACAAAATTATCTTTATCAACAGTAGGCATATTATCAACAACATTTTCTTTTTCCACTATTTTTTCAAATGTATTGATAATATTTTTAGCATTATTCTCTTTTACAGTCTGTACTTTAAGATTAAAATTCTTAATATAACATAACACATTCTTTGGAATAAAATTCTCTATTTTATCGTACTGCTCATTTTGCAAATATTCTCTACACTGTGTCCCACTAATGCGTTCTTGTTGATTCATCTTCTTTCGTGGTATTTGAATTACATTTATACCGTTCTGTGGGAAAATAAATTTTGCTTGTGTTATATGTTGTTTTGTTATATCATCATCAGTTTCTATTCCACACAAGAAATGTTTAATATTTAGTTTCTTGAATGCTGTTCCTACAATATCTAATAACTCTATTGTATTTAACCCAACATAATTCTTACTATGACGTAAAGCTACATTGTTATACTCAGACCAAAATGTTTGATAAGAAAACACATTAGACAAATCTACAACAATCACATTATCTAAATCCTGTGTTCCTATTTTAACAAGATTAGAACATTCTTTCTTTGAATAAATCAAGTCTATTCCATCTTGCATCAAGAATACAACAAAATAATCAAAAATTTTACTTCCTGTTTCAATCAAAAACCGATGTCCACAAGTAAAAGGATTGCAACTAGCGACAACCGCTCCAACTTCAACATCCATTTTTGTAAAATCTAAATCTGTTGCTTGATGAAAAGAATTACACATATTATCCACTTTATCTTGAACATTACTTGTTTCTATTGTTGAAAAATCTTTTTTGATATTATTATAAATTACATCAGCCATCCATTCATGGCAATAAGCAGTATAGTGTGCCTTATCAACAAAATTTTCATGTTTTCTATTTTCTTCAAATAAACGAACAACATCAATATGTGGATATAAATTTATATTATTTATTCTATACGTCGGGATACCTACAACAACAATATCATTCTCACAAATGCGCGTACTAATAATACGATTATACATATTTTCTAGTGTATCTCCGTTTGTCGCGCAATTATGTACGCTATATTCTTTTGTTTTCTTTTGTAAAAAACTAGCAATTGTTTTATCGTCAGAAACATAGTATCCAAACATACTAGAATTTCCAAACAAAAAAATATGTTTATTGTTTTTGTATTCAATACCCTTTCTAAATCCATTAGATATATTCATCGAATTTGAATAATAATCCTCAAACATAAAATATGAACCATTCTGTACTAAGTCAGGGTCGCTATCAAATATATCATCAATATTTTCATCAATAAAACAATCATTATATAAATCAAGATTATCTTTAACAACCTCTAAAAAGTCTTTCTTTTTTATGTTCTCGAAATATATTTCATTAAATTCAGGTTGAATATTTTTACTATATACAACATCAGTACATATTTTTGCACTTAACCTTTCTAGCTCAGTTCTATCATGTATATCATGAACCGTTGGTAGTTCAATAAAATATATATGTGCCTGTCTACTATTAACAAACTTGTACATTTTATCAATCAGCGATTCATTGTTTAATCCATTCTTTCTCATCTTTACTAGAATTCCCCCACCTTTGAATTGTTTTCTGTAAACAATATTCACAAAACGGTATTTTCTTCTTGTTATTCATTTCAATTATTTCATCTACAGTATCCACCTTATATATGTTGATATAATCTTCCCATTCAATTGGAATAAAATTACAATCAAAATATTCATTTATAATATCAATGTTAGCAGGAACAATACACGAAAACAAATCCCCATTATCATTTAACTGCGCACACGGAACTAATGAGAAATTTATTTTATCATTATTATTTTTAATAATATTAAAATCCATGCAACGATTCACACAGCTAACATACGAATCATTGATTTTACTTTTACTCCGTGAAAGATTTAATTGATAAAATTGCTTATTTTCATCAGAATAATCACTGACAGAAACAATGATGTTATATTGATTAAAAAAATCATCCCATACGTCTTTTTCTTTATTATATATGATTCCATTAGTAACAACGACTATTTTAGTATCACTAAATATTTTACGTGCAATTACACATAACTGCTTTAATTCTTTATGAAGAAAAGGTTCTCCACCCATTAGATTCAATTCATAGAGTTTTTTATCTTTCAATATATACTTCAATCGAATTAGATTACTTTTAAAAACATCAATATCTATATGCCATTCATCTGCTATCGGTGCGAAATGGTCGCATCCTCTACAATTCAAATTACAATGTTTTACAACTGATATATCTAAACTAGCGATACCATTCATCATTTGCTGTTTAATATTTATTATTTTCTTTACAATATCCATTTTTATTGATTCCGCTTTAATTCTTTTGTTATCTTCGCTTTTTGTTCAGCAAGCTCACGTGAATTATTTCTTACGCCAACTTGTTTTTGAACCAATTTAATAATTTTATCTTCATCATCATTAATTGGTACAATCTTGTCTAAATCATAATATCCCCATATATTCCTATCAATTGATGTTAAGCCCTGAAGTGCTTGTGCTTTCACATTTAAAATCAATACACCGTCTCTATTATATAGACATCCCAAATTAAACGTTCGTTCTTGAATGTAATTGCGTATCATGCCTTTCATATTATTTGGAGCATTTACAACTGCCCAATCACTACATGAAAAAATATCATTAACATCATCAACAAAATCAATCTGTTGTGGACGTAAAAATTTATTTGTATTACTCACACAAATTTCATCAACAATATTTAGTTTTTTTTCATTATCCCGTTGCCAAAAAAAATGATTCTTTTCATAATCATCTTTTGTAACAATTCGATATTGATTTTTATTTATACGCTCCGTATCCAATTCTTTTGCAACAGATTCAGTAACAAAATCTTGATGTTCAAAATCGTTTTGCATTGGTAATCCTAATCTTGCACCACATTTTTTGCACCATTCCAATTGTTTACCGTAATCTTTGCGATATTTTTTCCACCATCCATCTTCAATTTGGAATCCACCATCACCATCATACAAGGTATCTAATGTACCTGCCATTTCACAAAAGAATCCACCTTTATGTGTGACAGAAGCAAAACAATATTTTTGTACCCAACACAAATTTTCCATTGCGTCAAATTCTTCATCCGTTATTCCCAAATCTTTATAATTAGCAAGAACCGTGAAATGTTTTGTTCTCTCTGAATGGTCGTTAAATCGAAAAGATTCAAATACATCATCAATTAATTCAAAATTATCATAAAACTGTTGTGTAGAAGCTGTTGTAAATAACTTGAATTTACCTATATCATCTACATTTGTATTAAAAATATATGAATTAATATCTTTAACAGGATTCCTAAATCCTTTTTTTATTCTTGTATATGGATAAGTATCTTTTATATATTGAATCATTTCTTTAAATTGTGGATGTAGTGTAGGTTCACCACCAATAATACCAATCTGTCCATCAAAATCATGTAAAGAATCAATTACCTTTTTGAAATAATCTAAATTCATATAATACGTGTTCTTATGATGTCCACAAAATCTCATACAATTACCACATTGATTAATACAAGCATTTGTAATATCAATTGTAATTCCTTTTTGATGAATCAAATCTTTTATCAATTACACATTCACCTGCCATTCATCTCTAGTCTTTTTTGATTTTTCATACGGAAAACCATATACAACATTACCACAACGTTTACAATTCTCACATGGATAATTTGCTAATCTATATAAATCATCTTTAGTTAAATCATCAGATACTTTAACATAATTGATTTCCTCACAATAATGTTCATCAAATCGTTTATCAAAAATATCCATGCACATAACTAGTGGACACGGTGAAATCATCCAATTCCTCAAACACAACGAATTAGATTCATACGCTTTACAATAACAATTATGATAAATATTATCAATATTACTAGAAAGTTTTTCTTTACGTATATTTACATTAAACATAGTCTCTTTATGAATACCTGTATTCGTTGATAATTCTTTCGGAGTGTGTTTTGTTTCAAAAATATGTATATTTGGATATTTGTTTGACAATTCATTTACAATACCTTTTGTTGGTTTATATTCTGTAATCTGATATTCAAATGTGTTATCGCATTGCAATCGCTTATTTTTTTTGAAAAAATCATCAAGCAAAATGCCATTTGTTTCGACTGAAATTGTAATTGTATTTCCGAACATAACCTTCACAGCCATTAACATTTCATATAGCTTTTCATGAAGTAATGGTTCTCCTCCATACAATTCTATTTCACGTATATTATTGCCAATAGATTTCCGTAAAGTTTTTATCATTTTAATAAAATCATCTAATGGTTGATGCCACACATCAGAAATAGGAGAAAAGTGGTCACATCCCCTACAATTCAAATTGCATTCATCTACAACTTGTGTTTTAAAACAGTATTTTATGTCCACTCACTTTTCTCCTTTTTAGATGCACTATATTTATTTTTTTCTATTGGTTCTCTACAATATTCGCAAAACGAATTTTTATGAAAATACATATTCACAATTTCTTCATCAGTCGCGTTATACAAATCCAAAATACATTCATCATCTACATTAAAATTTTCATTAAAAAACTTATTAAATATATCTATATATGCTTGTAACGGACATATATATAATTTACCATCTTTTAACTGAACAGATTTTGACCGAATCATCAAGCAATCCCAATTGTTTTCTTTTTTTTCATGTGATAATGTATGTTTTCTTAATGTTTTTATTGGTTCTAAATCATTATATATTCTATATTTTACCCCAAATGCTTTTAGCAGTTTCAGCATAAATTGATATTTAACATCAATAGGATAACATGTAATATCCAACAAAATATCATTTTTAACAAATACATCTTTTAATTCTGATATACGTTCAAGAACTAACAATCCATTTGTTAAAACGCTAATTTTTGTATTTGGTAATATTTTCCTAGATTCAACTAAAAATTCATTTATATTCGGATGTAATAATGGCTCGCCGCCAAAAAGGATTAATTCATCAACCACTATCTTTGATGATAATTCTTTCATATCATTTTTATATTCATTTATATCTGCAAACCACGGCTCTGCTATTGGAGCAAAATGAGCACATCCTTTACAATTTAGATTACAATGATTTGTAAGGTGATATTCAATTAAAGGTATATGTTTCTTCATTTTAGTATCATCTTATCTTCAATAACTAATCCATCTAGTTTATCATTAAACATTCTAAACATATCCTGCACATAGTTAAATATCGGCATTCCGCTATCATTAAATGATGTATTGATTAAGATTGGATGTCCTGTTTCCTTCTTAAAACACATTAACAAGTTATGTAACCACGGGTCATCTTTTTTGTCTACTGTCTGAATACGAACAGTACCATCTAAATGTTGCGCACCTTTTAATAAATCTTTGTCTTTACAAAAACCCAAAATATTCATATAAGACGCATCTACATCAATATCAAAATATTCACCAATATATTCACGTGGAATAAGAATACCGTAAGGACGATACCATTCTCTACCTTTAATTTCATTTAACTTTTCCTTCATTTGTTCATTAAATGGGGATGTTAAAATACTACGATGTCCCAAAGCACGAGGCCCTAACTCTATATTCCCACGACAAATAGCAATAATTTTATCATTTAACATCATATTAGCAAGTGTCTGAGATTTAACATCAACTAATCTATCAGACAATTTATCAATATATTCTTTGTCCCTAATTCCTTCTGTGAAATAATAATTACGAACATTAATATCCTTTAATTCATCAGGCATATTCTTTAACAAATAGTTTAACACAGCACCATAAGATTGCCCAACATCCGATGCAATAGGCGTATACCATACATGTTTAAACCAATTAGATTTAATAATATGATAATTCAATAGACAGTTTAATGCACAACCCCCTGAGATAACAAAATTATGACTTTCAAATTTATATTTTGATATTTCTTGCATTACTTCTTGTATCCAAATCTTCTGCATTGTATATGCTAAATCATATTTATCATACTTATCTAATTGTATTGTAAGATAGTTATAAATATATTTTTCTATTTTAATCTTTTCTTCCCAAACATTCCAATTAACACTTTTAATTTTATCAATAAATGTATTGATATTTGGTAAATTAATGAAGTTTTGTGAAATTCCTGCATAAGCCATAAACTTACCTTCTAATCCTTGCTCGTAATTATTTTGCTTATCAAGGAAGAAGCAGGAAAGAATTTCATAAAACATTCCGTACGAGAACCTTTGTTCTTGATATAGTTTCGTTAATTTTCCGTCTCTATATTGATAAAAAGCATGGTTTCCATCACCTTTCCCATCAATTGAAAGACAAATCGCATCATCTAATTTATATTGAACAATAGCTGGTAATACATGATTTTCTTGATGATGAAATTTTTGAATATCGCACTTTTCAACTAATTTAACAAAATCATATGATTCTTTTTTCAAATATCCATCTTCAAACTTAGTATAACACCAACAAACAACATCGAATTTATCTACACCAAATTCTTCGTGTAATAGCTTTTGACATTTATATATATTGTTACGCATATTATCTCCGTATACACGGTCGATTTCATGCATATAATCTAGTTTATCTGAGTGAAAAGAAAAATGCTTCTTTTTAAGAAGTTTTTCTAGTTCAATACATTTCAATTCTTTTGTTTCTGTATCATAATACGTTGCATTATAATCTTGATATACTTGTAATCCTAAAATCTTCATGATGTACTCCTATAATTTTTAGAACAAAGCTAAACTATAAAATTGTAGTATCAACGATATAGCTTTATAAAAAAAGTCTTACATATCTCCACTAATGGTAGACATCCCTACCATATATTATTACTTATATATTTATACACAAGCATTAAGAATATTAATAGCGGCATTTCTATCTCTATCATGTATTGCATTACATACATTACATTGCCACGTTCTTATTCTTAAATCTTTTACTTGTTTATTTATATTACCACAACAAGAACAAGTTTGTGAACTAGCAAAAAATCTATTAGCTTTTCTTACTTCACATCCACACTTTTTTGCTACATATTCTAATATTTGTACAAAATTATAAAAACCTAAATCATTTATTTTTCTTCCCCATAATTTTTGCATAGCCTTTATATTCAAATCTTCTATACATATTATGGTATATTTACTACAAATATCATATGCAGTTTTGTAATGAAAATCTTTTCTTAGATTAGTGATACGCTTATATAATCTAGCTAATTGTTTTCTTGATTTATTGTAGTTATTACTGTTTTTGTCTTTCTTAGACAAATTCTTACATAAACGTTTTATCTCGTTTATATTTTTTTTGAAAAATAACGGAGATAATATATCATCTTTACTAGAAGTAGAAGCAGTAAGAAAAGTTTTTAAACCAAAATCATATCCGATTTTATTACCAATACGTGATAAAACAATAGGTTTATCTACTTTACATACGACAAATAAATAAATATCCCCTAGTGAATCTCTTTTGATTGTTACTGTTTTTATATCACCTTCTAATTTTTGATTTCTATGAAATCTATATTTTTGTTTTTTAATAATAACTGTTGTTTCATTGATAAATTTATATCCATGTTGCTTTAATGTAAAAGATTTGTATTTCTTTATTTTCTTGAATTTCGGTATACTAACTTTTTTCTTATTTTTATGTTCTTTAAAAAACTTTTGATAAGCCAAATCTATCCGTTCTACAATATTTTGTATAGATTGAGCATCTAATGCTTTTATATAGCTATATTTGTTTAGTTTTTTAAGTTTAGTTAAATGCTTTTTTAAATCGTTACACTGTAGATATTTGTGGTATAATTTATAATATCTTCTATGTAAGGTAATACAATAATTCCAAATAATAGCAGATAAATCAATCATTTTATTTAATTTTTTATTACGTTTTGATGAATATAGTTTATATTCATATGTTATCATTTGAATCATTATATTTTCCACCTCTTTTTATTATATTACTTTTTTATTTATGCTTGTATAATCTATTTTGAATATCTATTGATTATTGTATCAATTTATAAAAAGACATCATTCAAAAAAACAATAGTCTAGCAGAAGAAAAAAAGCACATCTAATTGATGTGTTTTTTATTAAATAAACTTATGTTGTTTGATTAAATCTTTTTCAGATTTCTTTAAGATGTTGATGAATTCTCGTTTCATAAAACAATAATCACACTGTTTACTTTTCAGTTTCTTTTCTTGCATTTCGTATATATCATCTTCAAGAAAATTACCTATAACTAAATTATCATCAAATGCTTTCTCGCAACAAAGAACCATATCGCCATTAGCATTAATAGTAAATTTTCTTATCATACTACAATAAACATTTTGCACTTCATCATAATATGGGTCGCCATACCAACACACCTTACCAAACCATTGTATCGGTTTTTGTCCTTTACTTAACAATTCTAAATTGATTCTAGGATTACTATTCCCTGGTTGTAACACAACTTTTATTTTAGAATCCTTTAGATATTCTTCCCACAAATGAAATTCAAATTCATTATAATCATATCCAAAATAACGCAATTCTGTATCAACATCTATTTTACCATCATTTAACAACTGATTTAATTCGTCAACATTTTCTTTCACCAAATCAATCTTACATCCACGATGAGTTATTTGATAAATTTCTTGTGTAAACCCACTTACGGACACATATAAGTGATTTGCGTATTTTAATATCCCCTCTAAATCTTTTATCTTCATTGAGAAATTAGATGAAAGACAAACATACATTCCTTTGTCATGCGCATACTTACAATATTCCGAAAGATTCTGAACTAAGAATGGTTCTCCCCAACTAAACAAAGCAATAACGCGCTTACCATAATCATATGCTTTATCAACAATTTTTTTATATAATTCTAAATCCATCACTTTCATTGTGTTTGGGAAAATGCGTAATCCACGTGGACAACACAAACATTTTGCATTACATCCATCAATAATATCTACTTCTATTGTGTTTTGATTCGATTCAAATTTATGATTATTTTCTCTATAACTCAATGCCAACAGCCCCAATCAAAACAAACTAAGTATTACATCATTATCTTTCATATAAATTCTATCTTCAACTTGCTTTTTATCATTAATTGTAAAAACACGTTCTTCGTTATCATTATATCCAAGATAATTCATAAATTCAGTTAAACCATCATCAAAGCATTTATTCATTGGAAGATATATTGATTTTTTACCAAACAAAATAAACTCGAACATTAACTTGCCGATATTCTCATAGTATCTCGCTAAATTGTAATTATTATAATCGTTCTTCTTATCGTACCTATAATATTTATACGTTTTATAAGTGAATGGTTTAATATTTATCCCATTCATTTTTGATTTATAATATTCTTCTGCGACAAGAACATCTTTATCGCAAGTATTTAACTTTAATTGCCGTTGTATTCTTTCTTCTGAAAACTTCATATCCCATATAAAACAATTATCAAAATACTTAGAATTATATTTATTACATATTACTAATACTTTATTATTTTTGACAAAATCTAATTCATAATGATATTTTGTTGTATCTTTTGCTTCTTCTTTGTATATCATAGCGGGATAAAACAAAATACATTTTTTCGCTGATAAAGTAATTTTATTTTCTAATTGTAAATGTATAACTTCGCTTGAAATGATATTAACATCACCGTTAATATCATAAATAATTTCTTTAGGTCTTGTCCCGTCTTTATTCATCTTTGCAAACTGAATATAAGCAATCCCATTTCCAAACGCTAAATATTCTTTAAACCTTAGAAAAATATTTTTATCTCTGTACAAAACAATAAAACGAACATCATGTTTTGTATATTTTCTTAGATTATAAAATAAATCTTCAAATGAAGTGTACGCGCCATTCAATTCATATAAATAATAAATTAAATTGATTCTCATTCTATATCCTCGATAGATTGTATAATTGTTTTAATGATTCGTTTAATATCGTATTTCATAGATTCTTTTATACAATTTTCTCTTATCTGCACCATATCCAAATTCATCGCATTATCTATACACGATTTTAAATCATTATCCACTAACCAACCATTATATCCATTAACTATAATATCTTTCATTACTTTACATTCTTTATAACCAATAACAGGGACACCATAAGAAAACGCTTCAAGTGCAACCGTCGGTAATCCCTCATATAATGATGGTATAACTAAAACATTGGCTTTTTTATAAAATGACTCTACATGATTTGAATACCCATGATAATAGATATTTTTATATTTCTTATAATCATCCATATTCAAATATCCATTATCCCAATAAGAATACCCTACTATATCCGTATGATAATTTGTATCACTAACCGTATCTAATAATAACTGTGTTCGTTTGACATCCGTATTTATTCGTCCGACATAAAGTATATTATTTCGTTTCGTATAAATATCAACATTTTGTGGCAATTCAATACAATTATAAAAAGTATACGATTTATCTTTATATTCCATTGGTATATATTGGTCTAGCAAAAATCCCAATTTATCTGATTGTTCTAAAACAAAACCATAAAACTCTTGTTCATTTCCATGTACTTGTTTATAAACAAATTCTAATCCTTGTACAATTTCCATTGTATTTTTAATATACTTTGGTTCATTATGAAAAAACATAATAATTGGTACTTTTGTCATTTTAGATACAACTATCCAATACAACGCTTGATTTCCCGTACCTGCATTGCAAAAAATAACATTTGGTTTTAATTCGTATATTCGTCTAGCTGTTTCTGTAATCATTTGTTTAGAAAAGAAATTGTTCGTATGTGAATGTATCGTCAATCCATCTATCCCATAATTATCGTCTAACTGTTGAAATAAATGAACATCATATAAATTAACTAGTTCTTTGCAAATTTTTATTGTATATCTTTCTGCTCCGAACAAATAATTTTTATTCTCGCGTTCAACAATATTACAAGTAATTGCTATTCTATTTTTAATACGTTCTTTTACTTCACATTGCGTACCATGTATAAATTGAAATAGAAACATATCTGTTTTAACGCTCATGACATGCCAACCTCAATATTTTATTTTCTAGCTCTTTATTGACGTTTTTATCTGCATACATTTTCCAAATCTGCCCAAATAAATTCAATTTTACCCACGGTTTTGGATGACTAGCGAAATGGATTATTTTTATATTCTCAGACTTTAGACGTTCACCATATACACGTACCCATTCACTAAATTTATACTGACTATATGTATTCGCTAAAAAGTTATATCCATAATTAACATATTCAACATTATTTTTAAACGCTTCGTTTAATACATCTTGTTCCCACAGATACCATTTATTGTTATACAATTTTTTATCTAAATGACAAAAATGTGTATACATTGTATATTTGCTGTCAACGATTTGATTTCTGATGTATTTCAAATTCAAATACAAATTACCTGCATTGAAATACGTTAGCCCATTTATTTTATCACGAACACAAGCGCAGAATTTATTATCAATATTTGTATTAAATATATCCGAAATATCATCTACAATAACAGTATCGGAATCTATATGAAACACAGTGTCAACATCTAATAGTTCGTGCAATAACAATTTATAATAAACAACACCTGCGTTATTATCCAATTTGAATATATTTTTATCAATAAATATAGGTATAATGTTAAAATCATCAGATTGTAAACTTTGAATATCACCGATATTGGTAAATTCGATACATAACAAATAAACATCGTAGTTAACCCCACGATGTTTATTTTCTTTTAATGAATACATAGAAACATATGTTTGATATAGATATGATTCATTTGTCATATAAACGATATTATTTTTAGAACATTTTCCCTGCAAGACCATAATATGCCTCATTAATTTCTTCTTGTGTCACCGCAGATTTAACTCTATCCTTATATTCCTTATACTTTTGGAAAGCATCATCAATAGAATTAAACTCATCTAGTGAATCAAGATATTCTGATAATTTAGATAGTGCTTCTTCATCACCACTATTAATAATCTCAAGATACTTTTCTTCACGGTTTTCATCGGTGATAAAATATCCCTTCGCCGCAAGATAATTATTTAATTTAAAGAAATGATATAATTCAAAATTAGAAATCATTAACTGATTTGCAATCAATTCATTCATCATACGTAACGCTTTTGTTTTATACGCTTCAAGAACATCACCATCAGATTCTTCACGCAGTTCATCTTTTTGAATATCATCTAATGTAATCATTTGGAACATATCAATATCAGACTTAATATAAATCTTACACTCAGGTTCACGATGTTCTAAATCCAATGTCTCAACAACAAAGTCATACGCTTCTTTTGTAAGATTGACATAATCTTCACGTGGCATTGCTACTGCTTCATTTTTCATTTTTTCAAATGGATTAATAAGATAAGATTTATCCCCATACTTTAATACGCCACAATAATATACTATTTCCATTATTTCACAATTCCTTCCGAATCTTCTTCCAATTCATCATTTATGTCATTCATAATATTCTCAATCTTATCCGCTTCCTGCTTTTTCTGTTTAATTTGTTCAGCTTCATCATAATCAAGATTATACTTACGACCAAAACTAATCATTGACATGGTAATAATACTATCTATTGCTTGATATGCAACCTTATCAAGCGGATAAATTACTTCCCGTGTCATTTGCATATAGCCATGCATTGTATTGAGAAAATTTTCAATTGCTTTAATATCTATTTCTTTTTCCACCAAAGCTATTCTCCTTTCAAAAAAAAATCATTCACAAATTAAATACTTAGTCATATACTTTTTTATGAGAAAAAGAGCCGTTTATATGGCTCTTTTTTATATAAAGTTTTTCGTTATACCGAATAATTAGTATACATGTAACTATAACACCATCCTGATGCTTTTACCACATAACATGTGCAACTTGCTTCGTGACCATAGCATGAGCAGTAGTTACAATTACAAATACAAATATCAGAAAGAAGGTTGATAACGTGCATAAAATATGTATTAACATCATTTGCTTTAATTGAAATGGTATAACCTTCATCATCCTGTGGAAGTGTCAAAACGTTGATTAGTTTCATTTGACCTTCTTTATAAAGCGTTTTATACTTTGGATTACCATAAGAATCTTTCCCATCAGGAACTTGTTTCTGTCCCTTATATGGAATATCTTTTCCTTTGAAATCCTCCATAAACTTAACGACTTCTTTGAATTGGTCAGAAACATCGTACATACCCTTTGTACCTGGCTTTACAATAGGATTGCCGTTTTCATCTGTTTTAACATAGTCAAAGTTACCACGTGGGCGTTTGTCAATAGATACATTAACTTCTGACTTTAATATACCATTATAAATCTTAAATTTTTCATTAAGTGTATAACCATATAAATCATTTGTTAAAATATCTTCAGGCGAATATGTTTTAATCATCTTTGGATTTTGTGCGCTAATTGGTAATCCATCATCAACAATAGGAATCGTACCATCAACATCACGTAGCATATGTTCACGTTCAACAAATTTCCCATTTTCATATCCACCGATTTTAATTAATCCTTTACGATAACGATACTCGCGCATTGAATAACCTGTGAACCAGTTATTCCCTGCATGATAACCTTCTTCAATTGTTTCTGCATTTGGTTCTACATCAAGATTCTTTCGTGTACCTTGACCTTGCCCATCTGAAACATCATAAGAGAAACGTGAAGCAGGGAGACGGTCACTATATTGTGTCGTATCGTGTGTTTCATAAAGAAGGATAGACAGAATATCACAATAAATCTTATGATAATTCTGCTGTAACATGTAATCTCCATCAGAAAAGAATTCATTGTTATCAGATACACCTTCTAATGTTTTAACCTGAACCGTATTCATTGGTTCTCTGTTAAAGTCAAAGCGTATCGCAAATTCCTGACGTAGTTTTGTTAAAGCGGCATTCCAATCGTCGTTAGTAATACCTGATTTACCAAATTCTCCGCCAGCTTCGAAATTTTCTTTTAGTTTCTTTTCTCTTTTGTTGAATCCATTTTCTCTTAGATACTTTGCATTTTCTGAGTTTGCTTGATAAAATGTGCCGTCCCAAAATCTTTCACCAAAGTCATATGATTTATCACTACCAGGTGTACCGAATGGACGGCAAATAGGAAACCGATTATCTTTAATAATCTGATAGAATCCTGCAAAATATCTTGTTGCATAGCTAACTTTACGTTGTTCAATAACAGCCATTAATTTTACACCCCATATTTATATTTATAAAAAATTGTAATTCTATTTAATCTACTTTATAAATAAACGTATATGTAATGCTTATCATGCTGTTGCCATTTGCTTATATGCTTTAATATAATCAGAAATTTTATTATATAACTTACAAACTTCTTTCTTATTCGGCGCATCCCAACGCTCTATATCTCCACCACAATTAACAGCATTACATCTAAAACAAAATACCGAGGTGCAATCTTGACATTGTTTTTGTTTTTTAAACAAATTATTCTGTACCAAATAATTAAAATCTACTTTATGTAAAAAATTATCATCAAAAATTGTTGTATAAAACATATCTTTATTACCATACAAACATCCATGACAATAAGTTACTTTACCATCCAAATCCACCTGAAATGAATTAGCACCACCTGAACAATCTGCATTTGCATTCATATCAAACCACATAAAACCTGTTTTACCAAATTGCTTATATTTCAAAAAGTATTTAATCAGTTTAATAAACTGCTTATGCATTTTATCATAATCTACATTACCTGCATTTAGCGTATCTGGTGTCAAAACAAACCGAACTTTATGTTTCAATTCTTTATTAAAATTCTCAAAGTTTATATACTGCTGATATAAATTTTCTTCTAAATCTTTCATGGTACACGTTGATTTCGTACCAAAGTTAAAATCATTTTCATCAAAAAATTTAATTGCATCTCTTACGATTTTATCTGTTTCTTCAATTGTTTTATTCAATTGGAAGCGTTGATTATCTTCTATATTATGATAATCATACGACACTTGAATCTGTAACCGTTCTCCTACTTTATCGTTAATTTCTAACAATTTATCTTTAAGACTTTGCACCAACGAACCATTTGTATATAAAAAAAATGTTACATGTTCATTATCTGCAAATTCATTAATAATATCATAAATGTCATGGAAATAAATTGTCGGTTCTGCTCCCCAAAATTCAATGCGCAAGTCATGCATATCGGCAAGTAAATGCAATACTTCTATCACACGTTTTTTTACATTTGATTGAAGTTTGTCTGTAGATTCAACAGAGCCATTTTTCACTTCAAAACAATAAGAACATCTAAAATTACAAGATTTACCCATATTAATAGACACTGAATATGGTGTCCTCATTAAACATCCTTCCTTTCTCATCAAAATTTTACACCTTTTCTTTCCGTTATATATATATCACATTCATTCTTCATTTCTTTATACAATCCTGCTGTAAATTTGAATATCAATTTCAAAACACTACAATATCCATCAATAATTGATTCATTTTCTAATTGTGAATAATAGCACCCTTGGTTACAAAATTTATTTATTTTACAATTCATACATTTATTATTTTCTGTAACATTATTTGCTTTTATAAAAGCTATATTATCCTCAAAATAAGTATCCATATTAGAATCATACAATTTGTATTTATCTGCACTATAAAAACGGGAGCATGGATATATAACACCACTAGGTGTTATACTAAAACCATTTTTCCCTGCAAAACAAATAAACTTACGTTTCCCATATATCATATTTTGCATTGCTCGGTCTAAAAATCCAATTCCTAATAACATTCCTGTATCTTGATATACTTTTTTATAAAATATCAATAATTCATCCAACTGACATTTCAATTCTTGTAATGCGTCTTTATCCCACACATTATCTTTCACAAATGATACATCAATATAAAAATTATTCTGCTGTGTATTCATAGCAAAATAAACAAAATAACGTATATTCTTCATCATTTGCGAAACATTATACCCATCTACCATCATTTTAGGATGCATCGGTACTAAATTAGAACGATAAATGTTTTTAATAAAATTAATATTCTTATCACTACATCCATCACAACTAATTCCTATATTGATATTATTTTTATCTAACTGTTCTTTTACCTGTTCATTCAATAAAATTCCATTTGTCTGAACAAAACTAAACTTTACATTTAATACATTTTTTATATAATCATCAAACTCAATCACATTATCAATTTTTAATAGCGGCTCGCCACCAAAAAACGTTACATCATATTCACCACTAAAATTATCATCTAACATTCTCGATAACTGTTTTGCATGTGATATTTGATTTCTTAATTTATCAAATGAAAGTTCTTGCGTATCTTGTTTTATATAACAATACGGACAATTTAGATTACATTCATTTGTCATGTGAATCTGCAATGTGTGCTTCAACAAATCACTCCCTTACACAAATAAAATACAAGAAAAAAGAGAGATGACATCTCTCTTTTTATTTTTTTCACGTTTATTTGTGTATACTATCAATGATAAGTAGAAAAAATGTAATGTTTCGTAATAAAATGCTATATTTTATAAATATTTTAAAAAATATACTTAACAAAACAAATTATATATAATACAATTGGAAAATAAGGAGGTGTATATATGAAATTTAGTAAATCAACAGCAAATAAAAAATCTATATCGTTCTTTTCTCATCATTTGAACAAAGAAAAGTTTTATCAAATTAAAGCATTAGCTGAAATGATTAGAGATTATAAAAATTTTATATCGGAAATTTATTATCAAGATTATTTCAACAAACAATATATTTCTTGTTCTAAATTTTGTTTTAAAATGAAAATGTTTAGAGACGTTAATTTTCCTTCTCAATTATTTCAACCATTGTGTATTGATGTATACAATGCTTACAATAAACAAAACCCACCAAAAAAGCTAGTAGTATTTAAAAAATTATCTTTTACAGGTATAAATTGTTCTACAACTAAATTCATTGAAAATAGTAATAATAAATATACAAATGGTATAATAAATTTTAATATACCTAAAAGTGGTATTGTAGAAATCCCGTTTATACATTCACAACAATATCATGGGAAATTAGATGATATATCTTACTCTATGGCAGGAATGAATAAACAACAATATCAAAAACAATATAAATGTATAATTGAATATAACAAAATAAGAATAGTTATAGCTGTAGATGATAATAAAATATATAATCCATCAACAATGAATCATATAGAAGGTATTGACGTTAATATAAAACATAATCTTTTACAATGTTCAGACGGATATGTAATAGATTATGATAGAAAAATGGTAAAAAAAATTCTTATTCATAAGAAAAAACAAGATAGAATTATATCTACAAAAACAAAGCGTGGATTATCTATTGAATATACAAAAAAACAATTAGAACAAAACAAAAGAGATAAACGTAGAAGTATATCAATGGTAGAACAATGTTTAGTAGAATTGTTTAAATATTGTAATGAAAACAATATAGACCATTTAGTATTTGAAGATTTAAATAAATTCACAAGAAAATATAAAATTAACAACAAGGAATTCAATGTAAATATAAGAAGATTAATGAGCATACTACATATAGTAGATATAAAGAATATGGCAGAAAGAATAGGCAAAAAATATGGAATTACCATTTCTTTAACAAATGCGGAATATACTAGTCAACAATGTAGTAAATGTGGATGTATTCATAAAAATAATAGAAAAACGCAAAAAAAGTTCAAATGTATTCATTGTGGATATGAAGAAAATGCTGATTTAAATGCTTCTATAAATATAAAAAATAGAATCTCAGTAGACGTTCTACGAGATTCTTTACATATAGAAGTAGAAAAAAATAAATATATACCAAAAACAAAAAATCACAATGAAGTAAAAGAAATATTTCAATCCATAGGATTGATGTAAATACCTTAATATAAAAATTAAGGTGAGCATTATAGCGGTGCTTCAAGTTATAGAATTTATAAACTTAAACTTATATAATATATCTTATTGTTATAAGTTTTTGACGCTATAGATTCTTCTTGTTTTTTATCTTCAATTACACGGAACGACAAATCCCTTAAATAAGTGTTCCTATTTTTAATGTTCAATGGGAAATCATATACATATCTTAACATATAAGAATTTCTTACTTTATCAGGTGTACCACTAATACTAGGAATCGAACTTAATTTATGTAATCTAGTATCAATACCGCTAACACTCAATGTATTATAATCATTTATGGCAAATATATACATCATTCTCGGTGTTGTTGTAAATAAATAAGTCTTTGATAAAAGCGTTTCAAATGTCTTTAATTGGTCATTTGTATAAGAACAATATTCTTCAAACATAATGTTTGTCTTATATTTATACTGATAAATACGCTTCTTTAATTCTACATTTATCCCAGTAACAATCAATTCACCGTTTCTATAATTCAGCAATTCAATGATATTGTGCTCTATTTGTATTACCCGAACATTTGATAAATCTTTATAAACAAAATTTTCTCTTTCTTCGCCATATACATCATACGGATTTAACTTATACATAGAATATGAATTTCTATATAAATACAAATCCTTAAAAACACCAAAGTCATTACTCGATGTTGAACTAAATAATTTGTGGAACTTCAAGAAATATCTTTTGTTCAAACGCTCGTATGCACTTTTAATAACGACATTTTTAACCTTATCTTTATAAGACACTTTTAAATTATCGTCATTAATCGTATAACTAAATCGCTTATTCCCGCGAGCATAATTGGTATTAAAAATTTGAATATCGTCCTCACATTTTACATTGATATACGTTCTAAATGTCGTTGATGTATTGGTTTTTGGATTTTTAAACATGACAGATATTGGCAATTTAATTTCAAACGTAAACATCTGTAAACTCAATCCAAAGTTAAATACGTCATATCCCATACTATTGAATTTTCGTTCAATAACATCATATCCATCTTCACGTGTAATGTAATAATTGTTTCCACCATCGGTAACGTATTCTAAATTATCTACATAACTTAAAATATCTTTACGAATTTCATTAAATATATCCGTTACCATATCCGAACAATCATAAACATTTAATTCATTTCGTTCCAATACAACTTTAGTTAAAATATTTGTTTCATCAGAATTTACGAATCGAATTAACAAATTATCTGAATTATCAAAACAAACAACGTTATTATTTTTCAAATATTCCAACGTTTTATCTGTAATTTGTGTAGTATAATCTATTTTATTATAATTAATACCATCATACTTTACAATATGAATCCCGTACTCATCATAACTAATATAGTAGAAATTGTCCTGATTGTAAATCCGATAATCACAATTTTTAATATAATCTAGTGATTCATGTATCGGCAACTGAATTTCTTTTTTTGTTTCACTTTCAATAAAAGTAATGTCAATATCATTATTATATGTGAAAAATCCTGTCTTTTTATTTATATCAACTGTTTTATCTTTCACTGATGAATCAAACAAGATTGTATTGCCATCAGATGAATACCTAATTGTATCATTTACCGTTTTATCTGTTCGTACTGCTAATGAACTATCATTTAACGGGGTCAAATTAAATTCTACCGATGTATCATCGCCACACCACAATATCATCGTAAATCGGCAATTATCTTTTTTATAAACATTTTTTATCTTATCAATGGTTATTGTAGAAATTCCTTCACCATAAATTTGAAACCAATTCGGGTCTTTATTTGTTTGATTCTTATTGAATAATCGACGCATATAATCAATATGTATATTTTCCGCTTCAAATCTATATCTGCCATCAATCTCTATTGTAAGATAGCTTCGATTACCACGTTTATCAATAACAAGTTCAAACATTTTACCATTATATTCATGATTTAATACTGTTTGTTCAACGGATATTGGTGAATTAATCTTGCCTACAATTCCTCCAAAGATGTCATATCCTTTTTGTTTATCCGTATATAAATACGAAATTGTATTTAACGACATAGAATTAGGTTTAATTATTGTTGACATGACAACTTCTTTGTGTAATTCATTTGTAGTGATAATGACCGCTTTATATAGTAAAGTGCGTTCAACATTTTTCATTGTTGTATCAAAAAGAAGATGCCTAAATATATATTGTTTGTTCTTTGCGGACATATATCCCAAAAAACTCCATTTTAATTCTTTGCTATCATATTTTTCGTTGTTTTTGCTTTGCTCTGATATATATGATTTTTCATTTATTTGCGTTAAAGGAATTATATGATAATACAATGCTACTCTATCAATCGTATGTGAAGTGTTTACTTTTAATATAATATCCAAATTAGAATAATTCTCATGTAATCCATACGTAGCAAAAGATTCTATTTTAATATCATCTTTTGTATATCCACTAAGCACCTTTAAGTAGAAGTCGTTTTTATATACTTTTCCACCTTCAAGAACTACTTCAACAGCATAATTATTATTTCCGAATTTTATCCAACGATTATCTTTTATTTCATAATCATTATCACCATTTTGAAAAATTTTGCAATCTGTATATACTTCACCATTTTTATAAACAGTAACACTATTGATTGGATTTTCATTATTATTGATATGACATTTAAATGAAAAATTATAGAGATATTCCCTTGTATAAAAAACGTCTTTCGTACAATATACATCATGTTGAAACGATGTATCTAATTCAAACACTATATCTCTATTAACCATTTATATTCCTCTCACTGCGCTAAAAATAAATTACCTGTTTCTATTGCTTTTGGGATTAAATCTCTTAATCTATCCCTACAAGCTACTGCTTTTTCATAATCCTTAAAGTGCATTTTTTGGTTCTTTGAAACTTCATCAGAACCAAATTCACAATGGATAAATTCTTTATATTCATCTTCAAACAAATTTAATGTCGTTGCAATCGTTTTATTTGTTTCAAATACTAATTGTACTCCACCCAAATTTCGATAAGCAACAACATAATACCCATATTCATCTTCTTGTATTTTAAAATCTATTATCATTTACAAACCACCATCTGATATTAAAATATGGTATATGAGAATTATCATATACCATATATATTAAACAACATGTAATAGCATCCACTTATATACAAAATCATCATCTAATAAATTCATTTGCTTGTCCACTAATTGAAACTCATCATTAATAATACGATTGAAATAACAATTCCAAACTGGTCCAGAAATCATAATTGACATGCGCGTATTATTCTTATCAAAATAATGTCCTAATGGGTCTTTTGTATACTTATATCCTAATTTCTTAAAATGCCCTATTATTTTACCTGTCATCGCAATCTATTACTCCATAAATCCAAATCATCTTCTGATACTAGCATCTTAATAAATGGTGTAATCATCTTTTTCGGAAATGTAATATCTGTTAATTTGCGAATCTTCGCACTAGCCGCGCTATGTGTATCACCATTCATACGACATTCATCATAAAAATCACACAAGCGAATCATTGTTGCAAATAAATGAATATCATTTGCATCAATTCCTTGCGGATATCCTTCACCATTTAACTGTTCCATATGTTGAACGACAATATTAGCAATTCTAGGTTCATCAATAGCACATAAAATTGACTTAGAAAAATACGGATATAATTGTTCAATGCTATACTCTGCATCGCGAATATTTACAATTTTATCCCATCCGATTTTTCCTAAATCATGAAAAAATCCTGCCCAATATACCACTTCACGTTCTCGCGGCTCAATTTCAAATCTTTTAGCAAATTCATAACACATCATCGCCACACGTTCTGAATGTTTATATATTTCTGGTGATGATTTTTCAACAACATTAAGAATCTGATTAAACAATTCTCGTTTCACGTTTTTGTACCCGCCCTTTCAATATCTTGCAACTTCTATAAAAAACATATTTTCTAATTGGACGGAATATAACAGTTATCGCAAAAAATTATATAATAAAGATAGAATTTTAATTGTTACGAGGTTGAAACGATGAAAAACTATACAATTCTTGATGAATCTTATAACGAACCTGCAAAACTATTTGCCACACTTGTAAAAATGAATGTAAAAATGAATGTAAAACTCAAAGAATTATACAAAAAAGTCATGCAAGCAAATGAACGTTTAAATTTATATATTAGAAACTCATTTTGGATAAATTTTGATACGAACAAACATTCCACAATTATTGATGAAGATAATATATGTTTTTTCTATCTCAAAGATGTATCTGAACTAAAAATCAAATTTAACGATTTATTACTTGACAGGGACGATTATTTCAATAATTTATTCAATCATCAATATATGGAACAAGTAATGTCATTTGATGATTTCCTTTTAGACGAAAACGAAAGCAAAGAAGAATATAACGAAAAAAAATTATTAGTCGATTTCATACAAAAAAACATAAAGAAACCACTATTTAAGTCAAAACTAACCAAACAACAACATAAGACAATTAACTCTCTTACTAACAAATGCCATAATTCTGAAGATAAAAGACAATTTGCACTAGCTCAATTAGAAGATATGCAAGATGATTATAACCAATTTTATGAAAGTTTAATTGCAAAACTAATAGAAGATGAACATTATGATTTTGATAAAGACTTAGATGAAATCATGATAGCAAAAAACAAAAAAACAGATGAATGGAACATTGTCTTTTATGACGTAAAAAAGGCTAATTAGCGTAAAATAAAATCGTACAAAACAGTATATTTATAATACTGTTTTGTACGATTTTTGGAATCTGTTATCTAGCCTTTTTTTTATATATATTGTTTCATATCATTAATCAATTCTTCGACTGTAATATCTACTCCATTAATCTCTGTCGTATATCCACACAACCAAAGACACTTATCAATCGCCGATGCAGATGTCGTTCCAACTGAACCATCTTCATTTTCATTATTCTGCGAACCAACACGTTGAATTGATTTAATTATAGCGCACAATGATTGGAACTTTTCGTCACTAGCATCGAAATCTTCTGATGATGCTTTGTTAGCGAACTGACTAGCACAACTGTCTATTATACTTCCCATCTGCTGTGCATCACGAACAAATTCATTTTTATCATCAATATGATATTTTTCCATAGCATTTTGTAACGCCTTGCTATCCGTCTTAATTGCCCTTGCATTAAATGCACGTTTAAATGAATAGAAAACTTTTTCAAAATCTTTCTTGTCTTTTGATTTATTTTCACCAACAAAATAATTTGTTGTATTATTTTCTGTTCTATTTTTAACATCATCATGACCGACATTCTGTATATCATACGGTTTAAACGCAACATTTGATACAGATTCGCCATCTAAAATTGTAACAATTTCATTTGTCACTACATATTGACCGTTTTCTTCATTTACTTTCTGATAACCATAAGCATCTACTGTAAAATCAATGGCTAATCCCTTAACATCAGTAGAATCAATAACATTTTCCATATTAATACAAACTGTTGCTTCTGTTGAAGCATTTGTATTATGCCATGTTAAAGTGTTTGATAGTAATTTATATTTCTGTGACTTATTCTTACCATTTTTACCTGTTGTATAATATTTGCCATCAAAATCTACACCGCTAGACGAATTAGAATAAGTAAGTTTTTTGAATATTACTGAATTTAAGAAATCGTCCCACGGTTCATTACTACTAGACTGTGCATATCGTGCAATGTCTGTAACTGCCGTTTTCTCACAATATACTTTAAGTAAATAATCATCTTTTGTCACATTTCCATCTGCAACAATATATCTTGACTTATGGTCTGTCATAGATTTAACTTTTCTAACATCCTTCTTATCTACAACAGTACCTTCTTCTACTTTTTGACCTTCAACCAATTGCGGCGCATTATCTCCGCCATATTTTTTCTTTATATATGCCAAAACAATATTCACATTTTATCATTCCTTATATATCAATTTATTATTTCTCTTTACAAAAATAATATAAAATAAAAAACAGTCCTTATAATGACTATTAAAATTAAAAATCAAGTTTAATCTTATTAACTTTCATTAGTGGATTGTCAAAAGGATATAGTTTATCAAACAAACAAAAATCATTACTGAATACTTTAAATTCATTTCTTTCATATTCAAAGTAATGATGTATCTGCTCAATCTCCCACGATATGCCATCACCTATCCATGACTTTGGAAACTCAATATACAACCTATGTTCTTTGTTTTCTTTCCCATTGATAAATTCTCTGATAGACAAACAAACTATTTTATCTTCACAATTTGTAATAGGATTCAACCCGATTTTATTAGAGAAATTAACATCAAATGTTTTGTTCATCTTGCATCTTCTTTCTATAATCTAAAACATTAAACGTATCATTTGATTTAATTCTATCAAGAAATGATTTTGGCAACAAGTTTTTATTGTAACGTATAACGTTTGAAAAAGAAGCATCTAATATATAAGTAACAGCCCAATCCTGTTCGTGTCTTGTAGCTCGACCACATTCCTGAACTAAATTGCAAAGCATTTTACTTGTATACCACTTTTTATTCTTTTCCATTTTCTTTTTCACTCTTGCATCTGTCATTGATATATAAGGCAATTTAACAATAACTTGAAATCTTCCATAATCATCTTTTAAATCTACCCCTGTCATCAATGACGGGCTGACAATAACCGTTGGTTCATCTGAATTAGCATGATATTCAAACAACATTTCATTTGATTCATTGTGCTCACGATAAATGAATCTACTATCGTTGATATTATCAATAATATATTTTGCTACAGTATAATTTCCTGTATGAATAATCCCTTTTTCATCTTTGTGCATACGCAATATTTTGCGAATCTCGCTAATAACAAACGGTAAAGTTTTATTGATATTCGCATAATTCATTGAACCAATCGGATTATATACAATTGGTGATTTATCTGCATCAAACAATCCATCACGTGTAATAAATGCTGTCTGTTTTATATCAATACCTAAATCATCACAAAACGTTTTCTTGTCAAAAATTGTTGCCGACATCATCACTACATGATTAACAGCATATTTATCAATCAATTTTGAATACAATTGACTAACATCAAGAGGTAAAATTTTAACATAATCACCATTACATTCAATTACCCAATCGGATTTATCCTTACTCTTTAAAAAATTTGACATTTTCATTAACATGGTCTGTAGCATTTCAATATGATTCATCATATTTGTGCTGTCTTTATCGCTAATATCTGTCAATTCATCCGCAGTCATATTGTGATAATTACCATTTATTTTTGTCATAACACTGTTGTTTAACTCGATAAGTTTATGTGAAATTAGCTTATGCACAAACGAAACCCAATTAATAACAGCGTTCATATCATTGCAATCAAACTGTTTTCTAAAAACAATCTGGTCTTTAAAACTTGTTCCATCTGTAATATTATACTTTTTGATGAGTTGTTCCTTATTTAATGTCAATCCTGCCATTTGAAGTAGATTATCTTCAATTAAATGACATTCATCAATTATTACAGCACCACGAGGAAGTAACCTTGAAAAATTATTTGGCACGGAACTAAAACTAGACGCTTGAAGAAAATAAGAAAACGATGTAACATACATCTCAGATTTTTCTGCTTCACTTCTAGCAAGAATATATGGACAAATATTTTCAGCTACACATTGCTTTATTAACTCTGTATCGAAACAGCACAATCCCAAACGACAATTCATTCTATCATCTTTTGCACAATGATAATTCATTGCACCTTTTACCGTACGAGCACCATCATTATAAAAATCGCTAATGTATTGGTCTTGAAGCTGTTTTGTTGAAGTCAATAAATAACTGCTACCATCTTTTTTTGATATAGTTTTAGCAATAGCAGATTTTCCAATTCCCGTTCCTGCTTCAATCACTATATATCTATATTTACCTTGTTCATAAATCTTATCAAGCGCATCTAAGATATCTTCTTGCTCTTTTCTCATTTCAAAAAATGGGAAACAATCTTTTATGCTACCTTGTTTTATTGTACAATCAGGCGCATTCACCTTACTTACCATTCAACAACCTCCAAATCTTTATAAAATCCGCACATTAATCATACAACGATGAATATGTTTTGTCAAGAAAAAAAGGCTTCGTTAAAAAGCCTTTTTTATTTATTCAAGTTCAGACATAACCTTTTCTTTTGCTAAGTCAAAATGACTCAATGGGATATTTCCGCTATCAACATTTACCCAATCTTGAAGAATGTCACTCACAACATCTTCATCTAATTCTTTATCATACTGTCTTTCTAGTGATTCTTTGTAGTCTTTTACGATTTCATCGTAAAACTCATCTACATAATCCCAAAATGTAAAATATTCCAAATCCTCTTTATCGTTGATTCCACAAAACTTTATCCGTTCATATATAACATCTTCGTCAAAGCTAGGAATGTCATAGCTAAATCCTTGTGTCAATCCTTTCAAAAGATTTTTTAATTCTTCATACGTACTAATTTTTTCCATCTAAATCAATCCTTAAACTTTTTATACTTTGCTAATCGAGTAACCGTAGTTCCCTCAAAAAAATAAACCTTATCTACGCCTAATTCACTTTTACATTGTTGTGAAAATTTTTTAACAGAAACATTTCCGAAAATCTCATCTGCAATAACTACATCACCTAATAAATGTGCAAAAACAACATCATTAAATCCCATTTGTTCTAGTTTTTCTTCGTCCATTCTATAAAAATCATCATCTTCATCAAAAGAATCTATATATTCTTGAATAACTTGCGTATGCGTTTCGTTTTTCTCTCCGACAAGCAATTCACCATTCAAATACACAACCGGTGCTTCCCTTGAATCATAATCTATTCTTTCATCATCAAATAAATACTGCGTATCACCAATAAAATCATCAATATCTGACAAATCACTAAATTTTACTTTATCATTATCCAAGCACACATTACTTTCCATGTATTGTTCTTTTACACGGTTAAAGATTTTTTCTTCTTTACTATCAAATGGTTTTACTAAAAATTCTTCCACTAGCTGTTCAATTACATCATCATTTACATCTAATTCATATTTTTTTTCAATGTTATATTGCAAATTAACAATCAAATTTTCATAAATATGGTCTAAATAATAACAAAAATCAAAATCAGCAAATTCCTGTGGTGTTTTAAATTCTGTATCTTCAAAGAAATTAAATATTGAATTACTATCAAAAAAATACTCATTTGAAATTAACGTTTCAAGTTCATTTTGACCTAATTTTTGTTTTAATTCATCATAACTGTTTATATTTTCCATGACATTAGCCCTTATATTTTCTATACTTTGCTAATCGTGTAACAGAATCATTTGTTGTATCTAAAAAATATACTTTATCTATTGATAATTTTTTCTTACACTGTGATGCAATATCGGAAATGTCGATACTCCCACTATATGAATCAATAAAAGCCATATCATAGTACAAATGTCCAAATGCATAATCATTAAATCCTACATCTTCCATTTTACTATCAGTAAGCCTTGTAATTCCATTTGTATCTATATCAGTATCGAATTCATCTTTATGCTTATCTATATAATTCACAACCAATTCAGTATGTGTTTCACCATTATACCCGCTAATTATTTTCCCATCAATATAAACAAAAGCACCATCACGATTAACATAATCCATATGTTGTCTATCTTTGATTTTGGTCGTGTCACCGACACTATCACCATAATCATGTAAATCGTCAAAATCATTAACGAACTCTTTTTTAATTTTATTTTGTTCTTTATTATATTCTCTAAAATATTTATTCTTAGCTAATTTCAATGCACCCATAAAATACGCATTATTCGGATAAACAGCAAGAAATTTATCAATCAAATCTTCACAGACAGAATCGCTAATTTGCATATTATATTGTGATTCAAATGTTCTAATTAAATCTATAGCAATAGAATCATAACAAAAATCAATATAATCTTCACAACCTAAATTCTGATAATCTATATCAGTAGTGTCAATCTGATTTATTTCTAACCAATTATAAATTTTATCTTCGCTCACAGAATTTATATTATTAACAATATCTTCTAATTGCTCGTCATCAAAACTAGCAATCAAATCATTATAATTATTAATTTCAGTCATAAAAACAAATCCTTATTTAATATTCTAATAACCATACTCTTGTCTCAATATATTCTCTACATTCTTCTGAATATAAATGCTTTTTATTTCAGATTCATCCATTGTTAAAACACACAAATTAATAAATTCGTAAAACACAGCGGCGTATGCTCGATATAATGAATCATAATTGATAAATTTGTTTGGTTTTTTCCAATGTTTCCACGATATTTGTTGTCTTACTAGCGAACAAGCATCCAACAATTTACAACTAGCTTTTAGTATTGTTATATCACTGTTTGGCTTTCGATTACCATTCAAATAATAAAACACTTTATCTTTTTGTGCTTGATAAGCTGTATGGATTAAATCTTCATCCTTATCAATAGCAATAAATTCATTATAATATTTTTTTATATCTTTTTGTCCTGCATTCCCGACGATAAATAGTTCCATGACAAAATGAAGTATATCAATTACTTCTTTTTTTAATTCAATATTTCTATCGTCATCACTATTGTATTTTTTATCATCGCAATATATATTTAAATGCTCGCGTACTTCACGCACTTCATCTTCAATACAAACTAAATATTTATCAATCCATATATCCTGTTCTTCTTTAGTTAAACCATCCACTTTTCGCATTCTACTCGCAAAAGAATGTTGCATTGACATAATTAAATCAAATGTAGATTGTGTTAAATCAAACCCATTTTCTTTAATCACACGATGAAATATATCAGGATTTTTAGCGTCAACATATGCTTTATATTTATGACAATCACACTGTAATTCATTACAATTCAATTCAAAGTATGGACAATTTTTATTCATATATAACTCCAAAAATAAAAAGCTGATATTAACTATCAGCCTTTTGTAGAATTATGGTTTTTGTTCATCATTGTTGTTTTGTTTTGGTTCTTGCTTACCAATATTATTAGCTAATATTTGTTTTGCTTGCGTACTAATTGTACTAGCAGACTTGCCACCGACAAAAGTACTAATCGCATTAATACCTGCTACGGAAAGAATTAGTGTAATAATAATATCAGACCATACAGAACTAATTGTTCCTGTTGTTAGATACATATACCCACCAAAAATTAATGATGCAACAAAACCCAACATTAAAACCGAAACGCGAGTTTCATCAACTGACAATCCATCTGAAAAAAAACTTTTAATTTTTCCATCTTTTTCCATTGAAATCACCCCAGCATTTCTGCTAAAGATTCAATAGAAAAAATTCAAGTCCTTATAAGATTGTTATATAGGTAAATCCTCCCCGTCATTTCGATTTGCCTGACAAGAAATATTCTCACAAACTAATGTTTGACATGTCTGACAATCTTGACAAGCTCTTGATTGACAACTCCACACATCAAATGTTTTATCTTCGCATTTTTGACATGTTTGGCACAAACATTGACTTTCGCATGTTTCACAAAGCTGACACGCTTCACAGGTCTGACAACTTTGGCAAGACATCCCTTGTTGACAAACATATTGCTCACAAGTCATAAATTGACACGTTAAATTTTGACAAGTAGGATAATCAATATAACCTGATACAGACTGACATCTATTCCAATCTTGCCGAACTACATCTCTTGTCTTAATTTCACAGCGCATTAATTGACATGATACATTTACATGACAATTACAATTTTGAACATATTGAACACAATCTTCTAATCTTGTCAAAGCCTTGTCTAGTTCATCCAATATTGATTTTTTCATTACGGATGTGTTGTATGTCTCAACATAATCACCTGTCAATTTATTTATTTCTGTTTTAATTACACCAGCTTTAGTAAATTCAGATAATGTAATTTTATCATTCATTGGATTGCCATTAACAGGATTCCCATTTGCCACTACTAATCACTTCCCTATCGAAAGAATCAATTCAATAATTGGATAATTCATTGTCATGGACATCATACAATAAAATTGTTGTCTTGCTTCATCTTCAACCAATGGGCAACCATTCATACACAATATCTGAACAGGACATTCGTCACATGTTTTTGATGTTTCACTAACTTTATCTAGTGCAAACACATTTTGTAAAATATCAAAATAATTATCTGTAATTTTACCTACTTTTACATCTGTATTGTGACATTTATATAAGTTGCCTTGTAAATCAACATTAATTACTTCGCAACCATTTCCACATCTATCACGTGTTGGTTTATAGTGTTTGCATTTCATTGCATTACGAACATATCCAATTTTATTTTCTATATACCGTTTCCGAATAACAGATATTGGTTTATTGTTATTAATAAACTGTCTATACTGTTCACAAATATTATCTATTTGTATCTTTACCTTATTAAAATCAAACGACTTTAAGTCTAGGTTTTGTAAATTAACATCTAACAATTCATCTACATTAAACGATATTGTTCTCCCGTGATAGTTTTCCACATAATCCCGATTTAATTGCTCGCAATCTTCTAAATAATCTTCAATATAATTATATGCGGATATTACACCTGAAACAGAAAAATTATTTAATTTAAAAATATTTTCTTTGTTATCTTCAAAAACATTATATCCACGTGTAATTTTGGAATTTCTTCCATCCCAACTAATTGTTACATTATTAAAATGTTTGTTCAGATAATCTACTTTTTCTAAATCAATTAATTTTCCATTTGTTATCATAGAGAAATAAAGATTTTTAGGTATACCACGTTCTTCTAGCCCGTCAATTAGTTCTCGTATTTCTTTCCAAAATACTAATGGTTCACCGCCATAAAATTGTATACCAACTTTCTGACGTTGATTCTCTGCAATATCAATAATAAAATCATAAAGTTTTGGATTTATCTCTTTCCCTAACGCTATATTTACTACATCATGTTGCAAACAATATTTACATTGTAAATTACATTCATGACCTAACATAATAAATATTGTTGATATGTTTGTTTGTAAAAAAGACCTCATTTACTCCTCACTTAATGCGGCATAAACCATTCCAACGTTTGTCCAATCCATCACATTCATTGCTTCTCTAAATGTCATTACATGAATATGGATACGTTCTGTATCCTCAACAACGCCATGTGTTTCTTTATCATTCATAAAATGTTGAATTTCTTCATCTGTCAATTCTACCTTGTATAAACAAATCTGATGTGAACAAAGTGTTCCTGCCGACTGTTTAATTGCAACAGAAGAAAATCTATTCATATCTATTTTTAATCCTGATTCTTCTTCAAATTCTTTACTTGCAACAGTAAGTTCATCATCGTTTTCATCAAAAGAAGAACCACCAATTAATTCAAAAATCATTTCGTGCTTATTAACCACAGGTGTTCTAAATTCTTCACACAGAACAATTTGTGAATCCAAAATATTATCTGCTTTTTTATATGCACAAATATAAGACATGTTTGTACGAGCAATTACAAACTCATTATCTTTTACTCTATTTTCTTTTATTCCAAATGCAGATTCTTTCACATAAACAGATGGTTTAAATAACGCCATAAACAACTTTTTGTGTTGTGGCATTACAAATTCGTACTCCATACTAAAATCTGTCAAACTATTTCCAATAGACTTTTGCGGGATATACCAATTCTGAAATTGTTCTGATTCGAATATATGTTTTGGAATTTTTACTTCTGCATCTTCTCGGAAAACACCATCGCCCAAATATTCAACACAATCTTTTAGCAATGAATATAAATCTGTATGCCATTTGTACTTATCTTTTGAAATATATTCCAAATAAGTATTCCGTTCTGAATCTTTCGGAGCACCAATAAATAGTTTATTCGTATTTAAAAATCTACCAAACTCAACATTTGTCGTTAATGCTATATTTTCGAAATCACTTCTAAGTTCACGTGGAATCCAAAATACAATAGCATCTGCCGATGACATTGTTTCATATTCCCAATCAATTTGTTGTTCTAAAAGTTCTTTTGGGAATGGATTATTCCTTTCTTCAGGTATATAAACAACACCATCATAATTTAATGATTTTAAAATCTCGATTGCTTCAGTACGCCATGAATTATTTACTGTATAATCCCTAGGTGTTGGTCCTGCCAAAAAGATTGTTTTATTTACCTCATTAGGAATATTTTCCCTACTATGTATTAAGGTCATTTGCATATTACTTAATCGCTTCAATTTTTCTTAATCCACATTTCCATATATTTAACAAATGCATCGAATTATTCATTAAAATTAAATATAAACAAAACATGAATACAAGGAATGCAACAATAGGAATTGTTGGAAAAACCATCACAAATAAATATTCAAAAATTACAAATAAGAAGAAAAATGTTACGTCAGTCATTCACATTCCATCCCTTCATTTTCAGTTTTTTCATCCGTTTGATTTTGTATCGGATATTTTATTCCGATACCATCAATTTCACTTTTGACTCTGTTTGAATTTTTATTTTTTATATACTCTGCAATCTCATTGCATACACATTGCATATATTCGTGATATGATTTGTAATCACAATTCAACATAATTTGAAAAAATTCAACATTTTGTAATAACGTTGTTTTCGACAAACTATTCATCGTATCATATTGATAATAAATATCATTAACTGAATTGTCATTTAGTAATATCGTTAATACAATCAGTTTGTCGCTACTTTTATGACTTTTTAGATAAGCAACATTTTTTGCTTTTCTTTTTTCAAAAGTAGTAAATCCATCAATTAATACATCTGATACTTTTTGCATAAGCGGGAAATCATATCCACGATACACATATATAGCTACTTTATTTATTTGAATAAAACGATATAATTCATCCATTACACGTTTTACTTTATTGCTTACTAATACTGTATCTACCATGCTACACCTCCCGCATTGTTAGCGTCAAAAACTTATAACAATATGATATATTATATAAGTTTAAGTTTATAAGTTCTATAACTTTAAGCATCGCTAAAATGCTCACCTTAATATACAAATTAAGGTATTTACATCAATCCTATGGATTGAAATATTTCTTTTACTTCACTATGATTTTTTGTTTTTGGTATATATCTATTCTTTTCTACTTCTACATGTAAAGAATCTCGTAGAACGTCTATTGAGATTCTTTTTTTTATATTTATAGAAGCGTTTAAATCTGCATTTTCTTCATATCCACAATGAATACACTTAAACTTTTCTTGTGTTTTTCTATTGTCTTTATGAATATATCCACAACAAGAACATTGTTGACTAGTATATTCTGCATTTGTTAAAGAAATAGTTATTCCATATTTTTTCCCTATTCTTTCTGCCATATTTTTTATATCTACTATATGTAGTATGCTCATTAATCTTCTTATGTTTACATTAAATTCTTTGCTGTTGATTTTATATTTTCTTGTGAATTTATTTAAATCTTCAAACACCAAATGGTCTATATTATTTTTATTACAATGTTTAAACAATTCTACTAAACATTGTTCTACCATTGATATGCTTCTACGTTTATCTCTTTTGTTTTGTTCTAATTGTTTTTTCGTATATTCAATAGATAGTCCACGCTTTGTTTTTGTAGATATAATTCTATCTTGTTTTTTCTTATGAATAAGAATTTTTCTTGTCATTTTCTTATCATAATCTATTGTATATCCGTCTGAACACTGTAAAAGATTATGTTTTATATTAACATCTATTCCTTCTATATGATTCATGGTTGATGGATTACATGTTCTATTATCATCAATAGCTATAACTATTCTTATCCTATTATATTCAATTATACATTTGTATTGTTTTTGATATTGTTGTTTATTCATTCCTGCCATAGAATATTTAATATTATCTAATCTCCCATGATATTGTTGTGAATGTATAAATGGTATTTCTACAATACCATTTTTAGGTATATTAAGATTGATTATACCATTTGTATATTTGTTATTACTATTTTCAATAAATTTAGTGGTTGAACTATTTACACCTGTGAAAGATAGCTTTTTAAATACTACTAGCTTTTTTGGTGGTTTTTGTTTATTGTAAGTATTGTATACATCAATACATAATGGTTGAAATAATTGAGCAGGAAAATTAACATCACTAAACATTTTCATTTTAGAACAAAATTTAGAACAAGAAATATATTGTTTATTGAAATAATCCTGATAATAAATTTCTGATATAAAATTTTTATAATCTCTAATCATTTCCGCTAATGCTTTAATTTGATAAAACTTTTCTTTGTTCAAATGATGAGAAAAGAACGATATAGACTTTTTATTTTCTGTTGATTTACTAAATTTCATATATACACCTCCTTATTTTCCAATTGTATTATATATAATTTGTTTTGTTAAGTATATCATTGTTATTATATATTAAATCATTCTTCGATATTTAATTGATTTAGCCAAACGTCTTACTAATTGTTGTGCTGTATCTAATTGATACACTTTCGCAACATCCAATTGTTTTTTGCAAGCCTTTGATACTGTTTCTGCATCGACGCTTCCTACAAGTGTTTCAACATAAGCAACATTGTCCATTACATGACCAAATGCAACATCTTCTCCGCCTGTTAAACGTTGTAGCCGTTGTTTTGTTGGTCTACTATCTTCTTTTTTTCCGTTTAACATATCTTCAGGAATGTTATCATCTTCACCATGTTCTTGTAAATATTCTACAAGCAATTCAGAATGTGATAAACTAGAATCCTCATCGTTATAGTAAATTTCACCATCAATATAGATAAACGCATAATCGCGATTATCATAATCTATATGTGCATCATTTTCAATGTAGACAACATCGCCTACTTTATCATCATGCTCAAGAAGTTCAGACGGATTATTTACATACGAATCTTCTTCATCGTCTATACTTTCATTTTCAAATCCATCTTCTGCATCATTAAACTCACGATTTTGTTCAAATTCAATCATTACAGATTCTACTGCATTATCAAAATTATTTTTAAAAATCTCAGAGTCAAAAGCATCATCGCTCATTTGTGAAGCAATAAAATCAAAATCTGAATCTTCAACATTTAATTCATCATCAGGTTTCATATCGCTTTCAATCAATGCAATATATTCATCTTTTAACTCATCTTCATCAAGCATATCTGACGCATAATCATTTGCATTGACTTCATTTTTCATATAAACAAATGCATCATACCCACGTCCACAATCGATTGAACCTTGAACATAATCACTATAAAACTGAAAAATTCCATCTTCACTAAATATATCAGGCTCAGTACAAATTTCAATATATTTACTTTTTCCAAAATATTCTTCTACATCTTTCTGATTCTTAAAAACAATATCCATCTATCATTCATTCCTTATATGCTTTAAAATAACATCGTTTGAATCCATTCCTAATTTATCAAACAACTGTTCTTCTGTAATATGTATTTCTTGTTGTTCATTATCATTAATTCCAAATAGCGATAAATACTCTGTTAATCCATCATCGCACTGCTTATTTTGTGGTGAATAAACAACTTTTTTATTCATCGCTGAAAATTCAAAAATTAATTTTCCTATATTTTCTTGACAATTAAAGATTCCATTTCCCCACATTTTGTCATATCTATGATAAAACAATTCATTGCAATATAACGCTTCTAGTGGTATATTACCTGTTTTTAGCCTATCTTCCATTGATATTACTTTTTGTTTTGATTCTAAACATTTTAAATAATCAAATCTTTCTTTACTAAATTTATGATACCAAATATAATATTTATCAAAATTATCACAATGAAATTGATTCATTTTATTTCCATATATAGAAATATTCGATAAACCTTTAATATAATTAATGTGTTTGCTATGATTCATGTGATAATCATATATCATACGCCCTGCGTCTAATATAAACAAATTATTATAGTTCATCGGTAGTGAATCAATAAATCGAAAAACACCAAAAGACATTATCAATTTATCCCATTGTTTTGTATATAACTGATTCATTGTAATTGTCTTATACACAAATATATCAGGAACACTATTCTTTAATTGTTGTAAATAACTAATGTTACGTTTCATATCGTTTGTATCAATAACAACATAGCATTCAACATCCGATATATAATGTTTTAAGTTAAAATACATATCAATTAATGATGTTGATGTTCCATCTAAATATGGATAATATATTACAATTTGTACCATTTTTAAAAATCCTCAGTATTTATATTTAACTTTTTAAAATGTTGTTTTGCATAAATTCCTTTCCACAACATTCACACTTTATAATACTACAAGGCATTATTATTTTCCTTTCTGAATCAAATAACCATCACAAACCATAAATAAAATTTATCGAAGTACGCATTAACGATAAATCCACATCCTAGAACTATAGGACCGTATTTTGATAGGAGCTGGTGCGCTCTTTAATCCTCTTGCATTCGGACGCATAGATTTTTTAATATTTTCTTTTTGCTGTTTATATGCACCATGTAGTGCTTGTGCAATTTGCATAAATCCTGCCGCTTGATTTATATTTAACGAAATACCATTATCAGAATATGAAAACGCTTCACCATTCTGAACAACAGCTTCACCAAACAAAGCCATAATAAACGCACCATTCAATACGCATCCATGCCAACTAATTGGTACAGTTCCTATTGTATATACTGTAAATGGCGGTTCTGCATTTATATCTTGCATCGCAATTTGCAGATAAATTAATAACAATTCATCTGACCAACGTTGTCCACGCTGTTTTTCCACCAACGTATTTAAACTTCTAAATTGTTCATCAGGAACATCTTTTAACATTGCACGTAATTTATGTATTAAATCTTTTTCTTCATCCGTTAATGGAGCAATCGTATTGTCCTCTTTAGATTGCAAAATAATAGCCATTTTTCCACCACCTCTATATAAATCTAATCACTATTAAAATAAAAATAACAAAAACAAAAATACCTACAAATCACAGTAGGTATTTCTTTTGTTACATTGTATAAACTTTATCTATTGGAATTTCAACATTGCTATTAAACCCATCTAATGTTGAACCAAAAATCTCCAACGGATACATATCTTTAACTAAATATTTATAATCAAAGATAAATCCTTCCTTTGATAGTTTGTTGTTATATGACATTTTTAGATATTCTTCTTCTTTTAATGCAAGAAAAATACAATCATTATTATCAGGAATTTCATCAACCAAATCTATTCCATATACTTTCTTTACCAAATCTTTATCACATTTCGGGTCATAAACATATACATCATATTTAATGTTATTTTTCAATACATTATACAAATCAAATATCTTTGTATTACGTATATCTGCACAATATTCTTTGAAAGAGAATCCACAAATAGTCACCTGTGCATGTTGTTTATAATTTAGCATACGTTGGATTTGAAATGCTAAGAACATGGCAACCGATTCATTTGTATCTCTTGCAGATGATACAAAACGCGACGGCACATTATTCGCTTCATCATGTTTAAATTTAATCAAATAATATGGGTCTACACTAATACAATGACCACCAACTAAACCAGGGAAGTATCTATTGTCATCAAAATTAGACTTTGTTCTAGCGGCTTTCAGAACTTTATCAAACTTTATATCAGAAGAACAACAAATCATTTGAAAGTAATTCATCAATGCGATATTTACATCTCGTTTAACATTCTCCATTAATTTTGCCATTTCAGCGATTTCCATAGAATCACATCGATGCAATTTGTTTTTTGGTATTACAGAGTTATATAAATCAAACACCATATTGCTAGATGCTTCATTTGCACCTGATACCAATTTAACATTATCTGTTATTTCTGTATTCTTTTTCCCAGCTTGAAGTCTTTCAGGCGAAAATCCAACAAAAAAATCATTACCAAATTTCATTTTTGAATGTTTTTCTAATAGCGGTATACAAACATTTCTTGTCGTTTTGGGAGCAACAGTAGATTCATATACTATTAAATCACCTTGTTTAATATGTTTTGCTACCATTACGGTAGCTTCCCTTAACAATCTTAAATCAGGCTGTTTTGATTGTGTATGAATTGGTGTTGGTACTGTAATAATATATATAGAAACATTTGGCAATTCAGAAACAAAATTGATTTTATCTAACTGCTCTTTTGTCGCATATTCTGTTATATCAATACCATTCTTATAATTATTAATTTTGTCTGTATCAATATCAAATCCATACGTTTTAATATTGTTTTGTGAAAACAACACTGATAATTGTATACCTACATATCCAACACCAATAATACATACACCTGTATCATTCAATTTTTGTTTAATCTTTGACATGTTATTACCTCAAAAGAAGATTATTTATCCCGCAAGAATCTAAGTATGTAATATCAATATATAACCATACAAAAAAATTAACAATAACTATAAAAACAACATCGCTAATCCAATGTGATTTTACAATTAATCGCAAAAAGCAAACAAATAATGCTAACAAAATTCCAATATATCCAACAACAGGAGATACATAAAACATAAAAAACGCACTTCCAAATGTAACGTTAGCATGACCAGACGGGAAAGAGTTTGTTGATATAAGGTTAAAATGTAATTTTTTTTCAAAGTCATATCCGTCAGAAAAACAGGGTCTTTTTTCTTCAATACAACTTCTAAGCACAAATCTTATCATTTCACAAATAAAAAAATATATAATGCACCATTGCAAGCAATTCAAATATCCAAATATAGCAAAATATAAAATAACAAATCTAGCATTTACTAATTGTAAATCATCACTTAATTGTCTTAAATCATAATGTGTTTTACTCTGCAATCCCCAAATAAAATCATATATCTGTTTCACATTACATCACCTTCTCTCTTGTTATTATATAAAAAAAGGAAGCCATAATAGCTTCCTTTGTAAAAGTTCTTTATATTAGTTAATCTTAATCTTTGCAACGGACATAGCGTTGACAACAGACATACCGATTTCTTCATAAACAACCCAACCGACACGGAGACGGCGTGTATCGTCAGCAGGAATAACCTGAATATCCTGACGAATTGGCATAACACCGACAAACTCAGGGTCAGCAAGTACATAAACAGTGTTTAGAGGAACTTTCTTGGAGAGTAGAATCTCTGCTGACCAAAGGCGACCGAATGTACCAGTCTGTAGAACTTCGTGCTGTGTTACAGGGTCAAACTCATTCTGTCCCCACTTACGAATATCAGCGAACGCCTGTGCGTTCATGACAATCTTCGTAACAGCAAGGTCATGCTTTTCAACTTCGCGGAATGCAGAAGCGATAGCATCACGTGATAGACCACCTGTAACTGTTGTAACAGGGTTTACTGCATTTGAAGCCGCTTCGATAAGTGAGAAGCATGTTTCATCTTCGACAGCCATAATATCTGACTTAGCACGCTGTTGCGCACGGTCGATGATATTAAAACGACGTTCCTTAATTTGTGAGAAACGTACCTGTGGATAAGCAACAACCTCAAAGGTTGGAACTTGGATACGTTCGCCCTCAATGAGTTGTTCTGGAGCATTACCGCGCTTAGAAACTGTGAACGCCTTTGCGTCAACATCGCGGTCATAAACAGGTAGTGCGCCCTGTGGTAGTGGGTCTACTACGAGTAGCTTACGTGCAATTCCCTGATAGTCTAGTGAAGTACGAATTGGGTTTGCCATTGCGCTTGCAAGTTGCATACGACCTTGTTCACTAGCCATCGCCTGGGAAATTAGATTCTGCTTTTCTTCTTGTGTCATTGACATATCTAATTACCTCCTAATTAAGCGTGCATAATGAAGCCGAGGAACTTGCCGCCGTTTGCGACTTCTCCTGCCCATTCATACATGTTACCCTGACGGAATTCACCGATTGAAACAACTGTACCGACAACCTTATCTGTACCTGTTGCAGGAACAATCTTGCCGTTAGCATCGCTTGTGATTGTTGTACCAATTGTAAAACTTGAAATACCCTGACCGAGACGAGATTCAGCAACATGATATTCGCCGCCCATGCCGAGCATATAGAATGAAGCCTTACCGCTTGCGTTAACCATATCCTTTAGGTCATCGCGGCAAAGACCAACAGCACCATTACCGTTTGCACCTGCTGGTTCAACCTTGCCATCAGCATTGATAGCGACAATCTTACCTGCTAGTTCACCGTTTTGTGCCTCTGCCTTGTTAACATCAACGTCATAAAATCCGTTGATAGCACCTTCAATAGCCGCACGCACATACTGCGTGGAGTTAAACGTTGGGCCGAATACAAAATGCCCACCTGCACTACTTGTTGCCATCGAAAGATACACCTCCATAAAAATCAATAAAATTTTTGGTATTATAAGAAACGCATTCGCATAAAACGGTATAATTGCAAGAATCGTTAAGTATAAATATAAAAAAATGTGTCTTATGCTTTACGCTTTTCTTTTTTTCATCATTTCAACAATGAAATACAACTAAAATAGATAAATTATTAGTTTTGATTAAAATTGTATATCACTGTTAATCATTATTAAAATATACGTATTTTTACTGTTTATTTGCAATTTTCAAACTTTTCATTAAATTCGTCAATGCTTTTTGATAATTCTTTTAGATTCATATGTGTATACATTGGCAAACTAATTGAATTATGTGCAATATCAGCAGATACTATATTTTCGTTTCTAAATGTATTATACATTTCATTATCACAAATATCTCTACAATACAAATCATTTGTTTCAAAAATAGATTTAATTAATTCAACAACATTTTTATTTTTTGTATATGCTTGTATCCTACACCATGCGCTAACTGCATTTTCTTCTTGTGCTTGAAAAGTAATTCCTTTCATTTGTTTGTAAAGATTAGCAATTATATTTCTTTTTTCCAACACTGAATTGATGTATTTCATTTTTTCATTAATATATACTGCATGTAACATATCAAAAGAACCATTTGTGCCATCTATTACACAATTATCATTTCCATCTGTTCCGTGGTCTACTAACTTTTTTAATGTATTATACAATTCATCATCATTAATAGCTATTGCTCCACCTTCACCGAACCCACCAAACGGTTTTGTTGGATAAAATGAAAAGCAAGACACATCACAAACATTACCAATTTTTTTACCATCATATTCAGCAGTAAGTGATTGACAACTATCAGCAATTAGTTTAAGATTATGTTTCTTTGCAATTGATTGTAATTCATTATAATTACATGGATTTCCGAAAATATCTACAGCTATAATTGCTTTAACATCATTCGTTATTTTTTCTTCTATTTTATTTTCATCTATATTCCATGTATCATGTTTAATATCAACGAACACAGGTATTGCACCTACAGCCTTAATTGCTGATATAGTAGCGATAAATGTATAAGGTGTTGTAATTACTTTATCACCATTGCCGATTCCATATGCTTTTAGTGATAATTCTAACGCCTGTGTTCCTGATTTAGTCAGCACTACATTTTTACATCCTATAAAAATTTTTAAATTATTAGCAAATATCCTGCTATATTTACCATCAATAAAGTCAGATGTTTTTATCGCGTTATCTATAATTTTTTGTGCGTCTCTCTTAACTACAAGCCAATCAAATTCATTTGAAAAATATTTTAACATCAACGTGCTCCCATAGACCAATCAATATTGTTTAATGCATCTTGCAAAGAATGTGTCGATGATGTTTGTTGTGTATCGGAAATTACAATTGGTTTTGTTAGCCCCTTTAAATTTGACATTGAATTTAATTCTTTCTTTTGTTCAACAGGTTTCTGAACAACAACTTCTTGATTGTTTAATGCACCTGTCTTTTTCATTCCACTTAACAAATCAGCAACGAATTTATCTTCATTAAATGCATTATAATCTTCAACATCAAACTCACTGTGTTTTATTGAAGATAGCGAACGTGAACCGCTATGTGTACTTGCTGAAAATCCATCCATAATATCATCATCGGATGAATTATTAATTGTTGATAAATCAGCCATCAATCCTCCACCGCCGCCTCCACGAATCATTTTCAATGCGCGTTCTGCTTCTGTTAAATTTTCATCATCATCATTATCGTTTGCTAAATTTTGGATATCCAAAAAATCTTCATCTTTAACTGACTTTACATATTTATCAAATTCATCTTTTGACAGTGATTCCAATTCAATTATCTTCATTTCCCGTTCATCTTCATCAACTAAATTCTTACGAATTGCTTCATCGACAATCTTTTCATATTCACTAGCAAATGAAGATTTTTGTTCTTGTTTTTGAACTTTCGGTTCTGTCTTTATAGTTTTTGGTTCTTCTTGTTTAACATAATTAGAAAGCATAGCATATGAAATTTTAAAACGTTTTGGCTTTGGTTTAACTACTTTTAATACCATTATTCCTCTTCGCTTTCTTCTTCTGAATTATTATCTTCTTCATCTAAATCAGGCATAGAATGCTCTTCTGAAGATTCTTCATCTTCGTTTTCTGATTCGTTGTTTTCTTCCTCTGTCGGTTCTTCTTCTTCACTTTCAGGCTGTTCAGCAGGGAACTCTTTATTTAAATCATATCCATCATTTGCAGAATCAGGGTCAGACTGGTCACTTAAATTAATCTGCTCATTATCATACAGTGGAACTAGGTTAATATTTTCTAAATCAAAACAAATACTATATAACCCTGACATTAATTTATCTAACATATCGTAATGTTGATGAATTTTATCATTAATATCAGAATTCATCGAAAGATTATCACACTGTTCAATCTTAAATTTAAATTCTTCAAGTGCTTTGAGAATTTCACGACCATCTTTTGCAGAGCCTCTTAATATTTGTTCTATTGTTTTTGTATTATCAGCAATCAATCGTTTCATATATCAACAACTCCCTTCGTGTTTTCTTCTACCTTATATATAAGTTTTTCAGTATCTTTCATGCGTTTTAAACAAAAAAAAGAGAGGATAATTCTCTCTTTTTTACGACCACGGGAGATTATTTAATTTATCTTGAAGTGATTGAATTTTATTTTGTTCCATACGTTGATTTTTCTCATCGTGATATGGATTTTTATATTCCTTGTAATACTTAGGAATAAATTCACTTGAACGATTTTTCTTGCTTGCCACACGTTCTAATATTTTTGCATCAGGGTCAGCACCTTGCGTAACAATCGAATCTTCAAAAAATTCTACTTCTTGATTATCCTCAAAAACAGGAAGTCCATTATATGTGAACCCTTTATAGTTCATAATGTGTTCACAAATATCATCTTCTGTTTTTGCTTCATTACCACAAATGGAGCATCTTGCCTTTGTACACGTGCAACCCATTGATGTATCTGTAATATATCGCTTCTCGATTGCCGCCGCTAACTGCGGAAAAGCCTTTTTATCAATAGCTTCAAGAAGTTCTACAAAATAACCATTTGTATTATAAACAGCATCAAGGATAATTCCTCTTGCATCTTCTACATTTTCATCTACGTGGTCTACAAATACTGATTTACCAATAAATGTTTTATATGTACGTAATAATTCTTCGTGACTAAAGAAATCACCATTTGAATTTGCATTACGACAAATTTTAGAATACTTTGGAAAATCCCTATAATATTCTTCAATTGGAACTAATTCACATGTACCATCAGCGTGTTCAATTACATTCCCTGCCGATACTGCACGATTCCGAATATATAAAAAGTCATTTTCCTTTGGAACAATTTTAACTACCTTTGCCGTCTTTGTTCTAGGATGAACATTGACTAACGTTTTACTATCTTCTATTCGTGATAAATCAGTTTTTTTATTATTGAAGAAAACACCTATATTATTGTTTTCACAACTTTCAATCTTACCACGATAATCTTTTTTAATCACATGCTCACTCCCTTCACTTCATCGTCTGCCAATAACCTACATCCTTTAAATACCTTTCAACTACATCCAAACACTCTTTCCAATGATTTTTAACATCAGAAACATCACACACACCATCTAACAAACCAAACTGAATTTGTTCAGTTAGCAAGTATGTTAGGTTTCCTGTCGGGACAAGTGGAAGGTCGGCTAAAAACTGTTTTGCGAGAAGAAAACATTCATTCCCACGTATTTTTCTTAACCCTTCTTCATCATTCTGTAAACTAGATTGAATTACATCATGAGTATATGGTGAGAAATATGGCGTTAAACGTCTATATTGCATATCGTTTCTCTCCCTTATTTAAGGAGATTTTTTACTAATTCAAAACATCTTGTAATGATTTATCATCATAATAACTACGTTCAGAAAAATCATATTCAATTAATTGACTTTTCAATGCATCATAAAACCGTTCATCATCTAAACCAATGATTTCTTTCATTACAACATATGAACTACCAACAGAATCTCCTGTCATTATTATTAATTGTGGAACATCAACTAAAATATTTAGAATTTCATTTAATTCGTTATCACTATACCAAGAAAACCCTATATCTTTATTTTCAACATCTACACCAACTAAAGCCAATGTATTATCTTTTTTCTTAATTTCAAATGTATAAACAGACATCAAATAACAACCTCTCTTTCAAAAGCAGATTGCATCCACTTATACAATTCTACATCAATGTTGAAAAGTGCATTAGGATTTAATATATATGATATTGCAGATTCATAAAAAAACTCTTGTTCATTCTGTTCCGCTAAATATGAAATAAACTTTGATTCTGTAAAAATCACATCTTTACTAATCCGACGATAATACATTTCTTGCAACAAAGAATCTACATTTGAATTATCTAATATCGCCCGTAATATAAAATGTCTATAAGTATACTCATCAAAAACAATAACATATTCATTTGAATCACTATCAAAGCAAAATTGAATTTTATCAGCCAAATCATTGAATTTATCTTTCAAATCATATTCAGTAATAAACTTAATTTTTACATTTGTTTTTATCATGTGTGGATATCGAATTTTTATCATTTTGTAAAACGATGCTATTGAATTTTTATATTTTTTCGGTACATTAAAAAATTTAATATCATTAGAAATCAAATTATCTGTATCAAAAATTTCCACAGGTCGAATAAAATAAGAATCGCATGAATCTACACAAATAAAATCATCCGTAGGCGTATTATTTCTCGCTACAAATTTACAAACATTACATGATGAATCAGATGCAACAAAATTCACATTTAACTTTAATTCTTTAGCAATAATATACTGTATATTTTTATATACATAAGAAAACTCTTTTGCAATAATTCTCTTAATACATTCCTGAATTTCACTATGATTAAATGTTTTATATTGATTATAAATCTTTTCCAACATCAGATAGAACTTTGGCTGAAAATCTTCTTGCAACGTTGTTATATATTTATCTTCAAAGTTTTTTACACCATTAGAGCCATTATACACTTCTGTTATACTATCTATTGCCGCATTCCTAATCATCGGTATATACGTTTTAATTTCATTGCACACACGATTAGATTTTTCATATATCGGCGCATCAAAATAAGCATTATTTAACACATCATTAATTGTTTGATTTGCTAATTTACATATTCCATTTAGTTCTTTATTCATATCTTATATATCCTTTGCCAAAAAAGCAGGAAATTAATCCTGCTTTGTTTTTATCCGCTTCGTTACTTTATTATCCCCACGTTTAGTAAACACATTATCAAAATCTAAAGATGTCTTTCGTTCTAATCCAAAATCTTCAGGATTATTCCCTGTTGTCGGTTTTTCTGTATTTATTGTTGGACGTGAAGTAGCAGAATCTTCAATATTATCTTCTCGTTTTGGAGCATTTTCTCTTATTGTATCACCAGTTTCAAATGAATTATTGATTGGCTTACCTTCTTGAATGAGTGGACCTGTCTTAGGTGCATTTTCATCAAATACAGTGCCACGTTCATTTTCAAGATTTCGTTTCTCAGTTTCAGGGTCAAGTGACAATAGTGGCAATACCGTTGTCATTGAAACTAATCCTTTATCACGTAAACTTTGAATAAAATTCATCGCTGTTTGATTTGATGTTAAATCTTGTTGTTGCCACAATAATTTTGGAACAATTAATTCCATTTCTTTATTTGATACTGCACGACGTATTTCTCTCGGAGACATATTTTTCGTTGCAATTGTTCCATTTTTAGGCTTATAAAACCCTTGAACTTCTGAAATAGGACGATATACTTTCTTTCTAATCCATGATTCCAAACGCAAACGATAAGACGCATATCTTCTTGCGAGTGCTTCTGCACCAACTTGTGCTGTAGAATATGTACTTCCATCCCCATTTAACATTGCCTGAGTAATTCCAAGACCTGTCATTAATTCGTTTTGTATAAAATCGAATTCAGTATTTAATGGTAGTATTTTCCCTGTACTGCCAACATAATCAAAAGATAGCCCATAATGATACACAAGGAAAAAGTTTGGGTCATCTTCGCCCTGTGCTAGAATATCTCTAAATGCATCAATATCATCCTGCGTTGGCATTGGCTCACCAGGTGTACCTATTTTTGCCACACGCAATGGCATAATGTGTCTATTAGCAATTGCATCTTGTGCTTGTCTTAATTTATCTTTATAGATTAACGTCTTAAAACAACGCATCATTAACGGTAATCCCCATGATTCGTATGGTGATGCTTTATGTGCAATATGCGATACCAACCTAGAATCTAATGAAATATTTTTTCCTTGTTTTACAGCAATAACAATATCTTCAGGGAATTGTCTATATAAATCACCAAACTGCCCTGATGGTCCACCTGCAATAATATTTGTTACCTGGTCATCAGGAATTAATTCTATCTGCTGTTCTTTTGCAAAAATAGATGCATTAACATTAACATAGTCAGGGTTTAATAAAGTAAATCCTTCCCACAATCCCTCAGATTCATTAAATTGTCCAAAAGGAAATACATCGCCTAATTTCCAATATTCCAATCCAATTTCTAGTAAAAGATTTACCATATCTAACTTTTCAAAAGCCAAATAGTCAAAAAACTTTTTAATGTATGGGTCAGAACAAACATTATTTAAATCTGAAATTGGAAATTCTGTATGTAAATCTAATGCAGTAGCTACAATTGGTTCTGTTCGATAAAAATGTCTACACCATTCATTTCTTTCGCGTCTATCGCGTGGTAACAGTAAATTTGTTGATTGAAATAACGGTTGATAAAATGTCGGATTGCCAATAGTTATTTCTGCGGAATTTGCCCTAACTGTTCGTTTGGCGTTTCGTGTCATTTTCTGTTGTATATTTTTTGGCAACTCATCTTTGTTTATAAGTGAACTCATAGCAAGATTGCCCAAATTACTGCTTGCCACTACAGTTTTATGATTTCGTCTCAAATGTTTCTCACCAAACTTTCATTTATATAGCAAAAATACTTATTTCTACTATATATATAGTCCTTCAAAAATATTATATATAAAAAGACGTACAAGTTTGTACGCCTTTTTATATATGTTTTTAGATTACACAGGTGTTGCAGAAAGGTTTCCACTATCATCTACTGTAATCTTATATTTTGTATGATTTGGTGATTCAAGCACAACAGATGATACAGAATCAGTTTTTCTTACATAATCTGCAAGCGTTGTTGTTAATGTTGCATTTGCAACAACATCAGCAGTCTTTGCATAAGGTGTAAGAATTGTATTGTTTAAATCTGTTGTCTTAACATAATCATTTAGTGTTGTATTAAGTGAAGTATTAGAAACAACATCAACAGACTTCGCATAATCAGCAAGTGTTGTGTTAAGTGCTGTTGTGGAAACAACATCCGCTGTCTTAGCATAAGGAGCAAGAATTGTATTGTTTAAATCTGTTGTTTTAACATAATCGTTTAGTGTTGCTGTTAAAGATGTATTTGTCACTGTATCTACAGTCTTTGCATAATCAGCAAGTGTTGTATTAAGTGAAGCAGTGGTAATTGTTTCAGATTTCTTTGCATACTGTTGAAGCTGTGTATCAACATACTGTGCGGAAAGAACATCTACTTTCTTTGCATAATCATTAAGAACAGTATTGAGATATGTCTTATCTGCATAAGCCGCCATATCACCATTATCTACTTTATCAGCAAGAAGATTAATAAGTTCGGCTTTATTTCCTTTATCAGCTAGTTTAGCATCAATATCTGCTTTTGTATATACATCTGCAACTTTAGCCGCTTGTGTTTGAAGAACAGTAAAATCTGTTGTCTTTACGTAATCAGCTAATTTCGCATCAATAACAGAAGAAGCGTAATAGTTTGCTTTGTCAGCCTTTTCAGCAAGTGAATTTTCAACAGTAGTTTTATCTGCTTTATCATTCATTTGTACGCCGATTTCAGCTTTTGTATAAACATCTTCTTTCTTAGCATAATCGCCAAGTTTCGTTGTTACAGAATCATTCGTAGCATAATCAACGAGCTTTGTTGTAACTTCTGCCTTTGTAAACACTTCATTACGATTTACTTTATCATTAACGAGTGTTTCAATTTCATTTTTCTTAAACACATCTGCGGAATTAGCTTTAAGATTTAGAGCGTCATTGACTTCTTGTTTCTTATATGTTTCTTCTGCATTTGCCTTTAAGTCAAATTTTGCATCAGCATCAGTCTTGCTATACACTTCTTCTTTAACAGCTTTCAGTGCAAGAGCATCATCAACTTCTTGCTTACTATAAGAATTTTCTGAATCTGCTTTCTTTTTAAGAAGGTCATCAACATCTTCCATTGTATATACGTCAAGGTTATTAGCCTTTAGATTTAAGAATCCATCCACTTCATCTTTTGTATATACTTCTTCTGTATCTGCCTTATCTGCAAGTCGTGATTCAGTTTCAGACTTTGTATAAACATCGTCTTTGTTTGCTTTGCGTGAAAAGCTGTCAGTAATTTCTTCTTTTGAGAAGATATCTTCTTTGTCTGCTTTCTTATCTAATTGAACATCTGATTCAGACTTATTATAGCAATCACCGACATTTGCTTTACCAAGAAGTTTAGCATCAATCTGTGCTTCTGTATAGATTGTATTAACATCCATCTTACCACGGAGCATTGTATCAATTGTATCACGAGTGTAAGTGTTTGTTTCATCAATTTTTACTTGAAGTTTTTCATTAACTTCTTCTTTGGTATAAACAGCGTCTTTATCTGCTTTATCATCAATTTTTTCAAGACGTGGGTCATTCGTACCGACAGCAATAGGCTTATATGGGTCAGTAGGTTCTATTGAAAGTGTTACTGTTCCTTTTGCTGTAGCTGTTGCGCCTTTTAATCCACCATCTAATGAAGATACTGTAGCGAATTCGTTCCATACAGAGCCATCATTACTAAACTCCCACGCGCCACTACGTTCATTATAACGAATACCAACATTATTTCTATCGCCACGATGAACAGAAATGCCAACATTAGCAATAGGTTCACCTGTTTGTGCTTGATTAAGAATAAATGTTGCCGCATTTGTTCCTTTAATATTATCAAGGCGAGCATCAAATTTATCTAAATCAGCATATTCCACTTTCTTATCAAGTGTTTCTTGAAGATTACTAATAGCAGAAATTGGATGACTATTTGGTAAGGAAGTATTTTCAAGTAGTGCATGGTCACCAGGATAACTACCACTAGCAAAGAAAGGACGAATATCAAAAATCATATCATCTGTAATTTTAACAGACATTGATGTAAGATAAATTGCCGCTAGTGGAAGGAAATGTTTTTCAATCTTAGGTAGTTCTGGTTTTGCAGAAGAAACACCTTCAATAACATAAATTGTTCCTTGTTTATTAAGTGCAACAACAACCCAAGAACTTTGACTTGCAGGTGCTTTAATAACAGGGGAAACGCCACCGTCATATTCAACGAACTTCATACCTGCTGTATAAAAAGAACCTTCGTTGATATTAACCTTCATTGTGGGGTCTTTTTGTGCGGATACACGTAATTCTTGCATGAAAGCACCTAGATTACGATAAGTGCTACCTGCTACGGGTTTATTCATTGCGAATCACCTCAATTATCAGAGATAAAAAATTCACGAAATTTCTATTCGTTCAAATGTTAAATATCATTTTATACACCTATAATCATTATGTTTCCGCACATACTTATTTTGTTTTATTTTTGCTCTTATATATTTTTTTATAAAAAAAAGAAAAGGTTAAACCTTTTCTTTTCGTACAGATTGTGCTACAGCACAAGTCACTGTACCATCTTCCATTTGTAATTCGTAAAACATTTTATAGTTTTTTTCATAAGGTCCGTACATTACTTTTGCATTTTTCCTTCGATATACAACATCCTCTCCAATATCATACACAACATCCAACTTCTTCTTCTTTTTCATTGTAGTGGAACGATACGTTTTTGTTGTACTCTTTTGCTTTTGTCTCTTAGGTTTTGGTTCACCACCATCTAAACTATTCAGAAAATCATTTTCATTAATTTTCACATCATCATTTTTTTCTCCGTAAAAATCATCACTATTTTCTTCATCGTCAATGTACGATACCTTCATGTTAGATTCGCCATAATAATTATCTGTATCATAATCAATTGTATTATTCTTATTTATATCTTTTCTTAAAATCAATGTAATTCCTCCAAAAATTTTTCCTTTCTATTCATACAATACATTACTGCAAGTAAAATATAACAAAAAAACGGGAACTTTTTTGTTCCCGTTTTCGTAAGAAAGAAGGTTTTAGAAAGAGGTTCTTCAACAAATCGCTTTCGCGCTTTGTTATTGTTATTTTATAACATAAAACGAATTTTGTCAATACGTTTTAGCATAAAAATCGCTTTTTTTATTTCAAAATATGAATTGTTTAAATCAAAAAAAGTATTTAGTTTAATCGCTAAATACTTTTTGAATTTATAAATTAACGTAAATCAACAACAGAAGCTAATTTATTATTGACAAGATGCTTTTTTGAAAGAATCTTTTTTTCTTTAAGGAAATTATATAGTGATTCCATTGTAATTGTATCACCGTTTAATGAAAATTCAGTAACGGCTTCATTAACTAAATCTTCTGTTGGTTGAACGCCCATTGTTGTTAGCATTTGTTCAACACTTGTATTATCATTTACCATTGCAAGAATACTCTCGCCACGAATCATCATATCTGACATATTACTAACCTCCGCTTACTTCTTTGCATAAACTTTATTATTAGCGGAAACAGCATATTCTTTCCCGCACTTTGAACAAGAAACGCCGATTACACCTGCTACCTTTCGCATTCCTTTCAGCGACTTGTGTGCATGACACATAGGACAATTCTGTTCAGCAAATTCATCTAGCATTTTATCATCATCAATTAGAACAACATCACAATACTCATCATCACATTCAGGATTTACTTCCTCGATTGTTTCTGATGGGATAACAACAACCTGTTCTGATGGTTCTTCAATAACATCATCAATAACAACATCATCCGTTGGTGATACAGCTTCATCAATAACATCGCCTAAATCTTCATATACAGATAGTAAATCTTTTAGGAAATAGTCATTAAGTTTTGCACGGTCACGCATATTTGAAAGGTCTAGTTCATGTTCCTTATCAATAATGAACTTAGAAAGTTCAGCACTATCAACAAAATGTTGTACTTCTAAATCTTGACTATTAAGGTCATACGCATCATTTGGAACTGTTGTATAAGCGTGTTGTGCTTCAGTGAAAGCAACTAGCTTGTTACGCTTATTCTTACGTGAAAAACCATTTGTGTTCTTAGTCATCTTATTACCTTCCATTTTTGCAATCTTACGTTCGAGATTCTTAACAATAGAAAGGAGACGATTATAACTTGCCTTAGAAACAAACTCAGATGAATCAGAAGTATTTGTATCTGTTGAAGAATCTGTCGTTTGTGTATCTTCTGTGTTAGTATCAGTAGAATCAGCAGAATTTGTATTTTCATCTTCAGCAACAACTTTTTCTGTAACTTCTTCTTCAGGAAGTTCTTCAACTGTTTCTTCTACAGGAAGGTCAACTACATGAACTTCTGTACCTGCTGGAAGTGTTGTAACACCTTGAAATGTACAAGGATGACCTCCGACATAAACTGTATCGCCAACAGCAATACTAGGTGTATCAGAAGCATTTTCACCAACTGTCGTAAGGGCATTATCTCTATACATAATTTCTTGTGCAGGTGCGTCACAAACATCTTCAGCCGACTTTGAAGGTTCTCCTACTAAATCTTCAGAAGATTGTGGAATGCAATCTTCACCAACAACTGTATTATTAACTGTATCTGTTGGCTCAATTTCATCTTCAACAATTTTTACTTCATCTGTTGAAGGTTCATTATCATCTACTGTTGGTTCATCCATTGGATGTTCATCAACAACTTCGATTTCTTTTTCATTATCAATAGTATCTGCAATTTTCTTTAGCTCTAGTTCAAAAGCATCGTCTGTTTCATTTGCTTGCTTTGTCATTGCTTCATCCACTGAATCCTGACTATCCGTAGAATCATTCCCATCTAATGAAGCAACTACAGAGTTTTCATTCATATAACGGTTCACTTCATCAACAGAAGTAGCACCATCAACAAGCTGTACTTCGTTACCGAAAGAATTATATAAAACAGCACCCTGCTTTGTAAAATCTACATAAAATGTTTCATCCTTCCAATTTACCTTTGGAAGATTTTGCACATTCTTAACAGCTACTTTCTTTTGCTTATCTCCGCGCATACATTCTGCTAAATCATTTAACCACTTAGGTAATGCACCGCTATTACGTTCAACTTTCACTACTTGTCACACATCCTTATATAAATTTCAAATATTAAATTCGCTTTACCTATTAACGAAATAACAGAAGCGTAATTTAATATGCTGAATTTTGGTCTTTTAATCTCCATTCCATTGTATCATTTGGTTCTTCAAAGATAAATGGCGTGGTATATTTGCTGTTTTGTATTTCTCCAAACTCATTGATTCTATCTTCGTATTCTTTGAAATTCAATCCAATTTGCAATGGAATTTCTCTGTGTGTTATTGGTCTTGAAATTAATCGTTTCATTCAAATCACCTTAACAATTTGCATATTCAGAATCACCTAGAAACAACGGCTTCATTTTAATTGTCAAATCTTGTTCCTGTTCAACTAAATCACTAATTTTAGTTTCAATACGTTGTTTTTGTCTTGCAAAATCCTCTGCAAAACTTAATCCTTTTATTGCTATTGCTAATTCACAATAAAATTCAAATGAAAATTCAAAATCTTCACCATCATACACAGACCATGAATCAAATACATCCCTGCAATTAATTGAATACATTGGTTTTTTATTTAGCAATCTCACAGAAAATGTATAGTATAATCCACTAGGCGTAAGAAATCCACTTAATTCTAGCGTTGGCTTTGAATACATTTGTTTTGCTATCCGCTTTAATCGCTTCATATTTCTTTCACCACTTAAATTTACCTAAAACATTTCTGCAAGTACCATTATTTTCTGTGTGTTTTTCACAGCATTCAATATAATGTTGTTCTTCTTCTAAATTAAAATCATCATCAAAAATTGATTTCTTAGAATATATCGGATGCGCACAATCTGCATGTTTCAATCTACCATCTAATCTTATATTGATGTAGTTCTGAAAACATGGGCATTGTTTATGATAATGTGAATTCTCTTGAATAAAAGACATTCTATGTTCTTTTAAATTTTCTCTCACAATATCTCGCACATCAGAATCCAAAACAGACATTGATACATAGTTTTTTACAGCTTCTTCGATTGAATTATCTCGACGAACATAGCTAACACTATATCCGAAATTTTTATTAAACCCTTTTGCATTACGAACAATCCATTCAATTAGCTCCTTATATTGTTGCGTCATATCCTTGTCCAACAACATTAAGAATTCTAATTCAACAAAAGGATTGTCTTTGCAAATATCAATCAAATTATGTAAATGATTCATGTATTTCTGTTTATCTTGCATGTAATATTCATAATGCATAGAACAGCAAATCAACATTGGTTTATCCTGTGTAGCAAACTTAACAGCATTTTGAATAAATTTTTCATTCATACCATTTGTCATTAAGTTTACTCTGCAATCTTGAATATGTTCCACAGCATACAAACAATGTTCAAAACATGACGGCTCACCGCCAATGAATATTGTTTGGTATACACCTTTTAAAGTATTGATAAATTCAACTGTTTTCTTTGTTTCTTCAAATGTCATATTTCTGTAATAATCATTACGCGTATACGCATTCAAACAATAAGAACAATCCAAATTACAAATATTTCCAAAATACCATTCAACCACTTTATTTCTAAACCGACCATGATATATAATATGGAATTTCTTTGGAAGTTTTACGAATTTCATCTTACCTTCCTATCCAACGCATACTATCACTCCAAAAACCAGGTATACCTGGTCGTGGATTTGTCTGCGTTAAATTATCATCATAATCAACTAAATTTTTAGTCGTTATCATAAAAGTTTTTTTATCCGTATCATCTTCATCTAAATCTTTTAATTGGAATTTGCCGTTTTTCTCATCAGAATAACCTTTGTTATACTTTTCTATCATTCGGCAATATTCCAATTCAAGATTTTGCATATCTTTATCTGTTAAAGCAACTAAACGCTTCAAATTAAACACCTACTCCATATACCGATTGATATTCTTACTAATATCATCTAATTCAGTATAATCTTCTGCATTATTAATCGCTTCTCTAATCTTAGATACTCTGCTAGATGTAACCATATTTTTTGCAACCAATTCATCTAGCATACTATTGCATTCGTTCTTAATGTCATTCAGGTGGTCTTTTGTTTTCCCATCTGTAACATTTGAAAGAATTTTAATATCAGAATCTTGTACATGATATTCTTTTGGAACAACTAAAGTATTGATTTTGGATTTATTATAACGAGCTTGTACTTCATCATCAGAATAAGCAACAATATTAGAGGAAGAAATTAAATCTTCAATACTATATTCAGATACAAACTTATCATCTGAAACAGACGTAATTTTGTTTGTATCTTCCCACTGTTTAATAACAGCATCAATATTATCAAGATTTGCTATTTTTTCTAACTTTTCTTTCAATACACGCTTTGATATAATTACTTTATGATTGTGGTCAGAAACATCATTGAATTTATTATAATGCTTATTCACAGTGGAAAGATTAAACATATAATCCAAATTACTAATACTATCTGTATTAATCATCCCGTCATGTACTCGCATATCAAAATTAGCCGTTATTGTTAAACCATTTGTTTTATTAAATACACTAGCAGTACAACGTGCATACACATCAGAAACAGAAATATCATTAAATTCAACACATTCAATATTATCAGGTAATGCATTATTGAATTGCACTTTAAAATCTGCCTCTGTCAATATTTTCTTTGCATTACGTGTATCACAATCTTGAACATATTCTAAATCAAATTTCTTATCTTCCACTTTACTCTTTTTAAGAAGGTTATTCTTTCGTAATGCTTTATCTACATCACAATTGCAATTGCGAATTAAATCTTCGAAAGACATTTCCGATGCAAAAATACGATTATCACCTGTCAGTGGGATAAGATTATTATTAGATACTTGCTCGCTAACAAAATCATCAATATCATCTTCATTAAGTATATCTTCAAGATATTTATGAATCATTCTCTTCGAAATGATAATTCTATCTGATTCATTCGGTGTTCCATCAGCAACATATTGTTTTAAGACAGGATTTGTTTTAAACCTATCGGCAAGATTTTTAATTGGAATTTCTTTGTTTCCGACAACACACATAATATCGTTATTATCATAACCAATAACAACATTTCTGTTTTTTCCATCTTCTGAAACAAAAGCAATTATAGCTTTGTTACCTCCGAGAACATTTAACTTAAAATTATTCACATACTTTGAAATTTCGTCATACAAACGTGTATATTCTTTTTCTACATTATTCAATGCAATAGCAGTTCTTGTATCTCCATCATTGATATAATTGCGAACTAATTTCATTAACGTTGTTCGATTAGATTTAACAAGATTATGTGCTTTGATTTCTTTATCAATTGGATTTGTATATTCATTAAGAAGTTGATTAAAGGAATATTTACTTGCATATTTGTCTGAGCCAATGTCAACTAGCTTACCATCACTAATCAAATTCTGAATTAACTCATTTACTTGTTCTGTTGTTAAATAATCCTTTAGCTTGTTTGCAAACTGCATAGAACTAATGATAAGTTTATGTTTTTGTGAAAGATTCTCGTTTTGTGGTATAGCATATGCAGAAAGCAATTCACTTGTTTTGAACATTTCTTGCAACTTATTCAAAGCATATGTGTTTTCACCTACATAGCAATATATATCGCCATCTTCTACATAAGCAAATACACTTCGATTTTTCCCATCAGGACTATTAAATCGAATTGAAATCTCGCCGCCGCCTAAAACTTCAACATCAAAATTAGAAAAATATTTTCCAATTTTTTTAACCAAACTGTTTTTATAATCATCTCTTGCTTTTTTTGCTAGTTCATTACGAGTATCGCCGTCTTGAACTTCATAGAAATAGAAACGCTCATCTTCACCAAATTTTCGTTGTTGCTTTTGTATATCTTCAACATCATCTTTTGATAAGAATTTTGCAGTACGAATCAATTCACTTACAGAATATTTACTCGCGATTTTATCTGATGTGATTTTAGATACTTTATTCGTTGCAAACCAATTTTGAATAAGGTTTTCTACTTCACTTTTTGGAACATACTTAGATAATCGCTTTGTAATTTGATTAATTGAATATACATATCCGTCTGCTGTAGGCTCTGATTCAGAAATATATTCTGCAACATTAGCATCTTCTTCTTTAAATTTATTAACAAGCTGATTTACAGAATATAAATTTGATTCATCTTCTATTCCTGCTAAATGAGAAATTTTTTCTTTAGAAATATCAAAAACGAATGTATATTCGTCTCTAATATTATTATGTGCAATAACTGATTTTACCTTAAACGTATCGTTATCACGTGAAGCGGAAACAATCTTATCAATATGGAAATTTTCATTCATTCTTGATATTGCTTCAATTGCTAAACGATTTGCTGTTTTCTTTTCATTAATACGTTCAGAAACTTTATTATCAACATAATTGAATGTATGTGATTCTTGTTTTTCCATTCCTTCACGCATATCAGGAAACAGCATATTCACATCATAAATAGAAGCATATTCATTACTTCCAACAGCAACAATATTTTCTTCTTTAATGTTTTTCTCAATTAGTTCTTTTGCTAATGTTAGTTTATTATTACAACGTTGAACAATTTCATAACGTGTAATAATAGAATAATCAGAACGTGCGTTCTTTGTCTTTATTGACTTCTTTGTATCAATGTTTTTACTATCTTCGAATGAATCTTCAATACCTGCATTGTTAAATGGATATTCTTCAACATCCTCACCGCAACGTGCTGTAAATGTTTTTGAAGGAGTAATTACGCCATCAATATCATTATAAACAAATTCATATTCGAAAGGATTATTCTCAAAATTTACATTACAAACAGCAACACCGTCTTTAACATTGGCAGTTACTTTATAATGTCTACCACGCAAAGTCTTTGCTAATTCATTAATTGCAAAGACTTGTAATTGTTTATCTGTCAATGTAACTTTTAATTCACGAATATTTCCAACATTTTCAATTCGATTAGCAGTTACATTTTTTTGTAGAATTGTATTTGTATCAAATTCAACATTTAGTTTTGGCGTTACAACTTTACGAAATTGAATATCATCTATCCATTTTGGGGTTTCTACTTTAGCTTGTCTTTCAAGCATATCACCAAAAAAGTTTGCCACGTTTCTCTCACTTCCCTGCTCTTTACGCTAATCGAGCATATATTTCATTTATTGCTTCATCAACTGTACTATAAAATCCACAATATTTAACATCAGACCACGTTGGCTTTTTATAACCTGCCAATTCGCATACAGCGGATAATATTACAAATACTTCTTCGTATTCTTGATTATCCAATGTTATACGCCAAACCTCATATACATCTAAAACATCAGGTATATTTATTACCGTGTAAAATGTATCAATATTGCTTTTTGCTTTATTTGTTTGTTTTCGAATACTTCTGATTGGTGTAGGTGGATTAGCAAATTTTTCATCTAGCATCACACTTACATTTGCCGACGCTTCATTTATTGCATCCATAACCATACTTAATGGTATATTTCCAATCGCATCAGCTTTTAGATTTTTTTTTTAGCATGTAAAACAGGAAGCTCATATTGTTCAGGTCTTACACCATCAAAACCGCGCATCTGACTTACATAATCATATCCCATATCAGTGCTATTTGTATTACCGCCATTTGGCTGTTCAAAATAACTATCTTGATTTCCACTTAACATTTTTTCCATACTATTTAATCCCTCATCAGAGATTCCATAGTCTTGATAATTTTCAAACCCGGTGTCTATCTTATTATCAATTAAATTCTTCGTAAGACAGATTGCATAATCTTCAGGGAATATCGCACTATAATATTGAAGTAAATCAGAAACGCGACTGGCAGTAACCTTTGTTCCCATCTCAGTAATATCGTCAATCTCACCAAAACAAAGTTTTAACGCTTCGCTTTTCTTAAAAAGTTCTTTTGCAATCGCAATTTTAGTGTTGACATCTTTCTTACTTGCCGTTTTAATAATATTAACCAAACGCTTATTTGCATAAAACGCTCTATCATCTACAAGAACAGGAAATACTTTATACCCTTTTTTCTTTAGTTCATTTGCAATAGCAGTTTTCAAATCATTATTATAACGTAAAGTAAAACCTTCAAAGAAATCTTGAAGTGAACCATCAATACCATTCCAAAGTGTTAGAATGTAATCAGCAAGGTACTCAGGATAAAACTGCATAACAATAACTTCTTTTGTAGCAGTTTTAATATTCTTTTTCTTATCCTTTGCCCATTGTTGAAAAGCATACGGTTCAATCTGATACCCCTTGAGATAATCATTCATTGACGCATCGCCTAACACATCTCCATCGTCGCGCCAATTAAGGTCAAGGTCATAATCATATTCTTTGTTATAAACACTATGTTCACGCAAATCTTTAACCATTCCTTATTCTCCTTTTACTTGTGTAGTACAATAATCCTTAATCTTTGCTTCAACGGAATTATTCAAAATAACTTTTGAAATAATATCTTTCTTGATATTATCTACTAACTTTGATGAAACAATTAACTTATTCTTCTTTAGAATCTTTATAATTGATTCATCAACTGCATCTACAGTTATTTTATGGTTTTTACTTGCAGTTTTAACGCGAATTACTTCATCTTCATCATCTTCATCCACGTTCTTAACTAAATATTGCTCACCATCAATGGTTTTTAAAGTCCAAATTGAACCATCGTCAAAATCATAATCATATACACCTGCTGTTTTTTGCATAGCTGTATATTCTATATTATCACTCGCCTTTTTTTCAGACGTATAATAATATATATTATATCTTTCGCCATCTTGTTCAACTTCAATGGTATGTCCGCTCATTTGCAGTTCTTTCTGAATTTTATCTGCTTCAGATTCAGAACTTGCAACAGAAAAAAGTTTTTTATCATTTTGTTTCATAGATTCTGCAAGTTTAATAAAAACATCATCATCAAATCCGCAGTCTGCAACACGTTTAATCATTTTTTCATCTCCGTCTTTGTAAGTTCCGAAATCAGCCAGAACCGCTAAATTTATCTACTAAGAAAATAGCGTCAAAAAATATTTATATTAGTAATTTCGCTTATTTTGCTAGACAAATACAAAAGGAGAGAACAAATCTCCCCCTTTATATTTGTTATTTTGATTCTAATGTAATTAGTTTATCAAACAGATATTCTTTTATATCATTGATTTGCATTTCACGCTTTTCATCATCGGTATGTTTTTCATCCAAAATTAGATATAACTGCTTTAACGCTTTCTTCTTAATAACAGAAACCCTACTTTGACTAATATCTAATTTCTTACCGATTTCCTGCTGTTTATATCCCGCTAACGTTAGTTCAACCACTTCTCTTGAACGTTCTTCTAACGTATCAAATATATGTGTCATATACAAATCTGATTCTTTTGCGCCAATCACATCAACTGTTTCAGTCTCAAGCAAGAAATCACAATCAGACGGTTTTTCTCTTCCACCTTTGAAATAATAACGCTGTATATGTGCTCTAAGTTTAATAATCATATTCTTAAATAAATATCTATCAAACTTAAAGAATTTACCATCATAATATGGGTCATACGCTTCACACAATGTATGGAAATATATATATGCTTGTTGTAGAAGTTCTTCTTTGTCAAAAGATTTCATATATCCAAGCCAACCGACCAACTTGTGTATTTTTTCTTCATAGTAAAACCATATTCTATTTTTATCTGTTTTGATACATTCATATAATGGTTCAAACGGCGGGACTAAATCAAAATTCTCCGTCGTTCGCATTTCTTCTTCTGTTAATTCTACTACTGTTTCTTCTTCGTTCACTGTTTTTGTTCCACCACCATATATACAACCTTATGATTGCTAAATACATTCTTTATATATTCATTTACTTCTTCAAGTGTAAGCGTATCCAAAATTTCAATTAAATCATCAACACTTAATGAACCACCGAACGAAAGCTGTGAAAGTTTAAAATCATTCAAATCTTCGCAGAAACATTTCTTTTTTTTCAGTGAACTAATATTTCTTACAATTGCCTGATTAAATTCTGCTTCAGTTATCCCATCAGAAATAAATTTATCTAAATTATCAGCAATCAACTGTTTTGTTACTTCAATATTATCTTTATTTAATCCTGCATAAACAAAACAATATGCTTTATCATCATAACTATTAAATTCATAATTTGAATATACCGTATAAGCATATCCGTATACTTCACGAATTGGCATCATGCGTGAACCAAATCCACCGCCAAGAATTTTAGATAAGATAGAATTAATCATTAGTTCTCGTTCATTGTTTATTTTTGTTTCCCAAACAGCAAACATTGTTGATTGTGTACCATCAATTGTTTCAAATCCATCAGCCAAATTAAGTTCATCTACAACATCTCTATAGTTTTCATTAGAATTAGAAAATTCATAACCTTCTATATATGCAGATATATAATCAACAACATCTTCGTGCTTTATATTACCTGTAACGCAAACTGTAATATTCTTTGGAACAAAAACTCTATTGATATATTCTATCATATCATCTCTTGTAATTTTTGAAACTGTTTCAGGCGTTCCACCGTTCGACCATCTATTCTTATATTTGTTAAATAGTGTTTTCGTTGCTAAATCATACACACGATGTTCTGCATCATCATGATACATTTTAAGTTCTTCAATAACAACTGACTTTTCTAGTTCAAATTCTTCTTGCGGAATCGTATTATTCCAAACCAAATCTGAAACAATTTCAACAGCATCAAATCCAAATTCTTTTAAGGCAGTACAGTAAAAACACGTTGAATTTGTCGATGTATATGCATTTAGCTCGCCGCCGTTTCTTTGTACAAATTCCCAAATTTCATTTTTATCTCTTGTCGTAGTTCCTTTAAAAACCATGTGTTCAGCTAAATGTGCAATCCCTAGTGTGCTTTCTTTTTCATCAATACTTCCTTTATTTACAAAATAAGAAGCTGTTACAAAATCCCCATCTGTTTCATCTGTAATTATTTTTAATCCATTATCTAAAATAGTAGTTTTCAATTATCCATCATCCTTTCAAGTTTATTATATAAAATAAGTAGCAAAAATATATAAATTTTCTAAAAACTTTTATCACCATATTCATAAAAAAAATATTTTTTAATACATAAAAAAAGAGAGATAAATTCTCTCTCTTTTTATACCCTAAATCTTCCTCTTGTTGGCTTTGGCATAGATGAACGTTGACCTGCTACAGCGGCAAAATTTGCAAGAACATCTGCATCACAAACGTCATCATGCGAACCACTTGACGCTTCGATTTTTTTATTTACAGAATATCCTGTTGTTGTCTGTTCCAAATCTGCCCATTCTCCAACCATTCGATGATAATAATTTAGATTTTCCACACCTGCTCCATCTGCTTTAGATTCACAGAATCTTTCTTTCGTTGGATATTGGAATTTTTTATTATCAAATTCTTGTCTCCATTTACCATACATTGCATTTTTAAGGTTCATGCCTGAATTTGTATATTTATCTCTTGCATTAAAAATAATACCTTCAATATTTTTCAAACCAAATTCTTCTTGTAATGTTTGAACAACCGCCGCACCACATCCTGTGTAATCTGCGAATATCTTTTTGCATTCAAATCGTGGTCTATAACCACCAAACAAATTAGAAATGTAATACATTTGTTCAGGATAACTCGCATCATTAAATTCTTTTGCAAATACTTTTTGTTTAATCCCATCTCTGGTTATACGTAAAACAGTAATTTGCGTACTGTCTCCATCAGGATTTGAACCTGCAAAGTCAATCCCTGCAACATAATGTTCACCGATTATACCGTGGTCTAACCATGAATATTCACCACTTGTTAAAATTTTAACATCATCCGATGTAAGGAATTTACCTGCACCATCAATAAACTCTAACATATACTGTGTTTTAAAATCTTCAACAGATAAGTTTCCTTCTGTCCAAACCTCGGGGTTATTTGGGAACATTTGTTCTTTCAGTATTTTTGGCATAGCTTGTGTCAATATGAACGTTGAATATGGACGTTCTTTGCCTGTCTTAGGGTCAGGTAGATATGTAGCATCCAATAACCACGATTGCGGGCATTGCGTCCAATCCCTCTTTACAACAGTCCACTGGTCACTTGCTTTACCTTCAACAGATTCATAAAAGTGGTTTCTTGTTTTTGGCGTTCCAATTTTTATAATTTTGGCGTTCGTATTATGAACAAAAATATTATTAGCTATAAAAGAATGATATTTATCAACAGTTAAATCGTAGACGTGTTTATTTTTAAAATATTCAATTCCAACAACTTTTACAAATCTCATATCAGTATCCACCAAATCTTTTGGAATTTTATATTTATGAATTTTTAACAACTCAACACCACGTTTCAATGTCTCTGCCTTATGCGGAACTAATAATTTTATATTATTATAAAAATTATTAATTGATTCTTTATCACGAACAGAAACAACATAATAATTATATTTTGAATTACAAAAGTCGTTTTTTGGACACAATTTCTTACTTATATAAGAACGTATACCTAACTTTAAAAATAACTTTTGAATTCCTTCTGCCAAATATTTTGAAATCGTCACATATGATACAGAAACCTTACATCTTTTATCAGTTATTCCTTTATCAATATACACTCCACCATCTGTATCTATCAATCCAGCTATTAAATTACATATTGATTCTTTATCCCAACACATAATGTCAATTGGCATTTTTTTATATATTGACTTCTGACCTTCAATTCCAGCAGATTTAATTATTTTTGTTAATTTTGTTATCCTTGCACTCCTAAATAAGTTTCCACGTTCTGTATAAAACCATTGTTTTACACTAATTTTACTGTCTGGATAATTTTCAATTATATAATCCCATAATTCATAATCTTCACTTACATACCAAACCGAACCTTTATCACTATAGCACCCATCACCAATTAACATTCCTAATAACCTTGCGTGTTCGTTATGAATTTTTCCAAAAAAAGGCGTCTCTTTTGGTATACAAATTTGATAACCCAATTTTACATTATCAAGCCTTTCCCATCTAGGTATTCTATGTTTTTTTGTTTCTCTACTTTTAACAATTACTGGATGTTCATACGTTCCACAAATTGTCTGTCCTGTATTTAATGTAAGTTTAATAACATCTCTTTCACCAATATCACAAAACTGCGATATCTTTCCAACAGCAAGGGATTTGTTATCAAAGTCAATACATGGCAAATATTTTAGTTTTTTTTCTTCAACAATTTCTTTAATTGTTTTTGTTGTTCCATCCAATAACTGTATTTCTGTATCTCCAACAACACAGGCTCCACCCATAGGGACCACGCGCTCAGACATGGTGTAGTCTGACACCTTCTGGGCTTCATCAAGAACAATAACATCAAATGTCAAACCTTCAATGTTAGATTGGTCTGATGCTGATACTGCTGTTACATAAGAACCATTATCTAATTCAACAATATCTTTCGTTATTTTCACAATTTTATTGTTTAATCTATCTTCATTCATTTGAAAAAATGTAGATAATCTTCCAATAGACACTTCTGCCTGTTGTAATCTAGGAGTAAAAATACCAACACGCATCATTGGATAATTGTCAATTAAATATCCGCAAAATGAACTAATAGATTCTGTTTTTCCACTATTATGTACTTTCATACCACCACAAAGAAACCAACCTTTGTTATGATATGTTACATCATACACATCCGATTTTCCATAATTTTTTACAGAAATAACAGGTGAAAAATATAATATTTCTCCATCTTCGCCAATAACTGTTCTTATTGGATTTTCACCTTTCCTATATTCAATATTTGGAAAAGGTTTATCAAGAATCTCACCAATGTTTTCTAAAAACAGTCTATAATTTCTTTGTCCATTAATACAAATTCTATAATGATATTGTGTACTTTTTTTGAACCAATCTTTTTTTATTTGTCCACGAATACCTAATTTATTAAGATTTTCCCTTAAAAATTCTGCATATTGCAAAGATGTTTTTGCTGACAATCCTGCCTCATAATTCACACGCCCGCGACGAATTTTTTTTGAAATCCATCCATCCCATGCAAAAATTCCCCTAAAAAACGCAGATACTTGTGATTTCGTAAAATAATTCATTGCATAAGGTATTCTTGTTTCATCATATTGCATAATACTTATAAAATCTTTAAATGAATTTTCAGCATCCTTTTTTTCTGTTACAAAATATATAACATCACAATTTCCATTATTTTTATGTTTAACAATTATATCTTTGAAATGTTTTGTAACAATCTGTTCCACACGACTAATATAATGAGGATTTTTATTTGTAAATTTACAACTTTGTCCTTTCGCAAAATATCCATCTGCCGTCATATACCCACATAATTCAGCCAATTCATCATTCATTTCAAAAACGCCTTGTTTTTCTATATAACTGCGTTTAAAATGATATGGAATTTTACCATCACCAAACTTATCCCATGAATATAAACAACACACCAAATCTTTTTTTGTTAATTCATTAGCTCGTTTCCAACCATCTACCGTCATAATTGGATGATTTTCTGTACAATAAATTACATGTCCACCTTTTACTTTTACTTGTAAAACATCTGCATTTTCTCTTGTTAACCAAGCATCAGGATGATTCTCAATTGGAATAACTTTCCCATCTCTTGTATGAATCATACTTCCTTTTGCAATGCACTGACGCGCCATTAATCCTGCTACCTGTTTCAGTTTAGGATTACATACAGCACGAATTAACGCTGTTTGATTTTCATGTAATTTTTGTCTTGACTTTGGTAAATGAGCACGCAATACATCTTCACAGTATTCCACAGGGTCAATCCGATTTAAAAACTTATGATATATAAAATCATCTAAATCTAAACCGTTTATCATATTCACTTGACTAGCTGTAACAATTTCATTTTTTATTACTTCTATGTTATTTTTAATATCAACAATTTCTAAATTTGACAATATATCCCCTCCACTTTTTCTTCTAAAAAGAACATATATATGTCTAAGTAAAATAAAACAAAAAGAGAGATTAAATCTCTCTTTTTATATTCACTCATCTACATTTTGTTTGATAAATTGAACGTCAAATCCTACATTTGCTTTATCAATAATTCCTTGTGTTTCATTGTTATATAAATACAAACTCATCTGATGTAGCCCTGTATTATGGAATTTGAAATTAAACCTATCAAAAAATCCTGCTTTTGTAATTTCTATATTATCAATCTTAAATTCATTTTCTTGATAATGCGGTTCGTAATTACTACTATGTATTGTTGTATCGTTACAACGTATAAACAATGTACATGGAATATTTTTATTCATATTATCAAAAGATTTTATTTTCACAACAATCTGAACAAAATCATCGCATGTAGGTGTAACAATATTCATTGTATCTGAACCGTAAACGAATTTATAATTGGTATGTGTATTGCTTTCATCCTGTGACGGATTATCTTCATAAGAATCTTTACGTTTAAAATATGGTGTTCCATCATCTTTAAATCGAATTACATATTCTAACCCACTATCTGTAAGAATTGTATATTCTTTTTGCGGTGAGAACATTAGTCGAATCTTATCTATTTCAAGACTTAAATCTTCTAATTTATCATAATATTTCTTTAGCTGTTCTCTATCTTCTTTTGTAAATGCGTAATCATTTTCCAACCCACATTTATAGGTACAACCTTTTTCATTTTCGTAACTAAAATTAAATACTTGACGTAGGTCATAAATCATATCATTTGTAATAAATTCTGTACTTGCTGACATTTCAATCACACACAAATGGAAACAATCGTCAGGTAATTTTGGAATTTGTTTTTCTTCTGTAGACTGAATACCATAAGTATATACAAGCTCTGCATTTTTATTGATAGAAACAACTACTAGCCATGTCCCAATACGAGGTGCCGAAATAATATCTGTGTTTCGTTCTGAAAAATTAATTAACTGATTATTATAAATAATCGTTCCGCTATTTACATGAACAGTCATATCAGGTCTATCTAGCTGACTAACCTTAAACATTTCCATTTCTTTTTTTGCACGAAAATATTTATCAGAGTTTAGAATCATTTCATCACCTTCAATCTCAGGTTCTTTAATTTATTAATTACCCTTTTTGCCACACGTCTAAATGTACTTTCATTTTCATCTGGTGTTGTATATGCTTTATCTACAGATGTTTCATCAACAACTGCTTTCCCTATATCATCTACCGTACAATTAACCATTCCAAAATCATCAACAAAAGCAATGTTATCAATAATATGTCCAAATCCAAAAGAATCTTCTTTATCCACATCATCAATCTTATTTACATTAGGTCGTTTTCGGTTGAATTGGTCTGAATCATATCCTAGTAAATCAGAAATTATTTCACTATGCGTTCCACTTTCATTTCCAATTAAAATATCGCCATTATAATACAAGAATGGTTTATCACGATTAAAAATATCTATTCTATCTACATCAGTAGTCTTAATTGTCCTGCCTGGTGCATCATCTAGTGTTGAAAGATATTCAGATAAATCTTTTGATTTTTCCTTTGAAACATCAACTACATTATTCATGTATTGTTTCCACATTTTTTCATTCTGCCGAACGAATCCTTTAAATGATATTTCAATATCATCTTTTAGCACATTATCATATTCAGATTCATCTAATTCTTTCTTTACTTCATTTTGTACTAATTGTAACCAATCACCATTGGCTTCTTCCAATGCATCATCTAGTGTTTTTCTTAATACCTGTGATGATGTATAACTTTTGATATATTCCTTACAATCATCTGACATTAAAAATTCTTTAACAACGCTTTCATATATATCATCAATCAATGTATGAAATTCTTTATCTGTTGCATATTCTTGATAAAAATTCTTTTTATCTTCTGCTACAATACGTTTATCTATTCTTAGGTCGGCGATTTTATATGTTCGTAAATCAGCAACTCTTACATGATTACGTAAATCTAACACTCGATTTGCCAAACGATTTATTAACGCAGAACCTTCATTAATTCCATACACCTTAATAACATCTAATTGACTTTTAACGGCTTTAATTACATCATTCAACGAACAATTAAACAATTCATCTTCTTCAACAAATGCAATGTTATTAATGATATGTCCAAAAGCTAATGGTGCATTATCATCTAAATTCTCTATATCATCAGGATTTGGACGGAAAAAATCATTATCCAATTCACCAAACATTCTTTGCATAATCTGATTATGTGTTTCTCCTTTGTTGCCTTTATATATATCACCATTATAAAAGACAAAAGGACATTCACGTGTCAAAATATCAATAACATTTAGTTTGCCAACATCAAATTGTTCTCCAACTTTATCTTCCTGATTTTCTAGTTTATTAGCTAAATCTTGATATTGCTTTTGAAGAATTTCTTTTAATTGCTCTGTGCAATAGTCATATCCATCTTTATCAATATATTTATTAAATAATTCAAACAAATCTCCCATTTCACGTTTGTATTGTTTTAGGTCGATTACTGCACCAACTTCATTAGCTAATGTTTGAATTATTCCACCTGCTCCCATGCTATTCATTATTTCAGAATGAGATTTTCTCAATAAAACAGATGTACTAAACATTTCTAAAAATACTTTACCACGTTCAGATGTAATTGTATCTTTAAACACTTTTTGAAAAACTTCGTTTAATTGATTTTTAAACGTCGCATTGTTTTTATATTCTTCTTCAATCGTTTTTTGTTCTTCTGCAAATACACGTAAATCAGCAACTTTAACACGATTCCGCAAATTATTAGATTTACACACTAAACGATTTAATGATTTGTTATTAAATGAATCATTTAATTTTTTAATACGATTAACAATTCTTGTTGCATTATAATTCACACAATGATATGCATCAGATTTTCTATTAGCAACAAATTTACTTAATCTGCCAAAGTATTTATCTTTAACATTCCCGCCACGGAGATATAGTTTACCATTGCAACAATCAACAATAACACAATCATATTTATCCTCATATACACCGTCCAAAGCAACTTTTACATACCCATTACTTTTCGATGTTTTTAACTGATTACGTTTAAATTCTTCATTAAAATAATCTATTAAAGCTAATACAAAATTATCATTTTTGCTATCAGTAGGTAGCACAGTAACTTTTGAAGTAATTAGACGTCTCATAACGAATCCTCACTTTTCCGAACTAGTTTAATCTATATAAAGAATAAATATGTACTAAAAAAAAATAAGGCTATTTACACCTTACTTTTTTGCTTTAATAATTTTGCGAATCTCATCCACACAATCTTGTACACATTCATTTTGCACACGAATGTGCGGTATTCCTATATTATTAAAGTTATTTATAGAATAATCTTTCGCATCTGCAACAAACCTACGACACATTTCTACGTAATCTTCATTTCCATTCATTTCGCGAGCAATACAACGTAATAGTCTATCACGCTCATCAACGCAAATATGAATAACAACTAAATTGTTTGGATAAATACTTTGAAGTTTTTGCACGCCTTCTAACGTATTTACCATAATATATGTTTTATCAGATTTAATATCAATTTGTCCATCATTTGCTGTAAAGTAATACCAAGTTCCATGAACCGTCTTATATGAACGCGATTCAATAATTTTATCTGAATTCTTTAGTTTATGATATACTTTATTATCAACGAAATAATATTCTTTTCCATTGCGTTCTTTTTGTCGAATTGGTCTAGTGGTATACGTTATAATCGGAACTAATGTTTTATCAACATCAATTAACCGTTGAAAAATTGTATCTTTTCCACTACAACTAGCTCCAACAATGCAAAATATCTTTGCCAAAACTTCACCACCTTTTTACTTTTTATTGCCAAACAACATTAATAAAACCGTTCGTATTAATAACAGACAACAGGCTATATAAAAAGACTGTAACAATGTAAAAGCGATTGTACCCATAGCCAAAGATAAAAAATAACCAATACAATAAACAAATCCTGTGACTATTAATAGCGAAAAAGAAACACAAACAACAAAGAACCCGCCAACAACCAACAAGAATCCTATCAACGCAAACAAACCGTTTATCAACCCAATAACATATTTCATTTTTTCTTCCTTTCGGATTTATCCTTAATTAAATTTGTAAAACTCGTTACTTTGAATACCTTAAAAATCAAATGATTTGTAATACTACGACAAGTATTTTTTAGTGTAGTTTCAAACCTAGTTTTAAGTTTTTTATTCTTCTGTGGCTTTTGGATAATATCTGCATTTCCATTTTCATCTACATATATCAAACCAAATTCTTTCAGAACCATATCTTTTGGAATAACACCTGTCGGACACATTATATAGAAATAATTACAATGTGGGAAATAAGATTTTTCCAATTTAAACAACTTACTATCTCTTTTATAATCTGCTAATGTAGCCTTTACTTCAACAATGCGAACTTCTTTTCTTCTAAAATTTAATCCGCAAACATCTGCGATACTTCTAATATTATTGAATTTTGTTTCAACTGAAACAACATCAATACAAATCTTTTTTAAAAACGCACAAGCAACAATTTTTAATCGTTTGTGTGTATCACTCTCTGCCATCAAAATCACCATTTGATAAAATAAAAGCAGACGTGACTATCTGCCGCCCACCACATCTGCTTTTACTTTCCATCTTTTCTTTACCATTTTGCTCATTTGTTTGTTTTATAAGGAAACAAACAACCTTGTAAAAACAATGAATGGTTTTTCATTGCTCATCAATATTATATACAAAAAAAGCGGATTTATCACATCCGCTTTTGTAAAAAGTATATTTTCTTTTCTAATGTACGAATTTCTTTTGCTAGATTATCTATCATACGTTGATAAATTTCTCTATCACGATTTGAACCACCTTCATTATACATGAAATGGTTTACATCTAGTTCGATTTCCTTAATCAACTTTTGTTCTCTTAATTTATCATATAAATCAATGATTACATCTCGTTCCGATTTAGGTTCACGAACTTTCACAGAAGTTTCTTCTTTTATTTGAACTTCCTTTTTCTTTTGTACTGTACGTTTCTTTTTTGGCGGTTTAACTTCTTCAACGACATCATTTTCTTCAAATCCCATATCAACAACATCATTGATTTCATCACTTTCCACGACAACATCTTCTTTTTTTATGATATTGTCATCATCCAAAAATTTATTCATGACATCCTCACAAATTTAATAAAAGCATATCATTTTCAAGATTATAATGGTATTCATCAAAACAATCTTGTAATACAGCTTTTACATTCATTTCTTCACCAACTAAAGCAAAGTTTTTCATATTGCTTGCGAGTGTTACATTATGAACATCACAAGATTTATTGATACGAAATGTATCATCATATGAAAAAAGATTTGTTCTAATTTGCACTTCTCTCCACCTCTGGAACTTCATATTCCCATATTATTACCATTGGTTCTACAAAACCAATAAAATTAATATAAAAATTATCCTTATCATAATAGTAATGTTTTTTGCTGAACATTTCACCAACCGTTCCACCACTTGAACTTGAACCGTGTCCATGTGAAGATGTTCCATTTTTTCCGTTTCCATTACTCGATGATTCAATATTTTTATCAATTAACTCGTTGTAATCTTGTTCAAACTGAATGGAAAATTCATTGTTCTTATTGCTAATTCGATTGATTGTTATTTCCCCTGTCTCATAATTTACAAAACCACTAACATTAACCCCTTTATCTTCCCCTATAAACGAGCCGACGCTTTCATGGTCTACAGCATCTACATATACATTAACGGAATCTTTCATTTTAATTGATGTACTTTTTATTCCATATCTCCAATATCTACTGCCACCCATAGGGTCTTTCATCATTGGTTTTTGAAACAGTTTATCACGCTTCTTAAACACAACATCTTTAATTGTTGTTTTTAAGTTAGCAATATTCACTTTATATAAATAGACTTTCCTAGCGTCTTTACCAATTGGATTGGATATAACATGAACACCTAACAATAACCTTCCTGCATTAAACATATTTTTAAATTTTTCTTTTACATCCTCAGTAAATCCCAAATCATCAGGAATATTATCAACGTGTTTTTTAAACAAATCTCTTGCCGTTACACCAATTTTAAACCCATATTGTTCTGCATCATGACTAGCAATAGTAAGTTTTTTATCTGCTAAAAACTTATCATACGCTTCCATAAAATCTGTGAATTCACTCATGATAATTCCTTTTTTATATCTTCTACAACCAAATCACTTTCAAACGGCGTAATTATTTTGTATTTTACATCATTCAATATTGATTTAATTTCTTCATCTTTCTGTCTTGCAACGGTTTCATTTCCAACTCTACCATCTGCTTGCCAAAACCCATCAATACGTTTTAGCATATAGTTCATATTTTGACAAGAATTAAACTTTTTCCAAACCAAATCAACGAATTCATTTCCTTCGTTGTTTCTATCATATACCAAACTTAGAATCAACGGTGAATCACAAATCGCAATCTGTGTCCCGTGTTTTTCATAATTTCTAATCCTATGTAACTGCTCTGCAAATAAATATATTTGGTCATTTAGTGGTTCTAAATTACCACTTAAAATTAATTCTTTTGCAAATTCATTTACCAATTCACACCGATAACCAAACTTTTTTAATTTACAGTATACATCTGCCGAAATTGTACTTTTCCCTGCTCCTGCACCTGCAAAAAAATTAACTACTAACATATAAATTTCTCCTTGACAAAACAAAAAATCAATGTTATATTAAAAATATAAAAAGAAAGGACGGTAAAACATCATGCATTTCAGAGGGATTTTTTATCTAGTTGGATGTGTTCTCCTACTGTCATTTTCAATGTTTATGTACGGAGAATACAAGTTAGCCATCGACAATGAAATTCCGTATGGATATCAACTATCCACTCACACTCCACTAAAAGACAAGCTGATTGTAAATGACTACTGTATCTTGTATAGCGATTTTCTAAATCAATACAGTAGTCGTCTAGCAGATGTTCTGAATGAAACCTCCGCTCATCCATTTAAATCAAGAAACAAAAAAGAAGAAACATTGTTTGCTTTTAATGTAGGCTGTGTTTTTGATTATGTAAGCTTTACCCCTTCGAATCAACCGCCAAAGGCAATATCAGACGCAAAGAAACAAAAGCTCAACGAGGCTTTTAGAGAAGTGGAAATGGCAAACACTCTCATCAAAGATATTAAATCTACCAATAAGCAAGATATGAACTATTATTGCGCTGGGATTCTCCCGCGCAACAGCACGCTAGTTATCAATTCCAAATTCGCAGAAGCAAACGTGCATATCAACAAAGCAAGAACAATCATCAATAACGTTCAGAACATGAATTAACACTGAAAATGGAGGTGCAAATGCGCCTCTTATTTTTTACTCCACCAATATATATTTCATTTTTAGAATAGAAACAAGAAGGTGAAATATAATGCCTAGACAATCTCGTATTGGTGATACTGTAAAAATATCTTGTCCACACGGAACACAAATTGGTATTATTACGTCAGGTTCACAATATACGTATGTAGATGGATTAAAATGCGCACGATTAACCGACACTGTAGTTTGTACTACATGCGGTGGGTCAGGTCAAATTATCACAGGTTCTAAATTTAGTTTTGCAGATAGACTTAGCAAAGCAAAAGTAGGTGATAAGGAAATAGGTACTTGTCAATTCGGATGCAAAACATGTCCACATACACACAATGGAACAATCGTACAAGGTTCTGATTATACATATACAGAATAAAAGGATTTTTAAATGGAACAACAAGAATTAAACTTTATATATGATGAAACAAATGATAAGACAAACAAAGATTTATGGATTGAAACACTATCCACAAATGATGATTTACTCATCTTAACATTAGGATTTGTTCTTCAAGCATATTCTAACGGATTTTTTACCGAAATAAAAAAAGAAAACACATATAAAACAGAATTAGAATTAGCTCGTTCTGCACTATACGAACCTGTCAACAAAGAAGAACAAGAACTTTTACATAATATAATAGAAGAAATAAAAAGAACCGCTGAATAACGTCAGCGGCTCTTTTCGTTGTGAGGTAGTACAAATTCCAAGGACGATATTATACTAACACGATTCTATTGATTTGTCAAGTAAATTCTACACGAATTTTACTCTTTTTTTCTATCGCTTTTTCTATTGCGCTCAATAACTTTTCTACTACCATAAACACTTTTATTTCTTCCATTTTATAGCAAGATAAATCTTCTTTAATATAGCAAATCAATTCATTCTTGTTTTTCTTTTTTCGCTTTTCTTGTTTATCTTTACGCTTATCAATAAAATGTATTTTCGTTTCTTTGTTAAAAAGTTCATCTTTCCCGTTCAGCGTAACAAAAAAGATGTTTTCTTTTGTATTCAATAATTCATTAATTTTCTTTAGTTCATTATACAATCCTTCAAAATCTTCTTGTATAATAAAATCATCGTTATCACAAATATGCATAAATTTAGGGAATTTCGCTCCATAGTCAACCAATGTATCATGCATACCATCACGTTCAAAATTATACCAAACAATATCCCTAGTTAAATTAAAATAAACATCTTCTAATTCAACGACTTCTTCCAAGGCACTTTCAATATTGTTTTTGATATTATTGATAACAGAAATATATTCGTATTCTTCAATACCTTCGTTTTTTAACAATTCTAATACTTTAGTAGATATAGGCATTAAATTTTTCATTCGTTTTCATTTCCTCTGTTGTTGGCATTTTATATCCATTTTCTATATACGCCTTAAACGCTAAAATTGAACAATGTTTGCAAATAAAAGTTTTATGGTCGAATGTAAATAACGGACTATCTTCTACGCCTATTTTCCCACACATAACACAACGGTCAATGTTTAAATTAATTTCTTGCGGATTACCTTTAACATTCACAATTTCATCATCATCTAAAATAATATCCATATCACCTTTTTCGTTGACACGAATATCTTTTGTTCTTTTAAATGTTTCATTCCATTCATTCGTTTCTCGTTGTAATTGTTCTTCTTTTTCTGATATATTCTTTTTTACTTCATCACTAACATCTTTAATCTTATCTATTGTAATCATTTAATTCTCCATACAAAACTTATTCTACACTTTATTCTATGGAAAAATGGCGGCAATTTATTATTGCCACCACATCTTATTTTTTAATTACTTTCATATCCGCAATATCGTAAAAATTGTACATATATTTAGAATTCGTATATTCCAACCATTTTTCTTTTAACTCTTGTACTTCATCATAATATTTAGACATTTTATTGCTTGCATGTTCTATATCACTTGTCGCTAAATCACAAGTACAATAACTATCTGTATCTATCAACCGTTGATAAGACGCAGATTGTTCTTCTAGATTCTCAACATCTTTACCAAATATAAAGCATCCTTTTATTTTTTCATTCGGTAAATACTTTGTTTGTCCATGCGAATCATAAAACTCTATTTTATATGTTTTCCTAGGTTTAAATTTAATTAACATAGCATTTGCTTTTCGTTTATTATCTCCACCAAATGATGTAGCATTTAATCCATCGTTCCACGTTGTTAACGTTATTGGTTTTTGAAATTCTTTATCATTATCGTCTGCCCAAGATATTCTTAAATCTAATCCTATCATAAACATCTTTGTAATCCCACAATCTAATTGCGGCGTTGTTAAATAAATACAATTCGTTCCACGCTTGACACGACCTGCAAAAATTTTTCTAAACGTCGTATATACATAGTTCCAATCATAAGTATTAATGTAAAAATTATCATCAATAAAGAATTGTTCCATAAGATTGTACATGACATTTGTACTAATCTGCCATATTTTCCCATTATCTTCTGAATATCTTAATCCGCTATCATATTCCGAACCAACTACATCTAATGGCAAATAACCATATCTCCCATCGCTGTCTAACTGTACTTTTAAGTATTTATCTTTATGCGGGAAAAATCCTGTGTTCTGAAATACAACACATTCCACAGGATTACCTGTGACAGAATGAATGAACAATGACTGATTATATGCAGGTACATTTGATTTGACAATACGCAACGTATCTGCGACAAATGATTCTGTATTGTTTATTTTTCGACAAAGTGAAAATGCTATATTGTTTGTATTATCTACATTACGACAAGTATCTACATTAAATGTTTTTATCCAATATATATCACGTTTTGTATCTACACGTAATACTTCTTCACGTCGCACTTCTCTTGATGTATCAAAAGATAGTGTAACACGCATTCCTTCTTGCTTGCCATAAACAATAAAAAGTTTAGGATTTTTAACTGTTTTCATTGCTGTCATTAGTTTCCACCCGTCCTAAACTTAAATTTTTTCATTACAAAATCAGCCTTGTCCCAAAATATTGCTTCTATCGGATTTAACTCAATAACATCAGACATTAATCCACGTTTATCATCCGTATTAAATATATTTTCATTAACAAATGAATCATCAACAAAATGTGTTGCTTTTTCATTAATCTCATCTGATTTCGCTTGAACCATTGCACTAGATACACAATATATACATTCATCATCAGCCAATTTTACATCATCTGCATTTTTTACTTTTTGTGTAATTGTTTTACCATCTTCATCTGTTGTATATACACCATCATTATCATTCCAATCTGTTGTAATCACAGTGTCTATAATATCAGATGTAACATTACCTAATCTCGAATCTCCGACGATAAAGTTAGATAAAAATATCCCATGTCGATAATTGTCTTTATTAGGCAAATATACGACATTTTTTATTTTTAATTCAGTCGGCTGTGTATTCTTAAAATACTGTTTTGTGAAATCACTTCTATCAAAAATCTTTTCTCCGTCTTTAAATAACTGTATACTTTCCTTTCCTACTTTTGGTGAAAAGAATCTAAATTCATACGAATTCAATTTTTGCATTTCAAACGGAGTACGGAAAATAGATTCCCCCCCACTAGATACAACTAAATTATCCAAAGAATCCAATGCTAATGTAATTTCATATTTGATATTACTTATACGTAAAAATCCTTCAAAATCAGTATATGTTTTATTCATTAAATTTGCATATACATCAAACCGAACATTCCAATTAGTTATTTTATCAGATGCGTATACACGATACCAATGTTGATAATCTAATGGTAAAACACAATGTTTACATTTAGTAAATTTTTCATCGTCTGTTTCGTAACAAGGCATATACGCATCAGCAAACAAATTAGAAAAACCAGGGTTTACATATAAAATGCTCATTTATATGCTCACCACCTTATAGAACAACAATATTACTATCTACCTTAATAGAAACAGTCATATCTTTTGCAGGTTTCTCATCAACAGTAGCCGTTGCTTTTAACCAAAACAAAACATTTTTATTTGTAAGTTCTTCTGTTAAAATCATTGATTTCTTAAACAGTGCATTCGCCGCCGCTTCATCAGCACTTGCATAATCTTCGTCTTTTGCTACTTCCCATTTTTCCTGTGTTAAACCAATAAATGAAACAGAGGTTCTTTTAGATACATAACCATCCATTGTACGAATAGCACATTTTATATACTTCGATTCATTTTTAACAGCATCCAACGAAACTTCAATTGGATTTGTTTGAAGGTCATTTTGTGATACAAGCTCGCCGTCTTGTCCACCTTTTGTTACATCACCTTTATATATATTTATATATTTATTTTCCTGTCCCAATCTTCAAACACTCCTTATTTATTAATCATCGTCATCCCGAATGCATTAAACACAAATGTATTGCGTTCCATAAATCCTAAAACTTTAACTACTGTACCTGCTTTTTTCGGAGCATTAAATGTTATCTGCCCATTTTCACCTAGATAAACCGTTTTCCCATCGTGCTCTAATGTATCTAATACACGTGTCTCACTTTGTACTGTTTCTACATTACCTTTTTTATCACTATCAGTTAAAGCCATGACAATATTAATTGCTGTCTGCGGATTCTTATTATCTGCTTTGCGATAACCGCCTACCGAATAATATAGAATATCTCCTGCTAAACAAGTAACACCTGCCGCCATTAAACTTTTATGTTTTGATGAACCAATAGATATACCATTTTTTATTTTTTCTACTTCTTCTTTTAGATAGTTAATATCTTTAATCGTTTGTGGATTAAACCCACTACCATCAATGGCATTAACAGATGTATCAATCCACAGCCGCCCACCTGGTATATGTAACATATCCGTCGCATGTATCACAGGAGAAGATAAATTATTCTGTTCTATTGATACATTTGTATTATATTCTAATTTGCCTGTTCCTGATTGATTCGTTACAATATAACGTTTATCTGTATTATTCTGTGTTATTTCAACTGTTTTTGCAGAACCGCCCGATGTATCACTACCTGCATAATTATGTACGTGATTATACATGGCGTTACTAGTGATTAACTTCGTACTTTTGTCTGTACCTTGAATACTTAAATCTACATCAAAAGCACACGCTTCGTTTAATTTATATCCTTCGTATGTTTTATTCGTTAGTGATTGTGTATCTGATGTATTAATTACTTCTTTATCGTTCGAATATAACTTACCTTCATTGATATAAACTTTTCTATTGGTATATGTAAATTCTTTTGGTGCTTGATGTTCGCCACCGATTAAATATAACTTAGCGTCTTTATGTGTTGCATTTGCCGTTCCACTCATCGCTTCATTCGGTAATGTAATGGAAACATCTTCAACAGATTCCACTAAACCCTTTTCATTTACTCTAAATTTAGGAACAACAAAAGTTTCACTCATTGCCATCTGACGATTCGCATTATTACCATATACACCCTTTTGTACACCATTAGAAGCTAATGTAGCCTTTACTTGTAAATTAGGGTCTGAACCATCAAACATATAAGACGCTACTACATCACCATAAAATGAAACAACTGATTTTGATGATAACCTTTTACTAAAATTAGCAACGCCATCTAGCTCACCAATGAATTTAGTAGCCGTCAATTCATTGTTTTGTATATAAACATTTTCATTGCGGATTAATTCGTTTGGATGTTCACCGCTTGCACCAACCAATAGTGCTTTTGATTCCAAATCTTTGATAATTTTAACTGTATTCGCATCCCCACCTGCGGTATCACTACCTGCATAATTGTGTGTATGCGTTTTCATATCTTCAATTAATTTATCTACATCTGTACGTAATGCAGTTAGTAATGCAGTATTTTCTTCGTCTTTTGCATCACAACGTTGTATAAGTGCATCAATATCACTTCTTAAATTCGTAGCAATATTACGTATCTCTAAAAACTGTTGTGCATTACTATCATCGGTTGTTTCAATTTTTGTTTTTAATATATCGAAACTAGACTTAACGTTATCTATTTCAGATTTTAAAAACTTAGTACGATTTGCTAATTGTTGATGTGGAACGTTATCGTATCCATCCTTGCCACCATGAACATAATCCTGCTCTGCAATTAAGTATATATCATTTTCCCACTTAGCATTTTCTTCAATTACTGAATTTTCTGTAAGTGTATCCTTTAGTATAGAAGTCTTATTCTTTCCTTGTATGATTGGCAATTACTTCACCTTCTCCAACTTATATTTCTGTAAGTCATAAAAATTATACATCTTAATTGCATTCGGATATTCTAAATATTTCTCCTTAAAATACCTTACCGTTGTATTGTTGTTATCCACAGGAACAATCTGGTTTTTTGATGTATCAAACAAATACCAATTTCTACTTCTTGATAGCAATTTATACGATGCACTTTGTTCTGCTAAACCCTCAACAGATTCACCAATAACAATAGCGTTTTTTACAAGCGCATTATTCATATACGATGTATTATAATAAGCGTCTTTAAAATCTATTTTAAACGTTTCTTTGTGTTGGAATTTAATCAGCATAGAATTTGCCATCCAATGTTTATCCCCGCCAAAAGATGTTTTACTTAACCCATGCTCATACGTTGTAATCTGATGTCCAAATTTTGTCGTGAATTTAATATTCAATCCAATAGCAAACATTTTCGTCAAACCTGATAATTCTGACGGTGGTATAAAATACACACCATCACCTTCAACACTTACATGTGATTTACCAAATAATCCTGATAATACTGAATACAAATCAGAATAATTTGTTAGTGGTATTAACAAATTACCATGTGAAAAGAATTTTTTCAATACGTTTTCTTGACGTGCAACACATACCTGCAATTCATTACCAAACGAATCAGTAACTCTTATCCCACTATCAAAATCTGAACCAATTTTATCTAATGGTAAATACCGTATCTTGTTATCATCACACAATACAGACATGTGTATATCCTTCAACGGGAAAAATTTATATGTATCATACAATCTGCATTTTATCATCTGCTTCATATAGTTTGAATAAAACACAACATAATACATCTTGTTTACTCGATATCCGCTAGAACTAATACCTTTCTTATAAGTAAAAAATGGATATACTGTTGATTGGATTGCTCCATCTAGTGAATAAGTAAAAAATGGATACATAGTAAAAATTTCTTGTGTATCAAAATTAAATGTAACAAAAGGTCTTACTTCTGTATCATATCCTACTATATCGCCTTTTTTACCACTATTTTTACTAATATGTTCAACATTAATGCGAATTGGTAATGTGCTATTAGAAAAAATTTGTTTTTGCACATTAATACGAATCGGTAATGTGTCTTTATGTGTTTGTTTAACTGTTTGATTTTCTATAACAGCAGATAAACTGTTTCTTACATTTATTGACGTATCTAAATCAACAACACCATATAATTTACCGTCATTCAAATACTGTTTATTCGATGCTAATACACCAAATGTTTGTGGAATTAAAGAAATATTACTAGAGCTAATAACAGATGTAACAATTGGATTGATATATTCTTTTGTATTTTCAATTACCGCAAATATCTTTGGATTGTATTTTACACTATCCATATTATCCATCCTACTGTTTTTCTTCACTCGTAATTACAAATTCAGCACTTTCTAATTGTTCTTTGTTCCACAATGTATTCGTTATCGGATTTTCTGCTAATAGTTTCGATTGAACGCCATAATACTTCTTGTTTGCTAGTGTCTTTGTATCAAAATTTACATCACCAACAGAATATTTGATTATGCTATTATACCCTTCTGAAAATGCAATATCACTACCACACATAATCGCATCAATTTTTGTATTATCATAAATTGGATTCACACGATTTAACTCATCAAAATCTATCATCTGTTTTATTATTTGACCTTTTTGCGTGGCTGTATACAAATCACCATTTTTCTCCCATGTGGTTTCTATTACCTTCGTTGGTAATACAATACATTTCTTATTTGAAAGGCGTTCTTCTCCAATAATAATATTTGAAAAATAGCTAGATTCATTATATCCATTAGAAGTTTCATCCATAATCGATGGCATACCGTGACTAACTTCAAATGATAATATCGTTGCTTCGTTTAATATAATCTCATCTTTTTTACTAGCTACTTCTACATTATTTATCCAAAGTTCAAATATATCATATCCACTATTCTGTGTTGTATCTATATGAATTTCAAACGTAGATACTTCATTATTATATTGTTCCATGTGCGGAACTTCCATAATAATAGTAGGATTGTTTGCTTTATCCACACGATTAACATACAGTGTTTTGTTTTTAATAATAAATTCTATCCACGGATATTGGTCGTTATCTGTTCCAATTCTTGCAAACCAACTATAATTTTCTGATGTATTAACACCAATCTGTTCATAGTCTGTCCGTTGATATACATCAAATTTAAGATAAATATTTTTCTTATTTAACTTCTCCACAACAAGATAATACGCACGATTAGATACTTCTGTTGCCACACCCGTCATGGTATATTGCGCATCATTCGTATTATGCTTATTACTTGTTATGTTTTTAAAAAATTGATAATAACCTGCATTTGCATATAAAATCATGTATTCATACCTCCTCTATTATGGCAACCGTTCTGTTTTTACAACAATCTTTCGATTCGTTATATTCGATGCAATAAATTTAGCATTTGTTTGTGGGTCTTTATCCACTAATGTTAAATCATATTTTGTACTATTCGGTTCAATCGTAAATTCATCTATTTTCGCACTATTCAGATATTGTATAATTTTTGTTGGAACTGTATCTGCATTTTCTACATTCATAACAATTCCCATACTAATAACGTCTTTATACATAACGTTATCTAATAATTCCGTAACTAAAAATGTTCCGCTAGAACCATCAGGGATTACTTTGCGTTGCATATCCGTTCGTATCATTTTAATCCGTTCATTACCAATACGATGTTGATTATCATTATAAATAATGTGTGATATACTAAGATTCATTTCCGATACATAATTACAATAAAAGCTAAAACGGTTTAATACACCATCACCTAATGATGTATCTATAATTGTCTGCCGTAATTTATTATTTACAAAAAATTCAATATTTGTAATTACATTTCTGATTAAATGAATTTCTATCGTATTTAAATCATTGCGATTTACCTGCATCGGATTACCTATCATTGTTTTTTCTTGTGTAAACAATGCTAATTCATAAATATTATCTTTATATTGACGATAACAAAAAGATATTCGTTTTAATGGGTTAGAATCATCAAATGTATCCCAAATCTGTGTCCATTCTTCTAATTTATTCGTCGCTGTAATTGGCTGTTTTATCGCCATATCAAATAATATATGATATTCTTTCACAGGGTCAATAACCTTGAAAAATATATCACCATCACTACGACTTAAATTCATATAATATCCTGTTTGACTATTTTCATAGTTTACATCAATACCTATTGCTACATCATTCATTGATTGGTACTGAAACAACTGTGGAAACCCAGGGTTTACATATTTCAAAGTTATTCACCTCACTTATTTAACAATGCATAATCCGACGGTTTAAAGATTAAATATGTTCCTTCTACATATCCTATTTTTTTACAAATTAAACCTCTTGTATTCACAGGTTCAAAAACGAATCCACCATTTTGTCCTACATATACATTTTTTCCATCATGAATTGTTGTTTCTAAATCATACATCCCTGATGTCATTATTGCTATCATTGATGTTGTTCCATCACTATTTGCTAAAGCAATATTATCACACAATTCAGCATTTCTATTATCAGCAGGTACATATCCATTTGCTTGATATGCTAGTAATGTTCCTGCATATACTTTTACATCACCTGCATTACCTGCATAATCACTATTTAACTGAACGTCTCTTGTTTTCTTTGCTAGATTACTTAAATCCTGAGATACATCAGCCGTTCCTGTCCACGAATCATCAGAAATAGGCACTTCTACAGAATCTATCCAAATTTTACCACCAGGGATGAACATATTTTTTACAGCATTTAAATCTTCTGCAAACAATCCTCTGCCTTGTGTATATACATTCGGATTCCTCATTAATGAACCATTCATATTGTTATTCGTTACTAAATATCCTTTATTTGTAACATCATCAGTAATCTTTGAATATAACGATTTACCATCAATGCTATCTGATACGGCATACTTATGCTTATGTCTAAATAATGCATTACTTGTCGTTAAACGGTTATCATCTTGTGAACCACCAATTGTTTCATCTACACCACGCTCACAAGCACTTCCTAGTTCATATCCTTCGTATGTTTTATTCCGTAACTGCTGAAAATCAGAATCATTAATTACTTCTTTATCATTTGAATATAATGTAGAATTATCAATATACACTTTGTTTTGTGTATATGTTGGTGATTTATCTGTTTGTTCACTAGAACCCAATATATATATCTTCTTTTCTGTTGATAAAGCAGATGTAATACCATTAATACCCATATTCTTAGGTAATGTAATTGTTCTATTACGGATTTTAGTAATAATACCTAATCCATTTACTGTTATATCAGGAACGGTAAATGAACCAGAATTACCTAACTGATAATTACCAACTGTTCCGTATTCACCTGCGGATATACTTTGGTCTTTAAGATTCGTACGTATTACAACGTCTTTATCACCAACAAATTCAGCACTACCTACTACATCACCACTTAATGTAATTTTCGGTGTATTCTGTAATTTACTAGCTAATTGTGCTGTGCCACGTAAATCACCTTCAAATGTAGCCGCCTTAATCGTATCATTTTCTATCGTAATTTTTGTTGATTTTCTTAATTTCGTCGGCATCTGTTCTGTAGAACCAACAATATTAAATTCAGATATATTATCTTCTAAAACTTCTACAGAGTTCGCATCCCCACCTGCACGTTTACTAGATGCATACAAGTGTGTATGTTGTACCATTTGTTGTTGCAATTCTTTTAGTATCTTATTCATATCTGTAAGATTTTTAAGAATTGCTTTTTCATCCATTGCAGATGATGTTGTTTTTAAATCTTCTAACGTCTGTGTAATTTCATTTACTTTATCTGTTAGTGCTTTATCTGAAATCGTCTGTTGTGATTGATATGTATTAACAAACTTTTGTAATGCTTCTATCGTTGTCTTTAAATATAACGTTCGATTCGCTAACTGTTGATTTGCTATATCATTATTGGCATCAATTTTCGTAATACTAGGTGAGTATATATTTTGCTCAGTAATATTAGCCACTTGTATTTCACCCCTATATAGTCTATCTTATCTAAAAAAACAATAAAAGAAGTACATGGTTTTAACTTTTTCCATGTACCTCTTTTTATTTCACTTTTCTGTTTTGTTTTGAAAATGCATTTTCAATAAAACTGCTAACTTTTCTTTGTGCCAATAAATCTTATGTCGCTTTTTGTTTTTATCATCAATGCGAACCATGTCTTTATGCACAGCCAATTCTGTTTCAGCAAAAATTCTCGTGGACGTTCCTACGTATTTCCTCTGCCAAACGCATTTCTGATAACCGTGATTCACAAGGAAATCATTGATGTACTGCGGGGAACAAACCAATCCAACACTACGCAACACATATTTTGATATGTCTGCTACAGTCATAAACATCTTATCATCATTGTTTATCAAAAGATTAACGTTATAGTTATCATTATCTTTCTTCTTTTGATGAACAATTACATCTTTCTTCTTTTCTCCTATAAATAACATTACATCATCTAATATCTTATCATTCACATTGGCATACTTTCGATGTAAAAGAATGCTAAATTCCATTGCCTCTTTTGCATCGCATCCTTTTATTTTAGACAATGTATCGCCAACTGAATATATATCAGAAATTACATCATTAACAGTATAATTATCATTACACTCATTCATTGATGTTGTTACAATACTTTCATCACTCAACACTTCGTTTGTAATCCAATCATGATATTTTTTTGCTGTTGATGTTTTGGTAAGCAAAAGTAGTCCTAGTAATCCATCAATGCTAATTACTACCTTACCGTACTTACCACCAATTCGAATTTTATATAAATCGGAAACATAATCTCTGATTGCTTGATTCTTATTCGTATAACCCAAATCATCCACTATATCTAATGCATAAAACCATTTCTTACCTTCGCAAACACAATATCGCAATGTAAAATTGTACTTATTCATCGTTTTTGTTGTTTTGTGTGCAACCGAAAACGGAATAATTGGAACATCGCTTACCGTCTGTTTAACATAATTTCCATCATTCATAATAACATCCTTCTTTCTATTGAATAATTTGTACAAATTAAGTATACCTATATCCATGAAAAATGTCAAGAAAAAAGAGCAAGCAATGCTTGCTCCATATATACTCAGTTTAACGTTCCATGCAATGAGGATGAAGTGCTTTCCACAAATCAAGAATAATATCCTTGTGCCAAAGAAGCGTGACAGAACCTTCCTTCTTTGCGACACAGTGTTTTGCAATAGCCACATCCTGCGGCTCATATACACCTGTTTTAACTTCCTGCTGATAATCCACATCCATAAGGAACTTGTTCAATTCCTGAACCGTGCAAGAACGCATGGTATTGTGCATGATATACTCTGCTACTTCTCGCGGCGTTCCAAAGAAATTAGGGATAAATGTTTTCCCTACCATTGAAATGTCTGCTTTTACCTTACCTGCCATCATAAAAGCATCCTTCTTGTGCTTTCTTCCCATTTCCTTTAGCGTATCGCCATAGAACTTGTAGGCAAAATCACAGCAATCTTCTGTTTTCATATTGAATGTATGCTTCATATTGTTGATAAGCTCAAACAGAAGTTTGATTTCATTCCGCGCTACCCTTGCCGATTCCGAAAGCACTGATTCGTCAATATCAAACTGAATGTTGTCGGAAATGCTTTCGTGAATCTGTTCAGCTTCAGAAGCAACATCGCTACCTTCAATTCCGCTATCGCGAACAAAAGAATCCATCTCGCGAACTGCTTCACTCTTTGCCTTTTTCGATGTTTTTGCAGAAGCATCATATTTCCCTGTCATGTGAATCGTAGGAAGCACTTCCTGAAACACCCAATCACGATATTCCTTTGCCTTTGGCATCTTCGAATGAACAATGGCATATGAAACACCTGCGGCAGACAGAAGAATTGCACCACGTTTGCTATTGCCAAGACGAATCTTGTATTCATTCGGAATAGATGTACGTGCATACTGCGTCGGATTTTTATATTACAACGCCTTAACAACATCAACGGCATACACCCAACGCTTGCCGTCTACTTCACAAAATCTAAGCTCACACTTGAACCTCTCATCTTGCGCTACTGCTCTTGTATTGCGCACCGAAACAGGGACAATAGGAATATCTACAATCTCCCTATTAAACCCATCAGCAATGTCAAAGTTATCATAAATAACATCGACACCATCAATCTTAACCATACCGTTTGACATTTGTACTACCTACTTTCTTAAAAACATTCCAAAACTCTTTCTATGCGAATATCATACTGCATTTTTATAATTTTGTCAAGCATTTAAAATAAAAAAGAGAGAAAAATCTCTCTTTTTTAACAAATCTTTTACGGCATCCAACGTTTATGGCATCCACCCAAAATTTTCATCAGGTTTTCCTACCAATATTTCTTCATTAATATCTAATACACCATTCTTATCACTGTCTGCATCATTCTCATCAATATAATTGTTCATTTTTACTAATACTTTATAAAACTTATCGGGTGTATGCAAATAAAAGTTGTTGTGTTTAATCCGACGATTATAATATCTAAAGTTCGTATATTCTACACTATCTTCCCTTGTAAAGTTATCCGTCTTATCATCTATCATTGTACGATTATGTACGTGAATATTATCAACAAATGTACACGTCCATAAACTATCAGACATTTTCATTTGTTCCCATCGTAAAATGAAAAACTCTTGATTATAAAATGTTTCTTTATAATGCATCCATATATCATCACTATCTACTACTTTTAATTGCCGTTTATGATTTACATAAGAATGCATTCTGTCTTTCTGTGTTTTGGCTATCATTTTAAAATCAAATTCTAATGTAAATTCTTCACTGCATCCATCTCTATGGATTAACAGCGGTGCTACGTCTTTACATTTTAACCCATCACACATAATTACTTCTTTATCTCTGCAATTCGCTCGTTGTACTTTATCTATACCTGGTAAATTGTATTTATCAAAATCATGATTCCAATACCAATACCCCGTATAATAAAAGTCTAAATCATGTCTAAACCATTCATCTTCTGCAAACCACGGGCGTATCTTTTCTATTGTCTGATATTCTAACCGTATATCCGCATCCGTATCATCATACACAGGGAATGCTCCAAATACCCAATAAGAATTAGAAGCTAACCCTTCAATGTTTATCTCAAAATCAAATACAGCAGTTTCACAAGGTACATCAATTATCTTGCACGTTTCATCATTATCATCAATGATATATTCTTTCGCTTGTTTAAACATAATCCGAACAAATCTTAGATTATTTCTTCTCTTTATCCGATATTGTATCTTCATACTGCGATACCCTGCTGTAAATCGCAAATCATACATATCTTCTGCAAACGGTTTATATTTAATTATCTCCGCTTGCATATCCGTATTCCAATAATATAAATCAGGATATATTTGGTGGTCGTTATCCCAATCTTTCTTAAATAGTCTACTGCGTATATAAGGTTTTATAAAATACTTTATCTTATCGTTAGGAAATCTAAATGGCTCATTATTTATTAACTGTAAATCATCAATAAAATAATCTACCGACGGTACATGGTCTGTATTTAATTTGAATATGACATCACCAAAATCTTTATCATTTTTATCTACGTCATATCTAGCATAAATATAATCATCTCTGACTAATGCACCTTTATCATTTTTAATTAACCGACGATGTGTTATGTATTTAAGATTGCGTAATAATTTCGGCGTATGGGAAAACCATACATCATTCCATACGTCACATTTCCGTTCTAAAAATACATCCCCATGCTCATCTACAAAACATATTTTGTAGTAATAAGCTCGCCCATCTGCTATTTCATTGTCTATATATGTAGATATTGTTCGTGCATTACTGCTAGTTAATTCAGATACAAATTTATATCCTTCTTTATCTGTATTTTCATCGATTAATGTATTATCCGCTTTTTTATACAATTTAACCGAATACACAAACGGATAATCAATTAAATCCCATGAAACAGTCACACTATGCTTATCTCTGTTCACTACAGCTTTTAGTGTTACATCAAATTTCATTAGCTGTAATGTATCATATATATCAGGTTTTCTTGCACCACAATCCCTACACCATCGACTAAAATATAATGTAGGCTTCCTACGCTCATATTCATCATAATCTTTAATAGTTACATTATCTTTATCCCCATACTTTTTAATCACATAATTTACTATATCATCACTGTATGTAGGCGTTTCTCTTATATTCTTATCAACAAATTTATGCGGCGTTAAACTTTCTTCATATACTGAAAGTAAATGGTAGCCATTAACTACCATCCCTTCTAATATGTCTACCTGCTGTTTCCAATATGCATATGTTTCTTCAGGTAACTCAGATGTAGCAATCTTCTTAGCCATTTCTATTACATATTTATATTGATTATCAATCGCCGAACATAATTGACATTTCGCATTACTTTGCCATTTACTCCCAATATCTAATATATACTTTGACAAATTGCTTCACCTTTACTTATATTAAAAATCGATTCTACTTCTTCCAATCAAATTTCCACAAAGTTCCGTATCCCAAAAATTAACACCATATTGATGATTCTTTTCATTCTTTACATATTCTTGTAGTTCAGGATAATCTTTAATGTTCTTAAATACATCATCTAACACATGCGGAGCATCAAAATCGAATTCCTCTATCATATCACCGTATTCTTCATACTCAGAAAGAACATCCGTCATAACATCCCTAAACATTTCACCCACAGTAAAACCTACATCAAACCGATTGAATTCCTTAAAATCCGCATTAAAACTAATCGGTTCTGCAATTAGTTCATTACCATCGCTAAAATACACTTCTACATCTATCCGCTTTCCATTCTTTGCTAGATGAAAAAGCATTTCATAATATCTTCCATCTACTTCTTTGCTACGGATAGAAATAAACTTATAAGGCTTACCACTACTGATTAATTCTACTGCATTTACACTATAATTCGACATGATAAAAAATCCTTTCTATTCATTATATAAAATTAATAGTCAATTCTAACTAGGTCTAATCCTCTTTGTGTAACAGCATTCATCTGCGGAAAATGTTTATTAAATGCATCAAATCTCCGCTTGAATAAAGAAGTAAAGCTAAATGACGTTATATCTACAAACCCAAAATAATTCTTCGGTATTTTACCATTCTCATCAAACTGACAATCATTCGGCTGTCTATGTAATAATCCTAAATAGTCAAACACACTAAGCATTTTAACTATATACGATTTTGAAAACCCTGTCTTTTCAGAAATATATTCTTGTGTTGCCATTACACATAATCCGCGATAATCTTCTTTCTTAAATTTGTCAATATACTGAATAAACATATCGATGATTGTAGTATATAGCTTTTTCGACTTATCATTAAATACACGACGAAAATAGCGATTCTTCGTGTAATCATTAAATGCTACCATATTATCATTAATGTAATCATACAGTGATTTATCATTTAATTCATCATTATCATAAATATCTACCACTGTTTCTGCTGTTGGAAAGAAAATTTTGCATAGAAAACAAAATGCTTCACTTTCTGTCATTCCACCTACATAAGCAACAAAATGAATTAAATCAGCACAAAAAACGCCTTCTCCTCCACGTTTTCTAGTCTCAGAAATAGCTAAATCAGTATATGCATAAAACCTTTCATTCGTTTTATCATTTGTTAGTAAATCAATAAATGCTGATGGGTGTCTATCTTCCCTAAAGATAGAACTAAATGTTCCTCGTAATTCCTTCCCTGTTTGTAGAAAATATATCATATCATAATTACGGATATACTGACGCTTCTCCTCATAGCTCATCTGCTTATCCGTCTTATCGATATATTGACTAAAATATTCTACATCCTTATGACGTATTGCATAAACTACATCGTTTGATGAAAAACTAAAATCCTTCTTCAGATTCTCAACAAAATTTCTTTTCTTACGTCGTGCATACACTACAGTATACTTCTCAAGAATTTCTTCTGTCGTAAATAAATGATTGCTTAGATAATATAACTTTACTTCATAATCATCCTTATCTCCATTCTTCTTCTTACGATGTAATGAATACGGTAAACGATATATATGAACAGCATCACATGAACATACATCTACATGTTCCGTAACATTCTGTAAAACATATTCTTTTAATGTATTTTCATTGTTCTTCCATAGACGTAGATTCATCTTCTGAATCTCATCATTATGGATAGAAAATGTCATTTGTAACCCATTACGTGTAAATGTAATGGATGTCGGTGACATTAATTCAATTAGTTTATCCGCTATACGAATTTGCTCTCTTGCGATTTCTTTCTCAGACATTGGATGTGCTTTCGTATTTAAATCTATATCTAAATAATATGTATTAAACGATATGATGTCATTCGTATCCCTAGATTCAAATTTACGAATTACATGCTTGAAAAAATAACCACATGGTTTTGTTTCATCTTTTACTCGGATATCATATTCCTTTATATATATCTTCCCCTCATTTAGATATACATAAGTATTCCTGACCCGCCACCAATTGTTAACATCTTCAAAATACTTGTTGAAGTAATGTGTTAAACTTTTTGTGCTTTCATTCGGAAAAATTATTTGTTTTTGTGTGTTTGGGACAGTATACATGAAATAAAACGTTTTTTCATCCCTATTTATATGTTGTAAGTGGAGATAAATGTTAAATAACGCTCTTTTCGAGAGTTGCATGTCTGTATACACTTTATATCCACTGTTATTATTGTTATTAGTTCTCACAGTAACATTTTGACTACTGATATTGCACAGAGTATCAGTAGTCACTTTTTTTTGCTCATTTTCTGATTGTGAAATTTGTGAAACTACTGATGCATTCTTATTATTGCATGACAAAATAGCTGTATTATTTACAGCCTTGGGATTAGACATATAGTATTGTGTAATTGTATTATCAATTTTTTTCATCATCTCTTTATGAGTGATGAAAAAAGGCTTATTATTTAATTCTCTTACTTTGCATGTCTTTTCTTTATCAGAAATCTTAGTTCTCACGGAAAATTTTCCTTTCTCTATATGTTTACGGTAACAACAAAATTATTTTAAGTTTCCTCTTACTAAAAAAATATATTTATGTTCAATCGTATATAACAGTTTATCTCTAAAAAAGTCTTTCTATTAAAATTATATGGAAAAATAGAACAAAATGTTTACATACTTAATGTTTAACATCACTAATGTTCATAATTCTTTTTTATATATATTCACATGTTTTAATACTTAAACTTATACTATGTGTTTTTTTATTCATTCTACAGTGTTAACCAAAACTGATGTAACTTTAACACTGATTTATTATTTTTAATTTCTTTGCTTACGGAAACTGCTTATTCTTGTTAACAGTAATTCCATACTTATATATTCATTTAGTATGTTAACACGTTAAGTATGTTATCTACTATCAAAAGAACAAATACTTATATAGATAGTATTGTTTTTATAAACGAAAAGTGAATTTCCAGAGCGTTAGTTAAATATACAAACACACAATCTCTTTTTTCTTATATATAGGTATTAGGATAAAAAAGTATAGATAGATAAAAAGTAAAAAAAGAAACAGATTCTTATAGGAGGAAATATATACTTATTTATTCATGTATATATGTTAACCTCCGGACCTTTTTCTTTTTCTTACAACAACACACAATCTCTTTATCTTTATATATATCTATAAATAAAAAAAAATAGAACAAATGTTTATATAGATATAGGTATATACATAATGAAAATAGGTTATATATGTGTGTTCTTGTTTTCCCCCATGAAAGGGGATTTTTTAGTGGGGATATATACTCTCTATATTTATGTTATATATGACCACATTTACATACTAAATTGGTATGTTTTGTATGTTATTTAACAGTATATTTGTTTTTAAAACAGATTAGTAAGTAGTTCTCTTTGTGTCCTTTCAGGACTGAGGAGAACATCTTGTTTAATAACACACTTCTTTTTATAGATGTGTTTATTACTTGATTTACTAGTCATTTTTAAACTGGTAACCAGGTAATATTTTTCAACACATATAGTCTCTTTTTTTATAGATATATGTATAAGCAAATAAAGTGTAGATAGATATAAAAATATAAAGATAAAGAATAAAAAATATAAAGATAAAAAGTAAAAAAAAAAAAAAAAGAAACTGGCAGGATACATACTCTCTATATTTATGTTATATATAACCACATTTTCATACTATTCATATATGTTTAGTATGTTTTAATATAGTAAAGTAAAAAACACTATCTAAATAATGATAGTGTTTTTGTTAGACATATATCTATATTTTATTCAATCCAAAGTCTAGCACCATTTGGAAATTCTAATACATTTGATGTGATTACAATATCACCATCAACATATTTATGTACATTTTCTTCTTCATGTTTTTCCACAGGTGTTGCAGGTATTAATGGAATAGCAGGAATAGAAACAGCAGGACAAACATGTTCTTCATATTCGCGAATACCTACCATCTTCATTAGCCATCTTACAAAACTTTTCATATATATCACCCGATATGTTTTACAAATGATTGAAATTCATATAGACAGCTTACTTCTCTTTACATTAAATAAATAAGCAGTATCCATTTAGATACCGCTTGTAAGATTAAGATATTTGTGCTGTTTATTTCTTTTGTAAAATTTTTAGCGCACCTGTGAAATTTGTCCCTGACAATTTCATAATTGTATCAATCTTCATTTGTGCTTTTCGTTTTATTTCTTTTACTGCATTTGTCAACGGAGTACAATTCACCCTTCTGTGATTAAATAATGGAATATCACCATATTTTGTATGAACATTCACAGCACAATCATCGATATTCCATGCGATATTTTCCAAATACAAATCACCTTCATCAAAAGTAAAATGAATGTACTTTTTCGCATTTAGTTTATTTACCAAATTATATTGTGCTAAATTGGTACAAAAACTAATTCGTTTTGTAAGCAAAACAACATCGATTTCATCATCAGCACAATGTTTAGTAACAATAAACCGATTGGCATTATATAGAACTTTTTTTGTTACTTCAACATCTTCACTCTTTACCATCGGAAAAAAAATATTATCAAAGAATTCTTTTCCAATAAATGTTTGTATTTTATTTTTTTCTTTTTTTGTCATTCTCTGATAGCTTTTCCGCATTGAAAGATAAAACTTAATTGTTTCATCATATACATTCAAATTACAAAATTTTGTATAATTAATCAATGCATGCATAACACTGTCGCTGTTTAGTGCTATTATCTTATGATTGATAAATAAACGTGCTTTTACATCTGCATAAAAAAACGAATCTGTCACTTTTGTATTGTTATGTGCAAATACAATGGAAACATTGTCAATCTTATTGACATAGAAGTGATTCGATTTTTTCGGCTCTAGTATATGAATCCCTTCTTTTGCTTTTTTTTCTGCACGATATATACTTTTATCGATTAAATAAGTGTTTTCCTCCTTACCTTTGTGAATGAAAACCCAAAAACCATTAAACATCTCTTTAAAAACAGCTACCCGTCCGTAAAGTCTCATTTTTGCTTTTTTTACTGAAAAATTAACAATAAAAATATCATACAAATCATAATCTGCATCAATACACAGAAAATCAATTGTATTTTTGTGTATAATAATATTCATTGTCTTTGTTGAAAGAATGGTATCATCAATAGAAAAAGATTTCCCTATATATATAGTATTGTTGAAAAAATCTTCAATCGTTTTCCGAATCGTTTTCATTGTAACACCTCTTTCTTTATAACAGTTTTATAGATTCGCACCCAATTTATCAATAACAAACATTCTTTTATTATAGTTGTCTATTAATTTATTTTTTCTATTCATATATTCACTACATCCTAAATCATTATTCATTTTTGATATGGAAGGTATTTTACCAAAAATTGTATTAACGAAATAGAGCTTATTCGTCTTATTATAAAGTACTTCGCCATATTCACATTTATATGAATTGTATCTATCACTATACATTTCATATAAATCAAAATTTTTAATCTTTGCATTCATCGCATTAATAACAATACTGTTTCCATACTTTGAATTGTTTTTCTTAATTATATATCTATTGTTTCTACCAATAACAGAACGGATATAAGCGACAACATTATCCTCATTAATGATTGGCGTAGATACAATAGAATAAAACGTTTTGCCGAATATATCATTAACGAAAGAAACTTGTTTTTCTGTCATCCTCTTGAAGTTTGTTATCAATGCAATATATATTTCTTTCATTACAGTTAAATTCTTATTTTGCGTTAGTATATCATGCATTCCTCGTGTCGTCAAGTGAAAAGCAATATCTTTTATACGCAATAAAAACAAAACTTCATTTGGATGCAAAAAAGAATACGACCCACCACTATTCATTTTTACATGATTAAAACAAATCGATAAAAAGTCATTCCATTTATTCGTATAAATAAATTTAGTTATATCATTGTTATAAAAACTTCCTGAGTGGTATGTATCGTATTGTTTTTCTGCTTTTCTTAAATAAAAAACATCATCAATTTCATTTAATGATAACGCTTTGTCTAATATTTCAAAACAACACTTTTTTCCGAAAAAATTAGATATACAAACAATATAAAAACTATCTATTTGTTCTTGTACCAATTCATCCGTAACAGATACATGATAGAATTTATGCATAGAAGTAAAATTTTTATATTCATTATATGTATCAAAAGTAATTGACTGCAATGTAGCAGGAATATCACATACAATTTTATTTTTATGAGTATACATTATTGGTACATCAACAATTTCAGCAATACAAGAATACCTATAATTGCTTGTAGAATATACGGATAAACCATTAAAGGCTTTTCCGTATATCACTTTTTTTATATCGTTAATTAACGATTTTAGCGTTTTCACTTCTGCTCCTCAATCAGTTCTTTCAAATTCTTATTTGAAAGTTTCATTAGCATAGCCAGCTTTTTCTTTGCTTCCTGTTGTAATCTTGCATTTGTAGAATATGCAATGTCTATATCATCTTCCGTTTCAGAATCGTAATCCGTTAGATTTAGCATACCAAATTCTGTATTTGAGAACACATGTACTGTATTTTTATCTTCAAAAAATACATCATCACCGTCAATAGCAAAACGGAGATTGTTACTTGCATTACAAAGTTTTCGATGTGCTTTTTCATCACTGACATTGTAAATGAAATTATGAATAACGTGGTCGATTATTGTTACATTCGCATTGTAGTCAAAATCATCATCAGAGACAATTTTGAACATAGCAAAATTGCTATCGCCATTTTTATGATAATTGAAATAATAACCGACAGGCGTTCTTAGTTTAATGCAAACATTTTTTGTTTTGATAATCGGCGTAATGCACGACTGCACATAATCTTCTCCGAATACTTCTTCAAACATCATGCGCTGTTCTACAGACATTTTATCAATGTCAGTAAAAAGCATCTCGTAATATTTATAGAACTTACGAATTTGCTCGTTATCTTTCAATTGATTAAGAATACACATCACCTGATTATGATACAAATGGAAATATACTCCATTCTTTATCATAATCATCTGTGGTTTAAATACAGTAATATAAATATCGCTATCTTTATCCTGAAGGAAACAAATCAGCGCATCTTTACCTTTACGATAAGAAAACATCTTATTCATCGGGTTTATGTCAGCAACAGAAAATTCATTGTCTACCATAAAAGAATCAAGCACGTGCATATAGTTTATTCGCGGAATCATTTCGCACTCAAATGGCATAACTACATTTTCACCAAAGAGGTCAAAAGAAATATACTTATATTGTTTATGAAAAATTTCGTGCATATTATCTTTATTAATTCCAATTGCACCATAGAAATCAAATTTGCTCAGATATTTTTCTTTTTCATCATCTGTATATCCGAACAAACTAATATCATTGATTCTATCAATATAAACATTATATTTGTTTACAGAAACAATAGACGGGAGCACATTGTTCCCATTAATATAATTGATAATCTCTTTCTGTATCTTGTTTGACATTTTAACTCAATCCTTTCTTTATAGAAAATCTTATCATGTTTTATAAAAAATGTCAATAAAAAAAAGAGAGAACCAATCTCTCTTTTTTTACAGCGTAACCGTTTCTTTAATTTTTTCATATACCTGCGGAGTAAATGTTTGTTCAATCTTTTTCAAAATCTGTTTCTTCGTTTTTGTTTTGTCAAAAATGACATATTTAGGCTTTTCATGTGTTTTGTCTATCATATGAACTTCTTTGTTCTTTTTCTTATTGACTGTGATTTCTGCTAATTCACGCTCATCCGAAAACACACCATAAACAATATTTTCCCCATTTACAGTTTTGAAAATATTAATCATATTTCCATCACTCCTTAACTACAAAGAATACATTTTATCCATATAAAAATTTTGTCGTTGTTACAAAACAAAATTATAAATATGTTAGTGTAAGTAAGAAATTATGACATTTATTAAAACACAAAATATAGTCACGGTAGTACATTATTATTTTTAATCATTGAAAGCGTAAACAATTTTTTGTTTTTGTATATACACTGTATCTTATTTGAATTTGATATTATCAAATTCAATTAAATTCTTATCATTTAATGTATTGAACAGTTTTATACGAATTGTTTTGTCATTTTCAATATATGAATACAATGTTTCATTTACTGTCTTATCCCATATTGTAAAGGATTCGTTGTAAAATTCTTCCATTGCATTTTTTATCACATTCAATATAGCAATTACCGACGGCTCTTGTACAAATTGTTTGTAGTAATGGGAAAATATAACACATTCTAAATACACTTCACAAGTGTTTTTTGTCAATACACATTGAACAGCTAAATTGCGATACATTTCTTGTGTTATCATGAAATTCAATGTATTGTCTTTTATACTGACATTAATTATTGATATGTCTTTAGTCATTTTATCTCCTAAACACTTTCCCAATATTTATATTCTTCATCGGAAAGACATATAATACGTTTTTTCAATACAACATCTAATGTAATTTCCCAAAAAACCGCTTGTATGGTTTTGTTTTTATTATATAGATATTGATTTTTCCCATTGATGTTAAATATCTTATTCCATGTATTCATTATCTTATTTTTAATCAATAAGATATTCTTATTTTCCGTTTCCACCAATGTATCATAATATTTTAAATGACATACCGACATAAAATTATCGAATGCATCATCTTCTTGTTCATTATTCCATATTGGATAGCCATTTAAACAACAGTGCCATAATCCAAAATCAGACAATAACACTTTGTTTCTATCTATATCTAATTTTAATACATACGTTTTTTCATTCGGCTTACTAACATAATGCAATGGATTTACATTATCCAAATTGGTACTTCCATCAATCATATACCACGCCCACCTAGGATACATGATATAATCAGGTTTCTTATCAATGTTGTTTAGCTTATCTGCCATAAATTGATAAGCAATTTTCCATAGTATATATTCATTCGGCATATACGCTAATTTTTCATTACAATATAGTTTTCCTTTATTCTGTAACTGTTCATATTCTTGTTCGGTAATGGCTGTATATAAAATCATTTAAATCCCACGCATTGCATATAAAAGACAATATAGTTTATTTACTGTATTTGCAAAATGATTTTGTAAATATTCATCAAAAACATCACGATAATAAACTTTCTTCCCATCTTGACGAGAGGGAATCTGAAATGTACTAATAAAATGGAATAAATTGGCGAATCGTTCACCAACAATAAAACGCATCAATCAGCATTTCATTCATATATATATATACAAAAAAATCTTCTTTATAGCTATATGCTTTAAATTCAAATACGATGTTCCTTCGCATTCCATCTGTATTGATAATCATTTCTTGGTTAATTCTTAATGTATTCACGTTTCTATAATTATCGTAACATTGAATAATTTCTTTCATATCTTCAAGATAGCACATTTTTTTCCCTCCTATATATAGAATACCATATATGAAGTCAAATGTAAAGAAAAAGTGGGGATAAACCCCACATCATACCCCGTAATAGTTGTACGATAAATTCTTTACTATATTGGCATCATAATATTTTGTTATATATTCATGAATAAAAGATTTGATATATTTATTGTATTTCCCGTTTTTATATTTATTATCTAAAATTAGATATAAATTATAACTATCTATCGGCTGTGTGAAATCTATATCATCAATAACGTAGTAAGTAACTGGTGTGTTCTTGACATTCCTTACTCTGAAATATATTTTACATAGATTAGCATTATTCACACTGGTATAAATATCCATATATATATCCCAATGTAATTCGATACGTCCATTAATGTCTGTATCATATATAGAAAAAGAATCGATTGTTTGGCATAACATATAATTATGATTACGTTTGAATTTTTGAATTGTGTAATTCATTCTTATCACCATTTAAAGTATATCAAAAGCACGGGGATTAAACCGTGCTTTTATTTATCAAAACATTGGATTAGACGGAATGATTGACGCTTCAAATTCTTCTTTTGCATAATATGTATTATACGCAATAAACGCACGTAATTGATTCATGATATCAATGAAAAATGCAATCTTTCTTGATTCACCATCACTATTGACAGCATCCATCATCATATAATCAAAATCGTTATGCTGATAAATTGTTGTATCAAACGTTAAAGAAGTAATTTCTTCGCGCAAATCATCTTCTACTGCATCCAATACTTTATCAGATACTACTTTTTCTTTTAGTAACTCGCCTGATTTTGGTTTCGCATGACGTACTTCATACACTTCACCAATTTCATCTTCTTCCTCCTTTATATCCCGTGGAGCAAAGAATCCATCTCTATATATATGGCATCCTTCTACGTATTCTTCTGTTTCATTTGTATTGTGTTCAAATGCTTCACCGAATTTTACGTATACGCCATACTTTGTCGGAATACCTTTTCCGTTACATAAATAATTGTTCCGTTCTGTAACAGCTATTTCATATTCACCATCAGTGTTAATGTATTCATACGCCATAATTGGATAATAACCATCAATAGATACACGATTAGCAATTACATAACTACCATAAAACTCTAAATCATGTTCTACTTTAGCTTTGGATACATCATCTACATATTTGCTAATTGCTTTCATAACGGCAGTCTGATTGTGAATCTTTTGCACATCTGTTTTCTTCGCTCTGCCAATAATAATACTATCCCATTTCTTCTTGCGATATGTGTCTGCTACGATACCACTCATTTCAGGAAAAGAATAGTCACCTGATTTTGTTTCAGTGTCTAATGTTGCATACCATGCAAAATCCTCTAACATATGATTAAGATTCTGCTTTCCTGCTTCAGTAGCAACGCGAGCAATATAAGAAGAACCATCCAACCCAATTGTATTGCCATACAAAGGAATGAATAGATTTAATCTGCCACTTTTGTATACATTGTTATCTTCCACAGAACGATATAAGAATACAGTGTAAGGAATATCATTCTTCCTATTTACTTTCGCCACAGCGATTGGCATATCTTTATATACCATATATTTAGTTATTCTCAGTGAATCAATATAATCATAATCAGAGATACGATAAAAAGTGTTGGAAAATAAACCAAAAAATCCAATATCATTTGATATATTAATAGAAGCAAAATACTTCTTTGCATCATTAATGGATTTCTTTAATCCTTCCATATCAGACATTACAGTGAATTTGTTTACTTCTTTGTTCGTTGCCGCTACATTATCATGAAATTCTACCGCCATCTTTTTTAACATTGGTGGAAAGCTGTTACGGAAACAATCAGTGATAAACAGTTTCACTTCTTTATTGATTGGTTTACGTACATATTTACCATTGCTAATGACAAACTGATTCACAGGTATATACGCATGAATATTTTCTGTTTCATCTATATATAGAAAGAAAAATAATGGAGCAAATTTAGCTTCACGAATACTAGCCAAAATTGCATGATTGCCAATATAGTTTGAATTGGTATATACACTGAAATTGTCGAACGGAATATTGTACATTGAAAAATCATTTTTTAGTGATTCTTTCAGTGCATCCAAATCCTCGCACGCATCCATAATCTTTTTTAATTCACCATATACATAACGTTTCATTGTATCCACCGCTTTCTATATACCATACTTATTCAAAAAATACATAACAGCATATTGCTGTACGTTTTCAGGGATTTTATAATTTCTAATGTCTGTTAAATTCATCCATGTGAACTTATTACCCCTATATTGAACGTAATATCTAACACCATCATCATCAATAACCAATGTATCAAATGATTCATCTCTAAACATTTGCGGCACTTGAATCATTATTCTATCCTCCTTACACTTTTCTATATAATACCATAGAAATAAACACTTTACAAGTTAAAATTTTTTTGGTAATATAGTAAAGGAAGAATGAATAATGAGAAAATTTGAATTTTGTAGTGGCTATGAAAACAAAGCAGTTATTCCTACACGTGCAACCAAAAATTCCGCAGGATATGACATTTCGATAATTGTGGAACAATCTACAATTATCCTGCCAAACAAATCTGTTTTATTTCCAACAGGAATTAAAGTTTATATGGAAAGCAATGATGTTTTGCTTATCTATATCCGTAGTTCTTTTGGCGTAAAACATGATATTAATTTATCTAACGGAGTATGTGTTATGCCTGACAAGTAGTAAAAATATAACATTCCGTAATAAAATTTTATATTCTAATAATTTAAAAAACATACTTAACAAAACAAATTATATATAATATTATTAAAAGATAAGGAGGTGTATATATGAAATTTAATAAATCAACAGCAAACAAAAAAGCCATTTCTTTTTATTCTCATCATTTGAACAAAGAAAAGCTAAATAAAATTACTGAATTTGCTGAAAAAATTAGAATTTTACAAAACTTTATTTCCTATATCTATTTTGATGAATATTTTAATAAACAAACAATAAAATGTACTGATTTCATCAAATTAATGAATAAAAAATATAGGGATAAAGACTTTTCTTCTATGTTCTTTCAACAAATTTGTAAACAAGTATATGAAAGTTACAATAAAAAGAAACCACCAAAAACACAAGTGATATTCAAAAGATTATCTTTTATTGGTGTAAATCAACACAACAAAATTTTTATTGAAGAAAGCTCTAACAAATATACAAATGGTATTATCAATCTCAATATTCCTCATTTTGGAGTTATTGAGATTCCTTTTAGATATTCAAAACAATATCATGGTAATCTTTCCGATATTCATTATTCTATGACAGGTACAAAACATAACCAATATCAGAAACAATATACTTGCACAATAGAAAAAGATAGATTAAAAATAGTAATTGTAGAAGATTATAATAGAACATATCCTATATCTAATGGTAATCATATAGAAGGAATAGATGTAAATATAAAACATAATTTACTACAATGTTCAGATGGATATGTAATAGATTATGATAGAAAAATGGTAAAATCCATTCTAAAAAGAAAGAAAAAACAAGATAAAATTACATCTACAAAAAAGACAAGAAAACTTTCTACAGAATATACATATAAGCAATTAAAACAAAATCAAAAAGATAAGCGTAGGAGTATATCAATGGTAGAACAATGTTTAGTAGAATTATTTAAACATTGTAATAAAAATAATATAAATCATTTGGTATTTGAAGATTTAAATAAATTCACAAGAAAGTATAAAATTAACAGCAAAGAATTTAATGTAAATATAAGAAGGTTAATGTCAATCCTACATATAGTAGATATAAAGAATATGGCAGAAAGAATAGGAAAAAAATATGGAATAACAATATCTTTAACTAATGCAGAATATACTAGTCAACAATGTTCTTATTGTGGATATATTCATAAAGATAATAGAAAAACACAAGAGAAGTTTAAATGTATTTATTGTGGACATGAAAACAATGCAGATTTAAATGCTTCTATAAATATAAAGAATAGAATTTCAGTAGACGTTCTACGAGATTCTTTACATATAGAAGTAGAAAAGAATAAATATATACCATTAGAAACTGAACATGAAAAAGTTGAACAATTATTTAAAAAACTAAATTTAGTATCTTAAATATTGTTCAACGATAAATCTTTACATATTTATATATAAATATGTAAAGTGAGCATTGTAACTATGCTTTGAGTTCTTAATTCAAAACCAAATATAATAATTTTTTATCCAATATTGTTATTTTTGGATGTTATGTAGATAATCCAAAAAATGAAGGAAATATACTTGTTGGATTGAGAAATGTTTCAAATAATGCGATTACATTACCACAAGGAGTACATCGCGTTGCACAAGGTATTTTCACAAAATATCTAGTTACTGATGCTGATGATTCACACGCCACAAGAGTTGGCGGTATTGGTTCTACAGGTGTATAAACTTCTTACTCCACATTAAAGAAGTTTACAAATATTTTAGGAGGAATCTAAAATGTGGATTTTTGATTTTTGTTTGGTTTTTGTCACAGGATACTTTTTGTATATGTTCGTTGATATTGTTAAAGGTATCCACGATACATACAAGATGTATAACAAAAAAGGAGAGATTTAATCTCTCTTTTTTATTTTAATCGAATTAAATATTCATTACGTTCTGCATACTCACCAGTTGCGGCAATTGTCATTCTTAATGGCTTTTTGAACAATATATCACATTTTATATCGTCAGGTATATTTTGTTCACTAATTAATACGATATTATTCTTAGCTAGTTCTTTCGCTTTATCCCAAAATTTATCGTAATCAAATTGTACCTTAAACTTTTTTGAATTTTTGTACGGCGGGTCAATATAAATCAATGTATCTTTCAATGATAAATTAAAAAAATCTTCTTCAATAAATGTAGCATTTGTTAATGCTTTTTGTTGCTTCATTATATTTTTGTAGCACTTCTTTACTCTGCTTATTTCTTTTTCTCTACCATATCCATTAAAAAATGCACCACCAAATGTAGCAAAAAATCCTACATAACCTACATACCAATCATCATACGCATCAAAGTTATCACGCACTTTTTTATATTCTTGTTCCGTAATTTCTACAAATTCTACATCTTCATTTTTGAACTTATTTAATAATGCAATTAAATATTTATTCTTATCATATCCTATCTTATTCGCACATAAAATCGGATGTTTTGGATTTGCTATGATATTCGCTCCACCACAACAAGCATCAACAAATGTATCTATTTTATTCTTATGTAAAATTTTATTGATTATCGGTACAATATACTTAGCCAACCTAGATTTGCTTCCTTGATAAATCAAATAAAAACCCTCTTATTTGTATCTCTAATAGATAAATAGGGGAGCTTTTTATATATACAACACTTTAATCTAAAATTGATTCCATATCTATGTAAACTTTTTCGTTTTTTACATATATATAAGAATCTAACAATATTTCACGTAATTTTTTTGATTTGCTATATCCGCTTTTTATTTTCTTTAGCGGAATTAAACAAGTAAATAAATTCATATCCATTCCATTTTTAAACGGCACTTCATATATCGTACCATTCTTTGTTCTAATGTAACAAGTAACAAATTCATTTTTGTTCTTAATTAAATGTTCTTTGTTTTTCGGAATGTCAAAATGAATAAATCCTTTGTTGCCATTATCTACTTTTTTTGGCAATGGATAAAATTTGAATTTATTTAAGTTAATACGAAAAGATTCTAAATGTGATGTGATAGAATCTTTTGTTGAAAACAACCAAACTTCTTTATTTTTCTGTAATGAACAAACAATCGATGGAATGAAATCTTTGTCATTTGTTAGAATAACAATTATATCGGTAAACGCTTCTTCATAGACGCATTTTACTATATCCGCAGTCATAAATGTATCCGCAGAATTTTTACCACAGTATGATTTAATAAAATTAAATTCATTCTTAAACCATAACGGTTTTATTTTTCCATATACATCTACGTTTACCACAATACGCTTTTGATTACATACTGTGTTATAAGCAAAGAAAAATAATTCATTACTTATATTCTCTGCATCAATAAATACATGAATCCTCATTGTTTCACTTCATTATTCTTTTCACGCGCTTTTGTTACTATAAAATCACTCAGATATTCTGCTAGACGTTCTGCCATAATCCCCACAGCATACAAAACACAACAAAGTATAATGGGAATGGAAAATAATACCATCCATCCCAATACTCCTTTGTCATAGGCATTTCTTATTGCTTCTGATATTTTTTGAAATACATTATCCATTACTTCATCTTCTTTCCAATTCTCTTTAGTGTTTCTTGATGATTTTTAATTAATGTAATATAATAGTTTTCTAGCACGGCATTCTTTGCACGATTGAATTTTTCAAGTAATTTCTTCGCCGCTACTTCCTTGCCAATCTTTTCATCGTACTTGTCACAATAACAAGTCTTAGATTTAGCTTTAGTTGTTTTAAACCGTGAAAGAATATTTAGCACACAATCGTTTTTTGTAGCAAAATCACCTTCAGGATTGATTTTGTCTAGCATTGCAATTAGTGATGTATACCAACCATCACTAAATTTTGCATAAGTTACACCATTCTTCTTGTCAATGCTATATTCAATCATTATCGCACCTCCATCATTGCTACTACATCACCATTTTTATACTTTTCTTCCAAAACAGAAATCTTATGGTATATATCATTGCATAGCTCAGATACATATTCCTTCGTCGGTTTCTGTTCTTCTACGGGATACTTAAATAGATAATCTTCACAATCATCAAATGACATATATTCCATAATCATTTCATTCTTTAGTGAAGCAATGATATTAGAATATACTTCATACGGAATCTTATTGTCATTTGTCATTGAATTACCCATAACACTTTCATATTCCGATTTAATCGCAGAATACAACGGAGCATATTTTCCTTTATCCATCTTAGCCGTAATCGCCTTAAACTTATCTCCATCGTATACCCCTAATACAAACTTTTTCATTTTGTTTTCTTCCTTTCTTCTTTTCTACATATATTTTATAGATTTGATTTGTCAAACATTGCTTTTCTGTAAAAGTCATTGATTATGTTTTTATCTATTACATCAGGTAATGTGCTATTTCGATAAGCATTTTTCATCCGTTCTTCTAATTCAGCGGTTTTCTTAAATACTTCTTCCATAGACATTTCACCTTTTCGTATCGCTAATAACATTTCACGCTCATTATAACGATACGTATTCACTTCTCCTTTCTCTAATATATCTATCCCCATATAAAACAGTCGTAATAAATGCATCGCGTGCTTATTTAATTTATCCTCTGTTTTCTTATTGTTCCGATGTCCAACAGATTTATTCCTCAATGATGAACGTATATCATTTATCATATCAAATGCTAAATCTATCGGCATATCTCTTACATCTAAATCTATCTTATCCTCATAAAAAAATACGCTCCCATACTGTTTGATGTATTCATTGTATAGCTTATTTTTCTTTTCGCTAATACTTACACCATTATGATTTAACGCATTCTTTAATCTCCCTAGCTGTGATAATGCATATCCATTAAATGTAAAAAATGCTTTCTTACTTAAAAACATCCTTACATTATCACGCATATATTTTCCTATCACATTTGTATACAATATATCTTCTTCCCTTACGCCTAACATTTCTATGATATTAGGATTCATCCCTACAACTAATGTAAGAAATTTCTTTAACGAATACACCACTGTATCTGTTTTGTCATCTACATATACATCTTTACCGTTATCGTATACAGATACTATGTTGTTGATGTCCTCAGTATATACGCCACGAATGTCTATATCACTATTCTCATTGTTCGTTCCATACGCATACGAACCTCCATAACAAATATAACACAGGTTAAATTTGTTCAGAAATTCATATTCTTTATTTTCTAGTATATTACTCATTTATATCCCTTCTAACAAATAGACTATTTTAAACATACACAATAAACTTTTGTTTACATCCTTATATATGCTGTCATACATCATTGCATATTTTGACCGTTCATTCAATGAGTAGCTATATAAACAACCATATTCGAAAAAAAATTCTATGCCAGTTCGATTGAATTTTATTTCTACCTTAAAATTAGGTAAACATTCGTATTTATATTTATTATCATCTATGTATGTGTATTTACCTTCTGATAACATGTTTTCAAAATCTAACATAATCCCACCAAAAATTTATATAATAAAAATAAAAGGAGATTTTATATATGAAAATTATACAACAAAGCGCAGAGATTGTCAATAAGCCTGATTACCAAATTATGCTTTCTACTGTGGAACAAGCAATCAGAAATTGTTATCAATCTCAATCAGCGATAAAAGACGGTAGTGCAGAAAAGATTATTACTTCTTGTATTGGATGGAATCATAATTCTGTTCTTGAATTCGCTGATATTACTGTTAAACTAATCGCAGACCGTGCTTTACTTTCGCAAATCACCAGACAACGTTTAGCTACTTTTTGTGTTAGCGGTGATACAATAATACCATCTTTTTCTATTATAAACAACAAAACACGTTCATATGGTTGTGGGAGAAAAAGAACAATAAAACAATTGTTTGAATATTATTCAACACCACAAAGAAAATGTGCTTTTTTGAAGTTAAAACTCAGAAGTGTTGACGAAAACTTAACGATTGTCGAAAACAAACCTGTAAAAGTGTTTTTTAATGGCAACAAAGATGTTTTTGAAGTTACAACAGAGAGTGGTCGAAAGATAAAAGTTACGTCAAACCATAAATTTTTTACAAAAAATGGATGGGCAGAGTTAAATAAACTAAAACCTAATGATTTTGTATTAGTAAATGGGAAAGAATTACTAGATAACGAAGATTGGATAAGATATAACTATTTAACATTAAATAAAACAAGAAAACAGGTCGCAAATGAAATCGGATGTTGTGAAGCAACACTTTTTAAAGCATTTAAAAAATTCAACATTGTTAAACCATTGTCGGATAGACCGAATAGAAAACCTGGTCATGGAAAAAAAGGTATGTTTTCAAAAGAAATGCTTGAAAAAATGCGCGAAAGAAGTTCTGGAGAAAACAATTATGGATACAAACATAATCGCGAAGAAATAACAGAAGGTTCTGCTTACTCAGAGGCTAATAGAAAATTTTCACATTTAAAAGTTCAGTGTGAATTCTGTAATAAAAAAGAAAATTTAGAAATTCATCATATTGATAAAAACCCAAAAAACAATAATGAAAACAATATTAAAATACTGTGTGCTTCATGTCATAGTTTATGGCATCACAACCTGGCAATTGGTGCATTTTTTGATAAAATCGTATCAATAAAACATATTGGCGTTGAAGAAGTTTACGATATTGAAATGGAAGAACCTTATCATAATTACATAGCTAACGGATTTGTTGTTCACAATTGCGTGGAATCAATGAGATATTGTAATTATTCAAAAGATAGATTTAATCACGAAATCAAAGTTATTATGCCTGAAAATCTTACCGTAGACGCATATAACACATGGGAACAATCAGTAAAACAATCAGAAGAAAATTATTTCAAAATGATTGATGAATATAAAGTATCAGCAGAGGTGGCTCGTTCGATTCTTCCACATTGTACTGCTACTACCATTTTCATGAAAGCTAATATCAGAGAATGGAGACATATCTTTACCCTACGCTGTGATTCCCACGCACAAAAAGATATTCGTATGCTTATGACTGATGTATTAGACCAATTTTATACTAATTATCCCGTATTTTTCAGTGATTTATATGAAAAATATGTGCTAAATAACAATGAATACAAGGAATATAAAGATAGATGCAACCTGTAATTAAATGGAGCGGCAGTAAACGTTCACAGGCTAATATCATCAAAAGTTATGTTCCTAGTTTTAATACATATTATGAACAATTTATCGGTGGCGGTTCTATTCTATACGCTTTACATCCACAAAAAGCTATTTGCGGTGATATTTACGAACCGTTAATAAATCTATGGAATGAAATTAAAAACAATCCACAACAGGTAGCAGATGAATATAAAAAACGCTGGCTGAAATTACAAGATTTAGGTGAAGATTTCTATTATCAAATCAGAAAACAATTTAATCAATCACATTCCATATATGATTTTTTGTTTCTTTCCCGTACTTGTACCAATGGGTTAATCCGATTTAATAAAAAAGGCGAATTTAATACATCTTTCCATTTTTCAAGAAAAGGTATTAATCCTAGTACATTAGAAAATATTATCAACGATTGGTCAAAACAATTACAAAATACTACTTTTATCCACGGGGATTATGAATATACTACTTCTAACATAAAAGAAAATGATTTTGTTTATCTCGACCCTCCATACGCGAATACAAAAGGTATGTATTTCGGTTCAATAGATTATTATAAATTCTTTACATTCCTAGAAACATTAAATAAAAAAAATGTTAGGTTTATCCTTTCCTTTAACGGAAAACGTGGTAACACAAATAAAACTTTTGATGTTCCTAAAGATTTGTATAAACGTCACGAATATATAAATTCAGGTATTTCTTCTTTTAATCGTACAAAACAATCAAAAATTATAAATGTTCAAGAATCTATATACATCAATTATTAAAAAAAGAGAGATTAATTCTCTCTTTTTTTATATCCCAAATAATTCTACACTTAATGTTTGAAGAACTTCAATACATTCATCTGTTTTATGCTTATCTGTTACTCGATTAAAAACAAACCTATGCGCATATAAAACTAATTCATCCGATTGTAATTGATATGTATATTCTGTTTCATTGTTATCAATCACTAAAAAACCACAATCATCTATACTAATATTACCAGATATGTTTTTGTTATAAAAATATATACCCAAATTACGACACTGAAACTTACATTGTTTTAGACTAAGTATTGAAAATTCATCGTTTTGCAGAGTATTTAATATATTCATTTCTCTTTTCATATCATTTATATCCCAAATAGTTCTACGCTGAGTCTCATCATTGCTTTTATGTTGTTACTAATATCTTCTTTGTTTCCTTTACACCCACACATGATGTCTATATCTCTTTTTAATGATTTGTCACAATTTAATTGATATGTATATGTAGCCCCTTCTTCTTCTCCTCGTATTACTGTAAAATATCCAAATTCGTCAATAAATACTTCATATATCTCATATAAATTAAAAAATTTATAAACAGAATTGTCATAACGAAAATGATACTTCATTAATCCTACTATGGAAAATGTAGACGGATATACCATGTGCCTAGCTAAACATTTCGCTATAGCATATGCTTTTTCTTCGCTCATATTAAACTCCATACGAATTAAAATAAAAATCCTTTATCTTAACCAACGCATCTGTATGATAACTTTTCATCGATTTGCTATCACTTAAATCAATGTAATAAGAATAGTAGCAATCTTCATCAAATATAGAGTCAATATACATTATCTCACAAACAGAACCTTCACTATGTACAATAATAAAAAATCCATCCTTATATAACGACGTATACGCCGAATATAATTTTTCTTCACCGATTAATTTATATAGATATTCATCTTTTAATCGCATTTCTGAACCAAATATTACTTCGCTATTAAATTCTGAATACTTCTCATCCTCATATTCTTCATCTAAATATCGCATACTATTTATACTCCCCAAAATAGATACATGATTTTGTTTAACTTATATATATCTAGCGTATACATATTTCCCGCTATATCTATATCTATTTCATCGTTCATATCTATTCCTATATAATCTTCTTTCTTACCATTCTTTATATATCCACTCAGTATTCCAAATGTAGGATAATATTCTAATTCACAAAAATCATCGTCAATCATATTACATCCAAATATAATAACATTAAATAACAAAATGCTATATTTGGTTTTGAATTAACAACTCAAAGCATAGTAACAATGCTCACTTTACATATTTATATAAATATATAAAGATTTATCGTTGAACAATATTTAAACTACTAAATTTAGTTTCTTAAATAATTGTTCAACTTTTTCATGGTTAGTTTCCAACGGTATATATTTGTTATTTTCTACTTCTATATGTAAAGAATCACGTAGAACGTCTATTGAGATTCTTTCTTTTATATTTATAGAAGCATTTAAATCAGCATTTTCTTCATATCCACAATGAATACATTTAAATTTTTCTTGTGTTTTTCTGTTATCTTTGTGAATATATCCACATTTACTACATTGTTGACTTGTATATTCTGCATTTGTTAATGATATTGTTATTCCATATTTTTTACCTATTCTTTCTGCCATATTTTTTATATCCACAATATGCAGTATACTCATCAATCTTCTTATATTTACATTAAATTCTTTATTATTGATTTTATACTTTTTTGTGAATACATTTAAATCTTCAAATACTAAATGATTTATATTATTTTTAATGCAATGTTTGAACAAACCTACCAAACATTGTTCTACCATTGATACACTTCTACGCTTATCTTTTTGATTTTGTCTCATTTGTTTATAGGTATATTCTATAGATAATCCCCGTTTTGTTTTTGTAGAGGTAATTCTATCTTGTTTTTTCTTTCTTTTTAAAATAGATTTAACCATCTTTCTATCGTAATCTATAGTATATCCATCAGAACATTGTAATAGATTGTGTTTTATATTTACATCTATACCTTATATATGATTACCATTAGATATGGGATATATTCTGTTATCATCTTCTACAATTACTATTTTCAATCTATCTTTTTCTACCGTACAAGTATATTGCTTTTGATATTGATTCATTCCAGTCATAGAATAATGAATATCATTAAGATTACCATTATATTGTTTTGAATACCTAAAAGGAATCTCAATAATACCAAAATGAGGAATATTAAGATTAATAATACCATTTGTATATTTATTATTGCTTTCTTCTATAAAGATTCTTGTACTTTGATTTACACCAATAAAAGATAATTTTTTGAATACCACTTGTGTTTTCGGTGGTTTCTTTTTATTATAGTTTTCATATACTTGTTTACAAATTTGCTGAAAGAGCATAGAAGAAAAATCTTTATCTCTATATCTTTTATTCATTAGTTTAATAAAATCAGTACATTTGATACTTTTCTTATTGAAATATTCATCAAAATAGATATAGGAAATATGATTTTGGAGAATTTGAATTTTTTTAGCAAATTCTTTGATTGTATTTAATTTCTCTTTATTCAAATGATAAGAATAAAAAGAAATAGCTTTTTTGTTTGCTGTTGATTTGCTAAATTTCATATACACGCCTCCTTATCTTTTAATTATATTATATATAATTTGTTTTGTTAAGTATGTTTTTTTGAAATACTATTTATTTTTATGGTTTATACTTTTTTGTTACAAAATATTATGTTTTTACTACTTATTTTCATTTTATATCCCTATCAATACATACAAGATATTCTTATCCGTTTTGTCTATCGGCGCACTATACGTTTTTTCTAATTGTTGATATTCACCGATTATCCTAACTTTTTCAAACAACAAATAACCATAATACAGTTTTTCATAGTATAAATCATAACATTCATTGTCATTAATATAAAATGAACCTATATATGTTTCGTCCATTACTTCTTCTTTTTTATATCGTAATAAACTAAAATCCATTATATCCCAAACTCCATGTAATTTATTTCATGCATATCTTTACTGAAATTTTTGTGCCACGATTCTTTTATTCCAATGTCACTATTACTGCTTACATACATTAATGCCATGAAATAGTCTATATCATATAAATCCCATCGTAAATCGACATATGTTAAGTAATATCCACCATCTATTGATATGGTATATGATATTGTATGTTCCGTTTCGCTTTCTCGACAAGTAATCATTTTTCTATACCCATTATACCATTATCATTGAATTGTGTCAAACGCCAAAATATTGATAGACTACACCATTATCCACCCCTATATCTACTTTCTTAAAATTCCCATCATATACATTTATTTTTCCTCCTTCCATTGAATACGCACCTACTACATTGCCATCATTCGATATTATTGTTCCACACGAAAAATTCTTAAATGTTCTGTATATATCATTTTCTATATACATGTATGTCTTATCACTCATAATTTCATATCCCAAAATAACGATAAAATATATTTGTGAATTTTTTGTCTATTTCATTATCTCTATATGCTTTTGTGCGCGTTTTTTGGATTTTTACCATCAATATATGAGTATACCAATCGTATTTATATAGTGCTTTTATCATATCTTTTTCATGTTCTTCTAATATATTATTTAATACATCATTTAAATGATACATTTATATTCCTATCCCTTCATATGCTATTTTTCGTAAATAGTCAAAATCTTCAATTAAATCATATATCACTGTGCTATCAATCATCTGATATAATTTCAATCTATCATTTTTTGTATTATTGCTATTTAGTTTTATTATGTTATATGTTAAATTGCCTGATATTTGTATTTCATTCGCATTTATTAAACAACAAAATTTTTCTTTTCCTTTTCTATTAATTTTTATTTCTATCCCCTGAAATATAAATCCAAAATCTTTTAGTTTAAACCGTATCTGACCACTTTCATATAATTCCTTTAACACCTCATACCCCTCGCAATATATATGTATACCATAATAGAATACGATAATTCTTTTCTATATTAACCGCATTGCAATGAAAACGTAACCCTGCTTCTGCCTGTTTCCACCTATATACCCCATATACCAAAAATACTATGTTTTCTTTTTCGTCTTGCAATGATATATATAAATCTTTATCACGATGCATTATCGTATACTCATCATTAAAAGATATTTCGTTTTCACCAATTTTTGCTGTATATTTTAATAGTTCTTGTGGCTCTATCATATTCCATACATCCAATACAATAATTCTTTTAGCACAAATATGTCAAATCTAATCTTCTCATCGTTGTATTCATAAGAGCTTCTTTTTATATCAGAACTTAAAGTTTGTTCATTTTTCAATAATAAATAACTACTTTCTACGCACTCCAACATTTCTTTTTCTTTTGAATATACTACCACACTACCATCATTTAAATATCTTATGCGATATTTTGTCTTTGTTTTTTCCGTTCTGCTGAAATAATAATAACATCTACCGTATAACCATACTGTTTTGAATTTGTAATTCTTTAATTTCGATATTCTTATCATTGCTATATTCCTTCAATAACAAATATTATTTTCTTAATCGCTTTCGTTATATCTTCTACCTCTTTTTTCGTTACCACATATATATCATTGATTCCACAATTTCCTATTAATTCATATTTTATCCATATATAATATTCACACCCAGTATTCGTATATTGTTTAATGCCAATTTGTTTCTGATTCAGTAAAAATCCAAATCTTTTGTCTTGATATTTAATCGTATACCTTCGATAAATTCTTTTTTTAAACTGTTTATTAAATAATTCTATATTTTCTTCTTCTATTTCAATTTTATCGTTCAATAATATATACGGAATATTCATTTATTCTCCTATATACCATACAAAATATATATTAGGTTTTTCAATGTTATTATTTCATTGTATGCTTCGTATTTTTTGCATCCCATATATTCACATATCCGCATTATTGTATCGTGTATTAAATCTGAACGGTATATACCTATGTTTATTCTTCCATTTTTTATTCCTTCGTTGATATATATGGAAACAAAATCTTTCTTCGGAGAACAATCTATTGTTATATATTTATTCCCATTCTGCAATGTTATTCCACCTAGTTCTTCGTATGCTATATATTTATATATTTCTTTGAAACTTTTCATTTCTTATATTCCATTCATTAGATATTCTATTTTTTTTAATGCAATAACATTTTCCATTGTTTCTTTACGCGATTTACATTGAAATGATGTTTGTACTCGCGTAAACATGTCAATTTTATTTTCAGATTCATTCGTTGAACTCATATATATATACTTCCCTAACTTTTCATCGCGTATTCCAAATAACTCACAGTCTACATACGACGAAATAACATACTTTATACCAAATTCACCTGTTTCTGTAATGTATTTGATTGTATAATTGTTTTTGTGACAGCGTAATGGACTTCCTAATATTTGCATTAATGTAGTCATTGTTCTATTCTCCTTCTATATCATTCTATATATATCAAATTTTAACATTTTTTTGCTCTGTTGTCAATGCTTATAACGCTTTTGCGCTTTTCGCCGTCCGATTTCGGCGGCTGTTCGCAATTTTGCGTGATTTTTTTGTTTTTTGTGCTTATGAATATACTTTTTGCGCTCTCTATGCCCTGTATTTGCTTGAATTTTAATTAAAACTGATTGAAATTTGTAGAAAAATAAAAATTTTTGCGCTTTGTACGCGCTTTGAAAGAGAAACAAAATAAAAAAGTGTAAAAAATTTTGGCTCTCAAAAAATTTTGGGCGTTGCGAGAGGTTAGTGTTTTTTACACAAATTTATAAAAATCATATATACGCAAAAAAATATATATGCACAAAAAACTATATACCATTTTTTATATACAATGTTTTTTATAAACATTTTTCTTCGCATTTCTTTTTTTTATATATGCACAAAAACCTGCACACAAAAAAACGATAAACAAATTTCTCTATATACATTTTTCTTTTATGGATGTTTCCTATGTATATTTCTTTTTCTTTATGTGCTTTTCTATATATACAAATTTCTATATATCTTTTTCTTTATATATGTTCTAACAAATAATTTTCTCCGTATATATTCTTTCTTATATATACAAACGAATCAATAAATTCCCTATATATACATTCTTTTCCGCATATATGATTTTCTATACTATCTGACAAACGATTGTCTATATATATTCTTTTCCGTATATATACTATTGTTTTATTTTCTTGTATATATATGTTTTCTTGTATATATTCTTTCTCCCACACAAAAATAAATTATTCTATATACATTCTTTTATATGTCTGCCATACATTCTTTTTGTTTGTATATGCTCATACAACATATCATTTATCGATAATTGATGATTATAATTAAGTATTCTATTTCATTGGATTTTATATTTATAAGCCATATTTTTAATAAGCCGCACTAAATAAATTAAGTACAGTACAATTATTTTGTTAATTTTCATCAATCATATCAATGATAAAATTTGTACTAGGAAAAAAGACCTTAATTTTTTTTATTTTTGTAATTCAATGTATATACACTTTTTTATTATTGGAGAAAAAAGGTTTATTTTTTCTATCCTGTGTAATGCATTTCGTATTTTTATCTTTATTTTTTGCCGTCAAAACGTGTATATACATTGTAATTTTCTATTCTTTTCTGACGGATTTTTTATATGGTTTATTTCTTTTGGAAATAGATATAGGACAATAATCCTATACAAAAAAGTCAATAATAGCAAGGAAAAAGGAAGTGCTTTTTTAGTGGAGCACTTCCTGAATTATATACCATAGGTAATATATTTAAAATACCTAGCAACGTTAATCGTATGTGGAATAACAGATTTAATATTTTTATA